TACAGAACCCTACCGTTGAAATTGTACGGACCTTCTAGCCCAGGGTGTGGACAATATGCGTGACAACTATGGTCCACGCCCTGGGCTAGAAGGTCCGTACAATTTCAACGGTAGGGTTCTGTACTACGATCCAAAGGAAGGCCAGTACTATGACCCACGCACAGACTTCTACGTCAGCCACTCAGAGTACTTCGAGATGGTAGGCTTTATTGTAAAATAAGGAGTAAATATGAACTACGCACCGCGACCTTACTATCGTGTAAGCATGAACCGCAAGCGTCAGATCATTGATGCCTGCGTGGACGAGTTGCACAATCAGCAACTGGATATGATTGACGCTGCTGTAGAGTACAGTGATATGCGACAAGCTCGCGAAATTATTGATTATATAAGACAACTATGACACCTAACACACCTAGATTCCCCGGCGACCCAGCAGACTACGACTTGCCTCCACACACGGACTAGTTATGAATATAACAACCACAGATGCCATAGCCCTGGCCCTACTAATTGTTATAGGAATGTTAACTTTAGTCTACTTGGGCTGGCAGATAGCAGCTCTCTTTTTTGGTTGACAAGTCCACGCTCTGGTGCTATACTATAGACATAGTAAACAGTAAGGAGCGAAACAAATGCAAAAACATACTTGTCCGGAATGTAACGGATCAACACGTAAACCCTATAACCTAGACCCTAGCTGGAAACGGGTCATTGCTGGCTACGATGCTGCAACAGATACACTACCCTGCCATAACTGCGGTTCACAGTATATGTTCGGCCGTGCTACAGGCTTAGTGGGTCTGAACAGACTGGGCGTACCCTGTACACACATCTACAAAGGTCAGAACGCAGGACGCTGCTTGACAGAGTACACCTGCATCCACTGCGATGATAGATATCAAATTGATTCTGGGGATTAAAAAGCGGTTGACAATTGGATTGTTTGGTGTTATTATATACACATACTGAAACATAAGGAGCGTGAAATGACTGATACTAAATTCTACAAAATGATGGGCGTACTGCAACTGCTCATCGCTTTTATTAACTTCTACGTGGCCTTCGGGGCATTGAATACCCTGGCTGTGCTGAACATTGCTGTGGCTGTTATCTGTACTATGGCTGGCGTGTTCTGCACAGTGTTGGCAGCTAAACTTTTTGGAGCACTAGACTAATGGGCAAGTTCATACTGGGAGTAGTAGTAACCTTGGCAGTACTGTACCCAGCTGTGACCAAATACTATTTTGGCAATGCTGTGGACACTACTAATGCTGTGGTTAAAGGCGTAATGGAGAAGTAACATGGACAAAGATACTATGAAGGCCCTACGCGAAGTCGATGTCAACGAACTGTTCGAAGAGTTCGACGCTCAGGGCTATGCTATTGACTGTATCAACGGCAACCTAATTCTAGATTACCCCTATGGCAATCAGGACTATTGCACTGGGATCCTAGAGGGAGCAGGCTTTTACAATATCTCTAACGATGAACTAGAAGCCTGTGAAGCGGGTATACGTGCTAGTTTACAAAGTGTTAACTATCAGCTAGAGCGAATGGATCTAGGCCTAGAAGTAGTCCAGTTAGACCTTACAGACACTACCAGCTGGATGATCGTACCCGCAGGTGCTAGCCCAAAAAAGATTGTAAAATCAATCATAAAACGGTTGACAGAAACAGCATAAGACTGTATTATATACACATACTGTTAAACAAAGGAGCGAAGATGTACACTAAATTTATTATCCGTTTGATTGATGCGATCCCAACACCTACTCCTGAGCAGGGTGATCGTTGGGTCACATACACTTGTATCTTTGGGTTTGGTTTTATTCTTGGTATGTTGGTAACTGGAGGCTAATCATGCGTACATATGAAAATGTTGTTGAAATCGTAGCAAACACACTGAGCCGTGCAGCACTAGGCGGCCCATTTGGATTCTATCTGTCAGATGCACAAATTGCCTACATCTACGGCAAGGACCGTGAAGTAGTAGAGATGGACATTCAAATGGCCAAAGATATTGCTAATAAGAGATTGACAGACAGCTTTATCTAAGTTATAATATACACTACACACTAGCAATAGTGTGTAGCAATATTACACACTTATCAACAGAGCGGAGCTGAAATGAAACATACAATGAACTTTGAAATCCCTAAGCTGAACAAGTCTGTACAAGAAACAGACGAGCAGATCAAAGAGCGACTGCGTGAGCGTTTTGAGATACTGAACGACATGACCCGTGCTGTAAAGAAGGGTGATGTACGTGCTATGATTGTAACGGGTCCGCCAGGCGTGGGCAAGAGCTTTGGTGTAGAAGAAGTACTAAGCAAACACGACCTAATGGCCACAGTGGCTAACAACAGCAAGCTTAAGAAGTATGAAGTAGTCAAAGGCGCTATGAGTGCGCTGGGTCTGTACTCAAAGTTATACGAGTACAAGGACGCTAAGAGTATCCTAGTGTTTGATGACTGCGATAGTGTATTGCAAGATGAACTAAGCCTTAACATTCTAAAGGCTGCACTAGACAGTTCTAAGAAGCGTACCATACACTGGAACACTGACAGCAGACTGTTACGTGACCAGGGCGCACCTAATAGCTTTGAGTTCAAGGGCGGTGCTATCTTTATCACTAACATTAAGTTTGAGAATGTACGTAGTAAGAAGCTACAGGATCACCTAGCAGCATTAGAGTCACGCTGCCACTACTTGGATCTGACTATTGATACAGAGCGCGAGAAGATGCTGCGTATTGAACAGATCATAGAAGACGGCATGCTGTTAGAGTATGAGTTTAGTCAAGAAGAACAAGCTGAGCTAATCAGCTTTATAGACAACAACAAGAAGAAACTACGCGAACTGTCACTGCGTACAGTACTTAAGATAGCGGACTTGCGTAAGAGCTTTCCCTATAAGTGGCAAAGTGTAGCAGAGGTTACTTGTATGCGTCGCGGTTGATTCGCTCCCAACCAGCATACTAGGTAAGGGCCAAGGTGGCCCACTTGATCCCCAGTGTCCGATTCGCTCCCGGCTCTGGGGATTTTTTTTCATCGAGAGATTGAGAAAAAGATTTCGAAAAGATCGGGGGTCGGGGCTTTATTATTTTGATTTTTTGTTGTTTTTTTGCAACACGTACCGATGCAAAATCACCACCTTGAAAGGAAATAGTAGCTATTTAAAAATTTTCGCAGCTGCCAAAAACTAACCCCTAGGTACCCGTTTAGTAGCTGTAAAAAATTTTCGCAGCACTATTTTTTTATTGTGCAGATACTCTTTTACAAGTATCCTGGTCGAACCATTGATCGGAAAAATTCACGTTTATGACTAGATTCTTCGCCCCATTCTTTACTAGTTAAATCCTGTATACTAATCTGATTCTCTATGTCCGGAAAGTAGTTATAAGGTAAAGGGTCTAACGAAAGAGTTAATGTTATTCTTGGTGTAGGGTTATCTTCTGCAAATTCCACACTATGTATTTCCATTGGCCTAATCAAAGTAGCATCTGTAATTTCACATCGAGTTTGTTCAACTAAATCGTCACGATTATAAGGGTAATATTTCAAGCCATTAGGCAGCATAATTCCACCTTGGTCAACATATTCTGGTTTAGGTTCCCAAAATGTAGTCCATGTATTTGCAGTGTTCAATATAGGTATATTAACTCTTATGGGTATCACTGTGCTATCTTTGTGTGGACTACCATGTGTGTTATTTTTCATAAAATAAGCACTGACCATAATCACCTTCATATCTAGATGATCAAATGCAGTCAATATTTCTGGAACTGCATCTGTGAATTCTTGCCATTTGAAAATGTGAAATGTACTATTATATCTATCTTTAGTTTTACTTATAAATTCTCTAGTTTTAGTCTGTATAGCTTCTAAGTGTTGTACAGTAATTTTATGCCAATATTTTTTCATATTTCTACTTCTTTCTTTGATTTAATATACGCATATTTATTCCTTAATTCTACACACTGCTTGTATTTGCAATTCTCTATGATGTATAATGACCTTACGTACTTCTTCGCAAGCAGCATGAGTAGTATACTCATGTTCCCAAGCACGCCATTCACCATCGGCTATGACCAATACCCACAGTATCCATACTGTCATTAGTAGAACTCTGCACCTGGACGATATCCACGCTGCTCCCATTCGCCCAATTTACGGTCATTCCAATATATAAGAAAATCGTCTCTACTTTCAAAATATTTTTGGAATTCTTCTGTGATACTTAGACAACTCCACATGTCTTGTCCGCCCAATTCGCCTTTCATGAATTCAGTATCGCAGTGCCAATACAGTACTTCCAGTTCTTCTCTAGGCAGTTCAGCAGCGTTCAGTGCCACTGTAAGTATAAGTGTTTTGAGCATGGTTGTGCTCCTTAAATTGTTATTTATGGGTTGTTAAAAATCTTTTGCGGCTGCGCTGACGCTTCGCGTTAGAGTATCTAGCGCGGTTGCCCTGCAGGTATTCACGCTGGACTGTCTTGATCTTTCTGGTCTAGTTTGCGCTTTAACAATGTGCCTAGACCAGTTTTTTTCTTTGGAGTATCCGCAGGTGGTGCAGGCGGCATCATTTTATTAGTACGTGGTCCAGATTTAATCTCATCATAATCAGGAATACTAGCACCGCCATCACTAATTGGATCCATCAAGACCAGTTGTGGTCCTACACTACTGCCACGCACACGTATATTGTTCACGTGCAGATCCACATTCCAGTCTGGGTTTTCCTGTATAATTTTATCAATCAACAACAGTGCTTCTTTAAGTTGATCATCACGTATGTTTGTGTAGTTACTGCGTTCTACAGCACGATTAATTTGATTGGATATTTCTCTCCATACTGCATATGATTTGTTAGTAGTTCCTTCTAGATAACGCATATTGAATTCGTCGTTGAACAAACGTTCGTACATGCCAATAAGTGTTCTAGCTGGAAAGCTATCGCCCTGCTGTAGTTTTTCTATACGATAACGTGGACGTTGATTACCCTTAGGATCTTGTGTAATGTCTATGTTATAGACCTGTGGAAAGAATGGATTGTGATAGCCCTGCTGTTTTAAGTCACGTATTTCCATAACGTACTTATAGTAAGCATCTTTATCCAGTTTAGCAGTAAGATGTGGTTTCTTAATAAATTCGTGTGGATCGCGGGGATTAGTTTGTCCGCCACTGTACCAGCCTGGTTGTACGCCTTTGTTAAGTTCGCTGTCATTGTCGCGTTCTTGTTTGTCTTTAAGGGCATCAAAGTCAAAGCTAGGTTTACGATATCTTATCTTTTGATCAGTAGTATCGTATTCTTGTAGTATTTCTATAATTCGCATGTGTATATTTAATCGTGATTACCGTAATCTGTATTTTTTAACATAACGACTATAACTGCTATCACTATAAGTAGGAGAAATAAATTTATTAGATCAAACATTATTTTAGTCCTTTTTTTCTGTTAGATTCTGCTATACCTGACTGTATCATTTTTTTAAACATTAATACTACACGACTTTTTTCTTTTTCGCTGAGTATTTTTACTAGTGTAAGTTTATCGTCATAGCTTTTGGCATTGTCCAGGAATTCAGCCGGTACTGCCAATTTAGGCTTTTTCTTAGCCATTTCTTTCTTCATATTAGCTAGGGCCTTGTCAGGGTCGTCGTTATCAGTAGTCATAGTGATCCTTTCTAAGTCTATTTTATTTACTTAGGTTCGCAGTCCACCCAACGTAAATTATTATAGTGTTCATAGGGCCACGTACCCTTAGGTACTAAACAAGTGCCTAATTCAGGTTGGTGTTCCATGCGTATTTGTACCACAGCCCATATTAACCAAATAAGATATAATATAGCCACAGTACTGCTAGACCAGCACAGTATTTTATATTGTATGCGTTTTTTGCGACGTGCCCGAATCTTCTTTTGTTCTGCTGTTCGTCGCATCTCTGCAGCAATGACAATACTTTGTTCTTTGCCCACTTTCTTCATCATCTCTTCGACATCAAGATACAATGGACCTAATTCTGGTGGACTTTGATAGACCATAATTTCACGCAATTCTGCGCTCATGTGTTCTAGTTGTTTTTTAAGTAATACTCGCATTAATGCACGTTTACCTAAACTGTCTTCGCCGTGATATACTTCAGTTCTGCTGCGACGTTCTTCTTCTTCAAATACTGCTAGACATTTATAATAGTTGTCAAAATATGTTCCAAGATGTTGGCCAATTTCTGTATAGATGTTAGTAGTTTCGCCACCCTTTTTGTTCAGTTCTATTATGCGATTTTTTTCTGTGATAAACTGATTACGTTCAGCCACAGTAGGTTGACGATCCTTGAATTTATTGGCGAATTGGTCGTCAAGGTCTTTAAGGATATCTTTGACATCCCCAGCAGCACCTTTAATTTCTTTATATAGTTCGCACCCTTTTTTGACCGCCTGGACTGCTCCGTTGGCCAGGGCAAAAAGGGTTAGCGGATCCAAGATCTAGATCTCCGCATGGTTCGCTCCAAATTGTTCGCTCAGTAGTATTTACTTGGAGGAGCTATCTTTAGGGTACCATGGTGTCATTCTAGGACTGTTTTGTACACTGTAATTCATGCATTCGGCTAAAAATTCAAAATTACGGCTCAGCGTATTGAATAAATGATAGTTGATCTGTTCTGCGTGGCTATAGCTGGCTTTGCCTATTTGATAAAAGTAATCTTGATTGATGCCACGTCGTTCTAGCATATTAGGAAACACTGCGGCTGCAAACAGTGCTTGATCTCCTAATACCTTAGCTGCATGAGCTGTTTGAATAGATAATAGTGTTTCAGCCCAACTAGGCTGAGGTTGCCAGTCAGGTTTATCAGTATAGTTTGCTAATACCGCACTCATATATTGTTCTATATAAGTAGGTATAGGCCAACCATGACGATGTTTAGCTTGGTCTATGATATCAAACCAAGCTGAATAGTACTCAGGTTCAATCATACACTATTATTTATAGTGTCATGGGTCAGTTGGCAGATTACTCAATAGTTGTCTTAATTTACTGCTTTCGACCTGTACTTTACTAACAGACACACTGATACCTTCAGTAGGATCAGAATTAACTGTACTATTTCTTTGTAAGTTGTTCAATATTTGACTGCTACGGCTAGTGGTATCTGCCTCTGTTTGCCCTTCTTCACCTGGGTCAGTAATTCTCAATGTATCAATATCAAAGTCTAAGTCAATTTTCATACCTACACCACTGCTGCTACGAGTTTTCATTAATTGAATTTGATACTTACCGCGTTCACGCATAGCACGACTGGTAAAGATACCAAACACATTATCCGCTGTCTGGATCTTACTAAGTCCGCCTGAAATATGACTGTGATCGTATTCTACTTCTTCTACTGCACCTCGATTCAACTGTGCCGCTGTGACCAGCACACACTGTTTCTCCATAGCCAAGTTACGCAGCTCTTCGCTGACATACTTGTCTTTGACAAATAAGTTTTCTGCTGAAATTTTTCTACTTTGAGGCATCAACAAGTCTAGATAATCGACTAGCAGTACATCTACCTTACGTCCTAGTTTGATTTCATATTCTTTAAGATAACTTCTTATATCATTGGCTGTTTTGCCGCTGGGCATGTATTTGACTTGATACGTTCCAGATTTTTTTCCAATGACCTTAACTTTCATTTCAACATCATCAATATTTTTAAAAATATCTCTAGTAGGTATTTCAGTAATCATGCTATCAATACGCATACTGACCAATTCCTCACTAAGTTCTAATGTAAGATATACTACATTCATTCCTTGTAGTGCCCAGTTAACTCCAAGATTAGCTAAGAATAAACTTTTACCTGCACCTGATCCGCCAGCAAAGATATTCAATTCGCCTCGATTCATACCTCCGAACAATCTTTTATCCACAGTTTGCCAACCTGTAGTCATTTGTCCATTTTTATCTTTTATTCGCATTAGTCTACTTCTCGGATCTTCAAAGTAGTCAGTGCCCATGTCTTTAGTTAGTCCTACTTGCACTGCCTGCTTGACTAATTCTTCTACTGGGCCATATTCTCCTTTTTCTAACAAGTCAGCACTTTTTAAAATAGCCTGTTCTAATCCTTTATGTCTAATAAAAGTTTCAAAGTCTTGTAACAGCCAATCGTAGTGTTCTTCTTTCAAATCTCCTGGAGATTTTAAATCAGATTTTGTAGCCGCATTTACTATTTCATATGTAGGTAGTACGCTATGCTCTGATACATAATCGTTAATAAATTTAGCAGTGTTTTGTAATTTTCTATCAAACAACTCATGATGAAAAATGCTTTGGCATCTTACAAAAGTTTCTGCATCATTCAACATCATTTCTAAGTAAAGATGTTGTATATCATATCCGTAGTCTGCGTTTTGTCTTGTAGTCATATTTTATTATATTTTATCTCTATGTGTTTAGTATCTTCGTTTGTTTGATAATTTACATGATTTTTAGTATGTGCCAATACTGCTCCAATTGCACTACTAGCATCGCCTGGCCAAGGTAAACTCCAAATGCCTCTCCATTGGTGTCTTAGTTGTCGATTAAATTTACTATTGTATGCACAGCCGCCCATATAAACAAGATTTCTAAAATTAGTTAAATTTCTAGCTTTAACCATTATGTAATCCATTTGTTCTTCAAATACTTTTTGAACTGCGGCGGCGATATCGCATTTATCTTGATCAGTTAAGTTATAGTCAAAAGGCCAATTATATACACCTTTATGTAGATTATATTTTAGCACTGCTGGTTTTTTAAAATAGTCTAGCACAGTATCATAGTATATAAATGGATTACCCTTATCGCTTAATTTTTGTAAAAAATGTTCTTGTGCAGCGGGTCTAAGTCCAATCAAATCTGTAAAGGCACTATAGAATATACCTAAACTATTTGGATAGCTTTCGCTCCACAATTTTTCTAAATTCCTGCCATGCCCACTCCATATGCTTATAGTTTCAAATTCTCCTATAGCATCTACAACGACCACGGCTGCTCTATTAAAATTACTAGTATAATACCCTGCGGCAGCATGACTATGATGGTGTGGTGTATAGATTATAGGGCAGTCAATATTAAATTTTCTAAGATATACACTAGGTATATTGTCAATACTAAATGCTTCTTTATATTGTCCTGCTGTTAGTTGACGTAGTTTTTTTAAAAATGGACGTTCATACCAATATACAGTTTCAGGTTCTCCGTATATTGTTATAGCATGATGTATAATTTCTTGATTTAGATAATGATCTCCTTGTATGTGTGTAAAGTCGCTACTTCTTCTATGCCATACAGGTTCGTTGTCTCTGAACACACATATGCTAGCATCGTGGTTTAGTGCATTAATACCCCATACAATCATAATTGGCCTACTTATAGATAAAAGGATCTCTTGCTTTTAGTTCTTGTAAACGTTTTTTCCATTTACGATGTTCTAAGTATCTATTATACGGATACATTAAGATTTCTAAAATTTTTTTCATATTAAGCCTCAAACCATTTTTTTGATAGCAGTTTTATCTTCAATCCTGAAGTTTCTTTAGATCGAATTATACTGTATAATGTTGCTAGTCTTCCGTACTTTAATAATGCTTCGTTAGCATCTTTAATATCCGGATCCCAGTTAGGAAAACTTACACTCCAATTATTTTCTATTGCTTGATCTACTAACTTTTTTCCAGCTGAATCTCTGTCTGGTAAAATAATTACTTCTCTTTTAAGTTGATTAATTAGAGTTTTTTGTTGATCACTTATTTCACTACCTAGTATTGCTACGCCGTCGATACTAATTGCATCAAACGGTCCTTCGCACACTATTACATATTTACGATTTTCTTTTTGATTATCAAAATTAAACACATATCCTGGTTGTTGTTCCGAAATGTATTTAGGTTTACCATCACGCAACAGCCTAGCCGTAAACCCTACTAAATTTTTATTAAAGTAAAAAGGAACAATTAATCTATTAGGATATGCAGGGCTCCAATACCATTCGTAATCATCGAGATAAAATCCTCGATTAGCAATATATTCTATCGCTAAATTCATATCATCGTGATACTCTGCTTCTCCTATTTTTACACTATCAGGAGGTAATATTTTATCAATAAATTTTGGTAGAATGTCGAATTTTGATTTGTAATCCGAATTTTCTTTTAATCTAAGTGCTTCTAAACTGCATTTTGAAATTAAATCGTCTGGTACATTTAACCAGCGCATCAATTTTCGAAATTTTGTAGTTACTATTCTTCCAGGTTGCCAACTAGTTTTAAATCCGCAGTTAAAACAATGATAGCTAACTCCTTCATTAATCATCATACCTCCACGCTGTCTAGTATCAGAGGAAGTACCGTTATGATGACAGCAGACAGCATTAAAACTTATCCATCCGCTGGGAGTCTTTTTTCTTCTAGAAGGCAAGTGTAAGCTGATTGTATCTATGACTAGACTCATAGATATATTTTACGATATTACTAATATTTTGTCAATAGATCCGGTGTTCGCTGTATCCGGAAGATATTTAATTCTTAACCAACTTATATTATTACTGTAATCGGTTATTTCATTATACACTTTACTAACAACATCAGTAGAATTATTGATATTAAAAGTTTCTAAATCTGACCAATTAGTTGCTGCACTAACTACTGCATCGGTAGTTATTTGTACAGTTACTTCAGCATCGAAGTTAGTTAATCGAAATTCTAATTTAATTTGATGCGTGTCATTGACATCATTTCTTGGATTAACTTCTACAGACGAACTGTAATAAGTGGTTATATCTGGGTTTACTGAATCGTCGATTAGGTATATGAATTTGTCTATAATTTGAGCAGGAACAGATTCTGGTACAACACCATTCAGTAAATCAATTATACCAGTAGCGCCAAACTGACTATCTCCGTATAGCAGTGTTTTTGTACCGTCATCGTTTAAAATGTAAAGGCTAAATTTTAAGAACTGAGGCTTTATATAATCAATTTGTTCTGCATAAATTGTCATAGTAGCTAGTCCTGTAGTGTTAATTACAGGCTCTACGTCGACTGTTAAAACTTCGGTATTGTAATGATCTAAAATAACACATTTCAGATTATAATTTGTAATTGATATACGTTTTTGATCAGCATTTCGCACGTCAAATTCCACGACGTTTTTCACGCCTTTGTACAATTTTATTCTTCGTTGGTACACAGGTCTATACTCCACAGGATATGACGCCAAATCGGCAACTACCGAAATTCTATTTGAATATAAATAACTTGAAATTTTTTGCATCTTAACTGTATTTATGGCGAAATTAAGAGAAAACATACAAGAACAATTACCCTTTATTTCTGTGCTTCATTATGGAGAAAGCGAATACGTTGGGATTATAATAAATCAAGATCAATACGTAACTAGTTTTTTTGATTTGAGCATGTTAAAAACTGCTGAAGATAAAGCTGGATTATTAGAGATCGGAGAAATTTGGTGGTGGGAATCTAACAGACAGGTTCCTATAAACATATTTCTTAGAAAGGAAATAGAACCTTATCGATACGCTATTAAAACCTTTAATAGCAAAGATGTCAGAATAATGCTCGGGCCAGTAGTGAATTTATTAAATTTAACTATAAAACGAGTTAAAAGAAAAAGTGTTCAGTTAGTAAGAGCCCCAAAACGTTAACTAAATTCATAACTTACTTTTTCACATATTAAGTTCATTTGTACTACAATTGCCTGAGCATAAGCTATGGCATGCGCCTTTTTAAAATAATATTCATCATTTTCTGGTTTTTTCCAAACCTCTTCTAAGATCGTCGACCATGGCTCTCCAACTAGGTATCTCTTCGCTGGTCGTATCACTGCTAATACTGCTGCTAATTGTTCTATCGTTATTGGTTTCATTTGACGTAATATAGAACCATGCCCGTTTACGTGAAAGAGTAAGTCGATGAACTCGTCTTGTTCTAGAAGATCCCATAATGGTTCCGTCTCCATCAATTTTTTTAAATGTTCTTCGTTTTTTACATCTTTGTAAACACTAACATTTAGCAAGTCTATTTTAAAATATCCTCGTTCTTCCGCAGTTTTATAATCAATGTTTGATAGATTTGTTATAGGATTAGAGGGTATAGGTTGCACATAGATACCGGTATTATGTGGTACTAACAAATCATTTTGTAATCGACTAGCTCTAATATGTTTAATATGTTTAAGAGCTAATTCACGATCTGCAAAGTCTATATCGATATCAGGCATTATTGTATAACTTCAGTTTCAAATAAAAGTAAAGGTAAATTTTTTGATAAAAATTCTGCATAGTCAGTTGCCTCGTCTATGTTTTCAAAACCTTCTAATTTCACATAGATTGAATCGTCTTTTTCGTTCACTAAAACTTGCATGGATAATTCTGTGTTAGTGCTTCCTGAAACAACGTAGGTCATAGTCCAGCCTCCTTAATCACCTGTTTTACCAGCTCTATATCTTGCTTAGAACTTTTAAATTTTTTAGACCAAAATATAGGGTCTATAATATTACTTATGGCAGATAGCTGAGTATCGTCTAGCTGATCTAAAAGTTTTTTACCTGAATTTGAATTTAAAATTAGCCAAGGACTTACTTTTCCATCTTTAATATCAAACATGGCTCTATTTGTGCTAACATAATTAAAATAATGATTCCACATACTGTTATTCTTTTCAGCCCATAAGCTCATATGTTTGATTGATCTTTCTAATGCAGTTTCTACAGATTCTGTTTGTATTAGATTTACAATGTATTTTTCATAGAGTTCGTCTCTGCACCAATGATCGATTTTAACTCCGCTCTTAACTATCCATTCTATAAATTTATTTGGATATAACGGATTTATGTTTGAAACAAAACTGCCAAATTTAACAAATGCATTATAATACGGACTTTTTGAGAATTCTGAATAAGTTTTTGATTCTGTAGATTTTTGAGCGATTTCATAGAATTTGTTAAAGGTATAAAATCCCATAACTACATGTTTTTCATTCTGTGCAAGATGTCTTCTTTTTTGCTCGCACATATGTACTATCAAAGTCTTTTCTTTAGTAAACTTTGTTCGACAATGTACACAAACAAATTCTTGCAAGATTTCTGCTATCATTTAAAATAGTCTTTAATTTGTTTATCACTATACCCAAACAATTTTGCTTGTTCTATACATTCTTTTTCGGTAGTTAGTGTAGCAAGTAATTCTAATTCGTCAATTTTTTTAGTTGGGTGAACATCTAATAAGAATTTATATATTTTACTATTAGAATTTTTCTTTCGTTTAAATCCTATCCATTCATGATAAAAAATCTTTTTTGATTCATGACTACACATGCATAGTAATTGCCAAAGCAATTTTGGATGCTTTTGCAAAACATTCCAATGTTTATTAAAATATTCATTGACAGTTAATAGATAGTGTTCTTGTATATTTCTGTCATTAATTTTAACATTACTGATATATCTGTTTAAGATGAAAAATTCGCTTTTTAATGCTTTTTTTTGATCGTCATTTATGTCATCCCATAAAGACTTTACATTTAAATCTACTGCTGCCAATTTTTCTTTTAATTCAATTTTATCACTCATAAATCAGTCCTTGACTTAAACACCAATTATACACATCTTGATAGGATAAGTCATCTTTTTCCTGTTCAAAAACTGTGCTAAAAAGATATCTTGGTTTTTCAAAATTAATTACACAATGTCGATGCTGAGTATTAAACAGATAAAAATGGCCTACTTCATAATTCAGTTCTGTTATATTATCATTGAATCTATCAACCACATCTCCAAATAAGCAATGGCTATTCGAATGTTCGATAAGCATATTAATGGTTACGCCCCTATAAAAGTCTTTGTGCCAATTGTACGATGTATTTGGAGCCATACGTATTATCATGCAAGTTTTAATAGGATACGCTTCATTAATAGTTTTTAATAAAGATTCTTTTGACCAAATGCCTTTTCTCATTTCGAGCATATCAAACCCGTCGATGGTTATCCACTGGTCATACAAGTTTATATGTCGAGAAAACTTAATAATCGTTTTAGATTTTAATATAAACTTTTTAAATAAATGATTATTTTGGATCATCGATGCTGAGTCTGTATATCATTTTTACTCGGGAAACAGCTTTTTGTAAAGCAGGATTTGTTTTTGCTGCCAATCTAATTTCATTCCAAAGAATGTGATCTTGTAAATCTTCTATACCTGAAGATTGAATGATTGTTCTTTTTTCTTTGCCAAACTCTCTTTCGTAAACAGTTTTCCCTTTATCTGGGCTTTCGTAAATTTTTGTCATTTATATGCTACCACTCTACTACACATTGCAGTTTTAGGATATTTATTTGGTTCAACTACTGTTTTACTAAATCCTGTATCCTTCAATAGTTTACTTAAACTATCTGCGCTGTATCCCCATTTATGCAGCATTGCAACGTTTTGATATTTTCCTATATTACCAAATATTCCTGCAACACCTTGCTTTAATATTTTTTTATTATCACTGTAAATTCTACTAGGATCGGATACTATAAACTTACACATTTTTAATAGATCTGGCCATTCTGTGGCTACTGATCCTCCTGGTTTTAAAATTCTATACCATTCTTTTAACATGCCAGGAACTTGATTTGGCATGATATGTTCTATCACATGAACACTGAGGATTTCGTCTACGGTGTCGTTAGGTATAGGATATTGATCTGTTAGATTATGTATAGTTATACCAGATTGCCCTATGCAGTAGTCTCCATCTACATTTATCCATCCTTCGTAAAGATTCGGTCCGCATCCTAGATGCAATCTTATAGGCAATTGTTTTTGTTGATAATTTATTATTTCTTCAGTTAAAGTCATGTTTAATACTTTTAAAAAAATTACACCATTTATCTGTAATTTTTTCTACAGAATAATTTTCAACAACATATTTTTGACCATTTGAAATCATTTCTAGAATATGTTTCCTATTATGTTTATCTAAAGCCCATGCTATTCCTTTGGCATAGTTTTTTGTCCAAATAAAATCTTTGAATTCATCGTAGCTTTGAAGTCTGCTAGTAATTACAAATTTTCCACTGATTAAAGAATCTATTAAACGTGTAGAACTTTTAGTTATTGTACGGTAATTTTCCTCTACAGGAATTAATACAATATCAGTATCTTTCAAATAATGACCTTGCGTTTCCCAGTTCCATTCTACAAAATTAATTTTATCCATGTTAACAAACTGATGATCAGGGTTTTTTAATCTCTGTCTTGTTTTTTCCTCAAATCTTTTAGCCTTTCCTGTTACAATAGATAATTTGTATCGTCCAATATTTCTTTCAAGAAAAGACCAAATTTCCGTCCAGTTAACATACCCTAAACTACTATTGCTACCAAACCATAAAATTTTTATTGTTTTTCCTGGTGAAAATTCTGGAGTTAATACAGGGCGTTCTACAGGATCAGGGATAACAGTAGCTATTTTTCCAGTTCTGTTTAGTATTTCATCAGCCATTGTACGACTGTTACAGGTAATATAATCCGCTTCTATTGCACACGGTAGTAGTGCATCATCTTCGTCAAATTTGTTATCACATATGTCAAATACAGTAATAGCTTTTTTTCTTTTAGATTCTAATATGTTTTCTAATTGAGAAAATTTAATCCATACTGCGATATCATTTTCTTTAAGATGTGTTGTATTAGTTCCTATAGTAGAACTAATATTTCTTTTTTTTAATTCTTCAGAAATTAATCTTCCTCGCAGACGATGGCTTGCTCTTCTTTCTGAAAATTTACTAGTTAAAAAATGTACATTACTCATCAGGTTTTATAAAAATGAAATCTGCTTTTCCTACTTTTTGTATGTTCTTATACCCTAACGAATTTAAAAGTTTTTCTGGATCAGGCATAGTGCTATTTTGTCGAGTGTGTACTCTTACTTTATTTTCAATTAAAATAACAGGGGAGTTATTTTTAAGAAACTCTGTGGCTCCATCTAATAAATATCCTTCGTGACTGTCTACATCAATTTTAACAAAATCAATATCTTTAAGATTTAGATCATCTAATTTAATAGTATTCACTTTTATTGTAATCTGATCTGCTAAATCTTTTTCTTCTAATGTTGATACCCATGCGCTAAAATTGTTATTTACAAAATTTTGAATACCATTTTTATTACTGATACCAACATTTTCAATTTTGCAATTTCTGATATTGCGAATTTCTAAATTTTTATTACAACACTCAAACATTTCTTGATTAGCTTCGAAACCTAAAACATTTTTAAATTTGGTCGACATAGCGATAGTCGAGTCTCCGATCCATGTTCCAATATCAATAGCGTTATCAAATTTTCTTACATATTTAAGAGCTTCTGCAATAGCATTAACACATGGAAAGTTTTCTTCTTCTACCATTAAAGCAACTCTATCTTTAGTAGAATCTGCGCAATACCAATTACCTATTTTTTTCATTATGGTATCCTACAGTTTCTCTTTCAATGTCTTCGTGATCGAATTCCGCCCAATAAAGTTCGAAAGCTACAGTATCTTCTAGTGCCTCAAACTGATGAAATTCACCGGGGGCAACTTTAGTATACATACCGTTCATCAAAACAGTTTCGTCAACAAGATCATAATTGTTTTTCCAGACACGTATAATTAACGCACCTTTTTCAACAAAAAATCCATTCCACTTGAACTTGTGTTTATGTTTAGAACAGACACCGCCTTTCTTAATATCGATCCGATGAAATTCTAAAACACCGTTGGCTTCTAAAAGCTCTGTTTGCCCCCATACTTTTCCTGCAATCATAGTTTCCTCTTTACAAAATTTTACTTAAATTTATAAGCTCGCATTGTCTACTAATTTCTTTAACAAAATAACAGCAGTTAGGTTTAGATGAATCACTAGTAGGCACACTTAATAATTGTCCGTTCTTCATCTTAGGAAAATACCATTTAACATCATTGTAAAAATTTACAATTTCTATTGGTTTAAATTCTATTCTAAAACTACTTAACGGATTAAAACAAAATGCTTCGAACCCTCTATCATTTAAACTAGTTAATGGCAATATTTCTATATCATTGTTACTACTACTATCTCCTACAGCAATGCTCCAATCAATAGGCATAGAGATTTCATCATTGCCTATTCTTAAAACCATTGCAGGACTGTTAAAACTTTCTAAAAAAATTAATGGTATAAAATAAAAATCTGGATCTATTGGATTACTATTATCTAATACGCTGAATCTCATATTTTCATCTACATCGTCAGGCAAATTATTTAAGTCAAATGCGGTGTTATCTAAAGTTAAAATTTTCATTTTTGATTCCAATCAATTTTGTCGAGGGTGAACGGGTACTTAGCATCTTTATAATATCTTTTTCGTTCAGTTAAATGTTTTTTAGCGTATTTGCAATTAGAGGTTATATCCCAGATCTGAACGAAGTCTTTGTCTTCAGCTTTTCTAATACCTCGCCCAATGCTCTGTATAACGCGGACAAAGCTTTTTCCGGGTTCCAAAAGAACCAAATTAAAAATCCTAGGAATATTAATACCCACAGCGGCCACACCGTAAGTCGCCACAATAATCTTATTATCGCTTGTTTTAATTTCATCATATTCTTCTTTTCTGTCGGTAGTTTTTACTTTTCCTGAAACAAATACAGATTCGGGAATCAATTCTGTTAATAAATTACCAGTGTCTATTCTGTTTACTAAAACCAAGGTGTTTCCTGAGTCTGCAATAGTGTTAATGTAATTGGAAATATATTTGATTCGATCCTTATTTGTTACCAAATATTTTAATTCATCTGCATAAGACTTAAATTCTAAAAAATCACTTAATTGTAATATGTTAACATGCAGATTGCTGAGTACACCTAGTTCTTGAAGTTCGTAGGCTTTTATACCGCCAATTACTGGGCCTATGCTAGCAAAAATTATTTCAGATTCGTAATCTTGCTTAGGAATAGTTCCTGTGAGTCCCCAACGTATAGCAGAATTACAAAAATTTTGAGTCAATAAATTTTTTAACACATCTGCTTTAGCCATATGCACTTCGTCGACTATCACACATCTTACACCATCTAAAAATTCAGCTAAAGTTATTATCTCGTGTTCTTGATTTTTACTTTTTTTATCTAAAATGTTGAGACTTTGCCATGTGCATATTGTGTGAGTTTTACCTAACTCTTTTCTATCCCCATAATATACTCCAACATCTAATCCGACAAGTCGAAAATCTTCTTCTGTTTGTGTAACTAAATCTTTATTGGGAACAATAACCATTGTTCTTCCGTACGGTTCGCATAACTGAGCCAAAGTTGCTGTCATAATAGTTTTACCGGCACCAGTTGCTACTTCCTGTAGACTTTGCGGATTTTCGATAAATCTATTAACAACATCTACTTGATCGTCACGTAGCATTATAGGGTCGCCTTCGAATCTATGGCCTGATCCCCATACTTTACCTTGATCTGCCCAGTATGCGTTTGTTACTTTAGTAAAATTTAATTTTAATGATTGTCTCTTATCCTGTATGTCTTCAACAGTTACATTATTTTCTTCTAATATTTCTAAAATTCTAGGTAGTTGATTTATATAACCATTACCGCCAAGGCCAAACAACGTAACACTACCATCCCATCGACCTAATTTAAATGAAGGCCGATATCTAGCTGTTGGATCAATATATTTGAATTTTTTAGAAAGCTTTCGTCGAATTTCAACAGGCAATCCTTCTAATTTTATATTAACTTCGTCTTGAATAATTAATTTACAAAATATCATAATGTTTCTCTGAAGCAGGCTTGTGTGAGCTATAATGAGTAATTAAATCTACTCTTTGACAAAATGCAGAAGTTTTAGATCCGTTAAAAGTCGGAGAAAAATTTATCACAGATAATGGGTACCAGTTGGTGTTTAACAAAAATTTAGGCAATAACGCACTAGCTATACCTGCAATTTTTGTTTCTGAAGTCAATTTTTTGTTTAAATTATTATTTTTTATAAATTCATTAAATTCTTTGTTTACTGGTAATGAGTTGTCTACTCTAAAATAAATTCCTATGCTATCATTAAACGTTTTCTCTGAATAATTTTTTAGTAAATTTAGTATTCTTAATGAGGATACTACATCGTGTTTATCGAATACGAACAAGCAAGGAAATCTATTCAAACTGCTAAAAGATTCTAAAATTTCTTCTAATGTATAATTTGTTTCATCAATCCAAATATTTGTTTTTGATCTATTCGCAATTTTAAATTTGAGAGAATTTTCTACCTTTTTTGACGAAAAAGAATATTGATACTTAATTCGCCTATCCAATAAAATTAAATCTTTATCAGACTCATTAATAATTTCATCTGTTACTTGAGATAAAATTTTATTATTATGTGGATTATGTATGTCTAAATAGTTAGAATTATTTTTTACTAATTCAGTAATTTTTTTATATAAATTTTTAACATCATCGCTAACAATAAAATCTTCCTTTGAAAAGAAATCAACAACAGTTATTAGATTAAATTCGTTGCATAAAATTTTATAAAGTGTCGGAGAAATATTGATTGTGTTTCCTGATACAACTTTTTTTAATTTATTAATTTTATCTTTAAACGACTTATCATGAGTCGATTCTACTATTAAATACTTAAAATCCAAGTCTGAAAAATATATTCTTTTAGTAGGAATTATCTCTCTAAAATCTTTACTCCACAAAGGATTTTCAATTAATGATACTTCTTCTGCGTTCATAATCTTTAAGTTTTCTTTGTTTGATGACAATATATTGATTAACAGATTTGCTTGTTTTTTGGTCAAAAATATGTCCCTTTTTAACTGATGTGATAAACTTAATAGAATCTTCTTTTCTTTTTTTGGGAAAGAGTCGTTGTCTTGAAATGACAATGTTTCGGTAAGAGTAATCAGTAAAGCATCAGTAGTTAACATTTTATAAATTATAAACAAATTTTACACGAATGTCAAATATTAGACAAGAAAATTCTCTTTAATGGTATTCCCTGAGCAATTTCATCGAGAGTCCATTCGGTATGACAAAACTTTTCAAACCACAACTCTCTCTTAGGTCTGATTGGACTATCTATTGTTGAAAAATCTGTGTTACCTACAGGTGCTGCTAAACTTTCATTACCTACAAATGCTGGGACACCATTAATTATACTTAAAATTCCGGTATTTGAGCTAGGATTTACTACGGCCCAAGCATTTTTTAAATCTTCATCGAAGTCGAAATCATCATAAGTATTCGATATATGTTTTGGTATTCTAATTTTTACATCTTTGTATTTAAAATTTGCTGCCCAGGACCAATCGCGAGGGTGGGGCCTGAATACGATAGGTTTATCAGAGTAAGATTTTATGGAATCTATAGTTGATTTTAACCAGAGGACAGGGTCGGCTCGATGTACCCATTGTTCGCTTTTAGTATGCTGTCCACATATCAAAATATTATAGCCACTATACTGCCAAGGCTTTAATTCAATACCTAATGCTTTTGATCTTTCTGGTATAAGATTAGTTTCGTTAGCAAAAAAACCTAAATTATTAACATGATTAAGGCCTACTCTCCATGTTTCTCCTCTCTTAATACATCCTATCTCTAACACCAATAGTTTTTTTCTCTGCTGATGAGCATGTTCCCATATGGGTCTATTTTGTAACATTCTTCCATGCCATAAGACTGACCATATTACTAGTATATCGGCTGACATATCGTGTTCTACTAAGTCGAACCCTAAATTTTTTGCACCTTTTTCGAGAGCAGCAAATACAGGTCGAGAGTTTTGAGCACCAAATCGAGGAAAAATTGACAGTTTCATATAGTTGATAAGTAATGTATGTATTTAACGGAGTAACAATGCCAAAGTATGCAGTCGTAACAACTTTTCATGCCAAAGGTTATGAGCAATATGCTCAAAAGTTCATAAAAACTTTCTTAAAAACATGGCCTCAGTCGGTTGTTTTATATGTGTACACCGAAGATTGCGAGATTGCCGAGACCGGTGTTAACTTAATTGTAAGAGATTTACATTCAGCTAGTCAACCTTTAGTGGATTTTAAAAATAAGTGGAAAAATGTCCCTAAAGCCAATGGTGATGTTAGTCAAGACCCAGTTAGAAGCAAAAGAAGAGATGCCGGAAAAGGTTTCAAATGGGATGCGGTAAGATTTAGTCACAAAGTTTACAGTATTTTTCATTGTGCAGCTAATTGCGATGCAGATATTTTAATTTGGATGGATGCAGACATGATTTGTCATAGTCCCGTTGACGAAAATGTGTTAAATTCTCTAATTCCTGAAGAAAACGATCTTTGCTTTTTAGGAAGGGAAGGAAAATTTAGTGAATGTGGTTTGTATTCGTTAAATCTTCATAAGAAACAGACAAAAAGATTTTTAAAAAGGTTTCAAGAGTATTATGATAAAGCCGAAAACGGTATTTTTACCTTAGACGAGTGGCACGACAGTTTTGTGTTCGACGCTGTAAGGAAAGATGTTCCTTTAAACTCGTTAGATTGGTCAAAAAATCTTATTAAAGGAGAAGGTCACCCTTTAATCAATAGTGCTTGGGGTGCATACCTCGATCATCTTAAAGGAGCACGTAAAAAAACCGGTAAAAGTATGCCTACGGACCTTGTAGTTAAAAGAAACGAAAAATATTGGACAAATTAAATGGGATTAAAAGAATATCACGGGTTTTATTTTCCGGCTTACGACGATCATTTTCCAAAGATGCTGGATAAAAGCTTAAAGAAAGATAATGTGTTACGATATCAGTGGCGAGCTAGAGATGCTGCTGTAAAAATTTGTGAAAAAAGAAGATATTGTATAGATATTGGTGCGAACGTAGGATTGTGGGCTTGCGATTTAGTAAAAGAATTTAATCATGTCATTGCGTTTGAACCAGTGCGTGATTTTAGAAAATGTTTTGTGAAAAATGTTAAATTAAAAAATTATACGCTATATGATAACGCATTAGGCAAAGAAGAAACATTAATTAACATGAATATTGTTGCAGGTAATACAGGACACAGTCATGTTGATCTAACTTCTTATGGAAAAGGTGAAATATCTATGAAAACTTTAGACAGTTTTAATTTCAAAGATATAGATATGATTAAGATTGACGTCGAAGGATTTGAAGAACAAATATTACTGGGTGCGCAACAAACAATAGAAAATAATCTTCCAATCCTTGTTATTGAACAACAAAAACACGAGTATCAAGACGACATGAAAGATTTAACTAGTATTAAACTTTTAAATAAATGGGGATATGAGGTTATAGAACAATATAATAAAGATTGGATTCTTAAATCAAAAAAGGCCTAAATTTTTGGTAAATTCTACCAGTTTTTCCATCGTCGTCGTTCCAGTGCGCTGCGGCTAAGTCAAATAACCATTGATCTCTTTCAAACATTTCAGGATTTTCGATATTTTTTATAGACATATTAGCAACTGCTTTTGCTACACAACTTGAATCATCGATAAAAATAGGAATACCTTCGCATATAGCTGCTACTGCACTAGAACTATTAAAAAATACTGCGGCCCATGCCTTATGCATACTATGAGTTAACGGAACTGATTTACTATCCATAACTGTAATATTACTTTGTACAAATTTTGAAAAATCTTGAGGTTTTCCTGGATGAGGTCTAATTATTATAGGTCTGTCTGTATATTGACGTATTTCTTTTATTTTTTGATCTAACCATACCACGGGATCTAGATTTTTCATACTAAATCCTCCGTCTCTTTGCATACAAATTAAAATATGTCTACCTTTTGTCCTCCAAGGTTTGATATCTATTTGCAATGATTTACTAATTTTTTTCCATGGTTTAGAATCGCTGTGTTTATTAGCATATTCCGCTTGATCATAAAATGGTCCGTCTAAACTATATCTTAAAAACCTATTTTCTAGATCTGCATATTTCCAACAACCTGCATCAATACACATAGTTCGACCGCCTATCTTTTTTTGTTCTTCTACAATCTGTTGTCGTAAAAGAACATTAGGAGTAGTTTTGTCTTGTGTGACCCATCCAAGAATAACTGCTAACTTACTAGGAGTATACTTATAAGAATTTTCAACATGAACATTAGCTCCTAATAATTTTGCACCATCTGCAAAACTTTGTAAACAACTTTCTTTTCTTGGGTGCTTGTTTAAATTTAACACACTACTTTTATAAACTATGACATCATGTTTCACTTACAATTCTCCAAGCTAATCCTGATCGCATTTCGTCTACGGTAAATTGTGCGTATGCTAAATGACATGCCCAGTGATGCACTTCATCGAGTGTTGGTATGTAAGGTGTTTCAATTTTTGACAAATCTGACAGGCAAAGGCTTTGTGCAGCATTTGGTCCTAAAGTAAATGCAGGTTTTCCTAACAATAATGCTTCTGTAGCAGCTATACTGTTAAAAGTCACTAAACAATGCACATCACGAGATAACGCCATTTCCATTGTGTCAGTAGTTACTCTTTCTGCACGACCTTTTTTAATTCTTGTTATTATCGGCCTATCAGTATACTGTTTTATAGTGTTAATAGTAGTAGTCAACCATTCGTCTAAATCTAATTCATAAAATGCCATCGCCTTAGCACTAGGCGGACAAAGAAGAATACTAGATCCTCTTCTAAACTTTGTTAAGCTCATTCCGGTGGCTTCGAATCTGTCTGCTGGTCTATCTAACACAGGTCCTATATTTTGCATGGAGTTTTTTGTAACCCTATGATATAATTTTTTACGACCGTTTCCAAAATATCCTGTATCTATATAATAGAAATCTCTTCCAATTTCTTGACAGCTTTTCATTTGTTTACGTTTAGTAATTCCTCTTAAAAGTACAGGTTGAGATTTAGGCTCGGCGATGTCCCAAGTACTAATTTGACCTCCAGCTCCTAATACAAAATTTTGTAAAATAGGGTCGTACATATGTCCTTTCTCCAAATATTTTACTTCGTTACTATCTGAATTAACAGAAATTATAGAATCTACTGTTAAATTTTTAATTTGTTCTACTATGCTTTTTGTAGTAATATTATAATAACTTCCGGATGGGTCCACCCTATATTTCAATATACTGTCAAAAATATTTTTAATTTCATCTGGAACAGATTCGTACGGGCTTAGTAGAGGAGCTGGTGCAGTATGTTTTAAATATTCATATTTTTCTTGAAGCCATGTAGCACCGTATTCGCAATTAAGATAATTAGGAAACCAAGGACCGCCTTCAGTATAATGAATAGCTTTAGGCGAACCGTCTTTAGGTTCGTGGTACCAATTTACTAACCAGTTCCATTCATGGTTGATTGTACCTATCTCTTCATCTTTAAGCCATTGAAATCTATGTAAGAATGCTCCAGTTTGACTGTTAACTAGTTCTGGAGTTAGTAGTTGATTCGAAGGATGTTGACAGTTAAACAAAATCAACGAGCTCCAATTTTTTCTAGGATATAAATGTTGTGTTTGATTATCCATCTTGGTAGAATTTGTTGGATTATATTCGTGATGAACACACATTACAGCATATTGCTGATTTTCCTTTCTCCAAGCAACTTCAAATAATTTAGTTATATCTTCTAAAAACAAAAAATCACAATCACAAAATATGGCCCATCCTTTATATTCGGAAAGATAAGGAACTAAAAATCTTGTAAAAGTAAATTCCGTTGAACTTAATGGATCTACTTCCCTTGTATAGATTTTTTGTTCTCTAAGTTCTTGCTGATCTAAAGGTTCGACTTGTACACCCGAACTTCTTCTATGAATAGAATATTTACAAATTTCATAGGCAATATCTTCTCTAGAATCGTACCCAACATATACTTTCATTTTCTTTCTATGTCCTCTTCTACACAATTAGTTCCATACTGTATTTCTACTATTTTTAAAGGAGTAGACGACGGATTACATAATTGGTGCCATTCTTCTTTTTTAATATGTAATGATTGATGTTTATGAAAGGTTCCTACAAATTCGTGATCGCTTTTGCGATTTATAGTATATACTTCCGCTGTACCTTCGACAATAAACCAATGTTCTGATCTATCTTGATGCTTTTGCATAGACAACGATTGTCCGGGATTTACAGTAAGTTCTTTTACTTTAACTTCTGTATTGTTTTCATGCAATATTCGATAATATCCCCAAGGCCTCTGTGTTGTAGGATATTTCCATTCTTCTAATATCCATGAACTAGAATTTTTCTTATCAGATCCGCCGACACCAAAGGCAAACTCTAGGTGATTGTCTGTGATATCCATTTCTGGAATATTTAATGCTGTGCGATCGCCACCGTTAGCAAAAATAATATGATCTTGAGGATAACTTTGTCTGACCATCCATATAGCATGGTTAGCTGTATTGTCGTTATCATCAAAATCGATGACAAAATCGACCCCTTTAATATTACGCAAAATATTAGCACGTTCCATTAAAGGCATAAAACATTTACCTTTTTTACGAGCTAACCATTGATCGGAATTTACACCAATAACTAGTAAATCTCCTAGTTTACTGGCTTCTTGAATGTAAGATATATGTCCAGAATGGATCGGATCAAATCCACCTGTTATCAACACGATTTTTTTCATGCTGATATTTATATTGGGTCAAAGACTAGCGTCTTCCATTCCGGCTACTCGAAGTTTGATTATGTTAGATAACTGCCATTGTTTAATGTCTAAAGCTTTAGTGATTCCTAACCATTTATTTCTAAGTAAGGCAAACTCATTGATTATCTTTTCAAAATCAACCACATCTGACTCACCTTCGACATATTTTTCGCAATCTCGAGAGCTTAATGCTCGTTGATAGTTTTCTAAATATTTGCGAAAATGTTGACTTTTTAGTCTTCGAAGTTCAATATTAAGATATTCTAATACTGCTTCAATTTCTTGTAGTTGACTATATCTTAATTCCACGATGCCTGGCATATTAGCAGCTGCCTTTTCAATATTACCCGCGATACGGCTATCATTCCTTGCTGCCTCCAATTCGGCTTCATAATACACTACGGCATCTGGAATATAAGATATATCTTTACTTATTTTTGAATACCAGGACATAATTAATTTTCGTAATCGTCCCAGTCGTCTTCTGAATCTTCATCGTCGTGGTCTTCTGAATCTTCATCTAAGTAATACTCAATAGCTTCGTCTAATGCTTCATCGAAACCAATAGCTGAGTGAAGTACTTTATCACTAATACCGTTATCTGCTAACAAATCCACATATCGTTCGGCTGCTAATTCTATTGTTTTTTTATCTAAATATTCTTTAAACAGCATCCAAATATCTGCAATCTGATTTTCATTCATGTTCAACTAACTCCTCTGATATAGTTACTTTTATTTTATCAAAATCTACCATTAATTTATCTAAGCAGTTTTCTTCGTTACGTTCCCATTCTTTTCGATAATATTTAAGTATTTCTCCATCGTTTGTTGTAAATGAAAGTCGGTTACCATCTTTTTTAAGATACCCTTTGGCTTCAGATAGATCTACTAATCCGCTGTAAGGATTCATACCTGTTTCATAAGGAATTTTTACTTGTACACTTTCAAAAGGTTTTGCGTATCGTGTTTTCATTACTTTACAAGCTGCACGAATTCCTCGTACTTCACTGATTTTATTGCCATCTTCGTCCTCTTTTAGTTTCAACTTTTTCATGGCAACCACAATAGAACTTGCGTAAATGAATCCTTGTCCTCCTGAAATCTTGTCGTCAGGATCGAACATATCTTGACTAGCATATGTGTGATTTGTAGCGATAAGACCAACATTAGCACTACCAAACATATTAACACAATTACGAACCAGCGCCGTGAGCGCCTTAGGTTTTCTGCCCATATCACCTTTTAAATCTCCTGCTTCAAATTGATTAACATCTGTAGGTGTTAACAACATTCCAAGACTGTCAATTACAAACAAGACTTTTGGACGATCCTCCATTGTTCTATATTCCTTCATAAACTCATTTATAGTTTTTGCTACATCGTCAATCATAGCCATATTAAGTTTAAGAAGTTTTTCTTCGCTAGTATCTACGCCAAGTGCCTTCAACCAATCTTCATCAAGTGCATTTTCACTATCAATTAAAATTACATATATGCCTTGTTCTTGTGCATGTCTGACTAAATTACCCGAACAAATGTAACTTTTGCCAGCGCCACTTTCTCCTGCAAATACAGTAACTTTGCCCAGCGGAACGCCTTTGTTAAAGTCTCCGCTAATAAGATAGTTCAATGCATAATTTCCTGTTGAAACCCAATCTGTAGGATCGTTGAATCCTACACCCAACCCGTCAATACTTTTAGTTAATGTCTTACGAAATTTTGTTAAATCAAATGCTTTTGCCATATTAGTTCTCCCTATGTAATAATAAAATAATAATTAATGCCTGTCAAAGTTTTTGATTATCTGCCGGCCTTAGTTTCTAATATTGTTTTGTACTGTTTGAACAATCGTTGTTCGTGATCGTACACATCTCCAAAATTGTTATAAACATACGAAATATCTTTATTGATACAATCCGTCATGTTTATTCCGATAGTTTTAAAACTTCCTAAATTCCACATTGAAAATTTAGAATGTGCATCTACTACTCTGTTTAACAGTGCAGCAGTATTATATGCTTTAGTATAATTCCATTCGTTCCACTCCCAATTAAAAGGATTTTTTGGATCTTTCCATGTTATTTCGAATTGTTCTGAATTTTTTTCCCATAATCCTTGTTTTTGATCCTGCATCATGATCAAGGGTATAAACCAGTAAAATCCTAATTTTGTATTCTTTAACCAGTTAGCTGTTTCTAAAAGATGTTCAATATTTTCTCCTGGAAGACCAGCTATAAAATGACAATCTATGTGTGTATTTTTCCACTTATCTTGAATTTCTAATAAAAAGTCTTTACCGCGACGAGCACTCCAAGGTTTAGATATTTTTTTAGCTGCATCTGGGTGAAATGTTTCTATACCGAATAATGCGCCTCTTTGTCCGCAATGATATAAAATATCTTGAGTATGAGAGTGCTTATCTAATAAATCTGCCCTATTATATGCTAAAAATTCTAATTTAAAAGGTAACTTATTATAAACTTTTTCTAAAGATTCTAACCTGTCCAAACTTGCGTTAAATGTATCATCTAAAAAATAATAACTAGTAGTTCCGAATCTTTCATACATTTCCACAAATTCGTCCACCATTAAGTTAATATCTTTTTCATCTGTTCCTGGTCTTTTTCCTAATCCAGGGTCTCTGCAGAATGTACATTGAAAGATACACCCTCGACCCCATTCAATAGGTAAACATTCACCAGGTAAAATACAATCATGATCTTTGTAAACGAATCTGTGATTACTTATATTAAAACTTTTTCGTTTAATCTTAGTTGCAAGACTTTGATTGCTTAATTCATCTAATAATTTTAGTAAGCTATTTTCTGCATAAGGATCAAAATTTCTAAAATCAAAAATTTCAATATTTTGTGTTCGATAGCTTACCGGCCCACCTGCAATAGTTTTAATTTTAGGAAATTCTTTTTTTATTTCTCTAATAGCATATTCTATATTTTCAGGAACTGTAGGAATTCTAGCATTGTTCATTTTTAATTGCGAGTCCCAAGTAGTCCACATTGTAGTACTTGCGCCTATTAATAAAGTACCATCATCTATGAACATTTTAGTATATTCTAATAATTCTTGTGGGCTAAACAGATGTGTAAATTCTATTACCTGACAAGTATAACCGTGTTCTTCTAACCATCTAGCTAAAGTATAACAAGCAATTGGTCTCCAAATAAAAGGTCTATACCCAATCTGACTGTAAAAAATTACATTTGCCATTAAAAAGAATAATTCATTTGAATAATAAGATCCCAGTACTTTTCTCTAGCTTTAATTGCCTGTAATGCTGCTTCGGTAGCTTCAGTTTGACGTTCTGTGTTATTATCACACAATTCTTCTAACAGCTTTCTTGCAGCTGGTCCATGTTCGTTACCATCTATTTCTACATGTCTTTTTAGATACCATTTAAATGTGTGGCTAGGTAAATCTGCATTTTCCAACTGATTTAATACTGATTGGAACTGTTCTGGCAATAAATCCTCACGTCCTAGTGCCAGAGCTGCACATATTATCCACGGTTTATCACTATCGACAAATTGTTTAGTCTGAGTCATGAAGTATTTTGCTGGATTAGGTACACGAGGGTGCTGAATAGCATTACTCCATCCTATATTTTTAACTAAATTAGGCCATTGTTCTATCCATTCAGTATCAATGCCTATTTCCTTCATGGCAACAACATAACTTTCAAAATGACTTAGATGGCCAGTACCGTCTATTGTAATATCGCTCTCTTCTCCTAGAACGATTTCATTGATCCACCGTCTTGCACTAGCAGAATATTTTGGAGTCCAAGGACTTCCGCTAGGGGCTAAGTGTTGTTGTAATTGTTTAGTGAGACACATGAAATCCCAGACTGCATATACATGATTTTCCATAAAGATTTTAAGATCTTCAATACAACCAATGCTTTGTCTTGAGGTCAAGGGATGCTGTCGTAACTTCCACTGAGCAGATTCGATTAATTTCCAGTCCATGATATAAAAAAGGGTGCGGGAAAGCCGCACCCTTCTAGTATTACTTATTACGATTGCGAATCATTGCAAGAATATCTTCTGCCTTGCTAGATCCTCCACTGGTAGGAGGAGTCGCATCTTTTTTAGGTGACGATGTCGTAGTTGGTTCTTCAAAATCGTCTTCTAAGTCTGGACTAGTTTGTGGGTTAGCAGGCGCTGATATTTTAGCAACAGGGTCTCCTGTTGATTGACTCATTCCTGCTGGTTTGAAATATTGACCCCAGCGTTCCATATCAAACGGTTCGCCATCGACACTGGCCTCAAACATTTCTTTGATTACTTTAAGTTCTACTTCTGTAGGCTTCTTTGGCAAGTAATCTTTAAGTGCAAACAAGCCGTGTGTTTCTAAAGCTGAGACTTCTTTGTCATCAAGTGGACGACTACGACGACTCCACTTACTGGTGCTATAATCTGCATAACCTCCTTTACTAGTCTTGATTAATTTAAAATCAACACCATTAATAGGATCAGTTGGTAGATCATCCATTTCTGGATCCAGCAATGCACCGCGAATAAGTTGGAATATCTGAGGTCCAATAATAAATCTACGAATTGGATTCTCTGGATGTTCAGTTTCCTTTAAACCATCTTCAACAACAAAGCCTTGGAAAATATAACTGCGTTTTTTCCAGTATTTACGACCTTGATCTTCGAGACTTGGATCTTTAAACCACCCACGTACTTCATTAAGTATCGGACAAGCTTCACCGTACATTTCCATACATGGAACATTTACTGTGACCTGTTTGCTTTCTGTTTGACCTTTAATTCCTGCGAAAGGAAGTTTGATCATTGCACGTTCTACCCAGAAGAATGTGTTGTCTGAATTGCCATCTGGAAGGAAACGTACTGTGGATTCGGAACCTTCTTTTAAGTTCCAGAACGGATAAATTGAATTATCTCCGCCTTTTGATTCGCCGCTGCTGCGGGTTTCTTGTTCTTTTAATTTCGCTCTGATTTCAGCTAAAGTTGCCATGATTATCTCCTATTGTTAGCCTATATTTGCCTTTAGTTTGCTTTAGTACCCACTAAAACAAAAAACGCATACGGTGTATTGTATGCGTTTTTATTTAGTCTTGCAAGAGATTTAACACTCTTTTTTTGATTTATTTTACCAATTATTTAAGCCCTGCAATTCTAAGCATAGCTGCTAATTCGGAACTCTCTAATGAACGTAGGTTTCTATCTTGTTTTGTAATACCTGGTCCCATTTTAGGCTGAGCCATTTGTCCACTTTGTGGTTTAGGTTGGGGTTGACCACCTTGTCCCATTTTTGGCGGTGGCTGAATTTTTTTAGGAGCCTGGTATCCTTTGCCAAAGGCACCACGATCGATTGGAAATTTTTGACTGGATTCTGGATCAACTTCGTCAGGTGTCTGAAATGACCCTGGTCCAGGTCCAGGATCTCTGAGAGTACCTTGCTGACCTGCTTGCTGACCTGCTTGGAAATTAGTTGCTAAATCTGATACACCTTGACGAATATTGCCAACTGTATCTCTTACACCTTTTTGTACTTTTCCAACTGCACTACCTGCCTTGTAGGCCAGATCGTCACCGAAGCCTTCTTCAAAATCATCTTTGGTGTTTACTGCTTTTGACCCTTTATCTAATGCTTTGGTATCTTTGTCATGTGGATTTACATATGTTGATTTGGGATCAAATTGGGTTGCTATCTCTTTTCTGTTAGCCTTGTCAACATCGTACATACTAGGTGATGTTTTAGTTTGTGTTGTTTTTGACGCAGAAGAATTTCCTACTTCACCTAAACCAGATAATTCTTGAATTCGACGCATTTCTGCTTGTGTCATTAATTCATTCATAATGTGCTTGGCTTTACCTAAAGCTTCTTCACCAAATTTTTTCTCTACTGAAATTAATACGCCAGTTGGTCCTTTTGGTGTGTTGCCGTTTTCGTCAAACATACTTTTAACAAATTCTACTACTTCGTCGCCACTATCTGCATATCCTTGATCGAAAAATTCATTTACATTTAATCCAGCTCGTTGTATAGCATCTGCTAACGATACTTCTTCTCCAAATAATGTAAATGTATCTTCTGCTGTCATACCTGCTCTTTTTGCACGTTCTACTACTCGTTTAATATTTTCAGCCATGGCTACTCCTGGTGTTGTTGGCATACTAGGTGGTACAGCAGGAGCTGCTGCTTCTGGCGGAGGTGCGGCAGGTGCTGGCTCTGCTGTTGGTTCAGGTGCTGGTTCTGCTGAAAAATTAAGTTTACTTAAAACATCCGTTCCGTTTTCTTGATCTTTAATAGTAACATAATCTTTGATAATATTTCTTACATCCGAATCAGGGTTAATATCAGCTAATTCTTTAAACACATCGACAAGCTCTTTATCATCTATAATTTCTGACAAACTTTCAATGGCATTTGTGCCATCTGTTCCTACTGGAAATTCTTGAGCTAGCAAACTGTTTAATTTTTCAATAGCCACCGATTGTTCTTCTTGATTATTACTAAAAATATCGGGACCTTCACCTAAAATTTTGTTAAGATAATTTTCAAATTGTTGTTCTACATCTAAAGAATGTTTTTCAATAGATACTGGTGCGGAAGATAAATTGCCAGTTTCTTCTACTGAAACAAATTCGTCAAAATTCATTTCTTTTATTGGATCAATATCTTGGCCGACTATTTTATAAATGTAAGGAAATACACCTTTTAATTCTTCATTAAATGTCTTAATTGTTAACCTGTCTACCCAATCGTTAATAATGTCTTCTGGAATTTCTTGTACTTCTGATTTAGTAAACGATTCACTAAAACTCTGATAATAAGAGTGTTTTTGTAACTGATTTATTTCTTTTTTAACTTCTTCTATTCTTTCAATTACTCTTACAGTAATGTCACTCATTGCTTCTGACACAACCGGAGTTCTTCCTACATAACCCTTAAATTTTCTAAGATTAGACAATTCTTCGCTGAGACTAACAATATATTGACCGATATCGTCGTAAGGAATGCCGCCGTTTCTAATATGTTCGGCCATAGCCCTTGCACCGTTAATATGGCGCATTGGGTATTTAAATCTTTCCCCTTGAGCATTTTCAATATAAATGCTTTCGATGTGCATGGTTCTACCAGCTGGGATGTTTGGATTAATTGGCTGAGTATGTCTAATAATTAACTTAGTCTCTCCTAAGTCCTGATAACTGGTTTTTAAACTACCCTGCAACTTACTTTCAGTCATTTGTGAATCTCCACGTTTTTGAATATTTGTTAGGTTCAAATCTCTCACTTCAAAATTAAGAATCTTTTGTTTAGCAAATTTTCGTAATTCTTCTATAAAATTAAACCATATAGTTTTTATTCTGCTGGATTGATCTTTAATTACATCATTGCTAAACATTACTGTAAGACCGTCTTCTTCGGTAAGATCAATTCTAATACTGCCCAACGATATATTATTCTTTTTGAATTCAAAATCGAACTGACGAGCTAATTTTTCTTCGTCAGTAGGGTTTCCTTCTGCATCTTTTAAGCTGACCTTAGGAAAGGTGGATCTTAATTTTGCAAACAGTTCTTGAGCAGCTAAATCTAAGTTTTTTTCCATACTGATATTTATCCAAGCATACTTGAAACAAAAATGGGCATAGGAAGCTCGTAATCCTCATCCTCTAAGCCCTCATTAGAACTGAAAGTATCAAAGACTCTGCTATCCCAATCTGCTAAAACTTGGCTCATACGTACAATAAGCAGTAATGCACTTACTAAATCGTCTTGTTCTCCAGCTTTAGCTTTAAATGTAATACCGGCGGCTACAAATGCTTTAAGCTCCGATATAAGAGGTTTAGAGTGAATCTTCATTTTACCTGATTCTACAAGGTATTTTAATCTTGCTGCCGCAGAAATTTTAGTTTTATGTGTAGTATTGAACCCTTTTCTAAATTTTCTCACATGCCCTTTTCTTATAGGTTCGCTGACAAAAAGACCTGGAAAATGTTCTTCTCCTATGTCTCTAATACAGATTAGTCCAGCTTCTCCAATATTGTTATTTTCTAAGCTCCAATATATATTTCGACTATTATCATCGCCTACACAATCTTGTAAGTATTTTAATATTTCTTTTAAAATTTTTATTTGTCCTTGAATAGGAGTCAAATTATGCTGCCATTCGGCAACCTGAATGAAACTAGGTAGTTCGAACACTTGAATGCCTGCACTATTGCCACCAGTGCCTAAACTTGGATCTAACGCAATTGCATAAATGTGATCTTTGCTAGGAGTCTTGTACCAGCGTGTTTGCCCCATGTTCATTATAGGTTGCTTGCCGTCTAATCCGGCAAGACAAATACTGCTAATTAGAGTTTCGTCATAAATTAAGAATTCGCAATTATATTCTCTACGAAATCGTTCTTCACCAATGCGTCCACGTTCTTGTGAAGCCCATGCATCGTCACGATCTGGATGTTCATCCCAAGTACATGTAAAAGGAAAAAAGCCGTTAACTCCTACATCTTGTTCATTGCCAAATTCGTCAAATTTTTTGTTAGCTTCTTTCCAAATTGTAGCAAAGGTATCTTCGTCACTGTTAGGGGTACTAGTGATAATAGCTTTACCACCAGTAGCCAATGTCGGAGAAATTGATGTCCAAAATTCGTCAGCAATATTAGGTGGTACAAAAGCAAACTCATCACAGTATAGTAATGAAATACTCATACCACGACCTGTATTACCTGTAGTAGTAGTTGATATAATACGACTACCATTATCAAACTCAATACTGCCTTTGTTATAGTTAATTACACCGCAGCGTATATGGTCTGGACAAAGCTCGTAGGCATAACGAACACGTTGCATGATTTCCTGCGAACCTGTATATTTGTGTGCAGAGATTAATATAGTCTGGTCCGGGTGAAACATAGCATACCACAATAAGTATCCGGCGGCACAGGTAGTTTTACCCATTTGCCTAGGTAACATATTAATATTAAATCTATGCCCGTGATATGCATCTAATAATCTTGACTGATAGTCATACGGCTCGAACAGCATTTTTCCTTTTACAGGGTGCTGTATGTAAAAAAAGTTGTCGCAAAAATAATGATACCCGTTGTCAGTATCTGCACATTTTAACAGATCCTCTATTTGAAGTTCTGTAAAGGTTTCTTTTGTGTGTGCCTTTTTAGTTAGGACACCATCCAAACTTTTGCTTGCCATAGTTTTATTTACAAAAAAATAGCCCCTTAATGGGGCTATTTGGTTAGTAGCGTATGTTTTTAACTGCGATTTTTTATGTCTTCATACATTGCATGAAGTTTTGTTTTGTAGCTTTCTAAAGCCATAGGATTATCACCTCTATATGGTTTATCGCTGTAGCTGTCTTTTGATTTGTGAAGATCGTCACCGTGATCTATAGGAAAATTATCTTGTCCTAGTTGAACGTCTGGACTATTAGCATATTCATCACCTAGTACCGGTTCTTTCTTCATTACCATCATACCTGGCATGTCAATGCCAGGAGAATCCATGTCATGGTCTCCATGATCGTGATCTATAGAATCGTCGCCCTTTTCTAAGTTTCTAAGAATATTCATTAGGTCCCTAATTCCGCCGCTGCCTGATCCGTTCATACTAACATTCATGCTAACATTATCTTGTTGCTTGTTCATGCTAGGCATACTCATTGGTCCCATGCCACATTCGTCCATATCTTGTTCTAATTGATCTGCTAAAACATCAAGACTCTCGTCTTTTTTACCCATTGCCTGTTTGATAGCTTTGTCTTTAGATCCCATGTACTCGTCTTTGCCTGATTCAATTTCGCCGTCACCGTCGTAATCTTTATCTGCTTTATCTGATTCTTGCACTGGCTGGTCTAATTCAGCCATGCGAGCCATTAATTCTTGAAAATTCATTTTGTTTTTCCTTTTAACACACTTTGCGAAGCAGAAACTTTTTCTGTCGATGATGCTTTTTCTTTTGGTGAAGATTTAGCAAGTATTTTATCATTTACACCCTTGTATTGTGTTGGCTGAGTTTCTTTACTAATCTTAGCTAATTCTTTGAGCAGACTGCTGATCTTTTTCTCTCCTACTAACTCTTGATTATTTTCTTTTTGATAATCTTGACTTAGTAATGCAGATTTTTTACTGTCGTCAGACATATGTTCATTGTTTAATTCAACTTCATCTTCTTCTTTTAAACTACGCACACGTAAGCAGCAGGGATCTATACCTGTTTGTTCTGACATGTAAGCAGTTAGCACTTGACTAGTTGTAGGATAATCTAATTCTACATCAAAAATGGTCATGTGGGTGTTTTCTAGTGTAGGAAAATCTGACAATTTTGCCTGTATTGGTGTAGTTTTTCCTTTGCTAAAACTAGACACTTTATACTTGTCCAAAGCAGCCTTCATAGTATCTTCTATATGCTCGGGTAATTCCCCAGCAATTTTAATTTTAAAAGAGTACTTTTTTTCTTCTACACTTTCAGTAAGATATTCTTTAAACGATTTCATATAGCAGTCCTAATAGTGTATTTATTTCATATTCTTCAGTTTTTCCAACAAGCTATTTCTATCTGAGATAATAACGCTGGAATTTGTAATATCTTGGCTTTCATCGCCTTTATCATTGTCTAGCTTTTGTTTCTTTAATTGTAATTCTACCATTTTGAGCTTTTTGTCTATTTTTGCTGCTTTAGCATCAATGGCATTCTTTAACATAGTGCTTGCAACTTCGAATACTCGCCCACTATATCTAGCTTCTACATTCATGCCTAAATCCATTAAGTCATCAAATGCATCTGTAGCTCGTTGAGCAAGCTCGTCAAATTCTTTATCGCTGATGTCGCCTAATCCTTTAACTTGCGGCAAAGCCGCTGCAATCTTATCAAACTCGCTGATATCTCTTAACAAAGGTTGTGTGGCTTCTACAGCTTTACTCTTTTCTTCTTTTTTAATTAGCTTTTTGCTTTCTGGTAAATTTAAGACTTCTTCTAGCTTTTTCATATAATTACTTATCTTAAACGACCGTTATAAAATAAATCTTGTTCATTTAAAACTCTAAATTTTATGCCTTGCTTTGAGCACCACGATTGAGCTGCTCTCCATTTAACTTGATTCTTAGCCCATTGTAATTGATTATTACGATTTTTGCCGGCTTTTTCGAGCAAGGTTTGACTTTGAGGTTTAATTTCTATTAGCTCGACTTGCATTATACCTTTTTTATCTGCATATTGTATAAAGAAGTCTGGAACATATACAGTTTGGCGACCAGTAAACGGATCTTTGTAAGGAATTTTTACTGCTTCGCTAGCCCATTTTAATATTCTAGGATCTTTATCACAAAAATTCATAAAGTTCCATTCCCAACTACTTCTATATGTAGGAGAACTATTACCTACATACTTTTCTACGTTAGTGACTGTAAACTTTCCTCTTGCAAATTTGGACATTATTGTGCAATATTTCTGCTTTCATATGTAACTTCAGAAGTCAATGTCTTATAACCTAGAAAGCTTGTTTTTTCTCTATATAAATTTATAATCTCAGTGACTACTTGACTAAGCTGAGCACCATTTAATCCTTTCAAGGTATCTATAAGTTGCATAGGATTAACGTTGTCGATTCTAGCTTGATTTAATAAAACTATAGCAGTGCTTTTTGCGGCTTGCTCATCAAACCCATTCTTTAAGAAAAACCCTAACACTGCATCTATTTGATTGCTAGGAAAGCTTACTTGATGAGTAAAATATTTGTTAAAAAATGTTTTTACTTCGTCTGCACTATCTGTAGGAGACTGCGGTGGTAGATTCGTTCTAGTGTTCATATTATGGATTTAAATTTCTAGGCTGAGCAACTGTAGGAACTGATGAATCACTTACTGGAAATGTTGTATTTCTTACAGCGCCGGCACTATTTCCAGTTACTGTGGATAAACTTCGATTGGTCACGTTAGTTAATTCTTCTGTTATACCAGTTCTACTTAATTGTTGTGAATTATTATAAGTGTTTACCGCAGTTATTGCAGTAGCTACAAAATTTGCAGGACTAGAAAATGCCTGACCGGATGCTACAGATCCAAACACAGAACTTGCTCCTGCTAGTACTCCGCCTGCGCCAAATAAAGATCTGGTGCCGCCACCAGCTAACGATATAGGACTCGGCACTGTATCATAATGATCGACTCCGAATCCTAACGGATTTCCTTGAGACACTAAACCATTTTCGTAGTATACTGACTCATAAGCTAATGTCATTGATTGCTCACCTGTGTTATTACTGGTATAATCTAATGAATCGTGATTCCAGGAAGTAATTAATGGATTTACTAAAGTATAACTGTTCCAATACTTTCTGGCCATTTGGTATATAACCACACTGTCAAAAAAAGGTATAGAACTGTTATTATCTAGTCCAAATGGAGATTTAATGTAATTCTTTCCTAGAGTGGCTGTTCTAAAATAATTACCTTGAATTTTTGATGCTATTGGATCGGCATAATAATAACTAAAATAGTTTTCCCATAATTGTCGTGTAACGCCTAGGTTGTCATCGTGAAATTTAATACTAACTGGTTGATAATCAATTTTTGTTTGAACAACTTTTTTTCTATTGTATTGATTAGCAGTTTCGGAACTTATTGTAAATTTTGGTAAGTCAGCTGATTTTACTAGGATACCTATTTCATTTTGATGTTGGAATTTAAAGTTTAAACTTTTAAGAGCGTTAGTGTTTATTTTAAAAAACACATGAAATAAAAATTTAGATTTAGGTGCTAATCTAAAATTATCATCGACAAAGGTTCTAGCAGCGTGTCTAAAATCTCCAAGGTTTCCCTTAGGATTGAAGAATCCACTAACAAACTGACGTAAGGCTTTATTAGACATACAATTATTTATCGAACAATATTAACTACGTAGTTAATACAAAGTCATAAAAAAGCAGCTTTTCAGCTGCTTTTTTATTAACGTCTTCCGCTGCCTGTAGCTAATACACCTAGTGCTCTTGCTACATTAGTGCCTACTCCAGTGCCTTGTGGTGTTTGTACACAGTTGTCTGGTTGAATTGTTAAATCGATCATAGCAGGTCCTTGTTCACCGTAGCCTAAACTTTGATAGTTTACAGTTGTTAGGTAACAACCATAACATTCCCAAGTTTCTAGAACAGTAACGGTGTCGGCGCCGTTACCACCGTCTAACATTTCAAGACGCAGATTAAACTTATAATCAATAGCACTTGCTGCACTACTCTGCTCAAGAAAGTCAAATTGTTTCTGTAATTGTTCACCAACAAGTTTTTGCACATTATTACTAACATCATCACGTAATGTAATTGCAATAGGTTGCCATGTGTGCTTGCCTGCATAATTGATTTTACTGTTGTAAATTTCAATTACTTGGTTTGCAAACTGTACTTGTGGTCGAGCCGCAGTTTGTACTTGTTTAGTTAGTTCAGTAGTAGGAGTAGAAACACCAAAATTTTCAAACATCACTCTAAAGCGATATTTTAGTTTTGGCATCAACATCCCTTGCGATGATGCAGACGCATCGCTTGCTAGAGGAACTGTAAATTTTGATAATGATGAAATTGCCATATTTTAATCCTTTTATTTTAACCTAACGATGCGATTTCGCCAGTATTCTTTAAACGCAATGGAATATAAATGAATTCAATCGCCTTAACCGGTTCAATAGCAATATCGATATACAGCTCGTTACGATCAATTCTGCTTGGAGTATTATTGCTTTCATCGCAAACAACAATGTAATCATAAATTGCTCTTTGTCCTACTAATTCTAACATCAAGCTTTCAACTGCTGCCTTAATTTCATCTCTGGTAATCTTATCATTTGGTTCAAAGATGTAAGGTTTGGCTAACGCATTTAACTGTCTACGTAGATAAACTACTAATCGAGCTACATTAATTCTGTCTAATGCACTAGTGCTTCTTGATCTAGTTTTTTGACCATAGTTAACTAATCCTGTACCTGTTAAGAAAGTTAAAGGATTAATCTTTTGTGAATACAATGTGTCACGTTGTCCGGTGTTAAGCGAAACTGAAGTGAATTCCCCTTCGCTAGTTACATAACCAACTGATGTCGCATTAGTAATGCCACCTCTACGTACACCTGCTGGTGCGAACCAAGGATAAGCCACTTGATCATTTAAAGCAATAGTTCTTAGCATCATGTGACTTGGTGGAACAACAACATTGTTTCCAAAGTTATCGCTGGTAAAGCCCCATGGGTAAAACATAGCCATATATTCGTCAAAGCTAACTGCTCCGACGTCATTATCTTCAGTTGCACCATTTTCATTGCTTGCCCAACTTAGTAGACTCGTAGCATCTGAAGTCAATCTAGGAGGTGTGTCGCCTACTACAAATGCTGTAAGTCCTCTATCATAATTTAGAGTAATTAATTCACCGATTAGTTCAGGATATCCTGGACAAGCGATTAAGTTAAACACCCTGCTTTCTTCGTCTCTAATTTGTTGATTACTGTTTACTAGAGCTTGAAGTGCTCTGACAACCACTGCACGTTGGGATTTACGTCCTAAACTGGCAGTACCGTCCGCTTGATTTGGACTTTCAGTTACCCATCTGTGCGGATAGTAACTAGTCATTGCTTCATCACCGAATCTTCCATTAGTATCGGTAGTGTCAATATAGTTACGTACAAATCTCTTTACATTGAATCCGCTTCTACGTGTATTCCATAGCAGCATACCTCTTGGATACAGTGCAGGATCAGGAGCATCTGGATCTATGTATTCGCTGCCTAATAGATCCGAAATAGTTGATGCAGTGTCACTATCCTCTCCTGTTACACTCCATCGAGCATCTGCAAATAAAATACCATCTTCACTGGTTTGATCGCTAGTATCCACTAGTACCCATTTGTTTCCTGAAGGAATAGAAGCATTGTACTTGTAGATAGTTGGGAAATTTTCTAAATCGCTAGTATCGATCCAAAGATCTCCTGTTACTAAAGCACTGGTCCCATCGCTTTGTGTTTCTGGTTTAGTAGCACTGACAATTGGACCAGCTGCATCTGTGCCTGTATAAGGATTTCCGCCGGATCCAAATTTATATCCAACCCAGCTGGTACCATCATGAATTAAAATATCGACTTCGTCAATTACAGAATTATACCATAGAGTTCCGTCTTCTGTTAAACTTCCTGGTGCATCTACGTTTGCAACATAAACTAGCGGATGCCATAACGTTGCAATAAAACCACCAATGTGAACACTATCGCCTGCTGGTACACTTTGTAGATTAGCAGTACCAGTACCAAAACTAGGACTACTTGGCTCGTAAACATAGGCAACAAATCCAGCTTGTGTTAGTGTACTATCAGTAACATCAACTAATCTAAAATCGCCGCCCTGTGCGTGACTGATTACAACTTTGTTCAACACATCGACTTCTGCTTCGATGTTAGCGAACCCTGCTGCGTTAATTGCTGCTGCAAGTGTTGCAGCATCTGCACTTGTACCGGCAGCAGTCCATGTTACACTAATTGATGATAGTATATCGGATCCTGCATCAGATTCTGAAATTGTAAAAGTTTTAGAACCAGAAGTAAAAGTTCCTGTTTCAACACTTGAAGTTTTAATACTAGTAGAACCTGTAGCTGATCTACGGAATAGTTTAAAGTTTGCTTTAGTTGGAGTAGCATCTGCTCCTAAATCTTCTGTATAGTTAGTTTGTACGTAGCAAGTTCCTGCGGCTAAATTTGCGCCGCCGCCTGCACTATCTAAACCATACAATGCTGAATGTCCGTTGGCATATAACGCTGCTGATACAATTTCCCATAAACTTGTTGCCGAATTATAACGTTTTAATTTTAAATCTGCTCCCAAATTTGGTGTTGTTGTCTTAATCCACACACTTCCGGTTGGGCGTACAGATTGACCAGCTGCTGGAGATAATTTCCAAACAGGAACTTGAGTATGTTTACTGATCTGTAGTTCAGGAGCATAGTAAGTTCCAGCAGTAATACCAATATCTGTTAAAATAGTTCCTGAAATTGATTGAATATTAATTGCATTACTTTGACTGCTGTCTTCGGGATTTAAACCTATCTCAGCATTACTTGTAATTTCTACTTTTCCGTTAGTAATTAGTGCTTTGACACCGTCCACATTAGCAGCATTAATTGCTGTTGCTAGTTGAGATACAGTAGTTCCGCTAAAAACAATATTAACTCCATTAATTCTAATCGTTCCGCTAGATAACGTAGGATTAGATTCTGTTCCTGTTAATACTGGCCAAGAAGCTGCCCAATCACCTGATCCTACTTCTACCCAAGTACCTGCACTAATACCGTATTCTGAATTTCCTCTGCTCTTATACCATACAGTCATCGGATGAGTAGTTGCTAGAGCAGGTGTATCCGCAGTACCGTCTGCTGCTACAATAGCGTAATCGCCAATTGATCCAATACTAGCTACAGGACCACCGGTGCCTAAGTCGACTTGACTAAGTGCATTAATAATTCTTGGAACTTTATTTGTAAATTTTTGTCCACCGGTTACAGAAGCTGCTGCACCATTCCATTCAAAAATACCAAATTTACTTGCGGCTAAATCTAACCAATGTGTTCCATTTGCAGCATCGGCAGTTGGTTCGTCTGCTGATGCAGTTAGTGCGTCTAGATCTACATCAGCACGTACAACATATGCACGATTGCTAACGCCTAATAAGCTATAGGCCGCTTGTAAACCATATTCATTTTGTTCTCCTGCATGTACAGGATTATTATTTGCATCGGTCTTGAATACCGGATCACCAAATGTATCCACTAAGTCTTTTTGACTTGTCATTAGATAGACTGTGCCAGCATTTGCTTTTAAGGTTCCTGGTGCAGTTCCGGTGCCTGCGCCATTTAATTTATTCTGAGCAGAAGCCACAACAATTAAAGGAACGGTTCCTGGTTCTGCTGGTGTGTAAAACGATTCGTCAATAACGCTGACTTCTACGCCTGGTGATGTTAATGCCATCTGAATCTCCTTGGAGTTTTGTTCAGTAGTATTTATTGTCAAAACCAAAAATTAACTGGTTATAAGTAGTAGAAAAGGGATAAAAAAGGTGTGGTATAAATAAAATTATGACCAGACCATTGTGTTTATGTGGATTCCGACCAGCAGCAATTAACTATATTAAGAATAATAAAACTTATTATAGAAAAAAATGTGAGGCATGTTTAAAGGCCGGAGGAATCGCTGCTGGAGTACCAAAATGGTACCTAAGTGGTTATAGAAAAAAACTAGTCTGTGACAAGTGTAATTTCAAAGGTAGACATTTAGAACAATTTAATGTGTTTTATATTGATGGAAATCTAAACAATGTTAAGCACACAAATTTAAAAACAGTATGTGCTAATTGTCAAAGAGTGCTACACAAAGAAGGAATCATTTGGAAACAAGGTGATCTTCGACCTGATTTTTAAGTTGTAAAAACAACTCATCTATAGTCCCGTTATTATCTATATCGCCATCGATGTCTTTATGTCCTACCCAACTATATTCACTAGCATGAATTTGCGCTTGATTAAGATGCATTTTACTTAACGCCCATTTCATATTAGTCGGGCCTTGATTGTGTGAAAGTGCATATTCATACCAATCAGGATCTAATCCTCGTTTTATTCTGAATACTTTGCCTCCTGCATTTTTAATCGCAGAAATTTCGTTGGGGAAACGAACATCAGTAATTACTACATTGTCGTTGGTTTTTCTTATTTTATTTTCTAAACTAGCGATCCAGATGTCGTTATGAAATCCATTGCGGCAAACTTCAGTTCCCCAAAATTGAAGTATATATCGAGGAGTAATTGATTTTCCTAATCGTTCGCTCCACCATATATCGGGTTGTTCTCTCCATTCTCTGCTTTCTTTAGTACGACCTTCTAGTAATGTTCTGTCCCACCCAAATACACAAGCCACAGCATCTTTTAATGTAGAAGCAAATGAGTCTCTTCTAAAACCGTGAAAATTTACAAGATAGTCTGCGGCAGTGTCTTTACCTGAACCAATGAATCCTAAAAACCCAATAATCATAGTGTCTCCTAACACTATAATTTATTATATTTTTGTTACAATGTCAATAGATTAGACGCCGTATTTGTTTCGTTTAGGCTGAGCTACCGGACTTACAGTATTGATAGACTTTAATTCGGAACTAGGACCTTTTGCTACCAGTGTCTTTCCTGTTATTCCTTGATTTTTGGCTGCTCTATTAACAATTTCTTCGTCAGCATCGGTGTACATCCAAACTGCTGGAACGTCTTTTGCTGGTCCTTCCTTGGGTGCAGATTTCTCAGGTTCACCGGCCATGGCAATACCCAGTCTGTACATTTGATAATACTGATCTATGCCTGTAAATTGTTTGGCATGAGGAGCTGCTTCTCTTGAGCTTTTACTTAATTTCTTTTCAGCAGCTTCGTTAATTACTTCTAATATCTTCATGTTAACCTATGACAAATGTATAACCTGTACCACCAGCAACTAATAATTCTAATTCTTTTTCTAATTTTTCTATTTCTTCTTTGCCTGCTGCTTTTAAATCGCCACCGTTTAGTTGTCCTGATCCGCCTGGACCAGCAATAGCGCCAAATTTGCTACGTGCTTCACCTAACATCATTTTACAGTTTGCTAGAGTATAATCTCTAATCCATTGTTTGGCTAGGTAATCCTCCATAATTACGTAGTCAGGTCTATAATTCTGACATCTTAACATAATCACTTCGCCTTCTGTAAAGGGACGTTGTAGAATTCTTAAAGTATGAGTGGTTGGAATCCATTGAAACTCAATATAGCTACCAAAAATTCTTCCTACCATTTCTTGATAGCTGGCAAACATATAATAAGTGGCTATACCTCCTAACATGGTGCTGTTTAAAAGATAAGTGTTAGTATATGCTAAATTAAAAGGCTCAAAATTTGTGCCTGTGCCACCGCCAGTTCTAGACCCTAATGTGCGTCTAAACACACTTTGAACATTTACGATTTCCTCAGGAAGTTTATAATCATTTTTATCTTTTTCTAAGGTCAAGAACATATAGCTTTCTTCAACACTGTTAGGGCTTCTTTGCCTAAATTTGCTCATTGTTCTTTCTAGTGCAGTTTGATAATGTATAGGATCTAATTCTACATCGACCATACCGTCGCCCAGCATGGTACGACAAAAATCATATATATTTTGCTTGATTTCTTCAGGATTATTTGCCATACGAATCTCCAGTAGTATTTATTCGCTAAATATTATACTATGCCGCGTTTATCATTATTTCGTCCTGAAAAGGGCAATGACTACAAATTTATAGATCGTCAGATTTCTGAAATGTTTCAAGTTGGTGGAACTGATGTTTATCTACACAAATATTTAGGTCCGAAGAATACCAGCGAAGCTGAAGCTACAGCAGACCAACCTCATTATGACGTAGTGAAAGAAACAAATATTCAGGATCTGTTGTTTTTAGAAAATCGCGATAGAAAATACAGCGAAGATATCTATAGAATTAGAGGGCACTATCAAGTTCAGGACATTGACTTTAATTTAAGTCAGTTTGGGTTATTCTTAGATAATGATATGGTTTACATGACTGTGCATATTAACAATTTTGTAAGCACTGTCGGACGTAAGCCGTTAGCAGGTGATGTTTTTGAATTTTTACACTTAAAAGATGAATATGCATTAAACGAATTTGATACTGCTATGCCAAGATATTTTGTTATTGAAGATGTTGGTAGGGCAGCAGAAGGATTTAGTGCTACGTGGTGGCCGCACCTATATAGATTAAAATTAAAGAAAATATCCGACAGTCAACAGTATGCAGATATTTTAAACAAACCGGCTAATCAAGATGCTAATTTTGTAGGCGATTATGATAGTTCTACTACCTACCAAGTAGGTCAGATTGTAAGATACGAAGGAACACTGTACACGGTTACAGCAGAAACTACAGGTAACGTTCCTCCTAACGCTAGCTATTTTTCAGTGTACAGTGGAAATACTATCGAAAATATTGTTAGTAATAGAGTAAAAAATTTAGAAATCAATGATGCAATTTTATCACAAGCGGAGGCAAATACTCCAAAAAGTGGTTACGAAACACAACAATTTTATACTCTAGCAATAGACACTAACACTGGACTACCTTTATTACGCACTGCTGACGAAACAGATATCGATGTTAGTCAAGAAACTAGTCATAGTCCAGATGCTAGTGCTATTCATGCTAGACCACAAAGATCTGGTTATACTGGTTATCTATTAGGAGACGGTGTTCCTAGTAACGGCGCAGATTTTGGCCATGGTATAGCTTTTCCTACTACTGCAAGAGATGGGGACTTTTTCTTGAGAACAGATTTTTTTCCTAATAGACTGTTTAGATTCAATGGAAGCAGTTGGGTTAAAAAAGAAGATGCTGTGCGACATACATTAACTAACACTGATACTCGTTCGACACATAGGACCAGTTTTATTAATAATACTAATACTGCTGTAATAAATGACGAAGTTGTCGAAGAGCGTCAAAGTTTAAGTAAAGCATTAAAACCTAAGGCGGATTTTTAAATGCAGTTTTTCTACGATGGTCAGATAAGACGTTACTTATTACAAATAATAAGATTATTCAGTAATTTCACAGTCAAATACAGTGACGGAACTTTAAGAAGAGTTCCAGTTTCTTATGGAGATGCTGATAGACAAGCAGCATCCGTGATTAATCAAAATAGTGAAAACACTCTGGCTAGTGCTCCTAAAATTGCTGTTTATATTACTGACTTAGATTTAGACAGAACACGTTTGGGTGATCATAGTTTTGTTAGCAAAGTACACATTAGAGAACGAGATGTCGAAAACGGAAATTATACTGGAACACAAGGAGCCAATTATACTATAGAAAGATTAATGCCTACTCCGTTCATAATGACTGTAAAAGTAGACATATGGTCTACTAGCACCGAACAAAAACTGCAACTATTAGAACAAATTTTAACTTTTTTTAATCCTAGTCTTGAGATACAAAGCACTGATAATTATTTAGATTGGACTAGTTTAACTGTAGTAGAATTAGAAGATGTGGCATTTACCAGTAGAACTGTTCCTCAAGGTACAAGTATATCTATTGACATTGCTACTATAACTTTAAAAACTCCAATCTACTTAACACCACCAGCTAAAGTTAAAAAGTTAGGAATTGTAACAAATATTATTGCCAACGTTTTTAATTCAGGACAAGATTTAGAACCAGGATACATAGAAGGGTTAGGCATTGATACTAATGTAGGACAACAGAGTTTAACAGGATTTTTAGGATCTGAAAAAGTTAATGCAGGCAATTTATCAGTAGTAGTTTCTGGTAATGATATAAGACTCACTAATCCTACTGCAAGCTCTGGATACATAAGTTGGACTGTTTTGTTAGACATGCATCCTGGAAAATATCAAGCAGGATTAAGTAAAGTATTTTTATATCAAGAAGACGGAACCGAAGTAGTTGGCTATATTACCATAAATCCTATAACAGGAGACGAAACGGTAATGACCGCTAACTGGGATGTAGATACTTATCCAACCAATGATGCTATACCTGGGCCTTCAAGAGCATCGGCTAGTTGGGGAACGTTTGATGCCGTAGTAGATCCGCTAAATGCTGGGCCAAATGGTTCAGGACTTTCGCCTGTCGCAGGTACTAGATATCTAATAATTGACGATATTGGGCACGTTAATAATAGCGATGGAGCAGATGCATGGAAAAATTCTGACAATTCTGATTTCGTTGCCCTGGCTAACGACATAATTGAATGGGACGGCAGCGAGTGGCACATCGTATTTTCTGCTCAAGATAATTCAGATAACTTGATTTATCAAACTAATATCTATACACTAGTACAATATAAGTGGAATGGTATTAGTTGGGTAAAGAGTTTCGAAGGCGAATACCCAAGAGGCGAATGGAGACTAGAACTATAAAAGATTCGATTGAATGCTCGGGTGCATTTATTTTTGCAAGATCGACTCGCAGATTTTTGTTTCTACAAAAGCGTCACGGAAAGCACAGTGATAACTGGGTGCTAGTCGGAGGCACTAACAATCAGGGAGAGACTATTTTTCAAGGTTTACAAAGAGAAATAGAAGAAGAATTAGGACATGTTCCTGATATTTTAAAAACAATACCTTTAGAAAAATTCGTAAGTAATGATAGCCTTTTCAATTTTCATACATTTTTTTGTCTAGTAGAAAATGAATTTATTCCTATTTTAAGTGACGAACATCAAGCATGGGGATGGTTTCAATTAGATTCGCCTCCTAAACCTTTACATAAGGCATTGGATCTTAGTCTTCGCAATAAAATAATTCAGACTAAGATCCAATCAATCATAGATATTTCTGACAGTCTTTAAGCTTGCGCCTCACCCCAACGTAAAATAATATTAGAATTAACAGTTGTACCAGACGCTTTATAAACGTTAATTGCTAACACATCAGGCCCATTTGGATAAGTTCCTCTGCCACCCAATGTAGTATTAGTAAGTTCTTTTAATTCTGCTAGATCCAGTTCGCCGCTTTCTCCAGGTTGTGAAATAAATGAAAATACTGTTTCTCCTGGTAGTGCATATGGTGGTTGACCAAATCTGAAGGTAATTACTTCTGCTGGAGATTGAGCAGAAATACTAGTTTGATTAAATTGAACCCTATAGTAAGTTGTTCCATTAAATGTTTGTTCTGTGCTTACATTACTAATTCTAGTACCTGCTGGAAAATCACTTAATAATGTAGTTGTTCCTAAAGTTGTTGTTAATGTTCCGGCTACAACTGATGTCGAAACAACAAAAGTAAATGTAGTTGCACCCACAGTTGCTACAGTCCAAGTTCCATTAAGTTTAGTCTGTTCTGTTCCTGTAGCACCTGATATAGTAATTCTATTACCTACTCCGATTACGTTAGCAGTAGCGGCTATAGTACCAGTTACAGTTGTTGTTCCGTTGCCAATAAAATTAGTTATTGTTAAACTACTATCTATAGAAACTTCTGTACCTACTCCTGCACCATTAGTATTCACTAAATTAGTCCAGCTTGCACTAGTAAAAAAAACAAAGTTTGTGTTACCTGTACTTTGTCTTACACTTAGCTGCACGTTAGCAGCAGCATTTACTGAGCTAGTACTGTTTAAACTTGTATTGACTTGATAGTAAGGAGTGTGGCTAAAAGTTATTGTTCTACTGCCTGAAATACTAGCCGCTACTCCACTAAAGACAACTCTTGTATAAGTTATTCCTGCAAATGATCTTCCAGTGTTAATTGTATTGATCGTTCTAGGTGTAGGAAAGGTAGTTGCATCATTAGTAGTTGCTCCTACTATACTACAATCTAAAGGCAAATTATTCCAACTTGAAGAAGTAAAATATAAATTGTCTAAATTATTTGAATAAGTTCCGCCTAGACTAAAAGTAGCATTGCTATCTCTACTTGCTCCAAAAGTACTTGCACTCATTGTCAAAGTATAATATGTTCTGCCACTGGCTGAACTTGGTCCTGATACATTGGTCACATATGTTCCGCTTGGGAAGCCACCGCCGTTGATGGTCATTCCAACTGTGGAGACAGGATTTACATTGTTGGACCATTCAAAGGCTCTAGCATAATAAAGATTAGTGCCAAAGGATATATCAAATTCTAACCTCACATTACCAGTAGTAAGTTGGTCAATAGTTGTGGCTGTAGGACTGCTGCTAGCAGAAATAGTAGTAATAGTTGTTCCAGAAGGATACTTACCGTCGTTTATGGTTGATCCGGTGGTAGCACCAATACTAGTCCAACTAGCCTGCGTCGCGTAAAAGAAACTAGACCCTGATGATCTGTTAAATACCGAATTGTTGGGTACAGTTAAATTACCGTTGATATCTGTTTGTAATGTTGCTCCTGCTGTTGTTTGCGATCCACTGTTCCATGTTACTGATCCGCCGGGTGCTATTTGTGCAAAGCTAGGCTGGCCACCAGCTGCTAGACTGCTTAGTCCGCCCCACGAAATTTGGCTAGGATCAGTAGGATAGTTGCTAGGATTTAATACACCCTCAACAACTATACCACCAGACCCTGTATCAGATGTAATCGCTATACCTTTTAACAATAGTTGCGCACGGTTTAATAATTCTCGTTCTCCTAAATCTCCAACAATAGCATTACTAATACTTGGTGCAAGTCTAATCAGAAACGCTGTCTGTTTAGTAGTACTGACTGATACACCAGTACTTGCATAACTGAAAATATATCCTCGATCTTCATCAAATAATCCGTCCATTAGGAATGCACTACCCCAATGACTAATAATTGGGCTAGTTGTACAGCTGACTAAGATTACTCCTGTATTAAATTCGTGTGTGCTTGCTGGTCCCGCAGTAAATGTTCGTAATGACCCTGCTATAAAACTAGTCAGTGATGCAGCTCTTGTACAATTTAGCAAAGTATTTCCAGATTTTCCGTTATATGAAATGAGTTCATTGTCTATATACACAATCGCTGTCTCATTAGGAAAATCCCTAGCATCTACTAACGGTATACTAGTAGCTAGAGCACTTATAGAACTGGCTAATTTATCTCTTGCTGACTCATTATGTACTTCGTAGCGAACAGGTTGGTTACCTGTTCTCATATAGGCTTCTGTGTTAACGTTACTATTTCTCATTCTATGAAAGAAAATAAAATTGCCGTCACTGCCTCGTAACATAAAATCAATAAAACCTACAGCATACCAAGACCATTGCATACCAATCATCTGCATTTTAGTAATATCAATGTTAAATCCGCTAGGGCCTGTTCCATCTAATCTATCAATATTAAAATCCTGTTGTTTAACTACATAATCTGATACTAGACAAATTTTAGAAGCCACAGCATCTACTGCTCCTCTATAATCTGGAGCAACAGTCATTGATGTTTGACTGGTAATACGTGTAACTACATGTGTCATTCCTTTAATAACAATTCTATCTCCTGCCTTAATCTGATCTCTAAATCTAGTATTAACTCCTGTCATTAAATTAGTATCTTTGGTAATATTGACTACACCGGCTAATTGTTGAGTAGAACTACGTCTAACCACAGCAAAATCGTTACCATCATATTGGAAAAACAATCCATTTTGATCGTCATGTGTGCCTGCTCGGACAGTGGCGCCGTGCCATTGATACGTAGACATTAATGCATTTGGACCTAATACAGCAGTTGTATTCGCTAGGACTGTTTGTGCTAAGACCTTGAACTGACGTTCATTAATTATTTCAGTAACTGTATAAGTTCCGTTGTAACCAAAAGTTTCAATTCCTATAATTTTTATTCTACTACCAATTTGTAATCCATGATCAACATCATCCATTACAAAAGTAATATCCGATCCTATAGTTACATCTTCTGCTGTAGCACTTTGAATGTTTACACTAGGTGCAAACAAAGCGCCTGTACAGTAATTTACACCTTTACCTGATTGATAACGAATATATTTTTTACTCATACGAATCGCTTGCGAACCGTGCTGTGGACCGCCTGTGCCTAACTGTACACCACCATCATATGGTCGATGTACAAAGTATGCATCAGATCGTGTATAAATTGTTCCGGTAAGAGCAACTGCTGTATCAACAGTTCCAGCAGTTCTTGCTGTATACCTTAAACTTGTTACAGAAGGAACTTGCTCTACAAAAAATGGCCCTGCTGCTAATGAATGATTAGATCCGGCGCTGGTTATCCGTGTTGTTATACTTGCTCCTGGAAGTAATCCATGAGCTGTAGAAAAACTAACCTCTATTAACGCTATTCCACTATAATTTAAAGTTGTACTTGTTGGAATAGTTGCTGTTGTTACACTGCTTAATAAAAGAACAGAATAAAATGATATGCTACTACCTAATGTAGCTGTTCCAGTTACTACGGCTGCTGAACTCACTCCAGACCCACTTATTCCTGATACCGAGATAATTAAGTCGTTAGTCGGACTGGTGCCTCCTAAACTTGTTCCTAGAATTAGTATTCTATTTCCTACTCTATAATTTGTTCCAGCCGCAGAGACTGCACTAACTGTATAAGATCCCGCAGATTTACTAATAGTAAATTGTGCTCCTGATCCATTATTAGCTACGTTATTTGCGGTTAAAGATGTAAATGTAGCATCAGTGCCTACAGCGTTACCGTCATAGCTAAATGACACAATCGATCCGCTTACACCTAAAGTTATCACAGTAATTTCTAAATCATTAGCAGGACTAGCGCCACCTAAGTTTGTACCTAAAATTGTAATTACATCACCAATATTATAATCAATACCAGAATTATTCAAAGAAACGGCATAAGTACCTGCTGAAGAATCGCCTAAATCACTGCGTAGAATATTCCAAGTAGCACCTGTTCCTGTTGCTGTTGAATCTATAGCTGTAACAAAATCTTGAGATACATTGCTATAAGTAAATGTTTTTACTACTGAAGTTCCAGTAAAAGTTATGGCAGTAATTTCACCTGCTCCTCCTATACTAGAGACTGTAACTGTTATATCATTAGTTGGACTTGTACCTTCTAAGAATGTACCTTCTATCGTAAGTTGGTCACCAATATTATAACCTGTTCCTGCATTGTTTATGACCACTGTATCATAAACGTTGTTAGTTCGTGTAACATTAAAGGTAGCACTAGTTCCTGAAGCTGCTACAGTAGTACCTGATACAGACAAATAGCTAGCAGTGCCTCCGGTAAACCCTGTTGTTGTTGGTCCTGATAACGATACTGTTGATCCTACTATCTGAGTAACAAATATAGAAGTGCCTGAACCATTATCAATAGCAGATCCTTCTACTATTCCAGAAACTGAATCAAATATAATACTAGTAGCACCTGAACTAACAGTTGTATTCACAGTCTGAGTTGCAACTACACCACCAGATCCTATCACTCCTGATACTTGTGTACCAGTATCTATACCTGTTCCGGTTATTGGAGATCCAGTTGAAGGAGCGGTGCCAGTAAAGGCTAATCTATTAGAAGATATTGTTGTAGAAAAAACTGTATTAATTGTGCCAGTAGTACCATTAGAAAACACGCTGAATACTGGATTACCAACAGGTGCTCCTGTATAAAATTCTGCTTTTCTTAACTGTGTATATGTAGTTGCTAGCACTTGACCATTGCTACTTCCTACTTTAGCTGTGGCATAATAAGTAAATGTTGTTGCGCTAGGAACAGAATTCACTAAAAAAGTGCCTTCGGCTCTACTAAATCCTGTAATAGTATTTGCTAATGCTTTAATTGTAAAAGGCATACCTACTGTAAATCCATGTGCTCCAGCAGTAGTCACTGTAATCAGACTAGAACCTACACCAGTAATTGCATTACCAGTACTAGCATCAGTAGTAACATTTAGTACAGAAGTATCTGATCCTGGTACTTCATATGAACTAGGATATCCTCGTAAAAGACCAATGGCTTGCCATTTAGTAGGCTGTAGTCCATATTCAAAGTCAGCATCAAGCATACTCTGAGATGCAGCAACTCGCATACGTTCGATTGCATCTGTTCCGTAATCGTATGGCCGTACTCTAGTTTCCTTTTCTTCTACAAAAATTTGTATGTCATCAAACGCTGTCGCAGTAGACGTATCTGCTTCTAAATAAATTGTAGTTACGTAATCTGCACGATCTCTAAATGCTCCAAAATTATCATCTTTATAGAAAAAATTACTAACATAACCTGTGTCTACTATAACCGATGCCCCTAAACTTGGTGCAGCAAAATTAAAAAGAACTGTATTGCTGGTCGAGTTAGTAATTAAAAGTAAGTCATTTATATCAAATTTGCCTAAAAGTCTAATTGTAGAAACTCCATTAGACAATACAGGTAAACTGCTTAATCCGTTTTGTAAAACTGCTATAAAACTGTTAGATAATGATGTGATTCTTGATGCTGCGCCAGCTTCGCCAGCTGTTCCAGTAGTGACTTGAGCTTCCGTCACAGGACTTTGTTCTGAAGTATAAACTGATTTAGTAATTACGTAGTTATTAATTAAATTACGTACAAATGTTTGTGCAGTAATTTCAGGTAACCGATCTCCGCTTAGTTGTGAAACACTGCCATTCCAGAATCTTGATGAAATGTAGTAAGTCTTAGCATTACCTCCATATCTTAAATCATGCAAGTAAGCATCTATAACTAATCCTATGTCTCGATCACATTTAGAGTCATCATACACATACCCAGCGTAATTGTAAACTGATGAAACAACAGCAGGTAGTGTAGACAAGCCGCCATCTATAACATCTATAATAATAGGTTTTAAATTGTTAGTGATAGAAGTAGCAACACCTGCTTCAGCATTTGCACCTGTTAAATTTTGAGTGCTTGTTACAGGACTTTGATCACTAGAGTAAGCTACACCTGGTAAGATATAATCTGTGATGATTGTAAATATTTGTTCAAATCCTAAAATTTCCTGGGTAGGACTTATGAGTTGTGCTACACCACCTTGCCAAAAATTTCTAGCAATGTCAATAGTTTTTTCGTTACCACCATATCTGACATCATATGTAATTGCATCGAGTAGCAATCCTGTGTCTCTTCTACACGAAGCTTCACTGTAAGTGTATCCGGACCAAATAGGGCCGCCGCCTGCTACTTGTGCTGCTACCCAAGCAATAATTTCATCTATTATGAATTGTTTATTATTAGTTAATCTTAGTACTGCGTTAGGATAAAGATTTTCAGCATTATCTTCTGTTATTCTAGCATTAATGTACGCAACTGCTTCTGCTTTAATAAATTCTTTATTTGATTGAATCAAAGCATATGCATTAGGATAGGCGTTAGAGGAGTATGATACCCCTGGTGAAAATACATAGTCGTCTATCTTTCTTTTTCCCATTTATTTCTCCGTTATCCGCCTAATGCTATTGCTAAGGCGGCAGCTATATTGTCGACGTAATCTTTACGTGTTGCTTTAGATGCATCCGACGGTGCATCGTTGATTGTAACTTCGTCTACTGTTATGTTTGTTGTAGATATGCTAGTTGCCGTTAAAGTTGTTATTGTACTAGTCGAAGCTGTTAGATCTGTGAATATAGCTTCGCCGGCTACTGTTTGACCAATATTAACATTATCAATAGTTCCTACGCTAGATGGATTTATAGTAATCGAGCCTGATACACCTGTAGGTGAAATATTGATAGTTGCATTATTACCAGAAAATGTTACATTATCGGCTACTTGTAAACTATTTAGATTGGCTAATCCGGTGGTAGCTACTGTAGTAAATGAGCCACTACTAGGAACTGTTGTTCCGATGCTCATATTGTTAATTTCGCCTGGACTTCCTGTTTTATTAGTTATTGATATAACACCATCTAGAACAGTTAAATTATTTTGTCCAACTAATAAGTTAGTAGCAGTTAACGTGTCTGATACTTCAAATCCATATTCAGATTTTAGCGGACTTTGTATAATAGTAGTCGGTCCAGAATAAGGAGATAGTTCTCCTATAGTTTCTGTATAATTAGCTCTGAATATTAATTTTGCGCCTTGGAATTCTGTAGCTGCTGTAGCCAGTAAAGTTACATAACTGTTATTGACAGCTACAGAGAATGTAGCAACATTAGTTGCTGTACCTACTCTTCCATAGTTTAAAATATTAACAGTATTAGGACTAGCTGTTAATAATATTTTTAAAGTTTCTTTTACATTGCTGCTATACTCTATAGTAATAGTATAGTCTGCACTAGAAAAATCGCCAACAAACCACCTATCTATTTCTGTATTGTTGAATACCTGAATCCACTTGCCTTTATGAGACCAAGCAGTTCCAGACTTTATTCTTAAAGTTGAATTAGGGCCTTGACTAAAATAGTCCGAAAATGTTAACATTTAAATCTACCAATATAACAGTATTTATCACAAAATATATCGGCAAACCAATGCTTAAACATTAGCTATTTTAATTAATTTTCCGTGTTCAGGCAAATACAAGTATTCTATATCACTACGTACTAGCGTATCAATAGCATCATCCAGTGTTTCGACTAACGGATCTCCACCTAGATTAAAGCTAGTGTTAAACAAAATAGGAATATTTGTTTTTTTGTAGAATGCCGTAATTAGATTGTAAAAGTGATAGTTTTGATCTTCTGTTACTGTTTGAATTCGACAGGTACCGTCTACATGAATAATACTTGGTATTTTTTCATCTTTGCCAGGTTGACAATTTACAGCATACATCATATGAGGACTTTCATCTTTACCTCGTAGATCAAACCACTCGTGTACATGTTCTTTTAAAATAGTTCCTGCAAATGGTCTAAAATATTCTCTACGTTTTACTGCATTAACAAAATCTTTACCATCGGCATAAGTTGGGTCAAATAAAATACTACGATTTCCTAATGCTCTAGGACCGTTTTCACTACGTCCTTGGAATATAGTAACAATATTTTTACTAGTCAATAAATCAACTACATCTTCATAGGTAGCGTCTACTACTTCCCCGTCAAGAGGTTTAATTTTTTCAATTATTTCTTGTTCAGTATATGAATACACAGGTCCTAAGTATAGACTATTATCCTTTTGTTTTGTACTACTTTGCGACAATTGATGATAAAACATTAATGCAGCACCGATAGCAGTTCCTGCATCATTGCTGATTGGCTCTACATATAATTCGATGCCATCTTTACGTAATTGTTCCAAATAATAATAATTTGCCACACAATTAAGACCGTAGCCTCCACTTAATACAACTTGTTTTTTTCCGGTAAGTTCTACAGCTTTATAAATTAATTTTAGTACTTGTTCTTGGCTTTGAGTTTGAACTGCGTATGCTAGATCTCTACGACTTTGTAAATGTGTAACATCTGTCTTCTCATCTAGAACTTGTTCATCTAAAAAATTATATAACTCTGAATTTACCTTAGCGCCATTGGGGTAATTAGGAACAATTAAATTTCTATTACTTAGAGAAAATTTACCTGAATCGTCAAACAATTTTGGAAAACTATTATTTTCTTTTCCGTATGGAAACAACCCCATAGTTTTTCCTGCTTCTATACTAGAGAAACCACAAAACTCTGTTACAGCTTCATATACTTTTACTATGCCTGCTCTATCTGAAAGTAAAGCTTCGTGTACTGAGTCTTTCTCTCCAAAAATTCCTGAATCTAAATTTAGATAATGAGCACCTAGCACAGTTTCGCTTGTACCATAATTTTTATAACGTGTTTTGAATGTAGAAGGATATTCACAATCAATAATACTTTCTACTTCCCAAACTGTCATTGGTTGATCGTTATAAGAAATATTGATAAAAGTGCCTGCACCGTCCACAATAAGACTAACAGCACTATCAAATCCTGATCTATAGAATGCACATGCACTGTGCAGCTTATGATGAATAAAACTTAAATCAATAACCTGAGGGTGTGCATATATGTTTTCTTTTCTACTAATTAATCCTAATTTTCTAGCCAAGCCAGTATAAACATCGTCGCCAGTGTAGTCTACTCTGCCTGCGGTTTCATTTAGTTTTTGAGTATGGGCAATTACAAGATAGTCGATCTTATCTGTGTATTCTAAAATTTTCATCATAGATGCATAAGGACCGCCGTCGTATTTGTGACGACTTAATCTTTCTTCTTCTATGCTAAAAACAATTTCGCCATCTTTTAACAAACAGACTCCTGAATTATGTCCTCTGGCGATAGCTGCTATATATCCGGTTTTCAATTGTGGCGTATTATTCATTATTTTTTCTTTTTATCTAAAATTGTATTAATAACGTAATCTTGAATTTCTGCGGTCATGGTCATAATATTTTCATGCTTTCGATCAATTCTTTCATCTACAGTTATTCTTATAGGACTATATTCTCTAGTGTCCTCACCCATGTCTAATATATTAAAAAACGAGCAATTTGGGTAGCTGACATTAATAGGAAAAGTCGATCCCATTACTACAGTAGATTGCTTTCCTACGGCATACGCTAAATGTTGACCTACACTGTCGCAGCCAAAAAAATGATTTGCATATTTGATTACTGCTGCCCACTGTCTTAAATTTAGATTTTCAGGCGCAGCAACATCATCTTTATATTTTTCTTCTCTTAGATCCAATTTAATTTCGCTCATCATAATCACAGCGTAATTATTTTCTTGTAGTTTTTTAATTAAAGCTTTGACATCTTTATATTCTATACTACGGCTTGTAGTATCAACAAAGCTTTCGTCTATATATTGTATGCCTCTTCCAAAAGGCTGAAACACTATTACTTTTTCTTTTTTTAAAGTTTTTTTGACTTCTGATACTAGTTGTCTGCCTGTAACTAGTTCTTCTTTAGATAATAAAAGAGTAGGTTTTGGTAATTCTCTAATACCTTTTTTATTAATTTCTATATCAAATGCTTGTGCCAAACTGCATTGCTGATTGTAGTATTCCCAAACTCTGTAAGGTTCAAGACTAATGATATCTTTATCTTTGAGCTTTTCTGCGAACAGATTTTTGTGCCATACATCATAAGTTCTTTTATCTAAAGTCGGGTGACCTTTATAAAATTCAGTGCCGCCTTCGCAAACTATAATAAAATCTGTATCCCCGGATTCTTGCTCGTATTTTTCAAAAGCAGGAATTGAACAAATAACACGACCGGCGCCGCCATTAATAAAAAATGCTTTAGATCTACTCATTGAAACTCCAAAAAAAAGTCTAACGTTACTATATATCTGTTGCTAAGTAACGTTAGACTAGTTTAGAATTTATCAGTAGTATTTTGGAGGATTTGCTGGAAATGGAATTTTCCAATGATCTATTCCGTCGTACGTAGTTTCTAGATTTCGTAACCAATCAATATAATCAGTCAACGCTTGACGTTCTTCGTCGGTATAATCATTGTTAGCTAGTGATTGTTCCATAGCTCCAATCAACAATGTTGAACCTTGAATTACACTTTCTCTAGTAAGATTATGTGTTCTAAAACTTGGTCGAGTAAATTGACCGTTGATATATTTTATATCAAATGATTGATAATTTTGATCTATCGCGCCGCCAGAATAAGTATAGGTGTACGTACCTTTGTTGTCAGGTAGTGTCTCTTCATAGTCGGGTACGTCATCATTTTCATATTGATGTGTAATATAAGCAGCTTCAAATGTATGTTCGCTAGCATCAATAACTACAAAATCTGTTTCTGGATCATTGTCCACTAACAGTTCGGTACGTAAGTCAGCTTGTGATTCGGCTGATGCAGCTACATATCTAATTTCTCCAGTGGGTGTATGTACACACAAAGCTAAAAATCTTGGTCCGAAGTATGTGGCTTGCACTGTTTTATTTAAATTTGTTGTTGTCTTATATGGCTCATCTGATAAAGCTATCGTAAAAAACTTACGCATTTTTAAACTCCTATTTTTTTAATTAACTAATAAATCTTATTCTAACTGCGCCCATACCGCCACGATAACCATTGTCTCTAACGCTGTCGCAAACACCAATCCCTGGAGCTCCCCACCCGTAAGGCATAAAAGATACACATCCAGTGGCTTCATAGCAGCCGCATGGTCTGTTACTAACCCAACAATAATTAGCCATACCAGCTGCGCCGGATTGTGAATTAACACCTAATCCCATTTGTGCTCCGGTAAGTCCTTGGCCAGGAATTGGAGCTTCTGGAGCATCATCTCCGAATACATGATTAATCATAGGAGGACTAACACAACTCCATACACCACCAGGTCCTGGAATATGCATAAGGGTACAGCATCTTGATACAGCCATACCTGCACAACAATAAAAAGTAGCACAACTTAATGCACCATTTACATTTACATCTCCACCAACAGCTGATGCCACAAATGTTTGGCTAGATCCTATATTACATATAGTGCCGCAAAAGCCGCTTAATCCATTGTTAGTGCCGCAATAGCCTGCTGCAATGAAACAACAGTATCCTCCATTGCTAGTAGAGCATATACTACAGCCGCCGCGGCCACCTTGGGCACAAATACAACCGTTAGTGCCGTTACCAAACCAGCATATACAAGTAGGTTCAGAACATCCTCTAAAATTTATAGTACTAGCATCACCGCAGGCAAATCCTATTGTTCCAGTAACATAGCAACCCGATGTAACACTGATACATTTCTTAGAATAAGCTGCTGCATTACCTGGTAAACCAAATCCGCAACAACACATACGAGCACTGCTGCCTCCTGCGCCCCATACTTCTATAATAGCAGTACCTGTTCCAGGAGCTCGCCAGCAAAATCCGCCGCAAAAATTAGTTCTTATATTACCAGGCGTAAAGGTATAAATCTCACCTTGATCTAAGTTTTCCTCTGTAAATGTTCCAGTTTGGTATAATCTTTGAGCTAACAGTGTTTTCAATTGTGTTGGCATTCTTAACTCGCAATAAATTTTATTCTAATTGCTCCTGAGCCGCCTCTAGTAGCAAAATCGCATACGCTGGCACAAGGACTCGGAGCCATTCCTGGAAATCCTGGTGGAAAATGAGAGACACAGCCGTGTGCTTGATAGCAACCACACCCATATGCACTTGCATAACAGTTTGATTCGTGCGGTAAACCGTTATGAGGATGTCTGCTAGCAGCATTTAGTGCATTAAGATATTGATGGATGCCTTGACCTGAAGTATTAGCGAATTCATTGGTGTTTTCTGTGGCAAAAACTAACACTCCGCCATTTTTAGAAAAATATCCTGCAGGTGTTCTGACAAAATATGTTGTGCTACAAGTACAGTTTGGTACACAACCAAAAAATCCTGCACAACTGAACCCTCCTCGACAATTTACATCGCCGCCGAATGCTTCTGCACAACAACTAGCTATAGAAGCACCTGCGCCAAAATTACAAATCACTCCGCAATTGGTATTAACTACTGTTCCGCAAAATCCTGCATTTAAAAAACAGCAGAACAAACTAGTTCCTGAAGAACAAAAACTAACGCCGCCGCGGCCTCCTTGGGCACAAATACAAGAATTGCCTGCTGTGCTTTGATAACAAACTCCTGTGGGCTCTGAACATCCTCTAAAACAGGCAGTTGATGGATTTCCGCAAGCAAGTCCAATACAGCCAAGAACTGTACATCCTGTAACTACATTAAAAGTTTTTTTACTATACGCACCTGGATTTCCTGGGATTCCGCCGCCGCAGCAGGCTATCATTCCTCCGCTGCCGCCAGCACCCCATACTTCTAAAACTACTTGTCCTGCTGACGGTGCTGTCCAGCATACACATGCAAATTGCTTAGTTCGAACATTTGGTTCTGCAAACATCCAAATTTGTCCTTTTTCAAGGTTTATCTCAGTGTCTGCAATACTGCTTAATTTATTAGTTACTAAATTTCTAAATGATGTTGGCATTATTAACTCGCAATAAACTTAATTTTCACAGCGGCGTTGCCTCCTTGCATGCCATTATCTCTTACACCGGCTTCAAATACTGCGTTATGTCCACCAAATCCTGGCGGACTCATAGATGTGCATCCCCACTGCTCATAACAGCCGCAGCCTCTGTTACTGTTCCAACAACTAACAAATGGAATGCCTCCGGCTGGTTTTCTGCTCACTGCATTCTGCATGTACATTTGCTGATGACGTCCTGTGCCTGAGTAGTCACTGAATTCATTAGTATATTCGTGAAATACTTCTAATACAACACCCTTTTCTGAAATAATTCCTGACGGTCCTGGAATATAAGCTGTTGTGCAACAAGCAGCATTTGCATTGCATCCAAACCATCTTATACAACTGAAGTGTCCGCAACAATTTACGTCTCCGCCGTAGCCGCAGGCAATTTGTAAAGTTGATGTTATGTTGCAGATTAATCCGCAGTTAGCATTTACTGGTCCTGTGCCACAGTATCCTGCTGCGAGATAACAGCACCAAGCACTGCTACCAGTAGAACAAAAACTTATGCCGCTACGACCGCCTTGAGCACATAAACAACCGTTATTGCCTGTAGTTGATGATCTAAACCAACATCCAAATGCCCTAGGGCCGCAGCCACTATCACACAGGGCTGCAGGATTTCTTGTAGCACTGTGTGCTTCTATACAACCACAAACAAATGCAGAACAAGACTCAGCAGCAGTGATTGTAAAAGATTTTTTAACATATGCGCCTGCATTTCCTGGCATACCAAATCCGCAACAACACATACGAGAACCGCCGCCGCCGCCGCCCCACATTTCAATAACTACTGTACCAGCTTGTCCTCCTGGTGGGCACCATCTAAAAATATTAGGAGTAACTGATGTTGCTGGTGTATACACCCATATTTTTCCCTGTTCTAAATCATTTTCTGACGGCCCGACTATGGTGTCGTTTTTCGTACTAACTAACGTTCTTAATGATGTAGGCATTTCTTTTTCCGATTAAGCAGATGCCACTATCCAACCATATGTTGCACCACTATAGATAAGTGTAACAATAGCGCCATTAGTATCAATAGTTAAGTCATCCGATACGTTTTGAATTTTAGCACCATTTCGCCCTACTGTAATATTGTTTGTGCCTGCTGTTGCGGACACATCTATAATTTGTATAGTGTCGTTGACTAGTACACCACCTACTGCTGGCAATGTTATGGTAATTGCACCAGATGTTGTATTGCATAATACTCTATCATTAACTACTGCACTATAATTCGTAGATGTTTCACGAAAGGTTGCCGATGCTGTTCCAGTAGTTGTAATATATCTTCCCATTTATTTCCCCTGACTGATTATCATGTTGTTAAAGTTTCTATGCCGTATGCCATTGCACTTACGTTTGCAACAGATGATCTGACAACGACTAATTTGTTAGCATCTATAACTATTCCTGAACGTTCTAGAACTCCTTTTGCACCAACTTCTGTATCATATTCGATATATTCTGCATCTGTTGGCGTAGAAGATGATGCTACTGCTAATCTTATTAGCGCAGGAACGTTACCTCTATTACAAACCGATACTGTAACAACCGAAAATGTGCTAGCCGGAACAGTGTATAAAGTTGCATCTGTAGCTGCTGTTAAATTTGCTGTTCCTAATCTTCCTGTAGCCATTTAAATCTCCGTTAATTAAATAAGGTGTGTGCAAGAATATATCCGTCAACGCCGCTTTTAAAATTCATCTTAGTATTTATATTTATTTGGGCACCGGTGGTTGTTGTGATAGTATCACCAGAAATAAACACAATTCCTGCTGTTACACTATTTACGTTCAACGAACTAGCTCCGCTACCAATTTGAGCACTAATATAAGCTTTAATTGCTCTTTGAGTTGGTACAATAGCATCACTATCTGCTGTAAAGAATGGATCTGTGCTAAATTCGCTGATAGCTGCGCCGCCTCCACCTAGAGCTACTGATCCTAACTGTAATTCTTGCAAGCCTGCTATACTAAATGCATCAGCATTTAATGTAGCTATACCTGTGCTTTGTTCTACGCTAAAAATGTCGCCGACTCTAAAATTACCATCTTGATCGGTACTAGTATAAAATACTCTACCGCCACCAAATTCATTAATTTCTTTAGTAGGGTCAGGATCAATTAATGGAGTATCAGGATAATTGGTGTTGGCAAAGTTACCTGTTCCAATATCTAAGAAGTCGTGTCCTGTTAATCGAACCTGACTATAACGAATTCTAATTTCGGTAGTTTCTTCGTGTTCAGGCGATTCTGCTACACCTAATCCTGGGCTTAATTGCAAGACCGCAGAATAATAATCTCCTTGTTGAGTGAGTTGTGATACACTGACTAGCTTGTATACTACGTCATTGATGCCAGTGATTCTAACATTAGATCCTGCTTTTGGAATTCCTGTTAATCGTTTGAAAGCTATGTATGTACCTGTCTGATATAAGTCTGCATATCCGTTACCAGTCACTGTTGCCGAAGCAGTTACATAATTTGTTCCTCTATTAGTAAATGTTGGATTGGCTAACACTCCTTTGCCTTTTCTAACTTGTGTGCTCGCTTCGCTGATATTATTAGGATCAACAATAGTCATAGTAGGGGCACTTGCATATCCTGAGCCTGGTTCAATTATTCTAATAGATGTAATTTTTTCATCATTTACAACTGCTCTAGCCTTAGTAGTAGATCCAGTTAATACACTCGATGCTACTGTACCTGCTGCGCCAGCTTGAACTGCGGCCCAGACGCCAGTTTCATTTGAATTTCCAAAAGTAATTGCACTATATCCGTTAGCACTGGTACTCATTGTGCGTGTAGTCCAGTTAATACCATCTTCTGATGTTGCTGCGGCAGTTGTACTACTCACAGCAAAGAACACACCTTGGCCGTATGCAACATTGGTGTAGCTTGCACTAGGAACTGTCATTGTGCCCCATGTTGTTCCGTTATTGCTATATGCAGCAGATGTTCCGCTAGAAGGAATAGCTACAAATTTATTTTTTCCGTATGTTACAGATACATAATTTCCACTAGCAATAGTTCGTGAAGTCCAAGTTGTTCCGTTACTAGAGCTTGCTGCTACAGTACCAGATGCTGCTACTGCTACAAATAGTCCAGCTCCATATGTAACATCATTCCAGGTTGCACTAGGAAGTCCTGTCATTGGAGTCCAAGTAGCACCGTCGTCAGTGCTGTAAGCTGCCGTGGTAGTTGTGCCGATTGCAACAAATCTTCCATTACCGTAAGTTATGTTGGTCCAAGTTCCTGCAGGTAATGCACCACCCGATGTCCATGACACACCGCCATTTACAGTTTTTGCAGTTTGTGTGCCCGCAGTGTTAATGGCGATCCATGTAGAAGTATTTTTTCCGTAGGCAATTTTCCAAGTACCCGAAACTGGAAGAGCACCACCTGATTGCCATACTGTACCATTTACTGAATATGCTGAAGCTGTACTTGCCGATGTTACTGCTACATATCTTCCTGCTTCAGCAATACCTTCAAATTCAAATACGTTTACACCACCAGTTACAGTTTTAAGTACAGTTATGGTTATGTCATTGGCTGGACTTGATGCATTTAAGCTGGTTCCTGGTATCGTCAAGACATCATCGGTTTGATATCCTGTTCCTGGAGAAGCAAGAGTTACTCCGTAATAGTTACCAGATTTTAAAACTGTGAATTGTGCTCCAACTCCAGATCCATTTATGGCCGCAACGTTTGTGAATGTAGTAGAATAGTTTCCAAACACTACATCATTCCAAGCAGCACTAGGTAGTGTTCTTGCTGTAGAAGCGAATCCTGGTCCGGTAAATGTTAATCTTGGTTCTATCTGATAAGACGTAGTAACATCTAAATTGTTAGTTACAGTAGTGCCTGGAGCTATATGATCCCATCCTGCTGCATATAACGAAACACTTTGACCTGTAGTGGTAGTCAAGACTACTGCACTACCACCTGGGCTTGTGCTTACTGTAAATTGAGTACTTGTGAATCCTGAACGTACATAATATAAGGTGTTAGCAGTCAATCCGCCAACATTTGATCCTACATAGACAGGCATATCGTTATATAAAGTTTCGGTACTAGCTACAGTAATTAAATTTGTAGTTACTGTAGTATCAGTAATTGTTAATGTTGTAAAACTTTCTTTATATATTAATGCTACTTTAGTTCCAGAGTTATAATTTAAAATTACAGCTTCTTGTCCGCATCCTGATCCTGCATTAAGAACTATTTTCATTCCAGTATATGCACTGCTAATAGCAGTGTCTGTGTTTGCGATAGTTATTTGGCCAATACTACCACTTTGAGCGGCATTACTTACATAGACATAACCATCGCCACCAATACCTGAACTATCTCCTGGATCAGTTAATCTTACTTCATAAACTGCATCATCTCTAAATTCGTCAGCTAATGCAGCAGCATTAAGACCTGTACCAGAAATAGTGTAGGTAGCACTATTATACATTACACCGGCATTAGTATATTCAAGTCGTAATACATTATTTGTACCGTCTGTAAATGCTAGTCCAATTTGTGCTTCAACTGATTTGTTATTAACTAATCCTTGTACTGGTGTTTCTGTAACATCAACACCCTCAGCTACAGATCCAAATTTACCATAAGAATTATTACCATTAGTAGCTCGAATCTTGCCGCCTGCTTCTGCGAGATAAGCAATATGTGCATAATAAGAGAATACGCTAACCAGCTCTGCTCGTCCTAGATTAGTAACCCATGCACCAATACCATCGCTTAATACTTGTGTATAATCATTAGCTACTATAGAATCATTGCCTCCGTTATGCAGATCGCCATCAACTTTTAATCCTATACAAGCAGTACCAAAAGTAGTAACGTTTTGCACATAAGGACTTCTTTCTGTGATCCATACACGTTCATCATCAGGACCCCAACCTGGATCTAAGCTAGTGTAGGCACCAGCAGTAGGTCGTTGAGTACCGTAAATATTTGCAGATCCTAGCGTACCAGTAAGTCCTGCTAAGGTGCAGTTTCTCACGCCTGTACCGCTTCTTAGATAAAACATATCTATTAACTGAGATCCATTAACTGCATTAACGTATAAATTAGCGGCAGTTAATGTTCTATAATTGCTGTTGTAAACAATATCCCATTTTATCGCATCTACATATTCTCTAACATCTCGTTTACATGCTGTTTCATCGTATGTGCCAGCATATAAAGGATAAGTTACGTTAATATATGCTACTGCTTCTTCTGCTAAAAACTCTTTATTGATCTCTAAAATGTTTACAGCATTGTATACATTTTCTATAGTTGAATAATAATTAGTGCCGGTTAGCACTGGCGCAGAACCTGCTGCATTTATATAATAATCAATATAGTTTTTTGCTGATGTGAATAAATTTGCGGCCGCTGTACCTTGTGTTGCAGAAGCTGCTGGTCTTGTTGTGTTTTGATTTAACGGATTGCCTGTGCTTTTTACAATAGCTACATTTTGAACAATATTACTGATGATTGACGATAATCGCTGTAATGCAGCCATACTGTAAGTAACATCGCCAGCACTAATAATACTCGATGCTGGTTCTATTCTTGTTGAGCGTAGTTCATCTCCAACAACTGCTGTATCTTTAGGAACTACCATAGGTAATACTTCATTGAACGTTCCTGTTTTAACATTCAATGTATAATTAGTTTTTATTTCTGCAAACACACTAGTACTATCATCAACTGCATTTATTGCACCAGTTAACGCAGTCACTAAATTATTTAAAATTGTTTGAGCACCAGATTCTTCTGTATAGTTTGTATTAATAACTTGTGTAACAGTACCTTGATATACTGTACCTGGTGCAACATTTGACAATACCGCGTCTATAACTGTATTAGCGTAATTTATAGATGCAATCGTTTCTTCTTTCTGTCCAAGGAGATAAAATGCACCTGCCTCCGAACCGTAGCTAATTGCTGCTCTTCTAATTGCAGAGTTTCCTCCATGAGCTAAATCGAAAGCCAATGCATCAATGATCAATCCAATATCTCGTTCGCATTTTGCAGAATTATAAGTAAATCCTCCTGCGAACGGAGCAATAGCTCCTGCAACTTGAGCCGCTATCCATCCTGTTACTTCTTTTTGAATAAATTGTCTATTAATTTCTAATAACCATCTAGCGTTAGGATTTAATGGTCCTCGTTCGATACGTTGTAGTGCATATTGAACAGTCTTCCAAGGCCTATCTATAGTCACACCATTCAGAGGATTTGGATTATCGTCGCCTGAAGGAGCTACATAAAATATCTGATTGATTACTCCAAAGTAATTCCATGATGGCTCATCTATAGCATTAACTTTTAACACCATACCTTGATCGCCAATTGGCAATCTAGCTGGTCCTGCGCCACCGTAGTAGGCAATGTCTCCTTGAGTTGTAAGTACTGCTAATTCGCTGCCTGCTGTAAAAATATTCCAGTAGTCACCTGCTATGTCATTGTCAGGTCTATTTGGATTAGATGCAGTATGAGCTAGTACACAAATATAGGAGCTAGGTCCAAATTTTACAATATCTCCTAATATATAAAACGTGTTTAATGCCCATGGTCCAGTCCATCGTTGTCCTGCATTAAGTAATGCCCAGTATGTTGTATTAGGTGGATTATTAGAAAAACTTGCTTCATGGTCTGCTATGGCAAGGTACACATAAGCACCGTATCTAACTACACTGCCTACTTCATAAAAATTAGGTGCGCCCCAAGCGCCTTGAAATTTAAATCCTGTTACATATAAATCCCAATCATCGCTGTTTGTTGTAGGAGTTTGATTAGTATTATTTGTTTTACTAATATAAACATAACCGCCATATGCTACTGTATCGCCTGGTTGATAAACTGCGGAACTGTTCCAGCTATCGTCAAATTCTAAGCCTTCTACGAACTGACTCCAATTTCCTTCTGCAAAGGTAGCACTACTGGTATGATAAGTTGTACAGATCCATAGGCCAGCGCCGTATTTGACTACGTCATTAATTTTATATCTTACACTAGATCCACTCCATGCGCCTAAGTATTCGATGCCTTTATGTAAAAAATCCCACTTAGCCTGATCTGCTTCTAAACCTAATGTAGCTGTAGCTGCTGATGTATGATACTCATTACAAATATAAGTAATGCCGCCATACTTTACAATATCATTTACTTTATATCTAGTACTAGTGGACCAATTTGTTTTCCAATCAAATGTTTCTGCAAACAAATCCCAATTGCTTTGATCATCTTCTAAACCTAAACTAGCGGTAGCAGCACTGGTATGGCCAGTATTACAGATATAGATATATCCGCCATACTTTACTATGTCATTTATCTTATAAAATGTAGAAGTAGTCCAAGAGCCTTTCCAATCTTGTCCATCCGACATTTGATTCCATCTAGTAGGAACATTATTTAAATCTGTGTAAAAATTAGAGTCAGAGGCATGCCCTACGACACAAAGATATGTTTTTCCGCCGTATCTGACGATATCATCTTTGACGTATGTGGTACTAGCAGCCCAAGTACTTTTCCATACAAATCTAATTCTACCTAGGTTAAATTCAGCCATTTACTGCTCCGTTATTAATTGATGTTGTATTTATTAGTTTATTTTTATTATCAAGATGGCAGGTCATTTACTACATCTTGGAAGTCGAGACCAGAATCAAAAGAATGTGAATAAAATGCAAGGGCTAGTGCAGTGCCGTCAATTCCGCCGTTAAATGTTGCTTTAGTATCAAAATTAACCGTGCCGCCTGACACTGTAGAATTAATTAAATTTGGTCCAATTATAACTTGTCCGGAGGTTAAAATAGTAGTAAACACATCTGAGCCACCACCAGATATTCTTGCTGTAATATATGCTTTTATGGCTTTTTGTGTAGGAACAATATTGTTAGAGTCTGCTAAGAAAGTCGAATCAGTGCTAAATTCTCTAATAACTGTACCTGTACCTCCTACACTTACACCGCCAAGACTTAATTCTTCTAACCCTCCTAGATTGAATAAACTGGCGCTTATAGTTACCGTACCTGTTGCCTGCTCGACTCTGAATAATTCACCAACTCTGAAGTTACCGTCTTGATCAGTACTAGTATAAAATACTCTACCGCCACCTGATTCTACAACTTCGTTTTCTGGGGAAACAGTAAAATCAAAATTTTGATATAATTCTGGGTACTGTGTTTGTTGCAGATTGCCTGTGCCGATATCTAAAAAATCATGACCAGTTATTCTGACTTGACTGTATTTTTGTCTTATAATGATTGGAGTTTCGTGTTGCGGACTTTCTTCTGTTTCTAGAATAGGAAATATATCCAAGTTAATATTAAAGTTTCCTGTTGATCCTGCTACTGAATTTATTTTAACTACTTTATACACTACATCGTTAATACCGTTAATAGATAAATTATCGCCAGGTCCTGGAACTACACTAACTTCCTTAAAATTAACGCTAGCACCTAATTGAAATTTATCGGCAAATCCGTCGCCCGTTATAGTGACTCTAGTGCTTACGGTTTGATAACTTGTTCCTCTGTTATCCCATGTCACCGGTCCTAATACTCCATCGCCAGTTCTTGCTTCTAACACTACATCAACAGTATTATTTGGATCTACAATAGTTACAGTAGGAGCAGAGATATACCCGCTACCACAATCCCATATTTTGACCATAGCAATTCTACTAGATACAACTTTTACTCTGCCTTTTGCTCTTGTTCCCGAGGGTGGCGCACTAAAAATCACACGTGGTTCTACAATGTATGTAGTACTAGAATCTAATACTGCTTCAATTGAAAATCCGGCAACATGATCCCATCCTGGCGAGTCGTCTGATTCTTTATAAACTGTAACTTCCTTAGTAACATCATTGTAAGCTTGAATATATCCGTATTGGCCTGTGCCTGTTCCGCTGGTAATAAAAATTCTCATACCAATAAATTGAGCAGTGGTATTAGTGTCATTAGATGCAAGGGTAATAGTTAAATTGTCCCCAGACTGCGCATTATTACTAGCTAATTTATAATTAGCTCCGCCTATTGTACTGCTATCGCCTGCACCTTTGATTCTTACTTCATAGACTGCACCATTTCTGTATACTGGAGTAACTGCTGCTCCTACACCGGCACCAGTAAAATTAAATGTTGCATTAGTATAATTTTGTCCACAATGACTATATTCTAAAATTAAAATCTGATCACCTACATTGCCACTTACAGCAGCGTCTACCGTTGCTTCACCTGTCTGATTATCAAATTTTCCTGTAATCGGAACTTCGGCTAGTAGAACTCCTTCTGCTACGCAGCCGTATGTACCATACGAGCTATTACCGTTAGTTGCACGAATTTTTCCTCCGTTCTCTGCTAGGTATCCTATATGACCGTAATATGAAAATACGCTAACTAATTCTGATAAGCCACCGTTGGTTACCCATGCACCAATACCATCGCTAAGAACTTGTGTAAAATCATTAGCTACAATAGATCTGTTACCGCCATCGTGAAGGTTACCGTCTACCTTTAGACCAACACATCCTGTACCGAATGTAGTAACATTTTGTACGTAAGGGCTTCTTGAAGAAATCCAAACAGAGGAATCGATTGTTCCTGTACCAGGATCTAGGCTAACATATGCTCCAGCAGAAGGTCTAGCTGTAAGATATTGATTCAGTCCTCCTAAAGATCCGGTCAATCCGCTTAGAGTCATGTTTCTTATACCTGATCCGTTTCTTACATAAAACATATTGTCTTGTTCGTAGCCAGCTGCTGGCGAAATTGTAGTGCCTCTTAATTCGTCACCTACTAATGCAACGTCTGCAGGGATACTGATTGGCAATATTTCTTCGTAGTATCCTGTTTTGATAAAAATTGTAGCAGGTCCTGTAATATTTTCACAGGCATATTTTACAGTTCTCCACGGCGTGTCAATAGTGGTGCCTCTACTTGCACTATCGACTCCTTCTATTGCAACATAATATACATCTACAATATCAGAAAATAACTCCCAAGTAGCAAGATTATCAACATTTTGTAAAACAGCTCCTTCAGCTCCAATAGGAAGTCGTGTACTTTCTATAACTAAAGTTTCTGGATTTTCGCCATATGTATTAATATCACCTAATTCTCTTAGCCTATTAGATTGATTAGCTTCACTTAACAAGGTCCAAAAGCCAGCAGCAGTAACTTTATCTGGCCTAGTTAAGGTCGCTGAAGTATGTCTTTGTAAACAAATATAAGCAGAGGCTGTAAATGTGGCGATATCATCTACTTCATATTGAGTGGAATCAGTCCACCCTGCTCTCCATCTTGTACCTTTATTGACTATTTCCCAATAAGAAGTATTTGTAGGATCGTTAGCTAAAGATGGCTGAATACAAGCGAAAACAAAGCCGGCGCGGCGTACTACATCACCTATCTGATAACTTACAGCAGCACTGTACTCACCTAACCAATTATATCCTATACTTAATAATTCCCAGTCAATAGGATTAGTTGACGGAGCAGAGTTTAGGTTAAAAGTCAAAGCAAAGTAACTATATCCTCCGTATTTTACTACGTCTCCGATTTGATAACTTGTGCCGGCATCCCAAGTTTGTTCATATTCTAATCCCGGAGCATAAACTGCCCAATTCGCACTGTTAAAAGTTCCGACTGATATGTGTGCAGTTGTACAAATATATGATGCTGATCCATATTTTACTACATCGTTTAATTTATATCTTGCACTAGGATTAAAATTACCAAGATATTCTATGCCTATATGCACAATTTCCCAGTTAGCTATATTATTTTCTAAACCTTGATTAACAGATCCTGCACTAGTATGTGCCGTAGTACACCTATAGACATACGCTCCGTATTTTACAATGTCACCTACTCGATAAGGAGTATCTATTTGCCAAACACTTTTCCAGTCTTCAGTTCTAGCATAGATTTCCCATTTAGCTTGATCATTTTCTAATCCGTGCGTAGATTGATACGAAATTCCTACACCTGGTAATGTAGAACTTGTATGGGGAATTAAACATTTATAAACTGTTCCGCCATACTTAACTAAGTCATTAATATTATAAGGTAAATTTGTTTGCCAGTTGCCTGTCCATGTAAATCCATCAGCCATTTGCTCCCATCTAGGAGCAGGTACAGGAGGCACTGTATTTGATTCTATCGAAGTTAAATCATTATAAAAACCACCGCCAGATTCTGCTGTGTGCCCAATTAAGCAGACATATGTTTTTGCTCCGTATGCAACAACATCATCTTTGTAATATGTTGTTCCTGAGCTCCACTCGCCCTTCCAAGTATATCGTATTCTACCTAATTTAAATTCAGCCATATTGATTCCAAATAATTTTTCTAATATTTATATACCAGTTGGATAGGTATATGATTGATTAATTCTTACTACAAGTTCTCCGTTATCGTTTACATAATATAATAAACTTCTGTTATCCCAGCGATATTGTTCGTATTTTAAATTTTCAAATACTATTTCGTGATTAGCATTGCGGCCTTCATAAAAATCAATTCCTACTTCAAAATCATTATAATTGTCTTCTGCATCTCCAGGAACATTAATTTCAATTTGATCATTTTGATCTAACTGATTCACTCTTACAAAATAAAGCTGCCCTTGATCTGTTCTTCTTATTCCGTAAAAATATTTAGGTGCTGTACCTATAATTGCTTCTTGATCACTGCCAAAAAAGTAGTTACTTGCCATAATTAATCCTTATGTTATATCTGCGTAGCTGATTATAATATCTAAACTTGACTCTGTATTGCTTACTACTCTAAAACTACACGACGGTCCTAAAACTAATTTTTCTCCGTTAGTAATTACTTTTAAGCTAGTATTTGCTGGTATAACAATTCCTTTGACAAAATATCCGACTGTACTAGCATCATCTACTACAAAAATATCTACTGTAATAGGATCATTAACTGTATTTGCTAGATTGCAGCCCATTAATGTTGCTCTATTAGTTAAGCTAGTTTGTAGAACATCTATAGGAGAAGTACCTATATTATTTGTCACTTGAGTTTTTAAAGTTATTGCCATATTTTATCCAAAAATTAATGCAGAAGCTAATGCGATATCTTCTGCAATAGATAAAGTAATACCTGATCCAGTACCTGCTACTGATACCCATGCAGTACCGTTATAAATCTCAGTTAAGTTATTATCTGTATTATATCTCATCATTCCTGTTTGAGGAGATAATGGTCGTTGTCCATCCGTTCCTGTTGGAATGACAAACGCATTTGTTCCAACAATATGGTAGTATCCTGTTCCGGTAGATCTAAATTCTGTAACTGCATCTGTTACAGTGTTTAAAATTATATTATTTCCAAATTTAAAATTATCAAAAACAACTGTGCCTGTACCGTTAGGTAATAATTCTAAATCAGTATTCGTTGTTGTAGTTCTAATAACGTTTCCGTCAATTTCGGTACTGTCTACTACTAGTTTATTAACATTAAAATTATTAGCATCCAATGTTGCAGATAAACTTCCTCCTGCATAAAAATACAATGTGTTTTCATTCGCTCCTGGACTTGTCTCGGCAAGAATATATGTGTCGTTGTCAACATCAAATACTCCTCCAATTCTTATCCAATACGATCCATTATATCCTTCATAATAATTTGTATCGCTATTAAATCTTATCATACCAGACGACGGTATAGCTGGTCGTTGTAATTCAGTTCCTACTGGAATTTTAACTGCCTGATTTGAATTAATATTAACAATACCAGTACCTGATGGCGTTAGGTTTATATCTTGGGCCACGGTTCCTATAATACTACTACTGTTAAACTGTAAATTTTCAGCAACAACATATCCAGATCCATTTGCTCTTAATTCTAAATTACTATTAGATTGTGTAGTAGTAATCACATTCCCAGATATTAAAATATCGCCTGTACTTAATGTTGACGATATTATACTGGTAGTTACTAAATTATTAACGTTGAGATTGCCAGTAACAGTCGCATTGTACAGGCTAGTAGTTCCTGATGTAACATTCAAATCTTGACCAACAATTAGATTATTATTAGGAATTGATATATTACCTGTTCCGTTAGCAGAAAGTTCTAAATCTGCATTACTAACCGTTGTTTGAATTACATTTCCGCTTATAGAAATTTGATCTGAAAAATAATTAGAAAGATATACATTATTCCAACTAAGACTGGAACTGCCTAAATCATATACACTATTGGTATTAGGTATCAAATTACTAGCAATTTTTGCATTTATAGTTAGAGTATTAGTATTATTGGTACCTAGGATAGTATTTCCATTAACGGTTACATTGACTACGTCTAAATCTCCTGCAATACTTACATCGTCTGCACTTGTAACTGTACCGTTAGCTGCTTGTAGGGTAATTCCTCCAGTAGTGCTTTCGATAGTGTTACCGCTAATTCTAATATTACCAGTTTCAACTTTTGTAGGAGTAATTTCGGTAGTGTTTATTCCATCTGTAAAAACTACGCCAGACGGACTAGCAATTGTAATATTACTATTTGTAAAAGTTACATTTCCTGTTTGTTGATCGACTAAAAAGTAGTCGCCGACTCTAAAATCTCCTTGTGCATCAACGCTGGTATAATACAACCTTGCTCTGTTTAACTCTACAACTTCATTCGCTTGAACTACGCTTAACGGATCATTGTCACTAAATCTTCCTGCACCAATATATGCAAAATTAGATCCAATAAAATATCCTATAATTCCTTCACCGTCACCATATGCCCCGTAGTTACCGTACACACATGCACTAGCAATACTACGAATTTCTGCTCCAAAATCGCTGTAGTCTGCCCATGACAAATGACTAGCAGTTTGCCCGCCGCTAAAAGTAATAATTTGTTGATTACTAGTGTCTGGTACAGCTAAACTTTCTTCGAATCCTGATACTTTTCCATCTATTACGATGTTAGTATAAGGAGCACTATATGTAAAACTCTCAATAGTTCCAGTAGTATATGTTGCAGGATTTGCACTAACATTTTCAACTGTGATAGTATCGCCCACATTAAGAGTCTGCGCACTGATACCGTAAACTTTTAATCTGGTTTTGCCGTCACCTGCAAACCCAGTGCTTCCACTTACTGCATACAATCCTTTGTCTGCAAAATATGTAAAACAGTTTAACCATTCAACTCTGACGCCGTTGGTCATTGTTACTGCATCGACACCAGGTGTAATAAAAGTTACGCTATGAAACAGCATACTTGCTTCACGACTAGACGCATTGACAATACTTCCGTCAATATATGCACCTTTACCTGCATCGCCTGCTAAAAATCCTCTAGGATCATTTGGAGGATTAGTTGCTAACCTCACTGTAGATCCTGCTGTAATAACTGTAATATTTCGTATGTAAGGACTGCGTGTAGTTACTGTCATCCCTGGAGCAAATCTAAAGGCATAACCAGTATTAGTTCCTACATCGTACTCAAATCCTGTAATAGTAAGGTCTTCTACAGTAGTTTCACCGTTCAAAAGAAAAATATCTACTGTAACATCGCTATCAGGTTCAATAGTAACTGAGCGTATTCCGGCACCTTTAACTGTTACTCCTGTTGGTACAGTCAAAGGCAATGTTTCAGAGTATGTGCCTGGATAGATATAAACAGTATCACCGGCTGTAGCTAAATCTAATGCTCTGCCTATACTTGATAAAGGATCATTTTGATGAGTTCCTGAATTGCCGTCGTCGCCGTTAGTAGCAACATAAAAAATATTTCCTTGTTGAAGTGCAATATCAATTCCTGATACAGTTAATGCTCCTGTAGATACAGTTGATGCATGTAGTGTATTAACCCATACATCGTTCCATCTTTTTGTACTAGAACCTAATTGGTAAGTGTCAGTAACGTCAGGAATTATATTACTGTTGATATCTGCATTAAATGTTATCGAATCAGTATCTTGATCACCTAAGGTTAAATTACCGTCGGCAGTTATTGTACCGGTAGCATGTAAATCACCAAATACTTCAACATCAGCATTTAAGTTTATTTTTCCGGTACCAGATGTTATTAAGTCTAAATCAGCATTAGTATTCACTGTGGAAATACTGTTGCCTTCTATTTGTATTGTATTATCAAAAATTGTTTTATTCTGATATAATACAAAATTACCTGCTGCTGGTGCTAAGTTTAGTATTCCTGAACTGCTATAAATGCTGTTACCGCTTATAGTGATATCATCAATAATCGCTGATCCGGTAACTTCTAAATCTGTAGATCGTAAAGTACCGTTAACTGTTAAATCGTGAGTAGGACTAGCAGTCCTAATTCCTACTCTGCTATTATTAACATCAAGATATACTAGATTCGTTTCAAAAGCTAAATCTACACCATCTCGTAGTAGATTTTCTTTTAATAACGGCCCAGAAATTTTACCTACAGCCATTGATTTTCACCGTTTTAAGTATTTATTGTTAGCCAAAAATTAAAGCATAGGTGTCGCTTAAATCTTCCATAACAAGGCTTGAAACTACAGGGCCGCCGCCGCTAGCAGGTGCCCACGTTGTACCGTCCCACACTTCTAAGTAACCTTGGTCAGTATTATACCTAGATGCTCCTGTTGGAACTCCTGCTGGGCGTTCTGCATCTGTACCGTAAGGAATAAGTAACCCTTTACTATCTGTAAATTTTACATACCCTGCACCGGTACTTCTTATTTCTGTTGTTGCATTATTGACAATATTTGTAACGATGTTTGTAAAAACTGAAAAATTATTCTTTAAACTTAAAATTCCTGTTCCTGATGTGTTTAATTCAATGTCGGCATTAGTATTAGTGGTTCGTATTACATTATTGTCAATTTCAATTTCATCGATGATTATCTTATTAAATTGTGTTTGATTATTATTAAAACTTGCTGATAATATGTTATTATTATAAAAATTTAAAACATTATTATTGCTTCCTGGTGTTGATTCGGCTGATATAAATGTATTGTTATCAAAGTCTGTTAGTCCAACTAAAGATTTTGTTCCTTCCACAATTTTACCTTCAAATGATAAATTTGAAGAATTAAATCTTATTTCTCCGGAGTTGATTAAAGTTCTATTAAGATTACTACCTACAGGTATTCTTAAAGCAGAGTTGTTAGAAATGTTAACAATAAAATTAGTATAAGGAACAAAATTTATAGACTTATCTGATTCAGATCCTGTTAGTAATATATTAGAGATAGAAGAATCGACAATTTTTATAGTTTGGTCAAATATTACTCCGCCCAAACTATTAGCTCTTAATTCTAATGGACTATTTGACTGTGTAGTAGTAACATAATTTTCTGTAATTAAAATATCACCGTTATAATATTCGTCAATATTATTAATCGTAGCTGTAGTGTTACCTAATACATTAGTATTGTTTGATACTGCTACATTAAGAAATGTTGACAACCCATTTACTGATAGGTTTTGAGATATCAATAAATCGTTATTAGCTACCAATACTGATCCAGTTCCATTAGCAGCTAATTCTAAATCTGAATTACTTTCTGTGGTTTCTATTAAATTGCCTTGTATATTAATATTATCAAAAAGTAATTGACTTGCATATAAATTTTTATAATAAGATAAACTATTACCTAAATTAAAATTAATTGTATTCGGTATTAAATTTGATACAATATCTGCTGCGATTTGTGTCGTGTTAAAATTACTACCTAAACTTATATTGCCTGAAGAGTCTACGTCTCCTGTTACTAATATATTTGCATTTATATTTAAATTAGTGTTTATAGTTTGAATATTATTCGCTGCATTAAAATTTAAAGGTCCTATTATACTTTCAATAGTATTTCCAGAAATTCTAATGTTGCCTGTGGATACTTCTGTTGCATCGATGTAAGTTGTGTTAGTGCCGTCAGTGATATTAATTGATGTATTAGATACTACGCTAGTTTGAAACTCAATGTCTCCTGTCGAGCTAACAACTCTAAAAATATCCCCAACTCTAAAATCACCTTTATGATCCATACTTTGGTAATAAATTTTACCGTCGTTTATTCTTACTATCTCATTTGCTTGAATTACGTTTGTAGGATCGTTGCTAGTATCTTTGCCGGCTCCTATATAACCAAAATTATGATTAATTAAGTACATTAATACTTCGTCGCCGTCAGCATAAGCTCCGTAGTTTCCATAAACATTGGCACTACCGATACTTCTAACTTCTGCTCCAAAATCTAAACCTAAGCCTGCAAATCCCGCAGTGCCATTTTCAGCATAAAGTCCTCTATTTGCATAATAGATAAAACAGTTTAACCATTCAACACGCACGTGATTTTTCATCACTATAGTGTCTGCGGCTGGGCAAATAAATGTTGCGCTATGAAATAACATGCTAGCTTCTACGCTTGTAGAAATTGCCATTGCTCCATCAATCTTCGCTCCGCGGCCGGCATCGCCTTGATCAAACCCTAAAGGATCTGATCCAGAAATTACACTGCCTTTGGTAATCACAGACACATTTCTAATATACGGACTTCTACTAGTTACATTTAGCGAAGAGTTAAAACTAAACGCATATCCTTTGTCATTTATATTATCGTAGTAAAAATCTGCAATAGTTAAATCTTCAACAGTTGTTTGACCATTCAATTTAAAAACATCTTCGTATGTACTTGCAGTATCTGGTACAATTTTAACATCCCTGATACCGGCTCCTTTGACTGTAACTCCTTCAGGAATAATCAGTGGAAATAATTCTATATAAGTTCCTGGATAAATGTAAACAGTGTCGCCGCTTGTTGCTTGTGCTAATGCATATTCGATCGTAGAAAAAGGACCATTAGGATGATCACCTACATTGCTGTTATTACCATTAGCAGAAACATACCAAATGTTTCCTGCACGTAATGATAGATCGATACCATTAACTATTGCGCCGCCAGAAACGTAGTTAGTTCCATTCACTAAATTTGTATGTAAATCACTCCATACATTTGAATTGGATCCTAGAGTGTAAGTATCAGTTGAATCTGGAATAATATTACCAAGAATGTCTGCATTTATTGTAACATTGTCAGTATTATCTGAACCAAATATTATCGAGCCGTCAAATGTTATATTTCCTGTGGCATGTAAATTACCAAAAACTTCAGTATTGTTTTTTAAATTTATCGATCCAGTGCCTGACGTAAAAATGTCAATGTTTTCATTAGATCGTAAACTAGATATTCCTAACGAACTTATTTCTATTCCGTCAACTTGAAATGTTTTAGTCGTTATTCTTGGAGATGATCCTGTAGCATAGAAAACAATGTTGTTGGTACTAGTAATAGTACTGTTATTAAATTCTAGATCGCCTATTGTTGTAGGATTGTCAACAAGCAGATCATTGGAAGATATCGCAGAATTGACATACAAAGTTCTTAACGGTGTATCAGAATTTATTCCAATTCTGTTTGAATTGACATTAAGATATAATAGATCAGTTTCAAAGGCAAGATCGATGCCTTGTCTAACTAAATTTGATTCTAATACTTGCCCAGAAATTTTACCTACTGTATTAGTCATGCCTGCTCCAATACAGTATTTATTGGTTCAATTATTTGTCGAAACCGTAGAGCACGTAAACAGGTTTGTTGGCAGGCACAGCAGTTCCAAACAATAAGTAAGTTCCTGTCGCCCAAGGATTTCCAGGATTTTTAGTGTCATTACCTGGAGGATTTTGTACTAAAGTGTAATTATCTATAGGGATTTGAAAAACGTTTTCCACGAGCACTATTATGTTTTTAGCTGCTTGAGTAGCGTTCCATGTAACACCGCTTTGAAAATTGTAGGCCAATGGGTCTGGACTTAATGGTCCAAAATAAACTGTTGAACCGTCTCCGATGCCTACATCTTGTTTAGTTATACCTACACTTTCTTTAAATCTAAAACTACGCCATTCGCTGCCTTGATAACCTTCAAATTCGCCTGTAGTCGTATTAAATCTAATCATGCCTGGTATATATGCTGGAGCAGTTGTATCAGGACTTCTCTGCGTGGTAGTTCCTTTTGGAACTAGCATAGAGTAGGGTCTGTTTACTACAACTTCGCCGCCAATATCAACGTACAGACTAGTGTTGCCTGTTACAGACTTTCTATCTAATATTTGTCTTCTAAGATATTTCATTATACGGGAATAGCAGAAATAGTTGCTACAAGGTTATAAGGTGCAGGAGTATACATTACCACAGAATCTCCGTTGTCTAAAATCATTTTTTCTGAATCAAATGTAACACTTTCTCCAGCAGGAATAGGTAATTGATTGACTACTTGGTTTGTTGTGACTACACCTGCACCATTTTTAACAAAATGTACATCTAGATATGTTAATCCTGTAGTTGGATTTAAAGGATCGTATGTAGCTGTATTACATATCCAAATACAAGTGATTGCATTATTTCCGCTACTTGTATAGACTGTAGTAGGTGATCCGCCAGTAATTGTTGCACTTTCAATCGCCATTGTTGTTCCTTAAAATATCATTCCAAATAAAATTGCACGTCTTTTACTTACCAATTCGTCATTTCTCGCAGTAGTAATATAGAATACACCTGAATCGCCGGCGCCTGAACTAGCATGATAAACAATGTTTTTTGTTGCTGCACTACTGGGCGCGGATCCTTGTATAGCTAATTCTAAATGTCCATCCAAGCTCACTTTACTATTTGTTGGGTCAAGTATGATTGAACCGCTGGTGCTGCTTAAAGTATTAGTAGCTAAAGTTAAATTTCCTGCTATTAATCCTGTTGAATCAATTGTTGCTTTAAGTACGTTATCGACTTTAAAAGTTAATTTACTTACTGCATCGCCTGCTGTAATTGCTTGCGCACCAAATGTTAAACTAGCACTAATTTGATATGTTCCTGCGCCGCCGCTAGCTGCGATAAATCCTAGAACAGTAGTTCCACCAGGAATTCCGGCGCCGGCAATGAAATCGCCAACTTTTATGTATCCGGCTGTAACTGATGTCACAGTTAGTGTAGTACCACTACAACTGGCTACACCTTGAAATCTTACAGTATCAAAACCTTGACCTAATGTATCACCTGCTCCAAATACTTCTGCAACAAATGAAGCCAACGATGATGCTACATAATCTGACATAGCTTTTGCATTTGGAATTCTATCGTCGTCGATTACAGAAACTCCTAGTGCTGGATTTGAAGGGTCTACATAATTTAAAATCTTTTGTTCGTAGTCACCTGTACCTGTTACTGTTACATAACCTGTACTGCCAGAATTAATTAACCCCAAAACTCCTTGATTAGTATCAATACTGTTTGTTTGAATTCCGGTTAAAGTTCCGTTATCTCTTCTAAAAACCCAAGTGCCTGGTACTGTTGTAGCAGTAGTAGGACTATAGTGTGTTTCACTTTCGTCCCACAGAATTTGTGCATCTGCTCCTGATCCTCTATCAACTTGAATTCCTGAAGTTCCTAGAGTCACCGTTGATCCAGTTTCTCCGCTGTTAAGAACAATAATATTATCTTTAACAGTCATAGTTTCTGACTGTACAGTAGTTGTAGTACCTTGTACTGTTAGATTACCTGTTACTAGTACAGTTCCTGTACGAACTCCTGTATTAAGAGTTATTGTACCAGAATTTTGTACTACAACTTGGTAATCACCGTTACTGACTCTAAGAACTTTCATCTATAATCCTAAATTAGATAGCAACTAACTGAAGTGTAGTTTCAGTTGAATCGTCTGTTACAGACCATGTATATCTAACGTTATTGAAATCTCTAGCAGTTCTATTATAGAGTTTTTTAATGTTTACATATTGACCATTTGTTTTTCTTCCTTGGATGGCCATTTCATTAGCTGCTAAAGAGCCTGCTGCTTTGTTAACTAATGTGCAAACACCAACATTGCCTGTACCTGAGCCAGCAGTAGTACGCTTAGTACCAGTTTTTAGATCATTAACTAAAAATTTACTTCCAGACTTTTGACGAATAATATAACCAGATTCAGTTTCTGGGTTACTTGCTACTTGAACATTAATTTTAATGTTGAATAGTGAATCACTGTATGGCATTCCTGCTGTGTCGGCAGCATTAGCTAGTCTACCAAAATTTCTTTTATTAATTGGACGTCCCATTTGTTTCTCCTTATGTTGACGTTCTAGGTCTACGCGGTGGGGCCGCATAAGTCATCTAGACATAGTATTTATAAAAAACAAAAGGACCCCGAAGAGTCCTTTGTATTAAAAACTTTTTTGTAAAAAGTTTTAATTAGCTGAATACTGCGTTAGCAATAGTTACAGTACCTAGGTAATCAGCTGCGTTACCTAAAGAGCTTGCACTGTTAGTCAATTCAACATATCCATAACGAGTCATAAAGCTTACGACTGGTTCGAATGTTGATGGATCTAACACAACACCGCTGCTCATCAATGGAATGTATGGGCAGTAGAATGCTGCTGCATCACTTTCGCTTGATCCTTTGTAACCAATTAATACTGTATCGTTAGATGCATAAGTGTTTACATAGACCTTCATAGCATTGTTCAATGTACCAACGAACTTAGTGTTTGTTGGAGCTTCGAATGTGCCTTCTGTTGTTCTTGCGAACGCAGAAGTTGTAGCACTTTGAAGAATTGTTAATGCTGTTGGGCTAACTACTGCCCAGTTACCAGCGCCACGACGTGTACGCTGAGCGATTGTGTTAGCAACACGGTTGATCATAACTGCTAGAGCAGCATGTTCGTCACCAACGAAAGTAGCAGTACCAGAAACAGCAGCCTGGTCATATGCTTGTTGGTTTTGTGTGCCTGCTAGTGTTACTAAACTAGCTAAAATTTCTTGGTCAATTTCAGCAGTGATTTCCTGAGCAAGTGCTGCCATGATTTCTGCTTCGATGTCAATACCTTGTTGGGCTTGTGCATCTTGTGCAGCTTCAAATGTCCAGCGAGCTGATAGCTTACGTGTCTTAGCTTCAACTGTTTGCTTTAAGATCTGAATGCTTAATCTGTTACCAGCTTGGCCTTCTAGAGCAGCTGTAGCAGCAGCTTTAGCAGTTGTTGTGTTACCAGAATATGCTTCAGCAATTTTGAATGGGCTTAGAGCTTCTTCACCTGCTACTGCACCACTGTTACCTGTACCTGCTGTGTCGCTGTAACGAACACGTAGGGTATGGATTTGTCCAACTGGTCCAGTCATTGGTTGTACGCCTACCAACTCGTTAGCGATAACTGTTGGCATAACACGACGGATTACTGGTAGAATCACGCGGTTTAATGTTGCGACGTTGCCGGCAGAAGTAGCACCACCTGTTGCACTTTCAGCGAGATACTTACGAGTATTCTCAAGTGTAGATGCCATTACGGATCTCTTGGTGCCTTGAAGGCCTTCCAATAGAGCCTCTTTAGTTTCTGACCAGCGGCTTGTTAGTAGTTCTGACATTATTTTTCTCCTGATTAATGTTTAAATTCCAGCTAGACGACGAATATCAAAGATATTGTTATCGACTTCGCTGCTACTTACGCTGTTGGTTTGTTTATTGCCTGTAATTTCTTTTGCCTCTACAAGTGCCTTTTTCTTCTGTGGTGCTTCGCCAGCAACAACTGCTGGTAAGTATTTTTCAAAATTACTACGTAACTTTGTAGTTTGAACACTTTCTAACAATTCTGTCATGATAGCTTTTTGAGCTGAAGCTAATGGGCTAATCAATTCATCAATTATTGCTTTGCGTTCTACACTTTCTTTTAGTGTTTTGATTTGTGCTTCTTTGCTTTCTGCAATTAGACGTGCTTCTGCTACAGCGTTTTTAGCAGTAGCTACTTCTAATTCCTTTAAGTCTATAACTTTAAGCAATTTAGCTGTTTCTGATTTTTCACTTAGATAGCTGTTTTGATATTCGTTAGCAAATGCCTCGAACAACTTACGACCAAAGTCGTTACGTCGAGCTGCTTCGATATCTTCTTTCAATTGACCAATTTCTTTTTGTAGACCTTGGCTAACTGTTTCTTCAACTAACTGAGCGGCACGTTTAACAAATTGAGATTTTAGTGAAGCAAATGCTTCTTTTCCTTCTCTTACTAAACGCACTTTTGTTTCTGCGATATCTTTTTTATCAATTTGAAACTCTGTAATTTCTTGAGCTAAAGCTTCTACAACAAAACGTTCAAGAGTTTTAAACTTTTGAGCCATTTGTACTTGATCTTCATGCAATTCCATGACTTCCTGTGCTAGTTGACGTGTAACGAATTCGTTAACTACTCTAGCATTTTGTTTCATTGCAACTGCATATCTAGCCTTTTGTTCAGCTAGATGCTTACGATCTTCTACAAATTCAGCGATTTCTTCTGCTAGTTTGTCACCAAGCATACGATCGATAGCCTCGACCATAACTTGTTTGTCGTGTTCATAACGTTGTGCAAATTCTTCGCGTAATTGTTGAGTGACTTGGGTACGATTTTCATTAATTCTCATTTCCCAAGACTTTTCGATATCAGCTTTGATCTCTTCAGAAATCACATTGTTTTCAAATAGTGTTTTTAGTGCTTCCAACATGTGATTCTCCTTTTTTATTGGAGTCCGCTTATTATTTTTAATAAGCTTTCTTTAAGATACTTCTGCGCCTTTGGATCATCCTGAACTTCTTTCGCTATGCGTAAGCTTCTATAACCACCTTGATGATTCATTAAATGTTCATAGATAGGTGTAGGATATGCTCCAGGAGCACTAGGTTGAGCCACCACATCTACTGTGATGATTTCAAAATCTTTTACCATTCCGTCGTTGTCTACATCGCCGGAACCTCTAGAAGAAACTCCCAACTTTACGCCGGCCTGTAACATAGTTTTCACTAGTTCGCCCATTGGAGTTGGGAGTACTTTTAACTTTCCATAACCGTCTGCCCCTTCCATCCACATTTCTGTGACCATATGGCATACACGATCAAGATTGATTCTTAGGTCTTCTGGATGATCTACTTCTCCGAGAACCGAATAGCCACCAGCAATTTGATCATTAAGGGTTTTGACAGCCCTAGCAATCTCTCTTGCAGGATAAACTCTTTGATTTTGATTCCTCTTATCGCCTTGAATGCAAATCCCTTTAAGATAAAGAGACTTGCCCCCTTGCGCTTCGTCGGACTCGATGACCATTTTTGCTTGGTCGAAACTCAGGTTTTCACGAAGTGTTCTCATCAATTAACCTTATTTTGCACGACTTTTAACGCCGTTTAAAGGACTACCTGCACCTTTGTCGCCGTCATCGCCGCCAGCTGGTGTGCTTACTTTTTTAAGATGCTTTACACCTGCTTTACCACCTGGAACATTTACATTACCTGCATTATCTTCTTTAGTCGAAGGATTAGCAAGGCCTCCTTTGGTGCCACCGGATGTGCTTTCGCCGCCACCAAGGATATTTGCTGTAGTTCCACCCATATCGTTCTTACCTGCTACGATACTTTTTGTGTTTACACCGTCGTCGCCCATTTTTCCATACTTGGTATAATCAGCGCCGCCAACTTTTTCTACATATTCACGCATAAAACTTACGTCATCTGCCATGGACATTTTCATGTCTTTTCCCATATCGTCACCGCCCATGTCCATATCATCATCACCCATGTCCATGTCGTCGCCCATGTCGTCGTCACCCATGCCGCCTAGTTCTTTTTCAAACTGCGCACGTAACTCGTCCATTGCATCTTCTAAATCCATTACACGATCTTCTAGATCATCCGATCCTTCTTCGTCGCCCATGTCCATATCGTCTCCTTCTTCGGAATCGATATCACCGATCATGTCGTCAGTTGGGTCGCCGCCGATAGCATCAGAATCGTCGTCGCCTTCACCGAAAGCAAAATCTTCTTCGACTTCTTCGTCATCATCGTGCATGGCTTCTTCTACTTCTTCATCGTCTTCTTCTTTTTCTTCTTCTACTTCGTCAAATTCTTCCGCTAGGATAGTTTCGTAGATTTCGCGGGATTTTTCTACTACGATTTGGTGAAAAATTTCTTTAGCTGCTTCTTGGTCTTCGTTAACAAGATGCTCGAGCATCTGCTCGAATTTTGATCGATCAGTCATAGTTTTCTCCTATAAAGATGTAAGGCTGTCAAATTATATTTACAATTAATTGTTAAAAACACTCGATAATAGTGTTTTTTTACGCGATTTGATTAAATGTTGGTAGTTGTCTGTAAAATTCTTCGTATTTCATATGTTTAAAATTTGGGTAAATCCATTCTGGGTTAAAGAAATCATCTGTGATTACTCGATAAAATTTTACCCTCCAGTTTTGTTTTATCACTTGTTCTGTTTGTCTTTGCCAATTTCCGTAATACGTAGCAGTGTCTGAACTTTTTCTATAGTTGGTAGTATCGGCATACACATTGTTCAATAATCCGTTCATACCTACAAAGTCAAACCCGAAGATATAAACTTCAGTAGCTCCGTTTTTTATAGCAAGATCCAGTGCAGTAGGTCCAGAACTCCATCCTAAACTTGGATTGAAATACTTGAATCCCGTAAAACTTCTGTACTTTTGATTAGGATTAGTCCACACTTCATGTGTTAATTGATATCCAGATTTTTCTATTTCTACAACCATTTTTGGATCTACAGCTATCAAATAATCAGGTTCAAACTCTCTATAAAGAGCATTACAGCCATACACTTTGCCGTATCTTTTAAGTTGATTTAATTTTAAATTCAGTCGACTACGACCGTTGCCGAGCACAAAACATCGCATACTAATCCTTTTATGATTAATTATACTGGAGGTGCTGGTGGAGTGAAATACATTGATTGTATTAGTTCTAATTCTCTCTCTTGTTCAAGCAAATGTGCTTCGCTAGCTTTACGAAGTTCATTTATTTGTCTTAAAGTTAGTCGTGTTTTACGTGTATCTGACCGTTCTAACTGTGTAGAATCTTTTTCGGGATTGTATTTTAGATCCATGGCTACTGCCCTAGTATCTTTATCTGCATAAAATAATTCACGTAATATCATATTAATATTTATACTGGAGGAGCAGCAGGAGCGGCACCGCCTACTGGACTTGCTCCTGCTCCTTCAGGTGCAGCTTCTCCGCCAGGTGGAGGAGGTACTGCTGCATCAGAAGCTATGCCTAAATCACTGCTTATACCGGCTTGACTTATGCCTGCGCCGCGTAATTCTGCGCCGCTTTCTGAAGCTTGTGTTTCTGCTTTACCATTTTCTTCTCTCCATAGGCGTTCGTTTTCTGCTATTTCTTCTTCAGACAACCCTAAGAATCTTTTCATAGCAAAACGTTTGCTAATAGTCGGTATTTGAGAAAGTGTTTGATATGTTGGAGCTCGTGCAGTGTCTAATTCGCTTTGTCTAGTTGCTGCAAAATTTTGTGGAGGATTAAATTTAAGTTCAAACAGACTGTTGTCAATATTAAGTCCTCGGTCATTTAGATAAAGTTTAAATTCTTTATCAAAAACTTCTTGCATTAGACTTTGAAGTCTTTCGCAATAGTTGTTGAATCGCAGTTCTTGAATATATGCAGTACCTACTCTGCCATCATTGTACTGGCTTTGACTATCGTCTGCTCCGGTAGGCAGGTAACTACTAGGAATACGTAATCCTCGAAATAATTTATTTGTAAAATATTTTAAATCGTCTATTTCGCCTAAATTTGTTCCGCCGGGCAAAGTTTCTACTTTACTTCCACGACCTTCTGCGGTTTGTGGAAAGAAGTAATCTTCATTGATTGATAAAGGATTATAGGCTGAGTCAATAACATTAGTACCGCCACCAACAGCAGAAGGAATTCTTCTTTGATGTATTTCATTTTTCACTCGCTCCACAAAACTCATAGCCAAGTGACTGGGCATGTTTCCTACATCAATGTAGAATATTCTACGCTCAGGGGCACGTTGAATACGATAGATAATAATAGCATCTTCTAATAATTCTTTCTGTTTGTAAACTTTAAAAACAGATTCTAACAGACTATTGCCGAACGGATAATTGTTATCCAATCCTTCGCTTAAACTTAGATGAATTACGTGTTTTGCATCAACTGCAAGTTCGTTTTCGTTATTTTGAAATCGTGTGCCTGGACTAATTGGATAAGCACTAGCCTGGCCTCTTGCTGCTGCACCTCCTGCTATATATGCAGTACCTCTGTTATTTGTATTAACAGTGTTAGGATTAATAGTGGTTACAGTTAGCTCTTGAAAATTAGGATTTAAATCTCTAATTACATACTGTTCAGGCTTTTTGCCTTCGCTTTCGTTAACAATTATTTTGGTTAGCTTGCCTGGATCGATGTGAAACCATTTTTTAGTTTCAGGATCACGAACAAATATACTATCGCCATATTTGAATACGTTTCTAACAATTCTGAAAATTCTAGTTTCAAAATTTTGCAGTTTGCACCACTGTTGTAAGTATTCGCGTAGTACAGTAACTTCTGAATTAGTGGCTTTGGATCTAAAAAATAGTGTAAATGGTGTATTATTTTGTTTATTAGTCTGACTGCAAAATTCTGCTAGTATGTCCAATGCGGCATTGACTTCACTGTCCATATCCATGGTATCATATTGTAGATATCGTTCTACTCTATTAGGTGCGCCAGTATATACATCTGGTAAAAAAGAACTATAATTGGTTCTCGCTGGGCCTGCTCGACCAGCAGAACTACCTACAGGACTGTACACAGCAGGTTGTCCGCCAACATTAACAGGTGTAAAATATTTTTTCCAGCTCATTATGTTCTCTCGTATACATTACCACTACCACTTGATTTAGTGGCTCTAATTTGCTTACCGCCAATATCAACTTGTACATCAACTAGTGTAGTCATTGTAGTATTTAAGCGTTCTAGACGGTCAACGACATCGTTTAGGGATACACTAGGACCTCCTTTTGTTATCTGTTCCATAGCAGATGGGACCCCTTGTTCTAATGTTTGCTGTGCTTTTGGTATCAAACTAGATACTGAAGAAGAAAATTTATCGCTCATAGGCATAGACAAATTTGAAAGTTTGCTACCTAAACTATTGAATGCTTCTGTTTCTTTTGGATTTAAAACTCTTTCGCCTTTATGAATAAATGCTAGCAAATCTTCTGGTTCTGCAGGTTTTCCTGTTTTACCAAATGTTCCAAATTCTCTTGTCCCTAGCCCAGTGACACCTTTGAGAATATTAAGTTGATCAACACCTATAGTTTGAACACCGGTTATGCTTTGGATCTGATTCATGATGCCGCCGCCTTCTTCGGATTGTGTTCTTTGTTCAATCCTGTCATCTCTTCGGCGTTGCCATTCAGGTTTGTTCATTCTTTCACGCTCTTTTTGAACATCTGCTTCTTTAGCTTTTAATGATTCTATTACAATTTTGTCTAGTGCTTGCGGCCCTTTCGCAACCATTTCTTTAATTACTTGTTCTTGGCTAATGCCTCTTTCTTTAGCTTCCTTCATAATAGTTTCGTTTAGTTTAGCGTTTTTATCTAAGCTAGTTATAAATGCTATTAACTCAGGACTTTTGCCTGTCAATCCGGTTCCTTGTTCTTTACTTAATTTTAATCCTTCTTCGACTGCTTTCATTTTATCTTTTAACTTAGGCGAAGTATCTGCTATAGTGCCTATTAATTTGCTAAACGCTGCATCAGTTGCTTTTTGTGTTTCTTCTCGAATATTGTTACTTTTACCTTTAGCAGCATCTAAATTTTGATAGAATTCATTTAATGCTCTTCCTAAAGGACTAGCTGGTGCCACTTGTTGCAAGATACCTTGTCTAATTCCGGCACTAGCATCTTTAGTTGCATTTTCAATTCCTGTTAATGCTTTAGTTGCTCCATCGCTCTTTTCTTGTTCTATTTTTGCACCTTGTCTTCTTAGCTCTAATGCCTTAGACAATCCTTCTTCTGTTTGAAGATTTAATTTATTAGCTTTAGCAATTTCTTGAAGTTGAGTACTAAAACCTCGAGTCTGAGTCTGCATATCAACAAAATCTTTTTCTCCTTGACGTGCTAACTGTCTATTTGTATTAGATTGCTGTTGTAAAGCAGCAAGTGCAGCAGCTCTTTCAGTTAATTCTCTTGCCCTGACGTCATCACCTTTTTTAGCTGCTTCAGCAGCTTCATATAAAGCTTTTTGTGCAGCAGGACCAATAGCATTAAATTTGCCAATCATATCCTCTGTAGGTCTGCCCATGGCAAAAATTTGCTCGGATAACATTTGGAAATCAGTGCCACCTTGCTGTGCTGCTGTCTGCATGGCATTGAATCCTTGTTGCACATTCTTGCCGCCTCTCGCAATTTCATCTGCTAGTGCAGCTTGTACTTGGCCATTTTCCTGCTGCTTTCTCATTAAATCTTCTTGTTCTTTACGACTATTACCGGTAAGTTTAGCCATTAAATCCATTTCTTTACCAAGCTTTTCAACTTGTTCAATGGCTACTTTTCTCGAATCAGCTTCATTTAATCCTTGTCGTCTTTGCTGGGTTATTGTGGTTGATAATAAACTGTTTAAATCTTCAGTAGTAAATCCTAGACCAGTCATTCGATCAACTAATCCTGAATCGTCAAACATTGCTTGGCTAGCTTTAGTAAATTCTTTAGCTCCTTGAGCAACTCCTCCTGGTAATGTAGCAAATGCTTTGTTATTAGTTTGCATTAATTCTGTAAATTCACGCATACCTAATCTAGTACCAGCAGCGGCCATACCTAAATCTACTAGACTGTTATTAAAGTTCATACCGCCTTTGCTTAACAATCTAAAAGCATCTAAGTTTTCTTCGTAAAATTGTGAACCTTTGGCTAGTAAACCTGAAAATTTACCTATAGTGTCGCCGAATAGAAACCCTGCACCTCTTGCGTTATCCCCTACAATATTAAAGGCTTCGCTGACACGCATACCTCCTTTGCTCAAATGAGCAAAGGTGTCAGTAGTAGCTCCTATGCCAAATTTAGCCAGGCCTGCGAACTGATCTTTAACTCCAGTTAGAACTTGATCGAACGTCGATCCGCCGCCTCCTCCGGTACCTCCTCCACTTCCCCCAGCACCCCCTCCGCCGAAACCACTGCTGCTTCGAGAATGTTGTTTAAGAGCTTCGGCAAAGGCCTCTTTAAGATCTTGTTTTGTTAAATCGGGCATTATTTTTTTCCTGAAATATACGTAGATAAATACTAATATAATATTTATCTAAGGTAAAAATGACCAATCCGCTACAAAAATATTTTAGACAACCTAAAGTTTACATAACTTTGCCCAGCAAAGGCATGTATTATCCCGAAGGCGCACTAACTGGCGATCCTAATAATTTTCCAATTTTAGCTATGACTGGTATGGATGAAATTATTATGAAAACTCCAGATGCACTTTTAAACGGCGAAGCCACAGTTAAAGTAATCGAAAGTTGTTGTCCTTATATTAAGGATGCATGGAGCATTCCTAATATAGATATAGATGCTATATTAGTAGGAATTCGTATTGCTACATATGGGGATATACTAACTTTAGACAATATTTGTCCGTCTTGTAGCACAGAAAATTCCTATGAAGTAGATTTAAAAACTATTACAGACCATTTAAGTCAGTGTCAATTTAGTCATAGCATGGCTATTGATCCTATTTCAATTAATTTTAGACCGCTAACTTATCGAGAATTCACTGAAGAAAATTTAAAAAGTTTTTATCTTAGACGGCAAGTATTTCAATCATCAGAAATAGACGATCAAGAAGCTCAACAAAAAGTTCTAGAAGATGCTTATGCAAAGTTAGCTGAAATGAAAGCTGATCTAGTAATTAAAAGAATAGACAGCGTTCAAACTATTGAAAATACAGTAGAGGATGCTAATTTTATTTCAGAATGGATTCAAAATTCTGATAGAGAAATTTTTGATTTAATCACTAAATTTTTAGATAACAGTCAAGAGACTTGGAATATTCCAAAATTTCAAGCAAAATGTACTAACTGCGATCACGTGGATCAAATATCAATTAACTTGGATCAATCAAGTTTTTTCGTAGCAGCCTCGTAACACTGTCTAATTCTGACATCGAAACAAGAATTCAATCGCTTGAATTATATGCCAAGCAGATTAAAGAAGATATATTTAGAATTAGTTGGTATATGCGAGGCGGTGTAAGCAGCTATGATCTATTTCAAGTGTATAGTTCTGAAGATAGAACTATTATGAATAAAATAATCGAAGAAAATATTGAAACTACAAAGAAAGCACAGATGCCGTTGCTTTAAAGCCCTTGAGCTTGCAATGCTGCTTTCAATTCAGGATCAGTAGTATACTGACTATATCTTCCTTGCTCTCCGCTAGGAGCAGGTTGATCTGATTTTCGTCTAGGATCTGCAGGGGTTTGTTTTCCAGGAGCAGGTTGGCCTCCTTGGCCTTGATTAGGTTTAGCATCTGCTGGTTTACCTTTGCCCATAGCTTCATCTATAGTTTTAGAAATGCCGTCTTTTAATTTATTCCAATACTTGGCCGCTACACTTCCAGGATCATCTAAGCTCATACCTGCTACTTTATAAGCTAGTACATTTCCTATAGTTTCTCTAACATCTGGACGATTCAGATACTGTTGCACTGCAATTAAAACAACTTCACTAGCCAGAATTCCTGCTATAGCTGCTCCGCCTGCGAATCCGCCAGTGCCTATAGTGGCTCCTAAACCTAAAGCACGAAACAACCATTTTAATCCTACAATGCTTCTTACTATAGAAGTAATTAATCCACTGGCTGTGATCTGTACAGCTAACACACTGATCAGATTGCCCTGAGTATCAAAGTAATCTTGATCCTTGGGTAGATTATTTGTTTCATAGTATTCATCTAATCCAGATATATTTGTCCAGTAATCGATGACCATTTCGCTATAACCAAAAATCTTTAATATCTTAAGAAATCCGCCTATACGTTTTGCTGCACTCTTCTCGCCCAATGCACGCCATGACGGGTCATTGCGATCTTTTAGATATTTTAGTAATTTCCTAACACTCTTTTTACCAACAATTTTAGTTGTTTGAGCAGTTGCTTGTCCAGGTGTCTTAGGAACTTTTTTGAATATTGCTGGACGCTTAATCATATCGTCCATAGCAGCTTTTTGCGAATTATAACTGCCTACTCTACGACCATCAGGCATTTGAACACTGAACTTTCCAGTGCTAGAATCTTTAACAACTTTAGGTCTAGTGTCAGCTTCCGCGATTATTTCAAATATATTCATAGCATACTCAGAATGATATTTTATTTATTAAAGATGAACTACGTTCATCTGTTCTTCGCTTACGCTCGAACATATTGTTTTTCTTTAAATGCGAAGCACTTAAGATATTATCTAGATTGTTCAGTCATACTTAGCCCGTTGCCGGGCTAAAAAATAACATTATCTGAGTTGCACAATATCATTTAGCATTACAGCATTACAGAGGCGGTCGTCCGGTACCTCGAGCTGCGTCTTTATACGACGGCGGCATACAAATATATGCTAACATACTTGTATACGTGCAGGTTTTCCCTGCTCATTTCGCCTTTTTATCCTTTTCAAACAATCAAATCGCAGGTCTTAGTAGCGATCTTCATCCCGAAGGGTAGTGATTGAGCACTCTTAACGGCAAGAGATTTCCATCCCTGTGACCCGAGGTCCAGGTATCCGGGCACACGAAATTAGCCTGTGCCAGCTGTTAACCGTTTAATTGTTTGCCTTTGATGTGAGAGCCATGGACACGAACACTGATCTGACCATTATAGTAGCTGTCAGATTCTAGTACTCGCCGTGTGAATTGTTCTCTTGCCTCTATGTAACTGCACTCTGCTTTGCTTTTGCAGTAGAACAGTATCTCTCTGTGAAATTTGTCTGTGCCTAATTGTGCAACATCTTTGTTAAGTTCGTCGTTGCTGCCGTAGTATGTTTGCCAGTCCGAGTCTATTTTTGATTTAATACGTTTCTTTTTCTTTGTGCCGTTTTTTAGTTTTACTATTTTATATGTGGTTTTTGAAAATTTTGCCAGTTTTTTGCCTATATACATTCGTCCGTTAACAGTATTGGTTATACAGTATACAAATCCAATACAATCTTCAGGAAGTTCCGTTATTAGTTGACTCTGGTGGTACCACGACATCAACTTGTTTAGCCTTTTTTAATTCTGCCTTGCGTCGATTTGATTCAAAGTATTTTGGCGAACTGTAACTTGGTTTAGTTGCTCTATATGCCTGTACTTCTGCCCTACGTGTTCTTGCTAAAATTCTAATTTCTGCTAAAATGTGACGAAGCCTTATGCCAGATCGATGTGTACGACTATGCATCCAATCTTGATTTTCCTCAAAATATTTGCGGAAAAGTTGCATTAGTGCTTCGTGTGTTTGTTCTTCATCCATTATTCTACGATATCTAAATCTGTGCTGTAGCTAGTGAATCCATTTTCTTTAATAACTTTCAAAACATTATTCACACGTCCTATTAATTCGTCCTTATGACTGATTAGGTATATATTTTTGTTACGTTCTCTGGACATTTTCTTTAGAACACTCAATGCGTTTTCTACGCCACTGGCGTCTAAACCGTTATCGATCAATTCGTCTACAAATAACAAATTAATATTTTGATATAAACTTTCCCAGACATCTCTAAAACTCCAGCTTAGTCCAAGAATTAATCGATTTCTTTCTCCTCTACTTAGATTGTCAAAATCTAAATCTTGACCTAGTTGAGTAATTTCTACATTTAAGTCATTTAAGAAAGTTACTTGATGAGGCAAGCCCATTTTATCAAGATAATATGTTAATCTGTTATTCAAGTATGCAAGATTTTGATCAATAATTTTTTTACGTATAAAACTATCTTTGTTAGTTAACAGTTTGAGCAAGAATTCTTGATGATCTTTAAGAGCAGTTAACTCATTAATGATGTTCCAATCAATTTCTTGAAGGGCAGTATTCTTTAAATCTTCAATTTGTTCTGTATACGGGTCTATTTCTTGTTGACGTTTACTTAAATTATCTTCGTAACTGGCGAGATTATTTTGATGACGTAATGCTTCTTCTACAGTATCGTAGAATGTTACAGGTCTACCGTTAATATCACCTATCTGCTCTAATTCTTGTATCACTGAAGCGTAATTGTTAGTAACAGTTTCTAGATATGTGTGTGCTTCTTGTAGATTTTTATCAGCAATTGTTTGCATTTCTTGATGTTTATGATCTTGTAAGTCCTGCTCACACGCCGGGCATTTAGAATCCTGTAGCTTTTCTAGTTCTTTTGTGTACTTGGTAACAGTTTTATCAGCTTGTATTATAGCAGTCTCAATGGTAGCCTTTTCTTTATTCAAGCTTTTTATTTTTGCACTTAGATCATCGTAGTTCTTTAACTTAGTATGCTGCTCTAATTCGTGAGTTATATCCACAGCTTGTAGTTCTAAGATTTTTTCTGCTAGCTTTAAACAATCTGATTGCTGTTGAGTTAGCCATGCAGACTTTCTGGTTTCTAAACCTGTAATACTTTGTTCAATTTTTTCGTTAGATTTTTTAGCAGCTTCTATATTTGCAGTTTCTTGTTGTATTTGATCTTTAGTAGCTTTGATTTGTTCTTTTAAAGACTCTGCCTTTTCACTTAACAGTGTAATCCCTAATAGTTGTTCAATAATTTCTCGTTGATCATTGGCCCGCATACTTAGAAAAGGTTCAGTGTAGGTGTTTAACGCCACTATGTGCTTGAACATATCGTGACTCATACCTAGAAGATCATCTAAATCTTTTTGTGTCTCACGCATATCTCCTTGACTATCATCTGTTTCTTCAGAGTCTTGTTCAACATCATTAACATAGAATCTTAATATTGTAGGTTTACGTCCTCTTTCTATTCGATAATCGACACCATCTTTTTCAAAAGATAAAGTAATCAACATATTCTTGTTGTTAATCTTGTTAATAAGATTGTCTTTTTTAATATTAGTTAAGGCATTGCCAAATAGTGCATAACTTAATGCATTAACGATAGTGGTTTTTCCTGTACCGTTACGAGATCCGCTATCATCTCCGCCCATGTCCAAGTTTTCACCTAGCACTAACGTTAGGTATTCTTTTTCAAAGTCTACGGCCTGGGTTTGATTGCCCACGCTCATGAAATTCTTCACAGTTAAATTTTTAATTCGGATCATAAGTTATTATAAATTGAAAGCAGTATTTTACTATCATATGTTTCACTGTCAATATTAATTAATTGACTAGTTACTATTTGATCTACACTTTCAAATGATTGTATATCGATACTATTGCTTATTTCTATTTCTTTCTTTTCAGGAATCAAAGTCAATTCTCTAATATCGTAATCGCCCATAAACTTTTCTTTAATAAAACTAGCTTCTTCATAACTGATATCTATGTCCAGACTTACTCTAAGATGTGCTTTGGGCAGTATGATTTCGTCTGCACGATCTATTAATTCACTTAGTTTAGTTGTTCTAAATGTAGGTTGGTCAGGCCAAGTGTGATATACTGGCTGATTACCCCATTCTAATATCATCATTCCCCGATCACTATCCCAATTGTCGGCATAGTTATGTGGAAATGCATTGCCAATATAAATCATATTTTTTTGTTGCTGGCGTTTATGAAAATGACCACTGAATCCTAACTCGTAATTTTGAAAATCTTGTAGTTGAATCTCTCCATGATCAGGCATTTGTATCATGGCATTCATAAAAAATGTGGGTAATTCGAAGTGACCAAAGATATAACGCCCGCCTTTTTTACTAATACTACGCCACTCGTCGCCAATTAGCCAAGGACATAAAGTCACTTCATCTATAGTCGTAGGCTGATGTATAACTGTAACACCTGGAATGTATTTTCCAAACTCTACACTATGGATATCCCGTTTATCTTTGTAATACAGATCGTGATTACCAGGGAAAAAATAAAATTGATCAAAAGCTTTGCCCAATTTTTCAAGGGCTCTAAGGCTATAATCCATTGTAGTGATATTAAGGCTGTTGCGATTGTGATGCCAGTCGCCGAGAAAAATTCCAGTATCACACCCTTCCTCCTTTGCTTTAGCAATATACCAGTCTACAAAATCTTCGCAATCTTTATTATGTGTTTGACTATTGCTTTTTAAGCCAAAGTGTATGTCAGTAAAACATGCAGCTTTTTTAAATAGCCCCATAAAATCCTTGTCCTATAACTTTTTGAACGTCTTGCATCATTTCATCGGACATATGACAAGTCCATGCATCGCTTTCATGCACTCTTATGAATAAAAGTTTTAAACACATACCTTCAGGTAAGGTTAAGGTGATATATTTTGTCATTCTTCTCCGCCTTCGTGCCTGCGTACTGCGGCTTCATGTTCTCCTTGTCCGGTTCTACTATAACTAGGATTCATTCCGTTCATTTCTAGTAAGTCATCTCTAATAACTTGATTACGTTTTTCGATGTTAATGATTCTAACAAAACTATTAGTAACAGCAGCAGTAAAATAAGCAAATGGATTATTTGATTTTGATTCATCGAATTGTAAACCTATCTGAGTTAGTTGTAAAATAGCCTGTCCTCTCATTTCATCATTATAAGTATAGCCTCTTACGTTGCCCCTAGTAGCATATCTTTCGCATAATTTAATATACATTCTAGCTAGAGTATTGGTAATTTGTCCATGATCTTTTGAAAACTTTCCTTTTTCTATGCTGCCTTTCCAGTGACTTTTTCCTACACATACAAGTATGTCAGAGTCATCGAATTTCCAATGCTGAAAAGGCGGAAAATTAACTTTGTCGCGGCCATCTGCTACTGTTTTTGGATTCTTTTTTCTAGTAGTGTTTGTAGGAATATGATCAAATGTCATAATTCTAAAAACAAGATCTTGTTTAGGAATTTTTTTATAATCGACTTCACACTCGGCTTGCTTTATTTTCTCGCCAGCCGCCCGTCGCCGTTCGTATTCCTTAGAACCTAATCTTTTAGCTCGATTTCTCTTAGCTTCTGCTATGGTTCGTATGTTGATTTTATCAACATGAGGTAAAATTATGTCATATTGATGATACTCTGGTTTAATGAACGAGCAATATGTATTTTTTGATTTGTGTATTTCGTCCAATAGGTCTTTGTTATTAAGATAGTTTACTTTCATTAGTGATTCCTTGTTGCATAATAATAAACTATGCAGTTAATTTTGTCAACTAAATAATGAATATAGGAGTCCAAAATGAGTTTATTTGATCGAGGCGCCGGTACGAATACAGGATCTTTCAGCGGTTCTTTTATCAATACTGGAAGACAGGTGTTAGGTGGTGCCGGAAGATTGGCAGGCGCATTAAGTAATTTATCTAACCCGTCAATGGCATTGTCGCAATTAAGAAGTAGAAATTTGCCTGTTGGCGGCAATACGTCGTTTGCATCGTCTAGTGCTGGAGCACAATGGTCCGGATCTGAATCGTCCAATGATTGGAGAGTTAGATTAAGTTTACCAACAGATCCAACATTTTCCGGCAGTCCAGTGTTACAGCCATTGGTTGCAGCTGGCGGAATGGTATTTCCTTATACTCCTCAAATTTCTATTTCAGGTACAGCATCGTATGATGAACAAGCGTTGACACATCAAAACTATACATCAGTAAGTTATCAAAATAGCAAACAAGATTCTATTCAAATTACAGCACCTTTTTTTGTTGAAGATGCGGTACAAGCACAATATTGGTTAGCTGCTGTACATTATTTTAGAAGCATAACAAAAATGTATACAGGCGATGTAGGCGAAATCGCTGGAAACCCTCCACCGGTAGTGTTATTCAACGGATACGGAGACTATGTGTTTAAAAATATACCAGTAGTTGTTAAAACCTTTAGTGTAGAATTACCTGCTGATGCAAATTATATTGCAACTACAGTAGGTAAATCTAGCACACAAACGTCACCTACTGGAAATGTTCTAGCTAATCCAGTTCCTTTAACACAAAGCTTTGCACAAAGAACTGCTCAGTTAGCTGGATTAGCTGGCGCATTAGGTGCATCTCAACTTGCACAAGTATTAGGTGTCGGAGCTATTGCTAGTTCAGCGATATCATCGTTGAGAAATGCTAGAAACAACAATCCAGCAAATGTACCAACTCCAGCTAACTTAGGTACATTTGGCGGCGCAAGCCATGTTCCAGTTAAAAGTTCTTTTACTATAACCTTAACTCCAATATACAGCAGACAGAGTATGAGGAAATTTAATTTGAACACATTTATAAGTGGCGGTTATGTGAACAATAATGTAGGATATCTATAATATGGCCACTTATAAAAAATCTAGCCCATGGGCTGACACACCTATAGAAAATGATTACTTAAGTAATCTTCGTATTCGGCCAGTTAGTGCAGAGCCGGATGATTTTCTTTACACTATAGAACCTCAATATACACACCGCCCAGATTTGTTAGCTTATGATTTATATAAGGATTCAAAGTTATGGTGGGTGTTTATTCAAAGAAATATGGATGTACTTACTGATCCTATATACGATTTTATACCAGGAGTAAAAATTTATATTCCAAAAGGCGACAGCTTAAAACAAATTTTAGGATTGTAATTTATGAATGTGTTCGAAGAAAATCTAAGAGCAGCAAGAAGCATACAAGAGAATCCTAATCCAATTATTAATAATAGTTCTGTAGTTGCAGGATCGTCTACGACACCGGTTAATAATCAAAGTAGTGGATATACGGCTCAATCGCAAGCACAACGATCTCCAAGCCAGAATGTTGCATCTACTCCTACATCTAATAATAATCAAACACAAACGCCGCCTTTTCCTAATGTGTTAACGCAATACACCAGTTATAATTATGCGTTTACTTTAAGCGTTTTATCTAGAGATCAAATTAACACATCAAGTTACAAACGAGGAGATTACGGTCCTTTATTATTGCGTACAGCCAGCGGTGCTCCAGACAAGGATTTAATAGGAACACAATACGGTCAGTATGAATTTTATATGGATAATCTTAGGATCGATAGTGTTATAGGATTTGATAAACTTTCAGGCAATACAAATGCAAATAAGATTAGTTTTGAAATTTTCGAACCTTACAGTATGGGATTGTTTTTTCAATCAATTCAATCTGCCGCTAAAACTGCTGGTTATGAAAATTATTTAGATGTTCCGGTATTATTAACAATAGAATTTAAAGGGCATGTATTTGATAATGATCGTCAAGAAATGTTTGTCACTATTCCTGATACTAAAAAACATATTCCTCTTAAAATAAGAACTATCCAGATGAAAGTCAGTGGAAAAGGAACTTCATATACTGTTGATGCGTATCCTTGGAATGAAGGTGCATATAGTGCTCAGTACAACATTTCTAAAACAGATATTACAATTAAATGCGACACTGGTAATTATACAGTACAAAATTTATTACAAACAGGAGAACAAAGTTTACAAGTTGTTTTAAACAATTATTTTAAACAACGAGTAAAAGACGGTCAAGCAGAAACTGCGGATGAAATAGCAATTATTTTTCCAACTGATATGTTTAATCAAAAATCATCAGGGCCCGATGAAAAAGCCGATCAATCAGCAACTAGATCCTCGACAATCAATAGCGGTGATTCTTCTGTGTTTAAATCTATAGGAATAGTAAGGGGAACAGGTAATAATAATAACCTTGTTCAAGACACTACTAATGGAACTGCCGCAGTTAACAAAATAGGACAGTCGCTATTAGCCTTTAATGAGCTCTATAAAGGAGATAGTTCTTTTCCAAAAGATAATGTGGTCTATGATGAAAAGACCGGAATTTATCAAAGAGGAAATATAACGATAGATGTTAAGAATAGTGACTTTAAATTTAATCAAGGATCAACAGTTGTTGATATGATTAACCAAGTTATTATGACCAGCGAATACGCTAGAAACGCTTTAACAGAAGGTAATAAAACACCACAAGGACAAATTTCTTGGTGGAAAGTTGAAACACAATTATACATTCTACGATCTAAAGAAAACGCAACTACTGGTCAAGGATCAAAACTGGCAGTTTTTAGAGTAGTTCCTTACTTAGTAGATACACATTATATTATTCCAGCAAACACTAAAAAACCTGGTCTTAAGAATTTAAAAAAAGAAAGTTTAAAAGAATACAACTACATCTATACAGGAAAAAACACTGAAATTTTAGATTGGAATATAGATTTTAGAGCAGGATTTTATACTGCATTAGCTGCTGATGGAACTAAAAATACCGCTAAAGCTGAGTTATCTTCAGCGGCTAGTCCAGGTGCTAATCAATCAGATTTAGAAGAACAGAAAAAGAACATAATTTCAAAACATGTAGCCGGTGTTTCGCCTACTACACAACAAACTCCGTCAGTGGTTAGAAATGACAAAATAGAAACTCAAAATTCGAATCAAGGTGGTCCATCGTTACAAGATGAAAAAACTGTAGCAGCAAAAGTATTCCAAGATATGTTAGTCAATGGCAATGACATGATAAAATTAGACATGACTATATTAGGAGATCCTTACTATCTTGGAGACAGCGGCATGGGGAATTATAATGCAGCACCTAGCCCTTATCAAAATCTTACAGGTGACGGTCAAATAAATTATCAAAGCGGTCAGGTCGCTATTACAATTAATTTTAGAACCCCAATAGATGTTAACTTAGAAACAGGCTTTTATAACTTTGGATCAGATACCAAACCTGTATTACAATTTAGTGGACTTTATCTATTACAAAAGGTTTCGCACGAGTTTTCAAGAGGAAAATTTAAACAAACATTAAACGGATTTAGATTAAAAGGACAAGATAATGACGCTGCACCAGAAGCAGAATTTGTTTTAAGTCCTGAAACACCCACAGATGCAGCATCGTTTAACAAACAAACTAATGCCAGTATTCTTTCAGCAATTACATCTGGAAATAATAATAATACTAGATCTCCAGTTGCTCAAGTACCTGGACAATCTAATCAAGGTGTAGCTAGAACAACAGAAGTAACTCCTGGACCAATAACAGCTATTGACCCCTTTGATAGAAATGCTGCTGCATTCGGCAGAAGAATAAATCCATAAAGGTAATCTAAATGACGTCATCATCATACACTAAAGAAAATAGTAGCGAAGAATTCAGACCAAGTATTACCAGTAACCCGGTCAATCCAGGACCATTTATAGCTAAGGTTATTAGTAATGTTGATCCTACTTACATGGGATCTCTTCAAGTACAAATATTAAGAGAAGTAGGAAATGATCCTGCGGTTGCAGGACAAACAAGAACAGTGAAGTATCTTAATCCTTATTACGGAATAACTGATATAGATTTTGTAACACAAAGTCCTGAAGATTTTAATAACACTCAAAAAAGTCATGGAATGTGGTTCGTTCCTCCTGAACCAGGAACACTTGTTCTTGTAATCTTTGTCGGCGGTTCCGCAAGTAACGGATTTTGGATAGGTTGCGTACAACACGAAAATTCAAACTTTATGATACCTGGTATAGCAGCTACTAAGTTTAAAGTTTCTGGCCAAGCCGAGCGTGTGCCTGTTGCTGAGTATAATAAAGTTGCAAGAATATCTACTCAAGATCCTACAAAAATTCCTAAACCAGAACACCCTTTCGCTACAGTATTGTCTGAACAAGGCTTATTAAGAGATGACATACGAGGAATAACTTCAAGTTCTGCTAGAAGAGAAACTCCTAGTCATGTTGTGGGAATTAGTACTCCAGGGCCACTCGATAAAAGATCTTCATCTAAACGAGGTAAAGTAGGTAAAGCTGAACATAAAATTTCTAATTTTCCAGTAAGTAGGTTAGGAGGCTCTACTTTTGTCATGGACGACGGAGATGACAAATTTTTACGGAAAACAGATCCTTCTAAAGGGCCTCCTGAATACGCATCTGTTGAAAACAAAGAAACTACCGGAGATGTTACTAGACCTCATAACGAATTAATTAGAATACGAACACGTACAGGCCATCAAATTTTATTACATAATTCAGAAGATTTAATTTATATAGGCAATGCTAGAGGAACAGCTTGGATAGAATTAACTAGTGATGGAAAAATTGACATATTTTCTGAAGATAGTATTAGCGTAAGAACTAAACAAGATTTGAATTTTTATGCAGATCGTGATATCAATTTACAAGCCGGTCGCAATTTTAACACTAAAGTAGCCGGAGAAATGCACACACACGTGAATAAAGATTCAGTGTTAATAGTAGATGAAAATCAAAAAATTCATATTAAGAAGAATGTAGACGAAACAGTAGTAGGAAATGTTAAAGAAAAAATTCAAGGAAACTTTGATTTAAACATTACCGGCCACAACTATCAAACATCAGGAGAAGCTAATCATACTAGAGCCAAGACCATTGTAGAAACAGCTACCCGTATTGACATGAACGGCCCAGCCGCAGCTACCGCAGCCACCGCAGGATTGCCAAAACAATTAAAAACTCATGTTCTTCCGCAGGATACAGGAATAAAGATAAGCACTATTATGCGTAGATTGCCTACCAGCGAACCTTATCCTCAACATGAAAATTTAGATCCTGTAAAATATAAACCAGAAAAAACTGATAGAGATTCAGCTGGAAGGTACGAAGGTGAATCCACGGATTTACAAGAGCCAGCAACATATTGGAAAAAGTATTCTACAGTAATTGATACGTTTGAAAAAATTAAATCACAAGAATAAGGAATTATATTATGACTGCTAACTCTAAACTTTACGAAAAAGTTATTATTAAAGGACTTAATCAAGAACAAAAGATACCAGGAACTAGAACTTATAAAGGGTTTAGTTCAGTATCTTCAGAAGCTAACAGCTTTTCTTTATATGATTTCGCTCTAATAAAGCAAGATATTTTAAATCATTTTAATATAAGACAGGGGGAAAAATTGGAAAATCCTGAATTTGGTACAATTATTTGGGACGTTATATTCGAACCTCTTACTGATGATTTAAAAAATTTAATTAGAAGAAATGTAGAAACAATTGTTAATTATGATCCTAGGGTAGCTGCCGAAGATGTAATAGTAACTTCGTACGAAAGTGGAATTCAAATTGAATGTGTATTAACATATTTGCCATATAACATTAGCGAAGCTTTACAATTAAGATTTGATAGAGATAATAATTTATTTTAATAAACTACGCACATTTTAACTTTCGATAAATATTAGTTATATGGGAAAAATGTATGTCAGCAACTGATAGACAAAATAGACTTTTAGTAGCAGAAGATTGGAAAAGAATTTACCAAACTTTCCAGAATGCTGATTTTCAAAGTTACGATTTTGAAAATCTTCGCAGAGTAATGATTAACTATATTAGAGAAAATTATCCTGAAGATTTTAACGATTATATTGAATCAAGCGAATTTTTAGCTCTTATAGACCTAATAGCATTTACAGGTCAGAGTATCAGTTTTAGGACCGATCTCAACGCAAGAGACAATTTTTTAGAACTTGCTGAACGTAGAGAAAGTGTACTACGTCTAGCAAGGCTATTAGGATATAATTCTAAAAGAAATATTTGTGCCAGCGGCCTATTAAAATTCACCACAATATCTACTACCGAAACCATTTTAGATAGTAATGGTCGCAATCTATCAGGGCAAGTAATTGTATGGAATGATTTAGCCAACCCAGATTGGTACGATCAGTTTATTAGAGTTTTAAATGGTGCGCTGCCTTTTTCAGCACAGTTTGGCAATCCTGTAGACAAAAAAACAGTTTATAGCATTCCTTCTGAGCAATATAGATTACAATCTGCTAATTCAGATGTTCCAGTCTATACCTTTACCAAAGCAGTCGATGGCAGAAACATGGTGTTCGAAATTGTATCTACGTCTTTTAGAGATGCTGACGAAATTTATGAAGAGCCTCCTGCTCAAGGAAATAGATTAGCGTTTATATACAGAAATGATGGAAAAGGTAATGCCAGTCCTAACACTGGTTTTTTTCTGCATTTTAGACAAGGTATTCTTAATCAAGGAACTTTTACAATTGATCAACCAGGCACTAATGAGACGGTGGATATAGATGCAGTCAACATTAATAACAGTGACGTTTGGTTATATCGTCTAGATCAGAATGGATTAGAATCGGAATATTGGAAAAAAGTTCCAAGTTTAGAAGGCAATAACATAATTTATAATAGTCTATCTAAATCTATAAGAAATATATACGGTGATATTACTAGAGCAGGAGACAGAGTAAGTTTAGTTTTCAGTGACGGAACATTTGGTACCTTACCGTTAGGAACTTTTAGAGCTTATTATCGTGTTAGCAATGCTTTAAGCTACACAATTAATCCAAGAGATATTAGAAATGTAAATTTAGAAATTCCATATTTTTCTAACGTAGGAAGATTGGAAACTTTAACTATTACTTTAAATTTACAATCAGCAGTTAACAACTCTAGCGAAACAGAAACTAACGATAATATTAAGTCTAGAGCCCCAGCTGTATATTATACACAAAATAGAATGATTACTGCTGAGGATTATAACATCAGTCCTCTTAGCGTAAATCAAGAAGTAGTCAAGGTTAAAGCAGTAAACAGAAGCTCCAGTGGAATCAGTAGATACTTTGACTTAGTTGACCCTACGGGAAAATATAGTAAAACTAATTTGTTCGCAGATGATGGTATAGTGTATAGAGAAGAATTTACTGAAAGTTTTAAATTTAATTATGTAACTAGAACTGATATTGAAGGAATAATTTATAATCAAATCACTGATTTGTTAAATCGACGTTCGTTAAGAGATTTTTATTATTCTAAATTTTTTAAGATAGTTATTCTCAGCTTAAATGTTGCATGGTATTCTAAATCCAGCGACACTAATCAATCTACAGGATACATTGGAGATAACGAACTAGCATTTACATATAAAGTAGGATCTTTTACAAACACGTTGCTTAGATACATCACAGCAGGAGCATTAGTAGAATTCAGAGCCCCAGACGGATATTATTTTGATAGAAATAATAATAATGCACTAGTACAAGGAAATCCTGTGACTCCTAACAGTACTACTAGTATTTGGTCAAAAATAGTAAAAGTTGCGGGCGACGGCACAGGCAACAGTACAGGCGAACTGTCTGACGGGTCAGGTCCAATTATTTTAAATGATGTAATACCTTCAAATGCAATTTTATATCAACTTATTCCTACGTGGGTCACTTATCTGGATCAAAGTACAATATCTACTATGATAGATTTAGTCTTTTCGGATAAACCGTTTGGTTTACGCTACGACATTGACTCTTTTTCTTGGAAAATAGTATTTGAAGTAGATTTAAACATTGTAGATAATTTTAGTTTAGGTCAACAGGGCGACAACAGCAATCAACAATTAGACTCAAGTTGGTTAATTTTATTTTCAACAGATACAGAATATTATACAGTTAAGAGTAGACAGCTAAGATACATTTTTGAAAGCGACAAACAGGTAAGATTTTACTTTGACGCCAGCGACAAAATTTATGACACTAGAAGTAATACAGTGGTCAAAGATAAAATTAAAGTGTTAAGTATCAACACAGATCCTAATTCAGTTGGACTAACTTCTGATTCTTCTGGATTAATACCATATACTTTTGATAAAGAATGGGAAATTTTAGAAGAGTTTAGAGGCATTGACGGATACGTAGATACAAAAAAGATTCAGATTACATTTAATGATGTTGACGACGACGGCGTTGTTGATAATCCTCAAATATTTGATGAAATTGTAGCACCTAATGTAACACCATCTTCTCGTTATATTATTCTTGAACGCTATGAACTCGCTCAAGGTCAAGAAGATTATCGTTGGGTAGAAAATAACGGTAAAGTTATTATCTTGAATTCAGAAAATGGTTTTAATAGCAGTCAGTACAACGACGGTCAATATTTTTATTTTATTGCTACAGATGTGGTAAAGAAGTTTAATAAATCTCAGAATTTATTAATAATAAGTTTAGATTACAAAGCATATGTAGGAAGAGCAGGTATAAAGTTTCAGTATATACATAATGCAGATTTTGAGTCTAGAATCGATCCAGGTGTAAGTAACATTGTTGATATCTATATATTAACTAAACGATATGATGAAAATTTTAGACAATGGTTAACTGGAGTGATTTCACAAGAACCGTTACCTCAAAGTTCAGATAGTTTATATAATTTATTATCGCCTGAGTTGAATAAGATTAAAACAATAAGTGATGAAATCATTTATCATCCTGTAAAATATAAAGTGTTGTTTGGAGAAAAAGCAACAACAGATGTTCAAGCAACTTTTAAAGTTGTAAAAAATCCAGATTTAGTTATTACTGATAATGATGCAAAAGCATCTGTATTAAATTCTATTAACGAATTTTTTGCTCTTGAAAACTGGGAGTTCGGTGACAACTTCTATTTCTCAGAATTATCAACTTATGTTATGAGAAGATTAAGTCCTAATATTGTAAATTTTATTATTGTTCCTAAAAAGGACTCGAGTAGTTTTGGTGCATTATATGAAATAAGATCAGAAAAAGATCAAATCTTTATAAGTGGCGCAACTGTAAATGACATAGAAATAATTTCTACAATTACTGCTAATAAACTTAAAGCATCAGGGGCTATATCTGCAAGTTCAACAGTAGCAGGCCAACAAATGATTACCAGTGCGGAGAATAGTTAATGTCAAATATGGATCAAGAAGAACCTGGATTACCAATTAATAATTCTGGACAACGATCTTCTGCTGATTTATTACCAAAATATTTTAGAACAGCAGGTAATAGAAAGTTTTTACAATCTACTTTAGATCAGTTAATACAGCCAGGATCTGTTAAAAAACTTAACGGATTTATTGGCCGTAAAAATGCCAAAGCTGTTAAATCAGATGATATTTTTATTAATGCTAGTGATTCTATAAGACAAAATTATCAGTTAGAACCAGCCGCAGTAATACAGGATGATTTTAACAATATAAATTTTTTCAAAGATTATATTGATTATATAAATCAGATTAAAATCTTAGGCGGGGAAGTTTCTAATCACGAAAAATTAAATCAGCAAGAAACTTATAGCTGGAATCCATTTATAGATTGGGATAAGTTCGTAAACTTTCAAAATTATTACTGGTTACCTTATGGCCCAGATAGTATTAAAGTTGCAGGACAACAAGAAGAAATAGTCAGTACTTATAGTGTAGTTCTTGTTGATGAAGGTGACAATTATGCCTTTTTGTTTAGTCCAGACGGACTATTAAGAAATCCTACTTTAAGATTATATAGAGGGCAAACTTATAATTTTCAAGTAAATGCACCAAACAATCCGTTTAGTATAAAAACTTCAAGAATTCAAGGAAGCACTAATAGGTATAATAACGGAGTTACAAATAATGCTACTTCTAACGGAGTTATTACATTCACAGTTCCTGTTAATGCTCCAGATGTGTTGTTCTATGTAAGTGAAAACGACGTTAATGCCGGCGGTGTTTTTCAAGTTTTAGATGTCGAAGAGAATACTTTTTTAGATCTGGATAAAGACATCTTAGGTAAAAAAACATATACTATGATTAATGGTATAAGCATGTCTAATGGCATGAAACTAAAATTTATAGGAAGAGTTACTCCTGAAATTTATGCAAATGGCTATTGGTATGTCGAAGGTGTAGGAACAGAAATTAAATTAATTCCTGAATCCGAATTAGAAATAATTAGCTCATATTCAGATTCAAAAGAATTATTGTTTGATGATATTGGATTCGATAACGAGCCGTTCAGTTCAGCAAGCTCTTTTGCCGGCAAAAAAGATTATATTACTATAAGCAGAGGGTCAGCAGATAGAAATGCATGGTCTAGATACAATCGATGGTTTCATAAAGATATAATTGAATTTGCTGCACAATCAGAAAATCAAATACCAGTATTTGATCAATCTCTGCGAGCTAATAGACCAATTATTGAATTTAAAAATAATATTAAACTTTTTAATTTTGGTCATAAAGCAAAAACTACCATTGATTTAATAGATAATTTTACTAAAGACGTTTTTTCAACTATTGAAGGCAGTCTAGGTTATAATGTAGACGGTGTCGATTTAGCCAACGGTATGCGAGTGTTGTTCACTGCTGACCCAGATAGATTAGTTAAAGATAAGATTTTTAAAGTAAATTTTATAAATGTAGTAGTTCCAGGTAGACAATTTACTTTCAATGCAAGCACACAGGTCGATGTAGACAACAATATTATTAGTGTAAGTACTCCTCATAACCTATCTTCAAGCGATCAAGTTGTTTATTTGAATAATGGAAATGACAGTATTACTGGATTAGTAAACAGAAAAATTTACTACGTTTATGTTATTGATACTTTACGTTTTCAGTTATTTAATGATAGATTATTAACAGTGCCTGTAGATATTTTTGCGACAGGTAGCGAAATTCATAAGTTTGAAGTTTATAATAAATTACGAAGACAAATCAATTTAGTTGAAGAGCCAGACACTGATCCAATTTTTAACGAAACAATTTTGATCAAATCTGGCATAGCCAACGGCGGCTTTATGTATTGGTACGATGGCACTAATTGGAAATACGCTCAGCAAAAAACTAGTATAGGACAGCCTCCGTTATTTGATTTGTTCGATGAAAACGAAGTTAGTTATTCAGATACATCTGTTTATGATAGCAGCACTTTTCAAGGTAATAAAGTGTTTAGCTATAAAATTGGAACAGGCCCAGTTGATTCTAACTTAAATTTTCCGTTAACTTATAAAAATATCAACAATGTCGGAGATATCGTATTTGAGTTTAATTTGTTAAATGAATCATTCAATTACAAAGTCGAAACACAAGTCAAATCAAAAAATACAGATGTAGCTTATCTTAGACAGATAGAAGACCTGTCTACCTATTCTTATGCTAATGGTTGGACTAAGACGTTAGTTACAAACATTCAGCCTATAGTTAGAATTTTTAAAAATTCAGGATTAGTAAACGACTTTCCAATAGATGTATATGATGACCCTAATAACTTAAATGATCTTGAAGTAAGAGTGTATATTGACGGTATCCGCTTAAACAAAGATAAATTTTCCATTCAATCTAATGTTGTAAGAAAGTTTGTTCGATTAACTACAGATGTTAGTATAACAAATGTTGTCACTTTAAAGTGTTTTTCATCTCAAACGAAAAATGATAAAGGACATTATGATGTTCCTTTAAATTTACAAAACAATCCTTTAAACGATAATGTTAATGAATTTACTTTAGGTGAAGTAATTGATCATGTAGGATCTATTGTCGAAAATTTAAATCAATTCTCAGGAGAGTATCCAGGAGATAGTAATCTAAGAGATTTAGGAAATGTTTCAGGTTACGGTACAAGATTTTTACAACACTCAGGTCCTTTAAATTTAGCACTGTATCATCTTGGTCAAAAGAACTTTAATATTTTTAAAGCTTTAGAAAAAGCTAGAGACGATTACGGTAAATTTAAAAGAACTTTCTTAGTAGCAGCGTCTAATACAGGAATAGAAACAGAAGCAAGACTTCATGTTGATTATGTATTAGAAAAAATGAGTAAAGATCAGGCAAGTAACAAGCCATACTACCTTTCAGATATGTTTGCTTATACTGTAGCTAACAGATTAGAATATGTGATCGAAGATGCAAGATTAAAAATTTATCCGATGTCAAATAATTTTAATCTGAATTCTTTATCAAATAACGCGGTATATTTGTACATCAACGGAGAGCAATTAGTACATGGTAGAGATTATGTTTTTGGTGATGATGTTTTCATTACTATCATTAGAGATCTTTATGAAAATGATTTATTAGAAATAGTCGAATATGAAAGTACTGACGGATCTTTTTGTCCTGCAACGCCTACTAAATTAGGATTATATCCAAAATTTGAACCTAAGAAGTTTATCGATGATTCCTATCTAGAACCAAAAGAAGTTATACAAGGACATGACGGTAGTATTACTTTAGCATACGGAGATTATCGTGATGACATGTTATTAGAATTAGAAAAGAGAATTTTTAATAATATTAAATCATCCTACGATACTAGTATTTTTAACGTATATGAATTTATTCCTGGACACAGTAGAGATACAGTTTATTCTAAGGAAGAATTTGACACAGTTTTAAGTAGATTTTTCTATCAGTGGACATTATTAATAAATGAAGATTACACTCAGCAAACATATTGGGATAGATTAAATCCGTTTACTTTTAATTATAGGGGAAATTTTACTCCTGATGGAAGGGATATTCCAGCATTTTGGAGAGGAGTATATCAGTGGTTGTTAGATACAGATAGACCACACACTCGCCCCTGGGAATGTCTAGGGTTTTCAATAGAACCTTCTTGGTGGACAGAAATATATGGACCAGCACCTTATACATCTGATAACAGAGTGTTATGGGATGATATACAGCAAGGAATTATCAGAGAACCAGGTAAGCCAATTAGAATTAATAGTTTATTTGCAAAATCTGTTTTACAATACGGAACTCCAGTAGACGACCAAGGTAACTTATTAGATCCCGTTAATGCTAACTTTGCGCAAGGTCCTCTGAAACCAACACCTGAAGGATATTATGTATTTGGAGATCAAGGGCCTGTTGAAGCAGCTTGGAGAAAATCCAGTTTTTATCCTTTTAGTTTAATTCAGGCATTATTATTATTGCAACCTAACAAAGTTCTAGCATCATGTTACGACATATCAAGAACTAAACGTAATTTTAATAATCAATTAATTTATTCTGAAACAGGATTAAGAATAAGATTAAAAGATTTAGTGCTTCCTAGTACGATTTCTCAAAGCAACAGAATATATGCTGCTGGGCTAGTCAATTACATAGTTGACTTTATTAGTAGTGACTTGTTATCTTTAGTAGAGAATTACAAAAGCGATTTACAACGATTAACAAATAAAATTGGTTCTAAGTTAGGATCTTTTACCAGTAAAACTAAATTAAAATTATTATTAGATAGTAAATCTCCAACTAGTACAGGCGGCGTGTTTGTCCCAGAAGAAAATTATAATATTTTTCTTAACACATCTAGTCCAATTAAAAAAGTTGTGTACAGCGGAGTCATAGTTACAAAATATCCAGACGGTTATGAAATTAGAGGTTATGATTTAGACAATCCTTTTTTTACATATTATCCTTATAGAAAAACTGGATCTACTATTAAAGTAGGTGGTATAAGTGAAAGTTTTGCTGACTGGGCTGAAAATAAAACATACGTGGCAGGAAAAATAGTTTTATATAACGGAGTGTATTATAGAGTAAAAACAACTCATGAAACTACTGACACATTTGATAGTCAGTTGTATGCTAAATTACCTCGACTTCCAGAAATAGGTGGAGTCGAGATCTTACTAAGAGATTTATGGGATTACTCAACTCCTCTTACATTGTCATACGGAACTAAATTACAAACAATTCAAGATGTAGCAGATTTTATTCAAGGGTACGGAGAGTATCTAGAACAATTGGGATTTGTTTTTGAAGAGTTTAATAATGTTTTACAAACAATAACTAATTGGAAAACTTCTTTACAAGAATTTGCGTTTTGGACTACACAGAATTGGAAGGAAGGATCAGTATTAGCATTAAGTCCAGCTGCTCAAACATTGACTTTTAAATCAGATCTTGAAGTTGTTAACGATATTAAAGATCCGTTTTATGGCTATAAAATTTATAGAGTTGATGGCAAGTTGTTAGATTCTTCAAATTTACAAGTGTATAGAAATAAAAACGAATTCTATTTAGATGTAAAAGATTCAGCTCAGGGAATATATGGAGCAGTTCTGTATACAATACAAAAAGAACATGCTCTTATAATAGATAATTCGACATTGTTTAATGATGTAATTTATGATCTAGCTCCAGGATATCGCCAAGAAAGAATTAAAGTTTTAGGTTATGTGGCTTCAGAATGGTTTGGAGGATTTGACATTCCAGGTTTTATCTACGATGAAGCAAGAATTAATGATTGGCAAATTTGGACAGATTATAAATTAGGCGATATTGTAAAATTCAAAGAGTTTTATTATAGCGCCAGGAAATTTATTTTAGGATCAGAAGAATTTAATTTTGAAGATTGGTATAGGTTAGATGAAAAACCTGAAAGTCAGTTATTGTCTAACTGGGATTATAAAGCAGACCAATTCAGAGATTTTTATGATTTAGATACTGATAATTTTGACGCAGAACAACAAAGATTAGCGCAACATTTAATTGGATATCAAAATAGACAATATCTTGAAAACATTATTAAAGACGATGTTAGTCAATATAAATTTTATCAAGGAATGATTGTTGAAAAGGGTAGTCAAAATGTACTTAATAAGTTGTTTGATACATTAAGTGCAGATGATCAGGAAAGTTTAGAGTTTAACGAGGAATGGGCACTGAGAGTAGGAGAATTTGGTGCGTCAAGTGCCTTCGAAGAGATTGAGTTTAAATTAGACGAAAATTTATTTAGACTAACTCCTCAGCCGTTTGAATTAACTAATAACATTAATCCATCTATAGTAGATTATGTTATAAGACAGAAATCTACGGATGTTTATATTAAGCCAGTTGGGTATAATAACAATCCATGGCCTATTAGCGATGTAAAACAGTTTTTAAGATCAGCAGGGTTCGTAAGATATAATGATGTTAAACTTGCTATAGATACCTTAGATGAAATACTAACGCAAGATATAGTAGATTTTATTGAGGGCGATTACATCTGGTGTGCATTCGATACAGTTAAAAATAATTACTGGAACGTATACAGATTAACAAATGCAAATATAAATGTTGAGCGTATTCAATTTTCCTCATCAGAATTTACAGTAGTATGCGAAAGAATTCCAAATATCCAAGTAGGTCAATATATTGGAATAGATCAAAATGAAAAAGTTAACGGATTTTATAAAGTTAAAAGTATTCAAGGAAGATCATTTACTGTTGATAAGGATTTAACCGGCATCGATTTAGAAACTGAAGATAGCAGTGCTTTAGTAATATATAAATTCACAACTAGTAAGATAGAAGATATTAATTTTGCTAATGAATATTTGCCTCCTATTATTAAAACGGGAGAATTAATTTGGGCTAATAATGTCGGTCAAGGGCTGCGGGGAGTATACGAAAATAATAAAGTTTACAACAGATTATCTTTTGAAACTCCGGATCCAGAACTAAATCTTAAGTTCGGACTAAAAGTTTCTTCAATCAAAGACGGATCGTTGTGCGCAGTAACAACAGCAAACAATCAAGTCACAATTTTTAGCAAAGCAGTAAATGATGCTAAGTGGACACAAACGTTTGTTATCGACCCTCCAAAATATATTTTTCCAGATGACATCGATGGCGGCGCCGCATTTAGAGCAGCACAAGGATTCGGATACGAAACAGCATTTACTCCAGACGGAGAATGGCTGGCTATCGCAGCACCACTAGCTAGTCGAGTTCGTTCTGGATGGGAAGGCGACTTTACCGAAGGGCAATCGTACGATTTTGGAGATGCTGTAAGAGTAAGAAGCACTCATTGGTATGCAAAACGTAATATATTAGGAGACAGTGCTGTTAACTTTAAAGACGATGCTCCAGGGCCAGCTTTCGGGTCAAGGAATTACGATGAGTTCAGATTTAGACAAGACTGGACTCCTGCATATCTAATTAACACTGATGCTACTAAATCTCCTAGTGCCTTAACAGAGCAAGGATATGTCGCTTTATATAAGAGAGTAGGACAAGGAGAATTTACACTCGTTCATAGTTTTGTAAGCCCAGAGCCAACAAATAATGAACGTTTTGGTAGTAAAATCTCTTTCGCGAAACAAGGTAATGATTATGTTCTAGCTATTAGCAGTCCAGGATATAGAAACCGCGGTAGGGTTTACATGTATCGATATGGAGAAACAGAAACTGATAGTACTGTAAGTTTTTGGAAAATGGATTATAATAGATTCTATGTAGGGGCATTTAGTTCATTCAATCAATATTATCCAGGAGATATAGTATTAAATCCTACTAACTATCAGTTGTATAGATGTTTAGCCTTCCAAGATCCGACTCCAATAGAAACGAATCCTAGTGCGTGGCAAATTATAACATCATCTACATCAATTCTAGGATTCTTTCCGCAAATAGTAGATGATGATATTGAAATCGACAATAATGTTACATTTGATTCTAGCTATAAATTGCCTCCGCCATTGAGAAATGATGCAGTAGAAATATTATTTCCAGGAGATGAATTTGGGTACGATGTAAGATTAAGTGCAGATGGCGGCGACACTCTTGTAATTTCTGCACCAGCTGCCGATGAATTTAATTACGGAAATTTTAAAGGAAAATTTAAAAAGACAATCATTTATAGCAAAGGTGATGTAGTTTATCACAGAGGCGGGTTCTGGAGATACGCAGTAGATTCGGATACTACACCTAACGAAGATGAATTTGTTGAAAGTGAGTGGGAAATTCTAAATGTGACCTATGAAGATTCTTCATACGGGTATCAAGGCGAATTTAAATTAGATGGCAGGTATTATCCAGGCGATGTTGTATATGTTAAAAATAATGCAACTGGCAAAGCGACTCTATATCAGAGCATAGGCAATTTTATCGGTGACGGCAGTTCAGGAACAGACTTAGATAAATCACACGAGTGGAGAAAACTATTTCCTAGAACAACAAATACAGGAAAAGTATTTGTTTATAAATTTGATGGGTCTGCGTATTCGTTGTCTCAGACTTTAGGAGCCGATCAAGCGTTAGATATTAATACAGAAGAAAGATTCGGAGAGTCCGTAGCTGTTAGTGATAATTCTGATGTAATAGCAGTTGGTAGTGTACTTACAGATAAAATTACAGACGATCAAGGAAAAGTTGTTATTTTTAAACAACAAGCCGATGTTTATTATAAACAACAAGATTTATATAGTCAACGAGCCGAGCCAAGAGAAAAGTTTGGCAGTTATGTAGATTTTATGAATAATGGTGAAACATTAGTAGTATTCTCAGCTAATGGCGACATTGAAAATATTACAACATTTGATAAAGCTAACACTACTTTCGACAATGCATTTTTACGAATAGTTGATCTTCAAATTGATACTGGAAGAATTGATATCTATGATCGATATGATGTTAATTATGTGTATGGAGAAAGTTTAGCAACTCCATATTTAGAAGAGGATCTGCAAGTCAACGACCTATCAGACAAATATGGTTATAGTATTGCCGTTTCAAATAATAATATTTTAGTTTCAGCCCCATTAGAAGACGGTATAGATACTAATGTTGGAAAAGTTTATAGTTATAATAAATCTACAGGAAAGTTATCTTGGTCTCAAAAATATAAAGAAAGTAAAACTCCAGATGCTACTAAGATTAAAAAATCTTATCTTTATAATCGAAAAACAAATGCATTAGTATCTTATTTAGATGTAGTAGATACTATTAGAGGAAAAATTCCAGGCCCTGCTGATCAAGAAATAAAGTTTAAAACTTACTATGATCCTGCAACGTACTCGGTGGCATCTGAAAATTTAAACGTTAACGATGGAGCTAAGTGGGATGAAAAACATGTAGGTATGTTATGGTGGGATTTAAGTAGAGCAAAATTTATAGAAAACAGTGTAGGGGATGTAACATATCGTTCTGTAAATTGGAATAAGCTTTATAAAACTGCTAGTATCGACATTTACGAATGGGTATCATCTAAATATTTGCCCTCTCAATGGGACGAATTAACCGGAACAGAAGAAGGATTTGCTCAAGGTATAAGCGGAACAACACGATACGGAGATCAGAGTTACAGCATTAAACGACGGTTTGATACAATTACAAAAACTTTTGTATCTACTTATTATTATTGGGTAAAAAATCCTACATTAATTCCTAATGTAGTAGGCAGATCTATGTCAGCTATTGATGTTTCTCAGATGATTGCTGATCCTATTGGTTACGGTTACCCATGTTTAGCTCTAACCGGAACAAATAGTTTTAGTCTGTCAAATGTCAAAAATTTCTTAGAAGATGACAGAATAGTGTTAAATGTTCAATATTGGATAATAAACGATCTGACAAAAAATGCGCATAGTCAATGGAAGATCATTAGCGAGAAGCCAACTGCAATTATTCCTAGAGAAATTGAAAGTAAATGGTTAGATAGTTTAGTAGGAAAGGATTATCAAAATCGTGTTTTACCAGACAGAAAACTTCCTTTTAAATTAAAATACGGCATCGAGTCTAGACCAAGACAAAGCATGTTTTCTAATCGTGTTGAGGCATTAAAAGAATTTATAGAGAAAACTAATTCAATTTTAGAAAAATTAGTAATAGTAGATATTGCAGATTTAACTGACTTAATGTCCAACGATCCTGAACCAAGTTTAATTTCAGGAATTTATGATAAGATTGTCGATGTTGATTTAGAGTTAGGATTAATTGGAACGTCAAAATTAAAAACTGCTGCAATTACTCTTATTATAACTGATGGAAGAATAACAGGAGCAGAAATAGTTAACGCAGGAAATGGATATGTAAACGCACCATATGTTAAAATAGTTGGTAATGGTAAAGGTGCAATAGTTAAAACAGTAATTTCTAATGGTAAGGTAGTCGGTGTTGATATTATTGATTCAGGATATGGATATAATAACGATACTTTTGCAATTATTAGATCTTATTCTGTGTTAATAAAAAGCGATGCTGTTTCTCTGAATAAATGGGCAGTAGTAAATTGGAATGATGTTAAGAAAGAATGGTTAAGAGTTAAGACTCAAGCTTATGATGTAACTAATTTCTGGGAATATATTGATTGGTATGATGTTGGATATAATCAATATACCCCTGTTGATTTTGTAGTAGAAAATACTTATCAGTTAGGGTTCTTAGAATCAGATATTGGGTCAATTGTTAAAGTAAAAAATATAGGTTCTGGTGGCTGGGTACTGTTAGAAAAATATGATAACAATGTAACAATTGACTATACAAAAAATTATAAAGTTGTTGCAAGACAAAATGGTACAATTAAATTTAAATCCTCTTTATATAATTTTACTAATACAACTTTTGGCTATGATGCTGATTTATATGATTCTTTATTTTATGATAATGTTGCAGAACAAGAATTAAAAATTATTATTAACACTATAAAGAATAAAATATTTGTTGAAGACTTAAGAGTAAATTATATCCAATTATTTTTTAGTAGTCTACGATATGTATTCAAAGAACAATTCTTTGTCGATTGGGCTATAAAAACAAGTTTTGTAAATGCGAATCATAAAGCAGGATATTTACAACAAAAAGTTTCTTATAATAGTGATAGTTTACAAGACTTTGAGGAATATATTAAAGAAGTTAAGCCGTACAGAACAAAAATACGGGAGTACGTAAGTTCTTATACTGCGGTTGATCGTTCTCAGACCAGTGTAACGGATTTTGATTTACTACCATCAATTAAGAATAACTTAATTGTCGAACCAGTAAAAGTTAAAATAAATGATAACGACGGTTCTGTTGAGTATTTTGATCCAGTTGTAGAAACATATCCTTGGAAGTTCTGGCTAGATAATGTTGGATTTAATGTCCAGTCTATAGAAATCTCAGATCCAGGTTCAGGTTATATTACTAGACCAGTAGTTCGTATCAATGGAGGATTTGGATCTGGCGCTGAAGCAAAAGCTTATATTAATAATGGAAAACTTTCTAGAATTGATTTAATTTCTAAAGGATCAGGGTATCTTAAAGCACCTGAAGTTATAATCGATGGAGGTTTAGCAGTCGGAGGAACTGCTGCGAAGGCTGTAGCAGTTATAGAAAACAGTGTAGTCAGATCTAACAAGTTAAGTATTAAGTTTGATAGAATTACTCGAAATTATTACGTAACAGAATTAGAAGTTACTGAAACATTTGTTGGAAATAATTCTAGAAAACAATGGCCTCTAAAGTATAGTCCAAATTTAACATACAATAAGACATCGGTTAAAATAAATGGTGTAGATGTTTTAAAATTTGATTATGCTCTTACATCTAAAAAATCTACAACACGCGGCTATACTAGTTATTCAGGCTTAATAACTTTTGAAAATGCACCACGTGCTAATGCAGAAATAGTAGTAACTTACGAAAAAGATTTTAATCATTTATCAGCAGCTGATAGAATTAATTTCTATTACGATCCTCAAACAGGACAACTAGGAAAAGATTTAGCACAATTAATGCAAGGTATTGATTTTGGTGGTGTTAATATAACTGGATTAGGATTTAATATTAACGGCGGTTGGGATAGCTTACCTTGGTATTCAGATGGGTGGGACGGATTTGATGCGGAATTTGATGATAGAATTATATCAGTGGGTGACAGCACTTATAGTTTTTATATTGGATATGTTCCTGAATCAGGACAAGAAATTAACATTTACCTTAACGGTAAACGATTAGACGATCCGTATTTTGATCTATACGATGGTGTAACAGTTCAAGCCAACGGAAGAAAGGTAGCACCAGCAGGAACTGTAATGAATACTTGGGTAGGAAATGGAATTGATGATACAATTTTATTACCAGATGGTGCAGGATTAAACATTAAGGCTGGTGATAAACTTATATTTAGAAAAAATACAAGTGATGGGGCATATCCAGGAGATTTAAATGAATTAGATACACAGTTGTCTGGGGGGAATTTAGCTTACATTACAGCAACAGGTTTTGCTCCAGATGATATTTTACTAGACGGAGAAGGCTTCGTTACTCCTGCACAAAGCCATGCCCCTGAAGAAATAGTTCCAGGCCATATAAGTGATGCAGTTGCTATTAAGATGTTTAGGTTACCTAAATCTGGAAGCAGTACTATATCGTTCAACAATTACATAGCAGACGGAGTTACAAATACTTATAGCTATGGACAAATTGCAAACAGTCCTTCTGCTATAATTGTAAAATATAATGAATTAGTGTTAAAGCAATCAGTTGGGTATACTGTAGATCATATTAATAGAACCATAAGCTTAATAGATTCGTTTGGTAATTCGTTAGTGCCTGTACAAGGAACTCTTGTAAGTGTTGCTGCATTTGGATTCGGATCTAATAGTATTTTAGACATCGGTACTACAGTGTCAGATGGAAGTACTTTAGACATTATAACAAATGCTCCATGGCCTCGATTACAAATCGACATGCTAGATACTGATGCACTAAATCGATTAGGATCAGTGGTTATAGTTGCTGGTATATACGTAAATTACGAATTGTTTGAAACTGACGAAACATATGAGAGTCCTCATAGAGTTGGTATAAGATTAGCAGAAGCTCCGCTGGCAGGTACTGACGTGCATTATATCTTAACAGGGGACAGTAATTATTCGTTAAGCACCGTATATTCTTATCAGATTCCTATAGACGGTTTTGCACAAAATTATACCTTACCTAATAATACTGTCGGAATTAACAAACCTTACGAAAATAATGTAATTGTAATTAAAAATGGGCAGGTTTTAACGGCTGGAATAAACACAAATTATATTATGCAAGATAATCAACTTGTTTATACTATTCCAGCTTATCGATCAGAAGCATATTCTATTAATCCAACACAGTTTTTTATCTATATTAATGGAGTAGAATTAGTGAATGGAGTTGATTATATTTTTTCAAGCGGTACTTCAACTTTGAGTATTTCAAAAGAAAAGTATATTGAAGGTGCAACATTAACTTTATTAGATTATACCGCTTCAGATTATTTCTTTATTGATACAGAAATAACATTTATAGAACAATTATATATTACAGACGATGTCAGAGTAATAAGTTTTTACAATCACGATATTGAAAAAATTATAAGAAGTTATGAAAGATTTGATATAAGTTCAAGTTTAGTTCCAGGAACGTCTTCATATTTTGAATATACAAAATTAAGAGGAGGATCTATTAAACTCTTCAGAACAACTAGAAAAGATGATTATATCTGGGTGATAAAAAATAAGAGATTATTATCGCACAGTATAGATTTTTATCTTGATGATGATTTAAGAACTATTAAATTAGCAGATGAATTAGTAGAAACAGACAAGTTAGAAGTGATTTTATTTAATGATAATAATGTTCAGTTAGGCTACGGATATATGCAATTTAAAGATATGCTTAATAGAGTTCATTACAAACGAATTAGGAAATCAAAATCTACAAGATTAAGTTCTAATCTGTTACAAAAAGATTTAACGATTCAAGTTAAGGACGGCTCAGTATTATCAAAACCAAATGCAGCAAAAAATCTTCCAGGTATTATTGAAATTAATGGGGAACGAATAGAATATTTTGAATTAAATGGAAATACTCTTAGCCAGTTAAGGAGAGGAACTCTAGGAACAGGAACTCCAGAAGTACATTTAGTTGATTCTTATATAATTGACATAGGACCATCGGAGACAATTCCTTACAATGATCAACATATTGTAGAAACATTTATAGGTGATGGTAGCGGACAAGAATTTATATTAAATTATAATCCTACTGTTAGTACCACTGACTGGTACAGAGATACTATTCCTTTAGATTTTGGAAGATCAGACGAGCTTGACGTGTTTGTTGGTGGCTATAGATTAAAGAAAGTTCCTTATCAATTATATCAAGATTCCAATAATTATCCTTACAGTCCAGAAGGTGATAGCCAATTTGAAGCAGATTTTAGTGTAAACGGCACAAATAAATTACGATTAACTAATGCTGCCACAGAAAATTCTAAAGTTGTTGTAATTAAAAAAGTAGGACGAGTTTGGGAAGATGCTGTTGATCCAACAGAAATTTTTAGAAATGTTAGACCATCAATTGGAGATGCTTCGTTTGATGTGATAAAAGTAAATTCTAACTATTCAGTAAAATTAAGGGATACGGGAACAGTTTATAATAACGGAGATGTAATCTATCTATCAGGAGCTACGTTAGGCGGATCTAGTCCAGAAAATGACATTACGATTACGGTTACTGACATTTTGGTGGATAGAGGAAGAAATACAGCTAGGTCTGTAAAAATATATCCAGGAGGCTCGTTGTTTGGATCTACCTTTATTGTACCAGGAGAAAATTATATTATTGAGTTTGTTGGAACTACTGATTTTACTTTAATAGGTGCACCGTCTAACGAAGTTGGGGTAGAATTTACTGCTACTGCCGCAGGTACAGGCTCAGGTACTGCGTTTATTGTGATACCTATTGCAGAACCTAATGAAGTAATATTCACATTAGCTACAGGTGTAGCAAGTATTTTATGGGTAGACAAGTACTTTATAGGTAATGGCGGGTCTGGTTATATAAGAAGTGTTGATAATACTGGAGTAACAGGTACATTCACCGTTGAGTTGGATAATCCTTTAGCTAATAAAAAATCTATTTCAGCTACAGAATGGGCAATATATCCTTATAAAGATCCTAGAAAATCTATTGTACAATTTACATATACAGGAATAGGTTTAGAAAATGGATTCGTATGCAAGAGCCTATCAGAATCTAACAACTCTATTGCAGACTTTTTAAAGAATACAGAAACGGTATTTCCGACTTATATTACAGATCAAAATGATACATCAGAATAAAGTAAAAGTATCATATTATATACCCGGATAAATAATACATTAAAAGAGACTACTATGCAAGGTAAAGACTTATCAGGAATTCATATAGAAGGGCACATTAAAATATGGTGCCCAGAAACCAATGAGATTATAATCAATAAGAGAAATGCTATTCATTATGAGAATATTAGTATAGCTCTTGCTGAATCTATAGCCAACTCAGGTCAAGGATTTATATATGAAATGGCGTTTGGTAATGGAGCTACTACTGTAGATCCTACAGGTATTATCACTTATCTTACCCCAAATAGTACAGGTATTAATGCAGGCTTGTATAATCAAACTTACTCAAAAGTTATTGATGATAGATCTGTAGCTAATTTAGATCCGATTAGAAATAAATTAGAAACTCGTCACGTAACTGGTACTAATTATACCGATGTATTTGTAACTTGTCTATTAGATTACGGTGAGCCGACTGGACAAGAAGCGTTCGACAACGTTACAAATAATGAAAGTGATTTTGTTTTTGATGAGATTGGATTAAAGTCATATAGTTCTACTGGGCAGAGTAGACTACTTACACATGTTATTTTTCACCCAGTACAAAAAAGTCTGAACAGATTAATTCAAGTAGACTACACAGTAAGAATTCAAAGTCTTACAGGATTAAGTGAGGTAGCATAATGAGTTATACAATTAATTTTACAGATACTCCTAATAATCCTGGCGGTATAACAGTTGAAGATCAAAGTCTAAACCAAGAAAAAAGTATAAGTTTTATAGGAAAAAATTATACAGGGTATGCTAAAGTTATTGCAGAAAGTTTTTTACATCTGCTAGAAAATTTTGCTAAATCAGAAGCACCTAATAATCCTGTTGTAGGTCAATTATGGTACGATACTGACTCTAATAACGATCCATCACAGCCTCAACTATTAGTTTATGACGGTACAAATTGGCAACCTGCTGGAACAGTAAAAAGAAGATCCAGTCAACCCTTAGCATCTGAAAGTGTTATTGGTGATTTATGGGTAGACACTGCTAATCAACAGTTATATTTGTGGTCTGGATCTAGTTGGATTTTAATCGGTCCTGAATTTAGTGCAGGAACAGTTACAGGTCCTAAAGTTGAGTCGCTAATAGACACATTGACCATTGAAAGATTTGTAATAAGTCTATATGTCAGCGACGAAAGAATAGCAATTATAAGTTCTCAAGAATTTACTCCAAAACTATCAATAGAAGGATTTCCTAAAATTAAGAAAGGTATTAATTTAAGAGATACTAATGATAGCGGAGTTACTAATTTAAACAACAGCACTTTTAGATTTGTTGGATCTGCTACTAATAGTGAAAAATTAGGCGGCATTGATGCAAGTAATTTTGTTAGAAACGATATTAATAGTACTACGAACGGTAGTTTTAGCATTAGAAATAATGCTGGATTAATTTTAGGTTCAGATTTATCTGTAAGTCTGTCAAATACTTCAACCGGCGCCACTGTTTTATACAATAAAACTGAGGGATCCAGCATCTTTATAAGAACTAATCAAGATGGTGCAGCTCAAGATGTTATCACAGTTAGCGGAACTAATGTAGGTATTAATAAAACAAATCCAGTGTATGAATTAGATATCAATGGCACATTACGTACTAGTGATAATCTGTTTGTTAATGGTACAAATAATGCAGTAGATTTAAATACTGGATCAATCAGAACTGCTGGCGGATTAAGCGTACAAAAAAGTATTCATGTTGGTCAAGGAATTAAAGTTACTGGTAATATTGTTAGCAATAATATTATTCCAGAAACAACTGCTGTATATGATTTAGGCACAGAAGATACTACTTTTAGAAATATATATGCAACAAAAGTTGTTTCATCTAACTTTGAAGGTTCTTTTTCAGGACAATTAATCGGTTCAGTAACAGGTAGTGCCAGTCGATTAGCAAGCGCCACTAATTTTAGACTAGTAGGTGAAGTAACTAGTAATACTGTAAGTTTTAATGGATTACAACCTAGTGGATTAGCAGAATTTACAGCCACAGTTAGTGCAGATTTTATTGGAAATAAAACACTTGTAAGTTCAGTCAATGACGATGATTTATTATTAATACAACGACCAGCAACAGGTTTACAAAAAGTAACTACTGCGGCATTCTTTTCAAGAGCAGGCGTATTACCAATTGGATCGTTAATGCCGTTTGCTGGTACAGTTGCTCCGAATGGATTCGTATTGTGTGACGGAAGCGAATACTTAATCAGTGAATATACAGAGTTATGGCAAATTATTGGATATACTTATAAACCACTAGGAGCATTACAAGGATTGAATACATTCGCTGTGCCTGATTTAAGGGGAAGATTTCCTTTAGGTTTAGATAATATGTTTAGTAATGTTAAAGTTCCTAAGAATGATGGGTCAGGAGATCTAATTTATACAATTGGAACAAGTGCATCGAGAGTTAATGCTTCTGCTGCAAATAACATAGGTTCAGGAAGCGGAACTCAAGATACTCAGTTGCAAATTAGTCAGTTACCAGAACATACACACGATATGAGGGGACTAACATCTACAGGAGAAAAAGGCCAGCAGTACTATGCAATTAGAAATAGCTCTGATCCTGCAGGAGATGTTAATACTGTAAGCCATACTACAAAAGGTCCGTCGCTGCCAAATGAAGGGCAATTTTTGCCTAACAGCGGTGGTGTCAATAACGCACTTTTAGGTGAAGCAGTTTCATTAATGAATCCTTATATAAGTTTAAATTATATAATCTATACCGGAAAGTTTATCTAAGGAAATATGAATGACTTATCAGATTAATTTAACTAACGGATCTTTATTAACAGAAATTGTTGATAGTTCTATTGACCAGCAAGCCACAGATTTAACCTTAATAGGTAAGAACGTTTCTGGGTATGGCGAATATATTAATGAAAATTTTATAAAAATATTAGAAAATTTTGCGGCAGAAACTGAACCAAACAATCCATTAATTGGACAAATATGGTTTGATACTGCTGAAAATCGATTAAAAGTATACGACGGTAACGGATTTAAAATAGGATCAGGGCCAATAGTAAGTGGAACTCGACCTCTTAGTTTCAGTCAAGGGGATTTGTGGATCGACAGTACTCAAAATCAACTGTATTTTTATGACGGAATAGATCTTCAATTAGCAGGTCCTATTTACAAAGAGTCTCAAGGACGTTGTGGGTTTGTTGTAGAGGATATTGTTGATACAAACGGCTCAGCAAAAACTATTGTTAAACTTTTAGTTAATGATGTTTTATTAGGAATTTTTAGTACTTCGTCCTTATCTTATACACCATCGGCACCTATATCAGGATATACTGGTGATATATACCCAGGGTTTAACGAAGGAACATTACCAGGATCTAAATGGAGATTAACTGCAACTAAAGCAGATGCATTATTAGACGTTACAGGACAACTAAAAACTCCGTCTAACTTTATGAAAACGGATGAAAACACTGCTACAACAGGCACTTTAAGTGTTGTTAATCCAACTCCGTTAATCTTAGGAACAGACAGTAATATAGAAGTAACCACAGATCCATTTTTAACTCTTTATCAGCATAACGCATTAAATGCAAACGTTAGATTTAAAATACGAAACAATGCTGGTTATCAAGAACCGTTAACATTTATTGCTTCAACTAAAAAAGTTGGAATATTTACACCTAATCCGGCCTATACATTAGATGTCACAGGCGATGCTAGAATTACCGGAAGTCTTATTGTAAACGGCAGTACTACTTCTATTAGCACATCAAATTTATCAATTCAAGATCATCAAATAGAATTAGCAGTCAACGATGATAGTAGCGTTAGTGATACGTATGCTGATCAAGGTGGACTAGTACTTAGAGGCACGACAAATCATACTATTATTTGGGATCAAGGATCTACTTCTTGGAGAATGAGTGAAAATCTTGATATAAGAGAAGCTAGTTCAGGTGCTAGGGCATATAAAATTAATGGTGTAAACGTATTAGAATATACAGGTTCAATATTTCAATTATCTGCTTCGGTTACTTCTGCACCTGGGATCACTAGTTTTGGACCTCAAACTAGTCTAACAGTTGATAACATTTTTATAGATAATAATCGCATTTCTAGCACAAATGCAAACGGCGATGTGGAAATTGAACCTAACGGATCAGGAAATGTAGTACTGATAGGAAGTCCAAAAATAACAGGATTATCAGATCCTATCGCAGCCACAGATGCAGTTACAAAACAATATGTTGATAACAGTATTTCCAGTAGAAATATTTGTTTTAGTATGGATATTACTGGTTTAAATGATACTCAAATTGCAGATCAGTTAGAACAAATAGCGCCTTCGAATTACTACGAGATCGGCACAGAAGCTAGAATTCACTGCACTATACAGAATGTATCTTACACAAATATTCAATTTACTGCATCGCCTACAGGAGATTTTGTTAAGAGTTATGTAAGTGTTGATAAATCAGATAATGTAGGCACCCAACCAAGCGAGCCAGTGCTACAAGATTTTAGCATAAACCCCATTAATTTAGGTCCTGCGACTATTACAGTAACAAGAGTAAACAAATTATTTGAATTAGTATCCGATAGTACCACTTCGGTATGGCAATGGCAAATGAATTTTTAATAAATATAAAGTAAGGAGTATAGTAAATGGCATATGTAATAGATAGATATAATGGTACAACTTTAGCTACAGTGGAAGATGGCACCATTGATGCTACTCTTGATATAAAACTTATTGGGAAAAATTACGCTGGCTATGGCGAAATACAAAATGAAAATGCATTACATATGTTGGAAAATTTTTCCGGAGAAACAGCACCTCCTCGTCCAATAAGTGGGCAATTATGGTATGATAGTCTTGCAAAAAAAGTCAAATTTTACAATAATTCAGCTTGGAAAACTATTGGAGCAGAACCTGCAGGTACAAAACCTGCCGGTGGTACCGTAGGAGACCTTTGGTGGGACAGTGCTAATAAGCAATTATACACCCATGACGGAACAGATTTTTATTTAGTAGGCCCGCAGGCCGCTGAAGGTCTAGGCACAACACAAATGAGGTCTCGATCAGTACTTGATGACACAGATGTTGCCCATGCTATTATTGAAGCTATTGTAGATGAAGAAGTAGTTTATATAATTGCCACAGAAGAATTTACGTTAAATGGAGCAGTGAATCCAATTCTAGGATTTACAGTTATTAAAGCTGGTTTAACTTTAATTAACACAGGTGCTACTGGCATAACTAGTAGCACTCATAGATATTGGGGCACAGCCGCTAATGCAGAAAAATTAGGCGGGCAAACTTCTGCTAATTATGTAACAAAAACCAGCGCAAGTTTCTTAGATGCTGCAACATTTGTTGATGCAGGATTTACGGTAGGCGACAGTAACGATTTAGCTGTATATATTACTGGTAGCGATGCATATGTAAGAAATCAAATTGGTGATAGGATTGTTTTTCAAACAACGTCTGCAGGAACACAAACGCCTTTAATACTTTTAGGCAGTTCTATTTTACCAGGAACTACACTTTATTCAAATATTGGCAGTAGCTCTTTTCAGTACAACAACATTTATGCCAGTTATTTGTATGGAACTTCTCAGCAATCAGATGCATTATCAGTAAGTGGTGTGTATAGAATTGCAGCAGTTAGTCAACCAGATATTGGAGATCCTGACACTATTGCATGTAGAGACGGCAGCGGAAATCTAAGAGCAACAGAATTTCAAGGAACAGCAACAGCAGCATACTTTGCTGACTTAGCAGAAAAATATCTAGCCGATCAAGAATATGAAGTAGGCACCGTAGTTGCAGTAGGAGGCTCAGCAGAAGTCAGAGCTTGTCAAATTGGTGACAGAGCATTTGGAGCAGTAAGTGCAAATCCAGCATTTAAGATGAATGACGGATTATTGGGCGGTACATATATTGCATTAAAAGGCAGAGTTCCTGTAAAAGTTTCTGGACCTGTTGAAAAAGGTGATAAGTTAATGGCAGCAAGTAACGGAACGGCTGCACCAGCACATTTAATTTTGAGAGGCCAGCAAGTAACTTCAAGAAGTTTCCCTGATACATTCGCTATCGCATTAGAAACTAATCTTGACGAAGGTGTAAAGTTAGTTGAGTGCGTCGTATTGTAAGGATAAAATATTATGGCAATTACAGCAGCAGATTATAATAACATAAGAAATAAAGTAATTACAGTGTTAGGCACTGGATCAACTGGTTACGGTCAAACTCCAGTTAGTTCGTCCGCTACCCAATCAACAGCAATTAGTGCTACACTGTGGAATAACTTAAGAACAGATATGCTTAAAGCAAGACAGCATCAAACTGGGAGAGATGAAACACCTTTCGCTCCTGCTGTTCTAAATCGAACTACTACAATTACTGAAGCTATTCGAGTAGCATTTGATAATTATGCGAATCAAATTGTAACCGATCAGAGATTGCTAGGATTGGATCCTATTTCTCAAGCACAGTCCGAATTGTTTTTTACTAGTACGCAATACGTAGCTAATTGGAACCAAACTTTATATTATCGTGCAAGAGTAAAGTTTGCTGATAATTTACAAGCAAGATATTTTTTCAATGCTGGCGGTCAAATTAGATTTTATGCTGCAAAAATAGATAGAACTTCTAGTCTAACAAAAGATATAGAATGGGATAACATACTTGGAACCTCTACTACTAAAAATGGTACTAGCCCAGGTTCAGGTTTTGGAAAGGTAGTTTATAAGTATAATTCTGTAGAACAATTGGCTGGATCATTTGCTACAGCAGGCACTTTAACTCCGCAGTATAGTTTTTATACAGCAGCATCTAGCTATGTGACTAGTAACTTACCTACAACCGCTACTACAATTTTTACTAAATCTGCCAGTGCATACAGTTCTAATATCTATGATATTAGAATGTATTCGGACAGTGCTGCTAGTCCAACACAATTAACATTTTTAATTAGATTTCAGGATCTAGCAGGTGGTAATGTAGATGAACAAAATACTGGAAAATTAACACAATATGTTGAAATTTTAAGACCAGTAGTAGCTGGAGGCGTCACAGTTAGCGGACCAAGCCTAGCACTATCTGCACAAGCTGGCATTACTAACGATATTTCTGTAGCTGGATCGTAATCAGAAATATCTTTAAAAAACTAACCTCTGCATAATTAATAAGTGCGGAGGTTTTTTAATGACTAATAATTTTGAAGCTGCATTTGATTTGGCTAATCTTATGTCAGCAATATCGACTCAAAAAAAAATACTAAAAGAAGAATTTGAATTATCTACATTATATTTTTGTAATGGTGGAACTTTTAAAATTGATCAACAGCTAATCTCTTTTGTTACATCGTTAAAAATATTGCATCAAACAACCGCAGTAATTATTGATCAAAATAATTTACCAATTTTTATTGATAACGTTTCTATATTTTTAGAAAATATTTTACATCAATATACATTTGCTTCTAATAAATTTTTAACAGATTATAAACTGCTTCAAAATACTAGAAAAACAGAAAGTATTTTAGATTTATGAACAGAGGGGTAATTCTATTTGCTTTTCAGTCAACAGTTGATTATGTCTCGTTGGCAATTTTTTCTGCTGAACGTATAAAAAAACATTTAAAATTACCTGTTTCTTTAGTAACAGATTCTAAAAGTTATTTAGAAAATTTAGATAAAACTGAAATATTCGATGAAATTATAGAGATAGAAGATTCCACAATTCAAAAGAAAGTATTTAATAACGGCACTGCTGAATTTCAGAATATCATTTGGAAAAATTCCAATAGATCATTAGCGTATGATTTAACACCATATGAACATACTATTGTATTAGATGTAGATTACATAATTAATTCAGATTTTTTATTAAAATGCCTAGATATAAACAAAGATTTTCTAATTTTTAAAGATTCATGCGATTTATCATTTTGGAGAAATTCAAAAGAATTTACTTATGTATCAGAGTTTTCTATTCCTTTTTATTGGGCTACTGTTTTAATTTTTAAGAAATCTGAAAAAAATAAAACTTTTTTTCAACTAGTTAAAGAAATTAAAAATAATTGGAATTATTATAGATCTTTATATCAAATTCCAGATTCAAAATTTAGAAATGACTTTGCATTTAGTATAGCTATACATATTACTTCTGGATTTGTTTCTAATAATTTTAATAATATAATTCCTTCAAAAATTTATTATACTCTTGATAAAGATTATTTGTATAATATAACAGATAATTCTTGTTCGTTTTTAATTGAAAAACAAAATTCAGGAGGTCAGTATATACCTACTAAGGTCAATAATGTTGATGTTCATGTAATGAATAAATTCAGTCTTATTGAAAGTATTATATGAAAGGTCATTTAATTTTTGCACAAAATTCAGATGTTGATTATGTTAAACAAGCATATGCTCTTGCTTTGACTATTAAAAAAAATAATTCTATTAATAATGTAGCCATAGTAACAAATAATTTGATACCAAAAAAATATAAACATGTATTTGATTACATTATAGAAATACCATGGGACGATGATGCTAAAGATTCTCATTGGAAAATTGAAAATCGTTGGAAACTAATACATACTTCTCCTTTTGATGAAACAATGGTTTATGATTCAGATATGTTGTTATTAACTTCTAATGATGACTGGTGGGATATTTTAGAAAAACACGATGTATTTTTAACTTCAGAAGTTTTAGATTATCGTAATAATATAATCAAAGATACTAAACTTCGAAAGGTGTTTACAGAAAATAGTTTACCAAATGTTTATTTTGGATTTCATTATTTTAAAAAAACTAAGAGAGCATATGAATTTTACAAATGGTTAGAAGTAATTGTAAAAAATTATAAAGTTTTTTATAAAAAATTTACACCAATTTCTAATCAAAATTTTTGTAGCATGGATGTTAATGTTGCAATAGCTACTAAAATATTAGATGCAGTCGAAGAATTTACCTTGCCAAATAGTCCTATAAAATTTGTACATATGAAAAAAGAACTACAAAACTGGCAAGAAATACCTGCTTCATGGTCTTCGTGTCTATTGATAAATTTTACTAAAAATTTTAAATTTTATCTATCTAATAATTTACAAAATGGATTGTTTCATTACACAGAAGATGAATTTTTAACAGAAGAAATAATAGGAATAATTGAGAATGAATAATCTAGTTTATGTAATATACGATGATGAAATGAATCTTTTACAAATTACTTCTATATTACCAGAAACAAACAATTATTTTCAAATTGAACAATCGAAAGTAAAAGATTTTTATCTTGGATTTAAAAGTTATCCAGGGCATTATGTAAAAAATCATGGATTTAATAAATTTACAATAGAAGAAAAAGTTAACACCGCTGGCATATATAGATATAATGATTTAATTGATCTAACTGTACAAAAAGATAGTGCAGATTTAATGATAAAATACAATATTGAAACGTTTACTTGGAAGTTTATGTTAGATACAGATGTGGCAAATTTAATAGAAACGAATCATTATGATAAGCTATTAGAATTTTATTTGGTAAAACGTGATCAACATAATTTTCTAGTTAGAACTTTTGTAATTAAACTTGCAGATTTGATAAATGACACACTTGAATTCCGGTTCGAAACTGAATATGAACACTTTTTTGAAAATTTATTAATAAAAAGCAAACAACATTTTGATAAAATTGGAATATATGTATGACTAAACAATTTAAAATATTAGAGCACGACGTTGTTTTTTTAAGTTATGATGAACCTAATGCTGAAAAAAATTATGCGGATTTGTTAACTAAGTGTCCTTGGGCAAAAAGAGTTCATGGTGTCGAAGGGTCTGATTCTGCTCATAAAGCTTGTGCAGAATTAGCTCAAACAGAAAGAGTAATAATTATTGATGCTGATAATATTGTAGACTTAAAGTTTTTTGAACAAATAATAGAAGTCGAATCAGAAGAATTATACAACAAAAGTGTAATTTCTTGGTGTGGGTTAAATGTTATTAATGGTTTAAAATATGGTAACGGAGGTATTAAATGTTGGCCCAGAGAGTTCATATTGAATATGAAAACTCATGAAAATGCAGATAGTCCTCAAAGCCAAGTTGATTTTTGTTGGGATATAAATTACATAACATTAGACGAATGTATGAGTTTAGTATATAACAATGCTACTCCGTGGCAAGCTTGGCGAGCAGGATTTCGAGAAGGTGTTAAAATGAGTTTATATGATGGTATAAAGCCTTCTTTTGATAAATTGTTTTCTAAGAGAATACATAAAAAGAATTATCATAGATTGTTAACATGGTTAAATGTAGGAGCAGATGTAGATAACGGTCGTTGGGCGATTCTAGGAGCGAGACAAGGTTGCTACATGACTAATTGTACAGATTGGGATTATGTCAATGTGAGAGATTTTAGCTGGTTAAATGAATTTTGGAGAACAGATGTAAGTTTAATTAATGAAACTATACTCGATGAAGAGATAAGTAAATTTGGTGAAAAGTTGGCTCAAGATTTACATATACCTATTGATGAGCCATTAACTGCTATGCAATCTAAATTTTTTAAAGAAGTATTTACTAACCCTTCTAGGGTTCCTAACGGTGCAAGGATTATTAAAAAGTAATGTATGATATTGTTTTTATAAGCTATCAAGAACCTCATGCTGATATAAATTATCAAAATTTATTGGAAAGATTTTCAACAGCAAAACGTGTTCACGGAGTCACCGGAATTCATCAAGCACATATTGAAGCTGCTAAACTTGCGTTAACAAAGATGTTCTGGGTAGTAGATGGTGATTCACAAGTGTTAGATGATTTTTGTTTTGATTATAAAGTAGAAGAAAAATTTTTAGAACATGTGCATGTGTGGAGAAGCATTAATCCAATAAACGGTCTTACATACGGATATGGCGGAATTAAATTATTACCTCGTAATTTAACATTATATATGGATATATCTAAACCAGATATGACTACTAGCATAAGTAGACATTTCATACCTGTTCAGAAAGTTAGTAATATTACTGCATTTAATACAGATCCTTTTAATACATGGAAAAGTGCGTTTAGAGAATGTGTTAAATTAAGTAGTAAAGTGATTGATAGGCAGAAATCTAATGAAACAGAAGAAAGATTGCACACTTGGTGCACAGTGGGTAAAGATAAATTGTTCGGAAAATATGCAATTCAAGGAGCACATGAAGGTGTAGAATATGGAATAATGAATAAAGGCAATATTGATGCGTTAAAAAAGATAAACGATTTCGAATGGTTAAAGGAACGATTTAATGGAAATTAAGGATTTGTTAGACAGGTTTGAATTATTATTTCCCGACAACACAAAAATATCGAACTTACGCAGGTCTTACACTGATAAAGATTTCTCCAGCATTTTTAGATTAGTCGAGAACGAAGATTTAAGAAAAGCTGTTATTGAAAAAAATCTACACAGTATTTTTAGATTAATTGGAGATAATGAAACAGTTGATGAATTAAGAAAAGCTGTTATCGAAAAAAATTTGCATAGTATTTTTAGATCGATGAATAATTTTAATGATATCGAAGATTTAAGAAAAGCAGTCACTGAAGAAAATTTAAATAGCATTTTTAGACTGATCGAGAACGAAGATTTAAGAAAGTCAGTTGTTGAGGAAAATCTACACAGTATTTTTAGATTAGTGAATAATGAAGATTTAAGAAAACTATTATTAGAGAATAATTACTGGAGTCTTTGGAAATTGTTATCGAAAGAATTAGATACGCAATTCGTTGCTGCTTTTAAGTATTTTTATTCAGAGAACATTGATTATGATACTGACTGTTTTTCTCAAGGGCAGTTATTAAGTAAAAGATGGTTGATTTCTGAGTTAAAAAAACTTGATTTAGATTTAGGAACTGTATTTTTATGTGCTGGCTGGTACGCTACTTTAGCTGTTATGATATTTGAAAATAATTTAAAAGTTAATAAAATTAGAAGTTTTGACATTGATCCTAGCTGTGTTAATATAGCAGAAAGATTTAATAAACCATGGGAAATAGATCAATGGAAATTTAAAGCTGCTACTGCTGATATTTTAAATTTAAACTATAATAAAACAACATACGAAGTTAACAAACTCGATGGGTCAGAGTTAACATTAACTGATGTTCCTGACACAATAATTAATACTAGTTGTGAACATATAGAAAATTTTAATCAATGGTATGACAGTATACCAAACGGAAAATTACTTGTGCTTCAAACTAATGATTATTTTGGCATTGAAGATCACGTAAATTGTGTTAACTCTTTAGACGAATTTTCTGATATGACACCGATGAAAGAATGTTTGTATCGAGGAGAATTAGAATTACCCAAGTATAGGAGATTTTTGAGAATTGGATATAAATGATTTCGATTTAAGAACTCTTCAGAAAGAATCTGCAAGGGCGTTATCTGCCATGGAGGCTACAAATAACAACATCTTTAAATTTAATCAACAAGCTCATCACGACAGTCAGAACTGGTACAAAGCAGTTATTAAATGGTATATTGATGAGTACGGAGGATTACCCAGTCAAGTAGGTCCAGGTAAAAATGTAAATTTGGTGTATGATAATTGATGTTAGAATTTGTTAAACCTTTAAAGATTTATTTGTTTAAAGAAACTAATGAAGTTAGTTTCAGTATACTTGTGAGCCCTAATAGCGTCAATACGTATATTTTAAAAGTAACAGAATTTGAAAAAATTTTAGAATTATGGGATAAAAAAGGCGGAGCAGAAATACGCACAGATACTGCATCATGGCATATACAATATAAAACAAGAGGCCCAAGACCTGAATCTAAAATTGTATCTTATGTTAGAATAGCTATATATTATAAAGATCAATCATTTCATTATAGAGTTGATTATAATGAAATGATTGAAATATCTAAAGATTATTTTTATCAAAAAAATAATAAAATGTATTGGGATAAAGATCAATGACAGACCGAGACGAATTTATAGAAAGATTTTCTCCTGCTAAACACCCGACAATGTGTCTTTTGCCCTTTATGCATTTTAGTACAGAAACTAGTGGTGAAATTAAACTGTGTTGTGAAGCAAGACCTAATATAGATATTAATTTAGTAGATGGAAGATCTAAAAAAATAATAGAAATTTTTAACAACGAATACTATAACACTGCTAGAAAAAAGTTAATTAACGGAGAAAAAATACCAGAATGTAATTCTTGTTGGTTCAAAGAAAAACAAGGATTTAAATCTAAAAGATTAGAGGAGTGGGAAGTATTTTACAAACATAACAAAAGTACTTTACCTACAGATTTTTTTCAGTGGGAAAAACGTGGAACTGATTTAATACCAACTTATTATAATTTACAAGTTGCAAGAACTTGTAATTATGCTTGTATTATGTGTTCTACTGATTGGAGCTCTCTTATAACTTCTATAGGACAAAAAATGGGAGTAGAAAAAAGAACCATGTTGATGAATCAACGTTGGTGGACACTTACTCCAGCGCAATCTCAGTTAGATAAGAGCGAAATATTTTGGCAAGGATTAAAAGAAATAGTTAGTAAACTTGAATATCTTTATGTAACAGGAGGGGAACCATTTATAATAAAACCTTTGTGGGAATTTATAAATTATCTCGTAGAAAAAGATTATGCGAAAAATATAGTATTTTGGTGTAACACTAATACTTCTCAGTTTACTGAACATCAACTTTTTCTATTAAAACAGTTTAAACGTGTAGAATTAAATCTAAGTATAGATGCATACGGAGAACTTAATGAATATCTTCGAACAAGTTCAAATTGGAATGACATTGAGAACAATATCAATTTAGCTATTAAAAATGTTAGCAGTAATTTTTATTTAACATTGGTGCCAGTAGTAAGCGGATTAAATATAAGATATTTGCATGAACTAATTTATTGGTGGAGAAACAAAGTAGGACAAAATAATCGTTGCGCGATAAACCCTATTCTATTAGTAGCCCCAAGATCAATGTCAACAAATGTACTACCGAAGAAGTACATTGATGAAATAAAAAAATCTTTAACAACCGCGATTCAGGATTGTAAATTAGATTCTGAATCAAATTTTGAAAATGTCTTCAATTTATTAGATAATCATGAATTTAGTTATAGAGCTAGCACCAAGTTAAAAGAAGAATTTGAATATTTTAAAGAAGCTGTAAATAAAGATTATTTTACAAAGTTTAATTATTTGTTTGAATGAAATGATATATCAATATAACGAAATAAAAACAGTGCATTTAGAAGTTACAGATAGTTGTAACGCTGCTTGTCCAATGTGTGCAAGAAATATCAATGGAGGAGAGGATAATCCTCAATTGCCTAATACAGAATTATTTTTAGAAGATATAAAAAAAATATTTTCTGTTGATTTTATTAATCAACTAGATAGGATCTACATGTGCGGCAATTATGGGGATCCTATTGCTGCTCGTGATACATTAGAGATTTTTCAATATTTTCGAAATATTAGTTCTAAAATAAATTTAAGTATGCACACGAATGGCAGTGCTAAAAAACCTGACTGGTGGAAAAAACTAGCAGAAATTATAGGAAATAATGGATATGTTGTGTTTAGTATTGACGGGCTCGAGGATACTAATCATCTTTATAGACAAAATACTATATGGTCAAAAATTATGGAAAATGCTCAGGCGTTTATATCTGCTGGTGGGCAAGCAAGATGGGATTACATTGTATTTGAACATAATCAACATCAAGTCGATGATGCTAAAATTTTAAGTGAGCAAATGGGTTTTAAAAAATTTCAGTTTAAAAAATCGGCAAGATTTTTTAGTAATGTTTCTGGCGCTACTAAAGATGCACATCAGGCTGCTAATAGGAAAGGTCAAACAACATTATTAAAGCCTCCTACTGAAGAAAAATACAAAAATAGTTCTTTAGTCGAGTTAAGTAAGATTGATAAAATAGAAGATGCGATTGATTTTGTTCCTAATACTGCAAAGGAAGTTGTTCTTGTACAGACAGTACAGAAATTTAATAGCGACCCTGATAAGAAAAAACCAATGGAAAAATATTGGGACGAAGTGCCTATACGTTGTAAAGTTTCAGAAGAAAAAAGTCTTTACATATCTGCTGAAGGCATAGTTCAGCCTTGCTGCTGGACAGCTGGCCAAATGTATGTTTGGTATTGGTTACCAGGAGGTTCTCAAATTTGGAAAGCAATAAATCAAATAGGCAAAGAAAAGCTAAATGCAAAAAAATACGATTTAGAATCTATTGTAAATGGATTATATTTTCAAGATATAATTCCCAATAGTTGGAAAAAGTCTAGTTGTGCAGAAGGTAAGCTACAAGTTTGTGCTAAGACTTGCGGTGTTAAAAATGACATGTTTAATGATCAGTTCTCTAAATAACGTTAAATAATCTACCATGAAAAAATATCCATCAGACACATTCTGTATTCTACCTTGGATACATTTAAGTACAAGACCCGACGGTAGTATGCGAGTTTGCTGCACTGCTAATGCTAGTGGTGTTGGCTCAACTAATGACGAAACCGGTGGCCATGTCGGAATTTTAAAAACTGAAGAAGGAAAGCCTGCTAATTTAAATGTAAGCGATTTACAATCAGGTTGGAATAGCACTTACATGAAAAATGTAAGAAAAATTATGTTGGCAAATGGCAAACCTGAAAGTTGTTCAAAGTGTTATAAAGAAGAAGATTCCGGACATTTAAGTAAGCGTCAATGGGAAACTAATTATTGGGCACAGCGAGTGAATATTGATCAGTTAGTTGCACAAACTACAGACGACGGACAGGTTCCTCCAAACTTGAAATATATTGATTTAAGATTTGGATCTAAATGTCAATTAGCTTGTGTCATGTGCTCTCCTCATGATAGTAGTGGTTGGATTCCTGAATGGAATAAAATTTATCCTATAGTACAAAATAAAGAATTAAGTAAAACAATGGCTTGGGAAAATAAAGGCAGTGTTAATGGATCTAGTTTTAACTGGCATAAAAACAATCCTGTATTTTGGCAGCAGTTTAATGAACAAATACCTAACATGCAGCAATTATACTTTGCCGGAGGTGAGCCATTAATTATTGACGAACATTACGACATTTTAGAAGAATGTATAAGACAAGGCCATGCTAAAAATTTAGAAGTAAGATATAATAGTAACGGAATAGAGTGGAGAGAAGATTTATTCGATTTATGGAAAGAATTTAAGCTTGTAAGATTTCATTATAGTGTAGATGCCATAGGTAAGAAAAATGATTACATAAGATATCCCAGTGACTGGAAAAGAACAGAAGAAGTGTTTAGAATTCTGGATAATGAAACATCAAATAATGTAGAAGTGACTGTTGCTTGTGCAGTACAAGCGTTAAACATTTATTATATTCCTGAATTTATAAAATGGAAACTAGAACAAAATTATAAAAAAATTAATATGTGGCCTTTTGGAGCAGGAGGAATAAACCATCATTTTGTATATTGGCCTGCACATTTAAATGTAAAAATATTGCCTCGGTGGTTCAAAGATAAGTGCGAACAACATTACGAAGAATTTATTCCTTGGTGGACAGAAAATTGGGAATTAGGAATTCCTTCGTGGTACAAAGGAAAAATTACTAAAGAACAGTGGATTAATGCAGAATACGGAATTAAAAGATTACGTGGTATGATTAAATTTATGAAGTCAGAAGATTGGAGTAATAGACTTCCTGAAACTGCTGAATACTTAAAACTACTAGATCAACAAAGAAATTTAAAATTTGAAGATATTTTTACAGAAATGAAAGGAGTATTCGATGGAATACATTAATGATTTTAGAAGAGAGCATTATATGCTGCCCATGGATCATCCTATTGCTATTGAAAACATGCGTAGGCATATTAGTCGTGCAGATAAATCCAGTGATCCTATGTTTTCTAAAGAGGAACTAGATTGGATTTGGAAATTTGCCTTTGCCGGCGGCAAAGAAGTAAGAATGAATAAAAATGGAACAGTATTAGTTGCCGGACAACTGCACGAAGTGTATTTAAAATTTAAAGACAGGATTGATAGTTGTTTAGGCATCGACGCAGGAAAGAGTCCTCAAGTAGGCGGAAATTATTTTATTACTCCTCAGCAATACGGATTGCATAATGATAGTATACGTCCAGAAGATTTTACTACTACATTTAATAAAATACCTTTAAATCACGAACAAAGAAAATACACTTGTTGGAAAAATTGGCTTCTTCCTTTATGGATAGGCACACATTTAGAAGAAGAAGATGGCGGGCAAATCGTGTTTTTTGATCAAAGACATATCGATTGGGCGCATGTATATAATGGTGGCGGGCTTGTACCTAATATTGCCAGTGTTTACAAAATCACAACTGATTATACAGAATTACAATTTCATGATGGTCAAGGAAATGTAATTTCTAAAGAGAACAATGCAGTTCCTTTTGACAAAGCAGTTTTTAATCAAGTAATGAATACACCTTATGAACGCCTGCGAGGATTAAGTGCAGAAACTATTTTAGATTGGGAACCAGGAAAACCAATGTGGTTCGATGCTGTGCAATTACATAATACCAATGAAGGCACTAAAACTAAAGGAAAAAAGTTATGGAATGCTAAAATGGGATTACTATTAACTTTTTTAATCGAGTTAGACGACGATTTGCTTTTAGAATGGCGCAGAGAACAATCCAAAATGTAATTACAAGTAGGGGAGAATTTTAGGAACGATTAAATTCTCCGCTACTACTCTGTTACCTTCATTGTCAAAATGATGTCCGTTGTCGTAAATAAACTTATTAAAATTTTCTTTTAATTCTGTTTGAACATCAAAATCTACAATAGAATTTATAAATTCATTAAACAAAACATGGTGAACTTCCCAATGAGGAGTGCAGTGAGTGTATATTAAATGCGGTATAGAGCACTGTTCTAATATTTTTTTAATCGCACACATATATGAAAAATAAATACTTTGATCATCACAGTCATACAAATAACTGTTTTTGGCTATTTCTTTATATCTTGATGCACGTTGCGGCCAAAAAGCATTAATGATTTGTTCATAGTTTGGATTCCAAAATACAAAATTATCTCTTACCGACATATCACATTTGTAAATATTTTGATATGTTTCGCTAAAGGTCCACTTTAATTGTTTAGAATTTATTCTAATATGTTTTCTTCTATCGTTGGTAATTTGAAATATGATAAAATCGTAATTATTTTTTATTTCAGATTTAAGTATTTCAAATTGAGTACCAATATCGCACCCTCCGTGCGCTGCACTGTAGTATCTAACATTAATCGAATTTTCTTTTAAGACGTCCACTACATTTTCAGGAATACCATGTTTTCCTTCGTGATTGTATTGACTAAAACTACAACCTAGATGTAATATTTTCTTTATATGTTTTTTCATAGCTTTCTATAATTAAATTTCTGTAGTTTCTATATTGTTGAATAGGCCACCCATGAATAATCATGTGTATTCTAGGAGTGAAACTATTATTCCAAACTGCATGAACTGTACTAATATCAATTAACCTAACATCTCCAGGACTCCATGGAATAAGACCATAATTTTCCATTCCAAAATTACAGTCTTCTGGATTATTTAACGCAATATTAATTGCTTGTAATTTTCTTTTATCATTATCTTTATGAGGCATAATATAACCTCCAGGTTCCAATAACATAAAACGAACTCTGAGAAATTTATCTAAAAATGAGTTTTGTTTTAGCCAAGAAGTTGTAATCGGACATTTATCTGCAATTTCAGTCCAATGATAATCAGGAAGATCTTTTAAATTTTCGTATTGATCGTCGCCTTGTGTTATATGTTTTCCTCGACCATGAATTACCAGACTTTTCCAACCTTTATGAGACTCGCCTTCTTCCCTGTGGGAATAAAATTCTTCTAATAATTTAAGAGATTCTTGATACATCTCTTGATACGGTATAGATATGTTTAATTTTAGACTTCGTAGGTTAGACTCTTCGATTATCCATTTATACTGATCGTCGGCACTAAAATTTAGAGGTATCGATTCTAGGTTGTAATAATGTTTCTCTAACTTCCTTTTTTCGAAGAACTTTGAGATATTCTGTATAGTACTCATATAATTGTTGTCTCCAAGGAAAATTAAATTCTTCATCGGGATATAAGTTGATGTCTTTAACACTTAATAATCCATACCCTCTCATATTACCTTCACTAGTAGGTAAAATTCCTAAAAAATAGCTATCATTTTTATTAATTCTTTCGGCACTAGCCAATGTTTTTATCATTAAATTAAAATGTATTTGACTATACAAATAGGCAGTTTTTCTATATGATAAGATATTACTAAATGCGTAGAGAGTATTATCTTTTATTCTATGAATGGTATCTTCTATTTCGAAAAAACTTTCCTTATAAAAATTTAATTTAACATCTGAAAGACGAAACTGCATTTCAGAGAAAGGTTCAATTAGTCCTCCAAGAAAATCTTTTTCTGATTTTTTTATTTCATCTATATCTGAAACCTGTAAGTTGTATCCGCTAGCAAAACACAATTGATCATAATCTTTTCCATTATAATCGTAGATTACTTTTTTAGTAAAATCAATAGCAGGCTGACTAATATCTCTAAAATCTACAGCATGAGCATTAGGACATTTGTCTAAAATTTGTAGAGCTTGTAATCCATTAGCAGGTGTTACTAGTCGTTTTATACTAGGCAATTCAAATCTAATAATTGGCTCGTTAGTGCAATTAAAGATAGTATCATCAAATGTACATTCGATACGTAGATATGATCCATATTTTAATACTAAATCGTTGTAAAGATAGAATTTATGTTTTCTCTCTTCGTCGGTCCAGGGTCTTATTTTAAAACCATGTTCTAACAATTTACTAATTATTAGTCCTCCAGGTTTAATTTTTTTAAAGGTCTGCGACTCTTGACCTTTTTCTATAAACATTGGTGTGTAATCGTCGTGAAAATTATCAGTACTTCTATGTATGTTTACACAGACTTGATTAGTTAGAGCATCGTAAGCAGGAGACCCACATCTTTTCCAATCTTCTACATTTAGGATAAAACATTGATTATGTAATTCGTAATATTCAGATTTTCTGTCTAAGATATGTCCTATTAAAGAATAATCGGAATCTTTAGACACAAGTTGAGTTAGCCATAAAGGGTCAAATGTATTTCCGGGTCTTGTGAATATAACTTTAGGTGCTTGTTCAGATTTTAAGCTTTCGAAAGCATCTTGATACGATAAAAAGTACTTATACATTATATCGTGTCTTACAGATGCTTCTAAAAGATTGTAACCAATTTCGCGACCTAGTGTATCTTTATATGATTCGTTATCGTCTACAATATAAATTATATAAGTTTTTCTGATTAATTTTCTCATTTTATTTTGACACTTTGATTGTTTAATAAATATTTATGTGATACTATTATAGTACAAAAAAAATGGAAAAATCCGAATACGATTTTAAAAAGATACCGTTCGACGACATTGTTCGAGTTGGGCAACGAAACATGTTATACAGAGACCTGTTTACAGTTAGTTGGCTACTAGGAAGATATTGTAATTACAGATGTAGTTATTGTTGGCCTTATGCTAGAAGCGACAAGAAAGATCATAGACCAACCGAACTATGTATTAAAACTATTGACGAAATAAAACGTCAAGCACGTGAACGAGGATTCAATAGTTTTCATTTTAGTCTCAGCGGCGGCGAGCCTACGTTTCATCCAGGATATATTGATATTCTAAATCATTTGAATGATGATGCATCGAATACCAATTATACCAGTGTTCATATGACCACTAACATGAGTCGAACATTAAAATGGTTTGAGCAAGAATACTGTTCCGCTGTAAGTAAATTTCATAGAGCCAGTATTACTGCTAGTCTACATACTGAACATGTAAACACTCCGGAAAAAATGAAAGAGTTTGGAGATAAATTGGAACTATGTCAGGAATATGATGTTCAAGTAACTATAAACATGGTAATGGTTCCTGAATGGTTTGATCGTGATTATGAAAATGCATTGTATTTTCACAATAGAGGTATCAATGTTACATTAAAACCTCAAAGCGATCCTACTGCCAGCAGAGTAGTAGATGGTTATACATCGGAGATGTTAGAAAAACTACACAATGGAATGCCTCAACGAGCTTTTACAGAACACAAGGCCACTAAAGCTAAGTTAGTATCAAGGCCTGCTCCGACTTTTGTAAAAATGCCAGATCCATTATATAAGAATGAAAACAAAGACATACCTCAACACTTTCAAGTAGAGTTTATAGATAAGAATAAAAAAGTTTGGTATATGGATCAAGCAGAACGATTCAACGCATTTAACTTTAACAAATTCCAAGGATGGGAGTGCTCTAGTGGTTTTAGAGGCGTTATTATTAGAGAACCAGACGGAAGTATAAAAAGAAGTTACAGTTGCTATGATAAACCTCTAGGAAATATAGAAACAGGATTTAAACTATTTGACACACCGGAGATGTGTATTACACCAAGTTGTGTAAGCAGTGCTGATAGTAAAATTCCCAAAAGAGCTCCAGGAACACAGTTGCCATTGTATCCTGGAGATACAAGTTATTCTGAAATAAAATCAGATGTCATAGGAAATACTTGAGCAATTACTGCCGCACAAGCTTTAGCAACTTCTTGATGTTCTTTTTGTGTACCGTTAGCACTACGCAATTCGATAAAGTGAACCCAACTACGTAGTGTGCCATTCATATAGATTTTGCTTTCAATTAAGCCTTCGGGTAACACAACACGAGCTTGCTCTTTAGCAATGCCGTTTTCGATAGCCCAGTTATAGGCCATACGTGCTTCTGTGATAACATTATTTTGCCATCTGTCCCAACGTTTTTGTAAATCTTCGTCGTCAGTTTCTATACTATTTTGTCTATTAGTGGTGTCTTGAAGTCTTGCTTCTCGTCTAACGAAGTTAAGATCTTTTGTAGGGTCTGCATATCTCTGACTGAACTCCTGGAAACTGAAACTTCTGTGACGAAGGATTTGCCTTGCAATATCTCGTGTCGTCGTAATTTCCAAGCAAGCTGAAACCATTTCGAGTGGACTCCAGTGTTTGTGTCGTACGAGGTACCTGATGAGCTTGCTACTGGTGTCGTTGTTGAGCTGGTTACTCGGGTTTGAGACTCTGGCACAGAACGCGATGAGTTCCTGTGCATCGGTGATTCCCAAGGAGGCAAACTCGCTAGTTGGCTGACTGTATGATAAAAGTCTGACATGCATTTATTTAATCTTTCTTTGTTTTAAAAATTGGTTAGTTTTTTTAATAATATCTTTTTTAATTCTTTCTGTATCTAGTTTAAAGTCTACGTTGTCTATTTCGTTTTCATAAGAGGTAAACCATTCTTTGATTTCTGATTCAAATATTTCTTTACTTTTCCCATTAAGACTTACCTCCCAAGTTTTACCATTTTTAAAAGTGACTATTATTGAATGTAAATAATCAATTGGTATTGCATTAAATGAAATATCTTCAAATATTTCGGGCCAATGTTTTACAATATCTTCGGGAAATTTTTTCCCTTTAGTCACTCTTTTACAGCTACCTTTTTCTTAGTAGGAACTAGCTCTTCGGCTAGTCTGCGTAGTTGAGCAGCTTCTTTGCTTAATCTATCAGCGTCGCTTCTGTATTTTTTAGCCATTTCTTCATCAGTTAGAACTTGTGGTCCAGTTACATCAGTAGATGTAGTTTTAGCTTGATCGATTACTGGTTCTGTATTGTCTTGTACAGGGCTAATATCCTTAGCTGTTGCAACTTGTTGAACTTCTACAGGGCTTCTTAGTGCTAAATCTTGTACACTAACACCTTTTTGTTCAGCTATCATTTGATTTAATTCGGCTAACACTACACTAATGTTTGAATTAGGCGTCATTTCTATTTGATCAGTTGGAACTTTTTGTAAAAGCCCTTGTCTATGCAGCGAAGGAAGGACTGTAGTACCATCAGGAAAAAATGCTCTAGCAAATACTTCTGAAAGTTCTGACGATGTTTGACTAGCATTACTTTCCACTAGACTAATTAATGAATCGTGATAGCTAGGAGTCAAAGATTCTGTTAATACTGCTAGGCAATTAAATGCATCACCAGGCAAAGTTCTAAATACTACAATACACTTCTTTCCGTTATTCTTAATTCTTCCTACATGTTTAATGTCACTCATAATTAGTTTCCTTGTTGTTTTGTAACACTAGACAAAAATTTAGTAAGTTTTGTGTATACCTGCCCTACAGCTATCATTTCGTTAGGTTTAAATGCACCTCTTGAACTAGCGATGTCAATAATGGTTTTCATTGCATTAAGATCATTTACATTGAGATCTGAAGACTCTGCTTCAGCAGCTTCGGGTGTTGCGGGCATTTCTTGTTGTTTGATTTCTTCTGTCATAAGAACTCCTATAGTAAGTAATATTACTAGTTATCTATTTTAGATATACGGGCAGGCAATATTGAAAAAGCTTACTTCTTTTTCTACTTCGAATCCGATCTCAGTTACGTATTGGATACTGTTGTTAATAAGGGAAAGATTGGATCCTATATAGTATCTTCCATTAAGATTTTCGTATATCCATTTATCTAAAGATAGTAGTAACCCAGGAGTAGCTTTGTTTATAATGATAAATTTAAAATGTTTTGCAGGAAAACTTACTTTACGCACATTAAGTGCGTTAAGTAAGTTTATTTTTCCTTTACTTAAATTCGTAGTATGCATGAGTACCAAAAGGAGGAACGATTGTATCGTTGCCATGAATAATGAATACAGTATCGCAGTAATCTGGATCACCCCAGCTATCCCAAGGATAACCGTCAGTGAACATAATCAATTTTTTAGGATTGATATCGTGTTCCTTCATGTAACTCCAATTACACATAAAATCAGTGCCGCCACCGCCCATTAGTTCATAGCCCATGATATCATCATTGTAGCCATCGAAGTCTGCTTCGTTATAGACTTTAGTATCAAAGCACCACAATTTAATTTTATAGTCTTTGTATTCTTCCATGATGCCCTTGATTTCACTGATGAAGTCTTTGCCCATTTCATCAGTGATAGATCCTGACATGTCGATGGAGCAACAGATGTCGATAGTTTCATCAAATTGGGTGCCCGGAAGAATAGCACTCATATGCCAAGCTTTGCGACTAGGACGTATGAAAGTGTAATCGTTTTTGATCACACTTTGAATTTGCTGACGTAAAATTTCTCGCCAGTTCATCTTAGGTTCGGTCAGCTCTTTAATCATCCGTTGAACAGATGCTGGAGTATTACCTGCACCAGCAGCTTGAGCTGCCTGAATAGTAGCTTCTTTTATCTCGTCACGAATTTGTTTGAGCTCTTCTTTAGTGTAAGAAGGCCGACCGTCTTTACCTTCTTTCTCCCAATCGATGTGTTCATCTAACAATTGACCTAGAGCTGCTAATTGTTCTTCATCATATTTGTCAAAAATTTCATCATAGATTTGCTCAGTGCCTTTACCGTAGTGCTGAGGATCGTGAAAGATTTTAATGTCTGGAGGTACTTCTCCAATTCGATCACGAATTAATTGACCATTAACACTGTAATCAGCAGCCGCATTCCAGATAAAACGATCTCGACCTTCCACACGCATCATATGATCGAATACGTTATGAAGGATTTCGTGTGCTACAACGAACTCTACTTGTTTATTAGTCAGTTTATCAAAAAATTCTCGATTGTAATAAAGATTACGTCCGTCGGTTGCTGCTGTTGGGCACCAATCGCTACCATCTATAATCTTAAGACGAGTAGCCATATTGCCAAAAAATGGATGACGCAGTAGCAGTCCGACTCGTGCTACCACAATTTTATCAATTACAGGGTCCAAATAACTCATATTTGCTCCGTTTAATTACTGTACTTATACATTATAACAGGGCCCGCAGGCCCTGTCAATGGATTTTGGATTAGTTTCGATCTGTAGCCGCTGCAATATACTTACCATATTTTGCATGGAACTGATCAAAGCACTCAATTTCGTCCGGATCCAACGGCAATTGATACTGAGTAAGTGCCAACTTAGTACCCATAACAACTAATTCAGTTTCAAAATTGTTCATAATGAAATTAAAGAAATTGTTAACTTTCTTATTCCAATCTTTTTCTTGCTTGTCGCAAGAATCTTTGAGTTCGTAGCACAGACTAACAGTTAAAGAGTACATAGCTGAAATCTCTTTAGACTCCATTTTAGTAACCTTGCCGCTCAAGATATCTTCCGGCTTAGGCATTTTGCTAGCAATTTTACGATGCGCCATAAATTTAACAGCAAGACCTTCACCTACAGCACCAGACACTAGATCGGTAAGTGTGCCTTCATCTTCTTCATCATCGAATAACAGTTCAGAAACGAATGCCCATGAACGGGGAGTAGCAAATGCACGACTACCGCTCTTTGGATCGAAGTCGTATAGATCCTTCTTGCTGAAAGAAAGGAAACCAAGTACGTCTTTATGAATACGATTATCAGTGGCCCAACCAAAATAATCATCCCAGTCTACACGCATTTCTAAGTGTACAAAACGATTAGCCAGCGGAGCAGGCATACGATAAGTAACACCCTTGTCGCTTTCACGGTTGCCCGCCGCAACAATTAATACATTGTCTGGCAAGTAGTAAGTGCCAACACGTCGATTGAGAACTAGCTGATAAGCAGCAGCCTGTACAGCGGGAGCCGCAGAGTTCATTTCATCCATGAACAAGATAATTTGTTTATGTTTTTTTGCCATAACAGCATCAGGCAATTCGATTGGAGGTGCCCAAGACATTTTTCCATTGTCACTGTCAAAATATGGAATACCTTTAATATCGGTAGGTTCCCACAAGCTCAGTCGAATATCGATAACATGAGCATCTAGTTCTTCGCCCATTTGTTTAATAATGTCGGACTTACCAATACCGGGGGGACCCCAAAGAAAGATAGGGCGTTTAGCTTTAAAAGCACGACGCAGAGATTTTTTAGCGGCCTTAGGACCAACTTGACGCGATGAAATTTCGCTCATTTATTTGCCTTTCGTTGTAAAAAATGTTGTGTGTTTTTGTATTGCAGTGTCGTTATTGTATGATAAATTGCTTGAAATGTCAACGACTTTTTGAATTTATTCTTCAGTTTGATTAGATTGATTTTGGCGATTTATAGCCTTTACTAGACCAAATTTTCTTATATCATCGGAAAACATATATAATTCAAAACTTTTTCTTTCCGAAAAAACAATTATTGCTGAATTAGTAAGAAAATATGGACAATCCATATGCCTATCAAAAAAAATTATTACTTGTGGACTTAAATCTATTTCTTCAGTAAATGGTACAGTATAACTTTTTATTTGTAATTCGTTTGATAAAAAATTCAAACCTTCCTCGGTTAACCTAAGACCACCCGAATTCTTATTACGGTGACTTTGCCACCATTTGTGTAGATGTAATTTAATATTGGCTGTATCTATACTTTTGTTAGCTTCTTTAAGAAAAATTTTTGTAAATGTTTCTTTATTGATCATTTAATGATTTCGCCAGAAGTTAGTTTAACAACTTCAAAGTCTTCGGTGCTAAATGTTTGATTTAATTTTTTAGCCAGATTGTGAGCATGTCCAGGATTAGAGAAACTTACTTTTTTATACTTCGGTCCAGGATAGTTTGTAAGACTGTTTGAGGATTTTAAATTAAAAGGTTCACCTTTATAAAAAACTGCCCAAATGGCCTCGGCTTCTAGAATCTGTTCACTCTTATAGTTTTTTTTATTAATATATTCTAACAATATAGTTGGTTTAGGACGACTCATATACGACTCCGATAAGTACGTATATATTTATGTAAAATCTATTTAAATCCGCCACCATCCATTTGAACGGTAACAGCCTGTCCTGAGCTTTGTAACAGTTTGTTTAATAAAGAGTCATAGTCTTCTAGTAGTTTTGCATTTACTTCTCCTAAACAATAAGCAAGATTTTTAGCTGTTTTAATATCCAATCTGATTTCTTTTTGTTGTGACAAGTCTGCTGCTTTTACTTGTTGTAAAAATTGTTGTATTGGAAAAGTATTAATCGGATTTGACATTGTTTAATGCTTGCCTCATTTCTAATTCTGTTTTAAAAGGACCACGGTACTCGTAACGTTCTATTGTTATTAATTTTGGACAAAAACTTTTTACCCACCCTTTTTCAAATTTGATTGTATAGTATCCTGCACAATACAAACTTTTACTAGATTTGCTTTTTGTGAACAATGGAAGTTTTTTTTGAATATTAAACAACACATTATACGGAGTTGAACTAGAAGGAAATCCGTAAACTTCCTTTATAGAAGTAGTACTGACTGTAGACTTAATTTTAGTTTCAAAAAACTCCTTACCAAACAATTTTGTTAATTCGTCTTTTTTAGAAAAATATTTTTCTGTTCCTTTTGAGCTCAACATAAATTTATTATTTTCTTTTTTATGAAGAACACCAATTTTTTCTCCATTTTCTTCTACAATCCAAAATTTTCCATCTACTATAGGTTTTGCTTTTATATTCATTGTGTCCTTTCTAATGCATACTTTGCTTGGAATGGTTCTGCGTAGCTCTGAATCGAATCTATAATTTTATTCATTTCATACAATTGGCAAAATTTCATCAATCGTATTCCTACTTGGCTTATGTTTTTTGACTCTTTAATTTGGGAATCGATTGTTTCTTGAATAATACTTTTAATATTTTCAGGTTGATAATTCAAATCAATGAGTCTGCGATTTCTTTCGTAATCGTCAATTACTCGATGCTCGTTACCAGTATGATCAGTCCAACGTTGCAACATGAGATTGTTCCAGGCATATCCTTTTTTATTTTTGTCTTCGAATGCTTCTTGTAGTCCTACTTTGTTTTTAGTTCCTTTAGTTCTAACTCCAGGATATGCACTAAACACATTATCGCTAGTATCGCCTCGCATACATTTTTCAAAAAGAATCCATTCTGGGTTAGGCGCAGCTACCTCAGTTTTAGTCTTTTTATCAATTATTCTTTTACCTTTTTTGTCAAAAATACCTTCGTGTGTAGTCAATGTGTCTGCAACACCGTTATATTGCTTAACATTTGGTGCAATGAGTTGATGAAAATCGCTGTCGGTGCTAATAATAACATGATTCTCGTTAGGATGATTTTGAATAAATCCTGCAATTAAATCGTCTGCTTCTAATTGAGGGTGATGTAACACAGTACAATTTGTTTTTTCTGTAACGAATTCTTTAAATTTATCAAATGTTTCCCAGAACAATTTATCTTCTTCTTGCTCTTTAGCAGTCATTGCGGCTCTAGTTTCTGCTCGATTAGCCTTATAAGGCGCATAAAAGTCTTTACGCCAGCTACGACCTTCGAGACAGAATACGACATGGCTACCGTTAAAATCTTGCCAAGCTTTTTTAATGCTATTAAAGGTAATATGTAACGCCATACCAAGTTTAATATCAGCATCACCTCGTACTACATGACGAGCACGAAAAAATGTATTAGCAGTATCAACTAGAATATAAGTCATGAAACTTCTGAACGACCTTTCTCGATAGGAATGACATTAATGTAACCGGCACCGCGGGTAATATCTTGCCCTTCCTCTGCCAAAATATTACGTGCTAAGTCGCGAAACCAACGATCAACAATTTCTTCTTCTGGATCTCCATCGAATCCATATCCAGCTTGCTTCAATTGTACAATAAAATGCTCATTCCAGTCAAGTTCAAAAAAGCCATTTCTAATATTATCTGGATTTACTTTAGTATCTAAAACTGCTACCCAAGGTTCGTTATTAGCAGTAGCTCTTTCTTTCGGAGTCATTTTAGCTAATTCTTCTTGCCGCCGAGCTTCCTCTTCTTTGGCTAAAGCTTCGGCTGCACGAACTAGTGCTTCAGAAGTTTCTTTTTTTGCTCGTTCTCGTTCTTCCTCGAGTTTTTTAATACCTGTTATTTTTTTAATAAAATCTTTCATTAGGTTCCCCATGCATTTTTGAATAATGGAACTTGTAGTCTGTCACTGTATCTTAGTCCGTGTTTCATTGCTAATTCTGCAACACGGCGATTATTAAGAGCGTATACATTTTCGATACCCCCAACAGGCATTAAATAAATGTGCCCGCCAAAATCTTCCTGTTTATAAATTTCGATAACTTCTAATGCTTCGTTGACATCGTCTTCGCTAGCAACTACAAATTTTAGATATGTATGTCCTAGCTCTTCATAACTTTTTACAATATCTGGTCGTATAGCATCTTCTCTTCTCTCTCCACTAACACTTAACTTTGGGCTCACACTAAATGTAAGATTATGATAGCCGTGTTTATGTGTCCATTTTTCTAGATATTTTCTAAAATCTTTTGATATTTCTTGAGTACCATTAGTTTCAAATGTGATATCTTTCAATTTTTTTAATTTATCGTTATCTAATAAATCAGGATAGCTACGTTGCCACCCTAACAAAGGTTCTCCACCTGTTATAACTAAATGTATTCCTCTCCATTTATTATCAGGTAATAGATCTATCATTCTATTTGCTATGGCATCCACAGTGAGAACAGGACTTAGATCTTTAAATCTTGGATCCCAACTTGCATAACTGTCGCATCCAGTTTCTACAATAGGAAGTTCCTCATATTTGTTGTACAAATGTACTACTTCTGCAATATCATCGTTGGCAGTGCTACGTTCTCCAGGAGGCATGCCGAACCCAGCACAGGTAAAGTTGCAACCAAATGTGCGTAAGAAAATAGAAGGAACACCCATGAAGCGTCCTTCTCCTTGTATACTATAAAATAGTTCTGCTATTTTAATTTTACTCATTGTTTTAGTACCTCCAATGTAGCTATTTTGGCAATTCGCTCTCCAAAGTCATCATCTTTACCAATGATGTACATTTGTGTGTGAGTACGATCTTTCAGTCTATCATGATATCTAAATTCTACAATTTTGCCACCAATAGCATTGTAAATTGTAAAATTAAGAACGGGCTCACTACGCATTGAATTACTTTCAACAACAATATCTTGTCCTACAATTTCTCTTCCACTTTCCCATGCTTCTTTAGACCATTCTTTGAATTTTTTCTTAAACCATTTTTTAATCATCTTTCATTCCTTCTAGAAATTCGTCAACTCGACGTTCCGCTTCAACTCTGTCCACAGCCATTAATGTTACAGTTAACATATTATCTTTGTCAAGTTTAATATCGTAAGGCATTTTTCCATTGAGAACAAACTCGTCAGCCAGAGGCCGAACTACTTTATATTCTTTGAGATTCTTCATTCTGAAAATTACATCGTCGACATTATGCTTATTCATTAACTATCTCTTTCCATGGAAGTAATTTCTGTTACTAGAGCAATAACTTGCTCTAAGTTTTGGCAGAGAATTCTAGCACTTTTATATTCGCCATCTGGATCTCGTCCACTTACGTCTACCATAAATCCGTTATCGTACATGTTAACAGTAAAACTATCCGAAACTTTTTCTAATTTATCACTTACATTCATTTTAATTTTCCTCTTTAAAATCTATTACATCACCATTCTCGTCAGCACAAATAATTTTAACTTTGTTACCGTTTTCATCCTCGATAAGAATTGGTCCCCAAATCCACGCCTCACATTCGTTTTGGCTCCATCCTTCTTCGTCTTCCAGTACTTCATATACACTGGATTCTTCAAAACGTTCTTTTAGTGCTTCTTGTAGTTCCTCGTCCATATCTTCTGGAAACTCTATATCTTCCCAACAGCCGTCCCACATAGTATCAAGTTCGACATTTTCGATATTATTATAACAGCAATCGTACATATTGATGCTGTCTTTATTCTTGTCGCCTCCTGGAACATATGTGAATTCGAATTCAGGAGGATTATCATTATTTGTTTCTACAAAAAAACTACAACCACGGAATCCTGTTTTACGAATAATTGTTTTTCCATCTTTAACATAATGCTCGTGTTCTTCGCATGATTTTTTGTAGTAAGTCGATACTTTCCAATTAGCCATGATTTTCCTTATCTAGGAGCAAAGTCCTGTTGTAGTTTAATGTTGTCAAAGAATTCTTTTTTAGTTCCTTGATCATCTTTAAAAGCACCTTTTAATACTGTAGTCTGTGTAAGACTGCTATGTGCCATAATTCCGCGATTTTCACAGCAGCCATGTGTGGCTTGTATGTAAACACCTACATCTTTGGCATCGGTCGCCTTCATAATCTCTCTAGCAATGTCATTAGCTAATTCTTCTTGTAAAGTGCCACGGCGAGCACACCACTGAGCAATACGAGTATACTTACTGAGACCGATAAGTTTATTAGCGGCGATAATACCGATATAAGCAACACCAGATACAGGTTGGTGATGGTGACTACACATACTACGAAGTTCACTGCGAACAACAAGCATGCCTTCGTACCGATCTGTGCTGTCATTAGGAAATGCTGTGCAATCTGGTGCCAGTTCGTATCTACCCGCCATAATTTCATTGTAATACATCTTAGCTAGTCGTCTTGCTGTTCCTTGACTGTTAGGATCGGTTTCTCGATCAATTAATAGTGCATCCAATACATGTTCGAATGCCACAGTAGCTTCGTCAATTAACTGTTGTCGAGTTGAGTCTGCGTAGATGTATTCACTAATATTGTCGCCTGCCCAGAATCTTTTACCATCTCGCTTCATTTTAAAACGAAGTTGATCGCTTACTTTGCCTTCTGAGTAGCCACCATTTCCAGCCATTGCGTCTACTCCTGATTCGTGAATATCATCGTTACTTACATACATTTTGTTATAAACCATAAGTTGTCCTTTCTTGCTATTTTATTATATTATTTAGGTTTTGTCAATCGCAAAAGAGTATTTTTCTTTACTGCGGCACCTAATGTATTTAGGTTTATGCCACGGTCTTCAGAATATTTTAGTAGTGCTTCTGTATCTTTAGGAAAACAGGCACCGCCAAAACCATAGTATCCATCTGGACCAGGCACTTGAGTATGACTATCGCCTATACGTCGATCCATTCTTATTAGGTAGGCAAGGTGTTTCCAATCATAATTATGAGTGTTTGCTAGTTGATTTAATTCATTCATAAAAACAACTTTAGTTGCTAGGAATGTATTAATAGAATATTTTACAAATGCCGCTTCGCCTATACCACAATATTCTACGTGTTTAATACCTGGTTGTATTTCTTTTAAAATACGTGCTGTGTCACGTTGATAGGCTACCACAGAACCACCTATAATAACCCATTCTGTATTACCAAAATCTGTAACACTAGATTCTGCCCGTAAGAATTCAGGAACATATACTAAATTAGGTAATTTTTTATTCCATAATTCGTAAAAATCCGGAGGAGCAGTGACTTTGCTAATAATAGTGCCGTTATATCCTTCTAGATTTTTTAAAACTTCTTCTACTATACTGGTATCGCAATATCCATTGGTGCCTTGCGGACTAGGAACACAAACAAATACACTAGAACATTCTTTTTTAATTTGATTGTAAGTAGCTGTATAACCTTTAGCAGGATCTAAAATTATAGGTTCGAAAGATGTTATCAAGTTTTGAGTTATAGCTTCGCCTACGTACCCGTGCCCAATAATGCCAATTTTTTCATAAATCATAAGTATTCACTTAATAATATTGTACATAAGCGATAATCGTTTTCTGTTTTAAATCTAAAAATTAAATGCATGGTAGACGACGCAGTAATGTAACGGTGTCCTGGCAATCCAAACACTTCCAACACCTTAACACAGATCTCATTCCACGGCATATCATCTTTTTTCCAATCGATCCAAATATTGAACGAAGTATCTGACATGTCTTTAGACATTATTCGACAAGTTCCATTTCCTCTATCATAGGATAATAGATCCAATTCATTTTTTCTTTTAATTCTTCGCACATAGCCTGAGCAGCTTCTTCTGCACGTTCTTTAGTATAATAGAGTCTTTCCATAGCTCTGTCGCCCTCAGTATTTGTAGCCGATGCAAGGTAAACTATCATTTTCTATAATTCCCTTTATCCGGAATGACATGTCTAACTCCTCCTCTTGGATCTTCCATATCGCCTTTGCGTCGAGGTATCATATGCACATGCGGATACATTACTGTTTGGCCAGCTGCTTCTCCAACATTTTGGCCGATGTTAAAAGCATCCCACCTTTCAGCTTCAACACCTTCGTGTCCGAACTTGTAGGCTGCTTTGTAGCATTCCCAGAGATTGTTCCAGTTTTCTTCGGTAGGCACAAATAACAAATGCCCTGGGGTAACTGCGTAAGCGTCTCTAAAGACCCAGAAGTCTTTAGTTCTGTATTCAATTTCTGTCCACGGTGCTCTTTTTTCATTTAAGGCCTTTTCAATATCTGTCAGCATACTCGTTCCAAACCATATTCATTAATGTAGAATAATTATCCCAGGCCTTTTTAACAGCAGGATTATTATTTCTTGCTTTAATCTCAATCATTTCTTTACGCTTCATATGATTGATGTAATCTTGATCTCCACGAGATTTAACAATTACGTCATTCATTCTTTGATCAATTTCGGCTAAGGCATGAAAGTTATCTTTAGGTATTAGAATATCATAACACTCTAACTCTTCTGTAGCAAAATAAAAATCATGTGCATCCTGATAAGTGCTAACCTGTGGTGGTTTAGCCTTTCTAATAGTGCGTGAACTATGACGTAATTGAATATCCCAATTACAGCAGAAACGATCTAGTTCTTTATTATCCACGCCAAAATTCCTCCCAGGGATAGACAATCCAACAGTCTTCTTCGGCTTTGTTAATTTCTATAGTTGAATAATCTACTTCTTCTTTGCTAGCAAGATTATTATGAATCACGGCAAATCTTACGTTGTTATGAAAGATATTTTTCCAAGCATGATTATTTGGAAGGCATCCACTGGGCCAGTCTTTTTTAATCCAGGCAATAGTAGCACCGGTATCGTTAATGTCATCTACTATCAAAATCTTTTTACGTAGATCTCGATTAGTAGGATCGTGACGTACAGGCAATCCAGTAATCTCAAAATGCTCATACCCTCGATCATTCATAGGAACATATCCAAAAGCATCTTCGGCCATGCCTAAGTCGCTCACACACTCGCCACCGTCACGTAAACTGACCTGTAATGGTCGCATAGGAATATCGAGGTATTGACTAAGCATTACAGCAGGAACAGCACCACCGCGTGTGATTCCTACAATGTAATCTGGACGCCAGTTATCTTTTTGTAATTGCCTAGCAATTTCGATAACACTGCCTTGAATATCCGACCAAGTTACATGTATTTTTTTCATCTTACACCATTTGCTAAGGTTGTCCAAAGTTTAGAGACTTCTTCTTGATTTAGAAAGAAATCGTATGTACTAGAATTGGTTAATTCGCCTTTGTCGTTATACTGTTCCCCAGTAAACATAAGATGTTTAAGTCCGTCTGGTTTCATACAGTCATTAACTTTTAAACGAAGCTTCCAAGCCGGTTGATCTGTTATTAGTTGTTCAATCATTTTGAGTCCTTTAAAGTTTCCCAAGTTTTATATTCTGCTAACGCTTTGTTGTATTCATCATTAATTTTCTTAAGCTTTGAATACTTCTCCTCCATTATAGCATCTCTTGTAGGAATGTTCAACATAGTTTCTATTCGTTTTAATCTTTCGTGCAGATCGTCACCATTCCATTCTATCTTGCCGTTAATTTTAATACTGGGATTACTACTATTCGGAATTTCCATAACAGGTTTTCCGTTATTGTTTCCAAATTGAGTAGTTGGATGAATTGTATTGGACCATACTGCACTGCCACCAGACCCACTAGGGCTTACATAAATTTGACCAGTAGTTGTAGCAGGTATAGTAAACGTTGTCATACTACTTGTATCCTTTACGTTCTCTTTCTTTTCCGTCAAAATCTTCTTTAACCATTTTATAAACTTCTTTAAATTTTCTGTATGCGATTTCCAGTCCAGGATATTCTTTACACATTTCTTGAACACGTTCGTAATCTGGAAATCTACCATCAAACTCGTCTTTATAAAAATTAGTAAAAGTAGTAAAAGAATCGATACCAGTTAAATCTACTGTTTCTATATTGCCTATTGTATAAGATCCTGAATTATAAGGTGTACCTGTTAATGTTATAATGTCCGATGTGTTCAAACTTGGGAGGCTATTCACATCCCAAGTTACAGTGATATCATCAGATTTTAAAGATTCTGTTTCATCTAAGGTTACTGTATAAATTGGTTCCTGAGAAGAATTGTTCACGTAAAGCCTCCGTTTGTTTGTACAACATTGGCAATCTTGTTTCGTAAAAATTCATGTGATCTATTATTGTTTTTACTAACATCTGCCTATGATCCATATAATGGTCCCACGTATCCGTCCAGTTGCTAGGATATTTGAAATTGTTAAAGTACATTTCTGTATATGAAAGTCTGTCTGGCACCATAGGAATAGCATTAAGAACACAACCTTCGTAACAACTAATTCCTAGTGTTTCTTGTAGATTAGCACTAAACACAATTTTTGCTTCACCCAATAAGTTATGATATTCATTTTTCGTCAAGTCTTGTTCTTGGCAAATTATAAATTCATACTGAGGTAGTAATTCTTTTAAATCTCTAAAAATATTCACCTGCTTTTCTGGAGCAAGTCTGTGTGGGAAAAGAATCAGATCTCTTTTTTTCATTCCTTGATATTGTGTAAAAATATCTTGGAAATACTCCATAGGCCAGCCAGAACGAATTATTTTTTGACTGTTTAATAAGTCTTCGAAATCCTCTTGATACCAAGGATTTTCACTCTTTAAACCATTCATTAATAAATTGTCTACAAACATCTTAATATGAAAATCTGTAGCAAAATAATTATGATCGATAGCATCAAAGAATGACTTTTCAGCATATCGAACCCACGGCTTATTGCCAATAAGTCTGCCTAAAAAGTCTTGGGGATCATAACTACCGGCGTGCCACAGTGCGTGTATTTTAACAGGTATACTAAGTAAGCTACTCATGTATTTTAAATTAATAATACCTGGATGCCAAGCATCTGTAAATAAAAAATGATCGTGAGCTTTTATTTTGCCAGTAGTAAATAATCGGCTAATCTCTTCAATTTGACAAGACTTGTAGATATTAGTGCCACCAAAATTAAGGAAGGCGCCAGGAGTAGTGGCACGAGGAATATCCTCAGGGCCAGAGATAACTTCAACATTTTTATGAACCTTTCGTAATGTTCGGGGTAAATGTTCTTTCCATTGAGCAGTATAACGTGTTTCTACTGCTTCTAAGTCTACAATATAGATAGTCATTAGCGATCTTTTTGTTTACGATAGTTATTGTTACGACCTTTGAAATTCCTGTTAGCTTGTAGAAATCTCTTCCATACATCGCTTTCTTTATTATAAAGATCTGCCTGATTAAAAGGCAGTAACTCGAAACGACAAAAGTCGAGCAATGCTTCTAAGTCGTCAAAGATTTTAACGATGTTAGGATTGTTATCGAAGTATGCATAGCCTTTGTAATTTTTAGCCATTTTTGTTTCCTTGTTTATTAAATTAATATTTGATAAAACTACCATTTTCTCCATCTTCGGAGACCTCGATCCAAACTTCTCTATTTGGATACTTTTTTGAAATCATGTCATACAAATCATCTGACATCATTTCGCAACTTTTATAATCTAATTGCAATACAGCTTGGTCGCCATTATACAATTCTTCAAGCCATCTTTTAAACTGGATGAACTCAATGTCTCTGTCATTGTGATTAACGCCAATCCAGACACGAAAATGAAAGATATGGCGATGAGGATGGCCGAGGAACGAAACGTCATATTTGTCTCCTGTTGCTAGGTTAGGATCAGTTAATGCTGCTGGATATTTATGAATACCTTCTTTACGAAAGGTAACCCAAATCATTTTATTTGGTCTTATGTCTTGTTTGATTATCATTTGTATTCAAAAAAATCGTTAAAGGTTGATTTACTCATTGATTCAATTTTCTTCATAGATCCTACAGGTATTCGAAATACATAAGAATTTTCTGTTCTTTGTTCAAAATGACCGTATTCTGATCCTCTTATGTATGAAGACCTATCTCCATTAATTATTTTCTGTCTTCCAATTTCGTAAGCTTCTTCTATTTTTTCTTGTATGTATGGATCTGTAAAATCGAATAAATCTTGGTTCGTGACTATTCCATCGGCAGTAGTTATTCTAAATTGCTTTTGTAGTTTTTCAAAAATATGAGTTTGTTTATAAGATAAAGAACAAATATCTTGAACAGTTATAGTTCCTACACTATTGGCAGAACCAGAATTTACATCTTTAGTTTTAACTTCTATACCAATCTGTTGTAAATCTGCGCCAGGGCCTTGGTTAATGTTCCACCCATCTCTAGACATAACTTGTTCAAATTGTTTTCCTCGAATACTATGATCTTTAGATAATACAGTACCAGTATAATCTTTTTTGATTCGTTTAATTTTCATACTGGGCTGTCCTGTGTATATTGATCCCAATGTGTATACTTAGTTTTACGCATTAGATCGTGTAGTTGATGGGTCCATACTCCAGGATTAGTAGCACCCCAAGTACGGTCGTCAATTTTAAGTGTTGCGTTGTAGTTGTAAAGTTTAATGTAAGGTAATTTTACACTAATCATAGGAATAAATCTATCTTGTTCGCACCACCCTTCTTCGTGTATTTCTTCAGCATATTTGACATCGAAGTCTAAGCAGACCCAATATCCTGCCTCCAAGCATCCCATAATCCTGTTATCCCAAATTTTCCAGTTATCATATGTTGCCGGATTAAAACTTTGACTAGTACCAAAGTAAATTTGTTTAATACGTTTATCTTTATCTTCGAAGCTTTGAGAATCTTCTGCTATTGCAAGAATGTCTTTTAGACTCGGTGTTCCTACAACGAACAATGTGTACATACCGTGAGCTACAGTATGTTCTACTTCATAGCCTGTGAAATAAGTTACATCTTGCCTTTGTTCTGTGTTTAATCCCATTTAATATATCCTCTACTGTAGCCTTGTGGTCTGTTTAATCCATCTTCGAATGCTTGTTGCCATTCAGTGTTGCGATTATAGCACTTAGTCCAGAATGTGTCAACTTTTAAATTATTTGTTTTTACCCAAAGCTCTGCTTCGTACATTGCATTATAAAATCCGTTATGTCTTGGACTAGGCATAGCAATAGTATTGGCATTCCAAAGTAGTTCGCTAAATGTAGTTGTGAATGATTCTTTTTCCGCAGCTATAATCCAAACGCCTTGCGGAGCCAACAGTTTACGTTTCAGCACTTCTGTGTGTTCTCTAATGTCAATAATCACATCATATTTTTCGTAACTTGGCTCTTGTACTAATACATTCTCATTTGCCCACAGTTCGTGATTGCTATTCCCCCAAACTTCAATAGTACCAAATTTGTAATAATCTAGTTTTAGTGTGTTGTAAGCAACCCAGGCAAGAAAGCCACTACCAATTATCAAACATTTAGATAGTTGTAGTATTTTGCTTTGAAGTAATGTGCTGTTTTGTTTGACAATGTTAATACCACAAGCTACTGGTTCTAAAATATATTTAGGCTCGGCGCTAGGAACTACTATAAATTCTCTAGCTCTAACATTGTAATAGTCGGCATATGCAGGCTCTCCTCGAGTCGCTACATAATCGCCTTCTTTAACATTGAGTATTTGTCCACCAACTTTGGTAACAATACCTAATCCTTCGTGACCACTCATATGAGCAGGCAATGTAGGAAATTTGCCTGTCATCATATCTATATCACTACGGCAAACACCAGTCATAACAGCTTTAACTTCAATTTCAGTATCAGCAGGTTCTGGTTTAGTCCATTCTTCTTCTACAAACTTACCATCACTGTATGTTCTAAGTAAACGTACTTTCAAAAGTTCTCCATTCTTTCGTGAATCCAATAATCTATTGTATTTTGTTTACTCCAGAATTTGTCATTATCGAGATTACGTATTGCATCGTCGATCATACGTTCGTAAGCATCTTCTGGGCATAATCCTAATTCATATGTAAATGTGCTATTGCCGAAATCCATTTCAATGTTACGTTTGTCTTTATCTAATGTGCGCCAGTCTGCGGTCAATTTCCATTTGTTACTAAATCGTATTTGAGCAAAGTCGTCTACATCGTATGTACCATCTGAATTAACTGTGCCGTATTCTGTGTTTAATAAATCTTTTAAATGGTATCTCATCAAACTAGAACGATTATTCATAGCAGTAGTTAACCAGTCAGGGTTTAACGCTATATACAAGCTCAGTAAGTGAGGCATTAGATCTCTACTAACTCCACCATAAGCAAGTTTTTTTGTAGTAAACCAGCTTCCAGGACTAGGCACACGATCTTGATTTAACCAATTAAGTCTGACCCTGTCCGCCGATTGAGCAGATTCTTGTAATTCTTTGATGTTACTACGCCACATATTATTCTTCACCATCATAAAACGTGTATCAGGAAAGGAGTGAACAAGAGTCATCCAATTACTAGCCGTGGCCACACCAGGCTTTTCGATAAACACAATTTTACATTCGTGGGAAATTTTTACAGCTAATTGAAAATGTGTAAAATTTGGTGTACAGATGTGAGCAGTATCAAAAGGGCCTCTAGCTAGTATAGCTGATACAGCATCAGGAAAGTCTGCTTTTTTACTAATATCAGAATCTACTGTTACAATCTCGGCTCCTAGATTGGTCAGTACATTTTTGTATAATTGACCGATACCCATGCCTATAATAAGACTTTTCATTGAATTTTAAGTTCTTCTCTAAGAATGTTTTCTACTAATTCGTTTAGAGTAATATCTTGTTCGTGCGCAATTCTGAAAAGTTTATTTAATAAATTGTCTGGAAGGTCTAATGGTACTTGCACACGTTCATCATAATCGATACCCATAACAATATGTGTAGCTTTTTCTATGATGTCATCAGCTAAATCAATATCTACAAAGTTAACATGATCATATGCTTCTTTAACATCTACACCTCTGGTTTTAGATTCGTTATTATGTGCTTCTCTAAATTCAGGATGTATCCACCGATAACTGTTTTCTTTATCATAATCGTGTGCTTCGAATTTATATACAGTAGTAGTTTTAGTATCAAATACAATACCGATACTAAAACCGTCGTGATCTCCATTCCAGCAATCTAATGCATGAGCGTTCGGACCAAAACAGTTCCATAGATAGTCGCTTCCTTCAGTGATACGATAATCTACACATTCCATAAAATCTTTAATTGTAATCATTTTACATTTTCCTCATACTGTTTAAAAAGTCTAGTTACTGGTTCCATTCTTTCTTGAAAAATATCAGGACTTGTTTGAGATGTTTTATTCATATCATAATAATCAGGATAGTGTCGTAGACACCATCTTGCTTCATCTCTGATAATTTTAGGAACTCGGGGAGTATGCTGTGGGTTACACAAGTTTACTAACAGCTCTCTTGTTCTAAGCACAGCTCGAAATCTTTCATCTGGCAAAGTCATTTTATACTTTCTTCAAGTTCATCAAGTTTATCTTCGGAAAAGTCTTCAACGACGTCAGATTGTACATTATCATTATCATTATCGTCAAAGAATTTGGCAAAATTGGTATTTGCGTTTATAGTGCGTTTTCCTGTGTAACCTCTAGTGCCAGGAATTGCCATCCAAAACTTACTAAATTCTTCTACGATTTGATCAGCAACTCCTCTATCACTAGTTGCAAAAATTGCATCTATTACGTCTTTAAAAAAGATTCTATCAAATTTTTCTTGAACTAGCATACCAGGACATAAACCCGCATCATATTGTCGATTGGCTTCTTGAACAGAACTAAGATGCATCCAAACATTATGCCCCATGAGAATAGCATAAGTGAAACTATCCCAACTAGTTTTATTTTCTTTACCCATCCTATTTAGGTTACCAGGAGCGTAAACACAAACTTCGTTAGTTTTAACACCATCTAATACAGGGCTATTTTCTACATACTTGAATATCCCATCTTGAATTAATGTATCTCTAAATAATCTTGTATCTGTTGCGTATTGTTTATTATCTAAAGTAGGTAACATTCTATATAACCACTTCTTACGATCTTCAATTTCTGTCTGTATGTACATTTGGCCATTAGCAGTGGCCAAAAATGGACTTGCACAATCAAAACTAATAGTAAAGTTTTCATTATGATATTTTCTTACAGCACGTTGAATATCGGTAAGTAATAATGCCCATTCCAATTTACTTGTTCCTAAGAAGTGCATCCAGTCTTGTTTACCTTTTTCTAATAAACCGTCAAATCTTAAAGATACAAGTCTTTTCAAAGTGAGATGCAAATCGCACATATTTTGTCCACCCATAGCCCAACCGTTAAAATGTGCATCTGGAAATACCTTCGGATCGCAATAGTGTTTCATACGTTGATACCAATCTTCAGCATCTGAATGATTTTCACCTTGTAACACGTTTAAAAATTTACAATTACCATTTCGATTTTTAATAAAGTAGTCATTATTTAGATATGTGCCTTGAACTGCTTCCATATAGGAATTAATTTTACTAGCAGCAGCGCCTTCAGGACTACGAGCTACCCAAGCAGGAATATCTAAACACATTCCATAATCCATTAGACTGTCCATCCAAGTCAATACTTGACTACGTTTTTTCTGTGCAGCCGGACAATTAGGATCTTTCCAGTCGGCTTCCCACTTTCCTTTACCTATCTGGAATCCTCCAGAGTCCCCAAGAACCCAACTGTCTCCATTTCTTGGACGATTCCTGAACATAGATTCTCTATCATCATTTTTAGCTAAATCTAAATTTGCGTGACCAGCAGAATATAAACACCACTTATAATAGAATAATCCTTTTTGAGGATCTAGATAATTAAGTCCTTCGACATCGTTAATAAAGTTTTGTGGTATTCTGCTAGGTTGTACATAAGGATATCTATGTCTCTGATATCCAATGAACGATGCATAAAAGCCGCTAGTAGCAGGTAAAAATAATGCATAATCGTTTTGTGTGGCAGTTAAATCTGTATTCATTTTGCCTCTAATTTTTCTAACAATGATCCTACTTGTACATCTATCTGATTCATAGCTTGTGCTTTAAATGTATCTGAAGTGCTAGATCCGCTTATGATAGTTCCAGGAGGTATAGTACCAGGCAATGTAGTAGGCCAATGAGTTTGCCCAGGATGTACAGGAGGATTAGTACCGGTCCATGGTCCAGAAGGCACAGCAGTTCCTGGAGATGTTATTGTTGTAGGTGCATAAGTTGATCTATATGCTCCTGCATTTTCTAAATTACTTAATCGTCTAGTAATATTATTAATATCATCTACTATTCTACGTAATGGACCTTTACGTAGTCCTTCAGGATTTTGTTGTGCATTAACCATAGCACTAATTAACACTAAATTTTTTAGTGCTCGTTGTACTGCCGGATTATCTGAACTCATTGCTGTATCAAATAAATCCACAAATGTTTCTAAATCAAAATCTGCTTGATCTTTTTCTCTCATTCCCATTATTGCCTTCCCCATTTAATTTTTAACCATATACGTTCGTGTATGTAATAATCGATACTCAAAAGTATATGCAGTGCTGTAGCAAACCCTGTACTTTTTGCTACATCACCTATAAATAACCAAGTCCAAAAGATAGTGAATAACCAAGCAGTGATTCTATATGTTATCATTCGCACTATAGTTCGTGTTTTTGTTTCAATCATTTTGTATGTGCTGGCAAAATGTAATCATAACTGGCTAAACCGCTGTTTACTGTGATCATCATTGCACCTGCATCTGCAATTTTCATTACTTTATCTCCGTCTAGACTAAGAATGTTTAGCACTTGAGAAATCGGCCAACTCCATACTTGTTTCAATTTTCCAGTTACACCTGCTTCAAAAATAAAACTTCCTGCATGAGTACTTGCATCTCCAAAGAAGAATACTAAGTTTCCATTTTCAGTTTTTACTTGAAATACAGGTTCTTCACTATGCACTTGAGACTGTAATTTTAATCTTGTAATAGCAGCTAAACTAGGTTCTAATTCTATATCCCAACTTGCTCCTTTAAATTTCACAGTTTTTAATTTTTCATTAATAATTTGTTGATTCATAAATCTGTAATCATTAACAAAGTCTCCTGTACTATTTTCAAAGTGTAAACTTACAGGAATTTCTTCACCATTTCTTTCTGCTATAATTACTTCGATTTTAGCATTTTCTTTATATTCAGGATTTCTTAAATGCAAACTTAGCTTATCTAAGTTAGGCATACCGAATGTTCCAGTAAATTCAGTCACAGGGCTATTAGTTTTAGCATTGATAATTACGCTACGATCTTCTGCCATAGACTCAATAATAGTTTCTGCTTCGTTTCCAGTAATTTTAACTAAAGGAATATTTCCTAAAGTATGTGTATGACTTACAATGTCTGTTAAAATATCTTTCATTTTATTCTCCATAAGGTTATTTAGGTTTACATTTCGAAAAGACTATTAAATGTATTCTTTTCTTCGGTACTTCTGATGTTCCAATTTAAAACACCAATAAGATTTTCTAATTTTTTATCGATGATAGTTGCCTCCATTTCTCCATGATCGAATGGCAAATCTTTAAACCATTGCGGCAAACGTAATTCATCAACCGGGTATGCTACACTAGAATACTCTAAAGGGTTATCTTTTAATTTACACACAATAACTTTAGCTCCGTCTGTAATATTCATACTGTATTTGTCATCGAACATACGTTTTAATGTGTTCCAATTAATGCTAGCACGAACATGTCCTGGCATATTGGCCTTTCCTTGCCTTTCTTCTTTATTTTGATATTCCGTGATATTATTTGCACGTTTGGGAGAACCTTTCTCCCAGCCAGGGCGAGCCTTAAATGCGATTCTAAATTCACTAATAAAATCTAAAACTTCTCTTTCAGAAGATCCAGTTAATACCATTTCTAACACATCACTTAAGAAGTCTTGAATAAATTCTGGAGTATCGCTGCGTTTTAGATCTAACCCCATGGCCTTAATTTTACCAGGCTTACCGTCTACGTCTACTCGTTTGCCTTCTTTATCATAATAAAGAACAGCATAACGTTTTTTTGTAATAAACAATGCTTTAGATCCGACAATTTCTCTTCCTGCCTTTATAACTTCTCCTCTACTAGTAGGACAATGAAATACATCTTGCATAAATTTAGGAAAAGTTTTATTAACTTCTTCTCCAATTTGATCATACAATGACGTTATGGTTTCTTTTGACCACGGAATTTTTCCAGCGTCGATATCCTTTTTAAGCGTCTTATAAGCAGAAAAATAACAACTATCAGTATCGCCGTAGATAATAGCTTTTCCAACATGATTATATTCTCCTGTTATAATTTCATTTACTTTACTGGCCATGTGTTTGGCAATTTGTCTACCAACTAGTGTAGTACTTTGTCCAATTCGTTTATCAAAGAATCTGCAACCAGGATTAAGAATAGCACCATACAAACTGTTCAAGTTAATTTTTTTAACTAGTTGTCGTTTATCCCAATACTCTTCTTCGATCTTATTTCCGTTAGAAATACATTCTTTTAGTTTTGCCTGCATTTCTTTACGTTCCGCATACCATCGTTTTAATAATCCAGGTATAATACCTTCTTTTTCATATGTAAAGATTGTACCATTACTGCTTAACATAAATGGCTGATTACTTTCGAATATTAATTTATAAACTTCAGCAGCACTTAAAATGTCATGAGTATCATCTTCCCAGTCAATAACAACCTCTGTTCCTATTTCTTTATTCATTACAGCTTCATATTCGAGAGAACCAAATTTTCCCTCCCAACTAGCTGCGAAGCTTTTTCCTTTGGCCATTAAATTTTGTATGTATTCTTCGGTCATAGTTTGACGTAATTGTCCAACAATAGTTTCTGGCCCCATATTAAGCGCACGAATAGCACTCGGGTATAGACTGTTAATATCCAGACTTCCTACCCAATCTTGTAATCCTTCTTTAGGATAAGCAACATATGCACCGGCAGCAGCAGTGTCTTCACGTTCACTCATCTTTGTTCTATTAGGAACTTGAAATCCTCTTCGATGTGCTTCATTGATAATAGCTTGCTCTGTAACAGCTACCGCACCCATAGTTGTTTGTAGAAGTACAGTATTTTCATGAGCCAGTTTGTTACTTAAATCTAAGAATTTTAATTTTTTATCTAACTTATCAAGCAGCGCACAGTCTTGTCTATTGTATCGTATAAATTCTTTGAAGTCATTGTTATACAATTGATCTAACGTACCTTCGTACGGGACTTTTCTTTCACCAAGTTCATATTCCGCGATGGCATCCAATCTATAGGAATGTCTTTCTTCGTAAGTATATTTGCGGTATAGTTCGAGGTAGTCAAGGTGTACCCGTCCAACCAAGTCATAGGTTTGTGCTGTTTTTCCGTAACGTTCATATTCTCTCTTTCTAGGATGTAGATTCCATAGACAAAATCTTCGTGTGTCGTCTTTGCTTAGGGTTTTAGTTACTCGATTCACGGTATATGGAATATCGAATCCTTCACTATTCCAGCCACTTAATATATCTGCATCTTGTATTAAATTAAGAAAAGTATCTAACATATCTGCTTCGTTATCAAACAAATGAGTGTTAGGAAATTCTTCAACAAGCTTTTTAGCATCTTCCATACTGACACCCTTTGGAGGAATAGCCAAACAAACCATAGTTTCTAGCCATTGAAGATATACTGCTATAGCAGTAATCGGCATAAAAGCATCGTCGGGGCTTGCATAACCTCTTTCAGGATCGAAGTCTACTTCAATATCGAAAAATGCTGCATTTAGCTTAGGAGCGTCTTGTCCTAAGTAATGCTCGCTTAGAGATACAAATATAGGGTTAATATCTGCTTCGTACAGAGTTTGATTACTATGTATTTTTAGTTCTTTGTGAAAATCTTTGCTAGTTTTGCAAACGATTCTACTTAGGGGATCCCCATAGATGCTGGTAAATTTACCTCGAGCATCCGGGTAATAAAAAGTGTATTTTACTGGATATTCTTTGAAAACTCTTTTACCATGTTCATTGCGTTCAACAATATGTATGATATCAGAGTCGCGGTTAAAGTATGCGTCTACGTACATTAATTCTCCTATACCATTTGTGGCTGGTAAATACCAAAATAATCATTTATGGCTGATTAGACCTTGCTCTGAGATATTTAGCAAAATTACTTATAAGGTCAGAAATTTTTTCACATAAAATAGCAATGTTAAGACCAATATCTAAAAGTATAAACATTACTAGACCCATGCCAATCCAACTTAAGAGTATTTCGAATAGTATCTGAGCTATCATAACATTCTTACTAGACCTACAATATCAATGGTAACTAACAACATATAATTTGCTAACATCCCAAACGACCTGCGAGTCCAAGCTGCCCAAGCGTACATAGAACAACCGCTAATCCAAATAGGATAAAGAATAAGCAACGGCGGATTAGGGACGGTTGCTGCCATAGCGATACTACAACCAATACTAAGGACCCAAGCAAACAACTCGACAGTAAAACGTATACGATTAGATCGCCAATCATCTTTTATCCATTGAAATATGTTATAAACAATATCGTTCATTAGTCTTGAGGCAAGTTTTTAGTAACTCCTAGGATAGTTTCGATCTCATCCCATTCTTCTTCGTGTACCTTCCAGTTATCTTTATGAGCAATTTTGATTGCTTTGTTGATAATACTAGGTTTAACATTTAATTCTTCTGCAACTGCTTTAACGGTTTCTTTAAGACCTTCTTGTAAATCTTCGATTTCCCTTAAAACGGTTGATCCTTCATTAATCAATCGTTCTAGTTTAGATTTTTCTTCGGGTCCATACATTCTACTCATAGCATACTCCTATAAAAGCTTTATTATAAGTTAGTAAATTTATAATGTCAATGTTTATTATATTTTTGTTAACCAAAAATTTAACCAAAAATCTTGATTTATTTTGTATTCGAACTTATAATACTTGGACTGTGTTAACTTTCTTACTTACATTATGAAGACTAAAACTATTGCTTTTTCTTTAATTTTTGCTGTTAACAGTGTGTGGGCCAATGCTTGGGATAATCCAAATACGCCATTTGACACCAAAAGAAACTTTACTGAATCGTCTACTATTCGTTGGGTGACAGTGGATAATGTACAAGAAGCCTGTGAAAAAGAATCACGTAGCAGAGGCTATAATGGTTTTGGTATGAGTGTGTTGGCTTGCTCTTTTTTCAAAGGAGATCAGTGTACAATCATTACTGGTAAGAAAACAACCATGCACACTTTAGGACATGAAGTTAGACACTGTTTTCAAGCAGATTGGCACAAATAAAAAAGCCCCTTGCGGGGCTTTTTTATTGAATAGATTTTATATCTACCCCTTTTTGTTTAAGAAGTATAAGAGCTTGAGCCATTTCTCCACCTGAAAGATCTCCCTTCAGGCCTTGCATTAATGTTTCGCCTGTGTATTCTTGATATTGTTTAGATACACTTTGATACTGTTTAGCATCTTTGATTGATTGTAAGACTTTAAATACTGCTTTATTATCTGTTCCGATTCCTTCTATGGCATTTTTTAATTGCCATGCGAGGGACTTATCTGTTTTCCAAAGTGCAGGTTCTGTCTTAGTTGCATTTGGATCTGTCTTGGTTGCATTTGGATCTGCCATAGGTGCTTGTCCGGATACAGGAAATCCGTGTTTTTTAGCAATATCTGGATATTTCTTCATAGCTTGTCTAGTTTTGCTATTTGGACCTCCAAGATTTCCGTCAATGCCGTCTTTGTTGGAACCATAAGTGCCTAAGTCTGCACCTGCTGCTTTTAGATCTTTCTGCATTTTCATAACTGCAAATTGATTTCCAGCGAGAGGTTTATCTCCACCTGTTTTGGTTTTTTCTCCAGGCATAGGCTGTCTTGGTACTTCCGGCATGCCTGGTTTATCAGATCCGGGAGTAACTGTTGAAGTAGAGTATTTGCTAATTTCATTACTAACACTGTTGTAACGATCTATTTCTCTATTTAGATCTTGAATGTTTGGGTAATTTGTATATCTTGAATCTTTGCCGAGGTCTTTAAGTTTCAAATATAATGTATTAAGTTCTGTTTGCTCAGCTGATGAAATTACTTCATATACTGGAGCGTCTATTCGATTTTCAATTTCTGACAATTTTGTCATTAAGTCTTTAATATTCATTTTAGTCCTCTGATCTTATTTTCTTGCTGTTCCAGCATATTTCATAATCATAGCTGCATCGTCTGTGCCATAAGGATCAGTATATTCTGGTTCAGGCTCAGACTTCTTAGGGTCTGGAACTATTTTTTGATCAGGCACTATTCGTTTTTTAGGATCAGGCTGAGGATTTTGACCACTTGGTTCCTTCATTAATGACTTATCTAACAGCTCTTTAAATCTAGCCACTGCTGTTTTAAGTTCCTCGGGAGTCATTAACGGATCCTCGCCTGCTGGCTGCTCTGCTTGCCCAGTTGGCTTTTCTGGCTCTGCTGGTTTTTCAGGAGTAGGTGCTGGAGTTGCTTCTGCACCTTTTTGTAATGCCATATAACGATCTACTAGAGTTTTGACATCAGGGCGTTGATCTTTCATCGGTCCTAGCTTGCTCATTACATCTGTAAGTTGCTTTTGTTCTTCAGGGCTTAAATCTTTTAATGCTTCAAAAACATAACCAAAAGATTCTACTAGTTTTCTAGAAATACTTTCGATAGTTACTGGTGCTGCATTTTTACCTTCTGCTTTGTCTAATAGTTTTATTGCAGTAGCAATGTCTTTAGCTAATTCGTCTTGCTCTTTCTTTCCTGGAGGAAGGTTTATACCTATATCTGTATTTTGACCTTGTGTAGGTTCAGGTTCTGGACTCTTTTGATCGACACCAGTGTAATTACTGGTTTTCTTCTGGTCATCAGTTGGTAATGTATCCATTGTACCAGGTTCTTGTTTTTCTTGATTAAAAGTTTTCCATGTGACACCTTCTGGATAATCAACAGGCTTGCCATTAACAAACTCTCCGTCGATACTAGTAGGATTAACAGCAGATCTGTCTTCAGGATCAAATTTAGCAAAGTTCCATTTAGCAATTTCTTGTCTACCTTGATTAGGATACTGCCCTTGTTTCATATGATAGAAATTTCCATCGCTGTGTAACATTAAGGATGTTCTTCCACCGAAGTTATTTTTATGAAAATGTGTAGGTTTAAATTCTGTAGGTGCTGCTTCAGATAGTGTCGCACCACTTTCAATTTCTTGTAATTTTGTAATTAAGGATTGTAAGTCCATATTTCTTTCCTATTATTATTCTTGCTCACTTTTAAGTTACACGGTAGCGAATCGTTTCACTAAGGCAGCAGCCGCCTACGCACCATAGCGGTCCTAAGGTGTGTTATTTTGGAACACAGTTTGGAACTGTGCGTCCGTTCTTTTGTTTTGTTCCTACAGGCTTGTAACCTTTCCAACATGGATTATCTTTCGGATCTCTAAGACCTTCTTCAACTTCTTTACATCTACAGCCTTTTACATGGTCTCCAGGAATAGGACTTTTACTATCATTTGGAGGCGCTGTGTAATATTCTTCTAATTGTGATATCTGTTCGTCTAGTTGATTTTTTAGTTGTCTAATATTGTCTAAAATATCTTCTACTTGTACAACAGGTTTACCTTGAGTATTTGAAGCTCTGCCTGTGCGGCTAGCTTTCATTTTATCTCCACTACCGCCAATGTGTTTACTAGCTAAACTTAGTCCTGCCTTACGAGGGCCTTTACTTGCTTTGCCCTGTTTAACTTCGCCACCTTTGGATAGATAATCTTTTACTGCGGAATCTACGTCAGCAGTTTTTTCGTTAATTTTTCTAGAGATTCTTTCTGCTAGTTGTTTGGCACGGTCTTTATATCTTTCTTCTGATTCGGATATTTCGTCTTCTATTTTTTTAAAGTATTTTCCGATCATGCTTGGTTTAGCGTCTTTTTCTTTATTAAGAACCGGATTAGTAATATCTTTTTGATAGTGTTGAACAGCCATTAATTCTGCTGTACTTAGTCTGTTGTTTGATTCATTAACAATAGACAAAAACTTCTCCATATCTTTAGAAGAAGTTTTGTTAGGTGCCGACGCTCCATCTACAGCAGCTAAGAATTTTTTCATATCCATAATTTATTTCTTAGCCGTTTTAGCTGCATCCTTCCAATCTTTAGCATTAGGTGCTTTAGGATGATTTTTGTCTCTACTAGTTCCTGCTGCTTTACGTTTGTTTACATTATAGTAAAGGCCTTTCTTAACTGCTTCTTCCATAGGACACTCTTTTAAACCATGTACTGGACAGCTCTTGCCCTCCATAGTTTGATTACACCCTTTTGACATTTCGTTTGTTTTCTTACGATAAACATCTACAGGGCCATGCTTACTACCTTTTTTAGGTAGATGTACTTCGTCGGGAGGTGATGGTAATTTGTCACCACCTTCTTTTATTTTCTTGTCTTTAAGAGCCTTTTTCATTGGCTCTTTTTTGTTACCATCTTTGTCGAAGTCAAGATAATCTGGCTTAGACGATTCTTTAACTTTTTTATCCTTCTTCGGCTTTTCATCTTCCTCGTCCTCTTTATCTGCTGCTTGTTTACTACCGCCATAGCGGGATCCTTTTTTAATTCCACTACCGCCACTAGGTTGAGGGCCTCGTTTTTTCTCAAGATACTTTTGCATCTCTTCAAAGCCTTCTTTGACATCCTTTTCTTTGTCATCGTCTTTCTGTTTGCTGCCACCGTATGCCTTGCCTTGCTTTTTTCCAGCACCGCCGCTTGGCTTCGGTTTATCTTTTTCTTTCATATACTTTTCTAAGTCGTCAAATCCTTCTTCGACTTTGTCAGTTTGTTTTTTAACTTTTTCAGCTTGACGCTTTGCTTCCATTAATTTTTGTTGAAATGCAAGACGTACACTTTCACTGTAGACATCGCTGTTTTCTAATTTATCGCCATATTCGCTAGCTTTCATTTCATATTCCATAAAATGGTATACACTAGCAATATAATCAGCTGCTTTAGTAATCTTAGCCTGCACCCAACCTTCTAGTTCTTGACCTTCTCGGATCATTTTAAATAATTTCATAGAATAGTTGGCTAATTTGTATAGATCAGCACGGGCCATTGCAGCTTCGTGATTATCTGGACGTCTATCTAAATTCATGAGTTTTTCTCCAATACGTTATATTTATCGTTTGACGGCACCACCGCCGAATATGTTATTTTTTATATCTAATGCATTCTTAGCAGTACCGTCTGGGTTCTTAACTTGAACAGTTTTGGGAACACTAGGTGCCTTAGTTCCAGATTTACCCGGAGTTCCTGTGTAGCTTTTTTTGCCTCGGTCTTTACCTATAGCAACATGGGGACTGACCACTGAAGCAATATTACCGGCACTAGTAGCACCAGCAGTGGCAGTTTCTCCTAATAGTTCCCTTAAACGCATGATTAGCCCTCAAATGCATCTAATGCATCATTCCAATGTTTAATACGATCTTCCATGCCAATCGTGCCACCGTTGATTCTTTTACTTAATAAGACAATGTCACCTTTGTCGCAAATTGCATTTAGTTGATTCTTATACCAGAACCAGCAAGCACTAAGGGTCGCATATTCTGGAGTTCTTAGTAAGTCCGGATCATTTGCTAATGTATCGTCGCCGAATAAATCTCGACTGCATTTAGTATAATTGTCACGTCCAGTTAATTGTAGAATACCTCTACCGCGGAATTTCCAACCATCTCCGCTAGATTCAGGCCCATTGCCCATACGACTACTATAGATTTTGTTAGCGATCTTTTCAGGTTTACGCTCATAGGCTTTTGCTGTAGCATCGTCCGGAAAGTATTTTCCAAATAATCCACGAAGCCCTTTAGCTCCGTAGTTTAAATTTTCTTGTAGTGCAGTAAAATCGGCACTTTCGTGTTGACATTGTGCAATAAATCCTGCTACTCTAGCAGGTGTAGTAATCATAAATTTTGGTAAGTACATATTAAACGCATTATACCAAAGCTCTAATTCTTTGTTTTTATGTACTACTTTTTTAAGATTGTTTAATGTAAAATCAAATTCAAATCCACTCATTTGCTACTCCTTTTTTTACCTTGCCTCATATTTATTTGCCAATGGGCTAATTGTTTTTTACGAGGACTTGCTGTGTCACTGCTTCTAATTTTTTTTAGTGTTGAGATACTGGATTTTTTTGGAATCCCGTGTCTTGCACTATCGCCTTTATCTTGAGGATTTTTACCATCTGCAAAATTTTCATCAATATCGTGTGTATCTAATCCTAGTTGTTTAAGATATTTGATATATTCGTGTTCCAGAGGTTCACTGCCAAATGATAATACAGTTTGAGGAGGTCCTTGACCGAAATCGTGTTTACCTAACCCTTTTAAATTACTAATATGCTGACCTAATTTATACCAGTCATATGTGTCACTAACATCTACTTTTACAGTGCCTTTAGGCCATGGAATTAAATCTCCTTCTTTAATAGGAGTATTCATAGTTTTTAGGTAATTTTGAAATATTCCGTGACGTTTTTGTAAACCAGCTAGTCCAGGATTAATATACCTAGTTACAGTTCTTGTATCAGTAAAGTTTTTAACATTAGGCTGGACTCTATTTTTCCAGAACCACACACTGGCTTTGGCAGCGATTTCTGGTTTTTCTAATAATTCGGGTTTGTTATCCAAAGGAAGACCTAGTGCTTGACCGGCTTGAGTATAATTCCATCGACCTGTTAATTGAATAAACCCGCGACCTTTAAATCTTTGTCCGTCTCCAGACATAGTATTACCTAACTCTTTGGCCTTATCAGGACTAAATTGTTTATCGTATTTTTTTAAAAATTCGTCAGATGTACCAAATTCTACAAGTGTTGCATAATTTGCTGTTTCGTGTGCGCACTGTGCTAAAAATTGTGCAAGCTCTTTGCCTTTGATGCCTGCCTTTAAAGCAAAATTTCTTAGCGTAGATTCTAAAGGATTGCCAGTTATTGGAGCAGGTTGAGCTGCCTGACCTGATATTTTTTTGTCTACAGAAGTAGGTTGTTTTTTCTTTTGTATATTAGAAATTAAATCACCAATTGGGTCGCCTTTAACATTACCATATGAATCTAATTTTTCTTTAATAGATTCAGCTTCTCCGCCACCATCTCCGCTGTATCCACTGTCGTATCCATAACCACCGTAAGGTCCAGGACCCCATGCTCCATAACCGCCATAAGTATTTCTACTAAAAAGTGAATTTTGTTTTCGTTGACGAGATTTTTTCTTTCTACGGCTTTCGCTTACTACAGCAACACTACCAGAAGATTTTACAAAATATGCATCAAAATCTACATTAGGGTATTCTTGTTCTAAACTTTTGAATACTTTTAAATTTGTCATCGAATCATCAATAAGATTCACTCTGTTATACTTGCCGGTATTTAGATACTTTCTTACCCATACGGCTTTTTTATAAGCCGGCGGTTCGTCACCAGGTAAATTGCCTGCACGATGAACATGTATACGACTCATATCAATACCATACTTTTCAAACGTACTTAAAAATTTATCTTTATCATCAAAGTCGGCACGAGCAGTTAACATAATTACTTTGGTATTAGCTGCCCGGTCTAGGATACGTTTTAATGTGTTGATCATTGGTTTAATTGGTTCGCTTTCTTTAGCAAACTTTTCAGCACTACGAAACTCGCCGAAGTCAAATTCTTCACCAGGTTGTAATTCGTAATTATTAAATTCTTGATTAGTTAAACTACGTACTACTTTACCGTCTTTGATTACTTTAATCTGAGCAGTAGTATGAAATAATGTATCATCAATGTCGAAGATTGTTAAGCCCATATTACCCTTAGGCATTTCTTGTCGTTCGGTAATAATATCTAATATTTTCATTTCACCAGTCCAGCTAATTGTTTTATTCTATGTAAATCTTTTACAGTCTCGGCTACTCGAGGTTTTATAGTAGGTGCCGCTGCTACCGGTGGTTTAGTTGTAGATGCCACGGGTGCCGGCACAGCAGCGGGTGCCTGTGCTACTGCCTGAGGTGCAGCAGGTGTGCCTTTAAATTTTGCCATTGCTATATCAACTTCTTGTTTTATAGTATTGGTAATATTACCTACCAAAGTATTAAGTCTTTGTTTAGTGCCTTGCGGATCAGCAACTAAATCTTGTTCTAAGGTTACTAGTTCTCCTTTAGGACCTGCAAATGCTTCTGCATATAGTTCTCGAGCCATGGCATACGCTGTGGCAGGAATAGTAGTAACAAACGAGCCAAATGTACTAGCTACATCTAATCCTGCTCCTACAATATCGCCACCAGTAATACTTTGCCCACTGTTCCATATGGCTTTTAATTTATCATAGGCACCTTTTAATGCAACTACAGTGCCTACAACTGGAATACTTTTAGCAACTATACTAGCTATTTTTGAACCTATTTTTTGTTTGACTATACCGGCTAGAGCTGTGCTTGCGAGTTTAGGCACTCGCTGTACAGCAGTATTTTCATGAATAATTTGGTAATCAGTCATTTTTCCTAATACCTGATCCAATAGGTTTTTCACCGGTAAGTTTGGGCAAGCTAAACCACAGTTGAAACCATTCAGGAGTTCCTGGTTTAATATTATGCTTCTTCATAAGACGACCTTTTTCGTCGCCAGTAATACTGATATTGCTCCCCTCCCAGACATGCCATCCTTTATATTCATTTATACCAGCAAGTTTTTTAATTTGATCTAATTCATCCATTTTTTAAACTTGCCCTTAACATCCACCCATGTTTACGATGTGCATCTATTCTGCCTGCTACAAAATCACTAAATCCATATTCTCCATTTTTTTCAGATTCTTGAAATACTAATTTGAGAACTTTAATAATTTTTTCGTTGTCTTCTAATAATTCTTGTAACATTGATTCGGGCGGAAGAATATTAGTTTCGTCGTCGATTTGTGTTAGCATACTAAATCGTTGAAAACTACCTGGAACATATGTGCCTTGACTACGAATTTGTTCTGCAAATACGTCTATACTACCATATACTTCTTCATAGATAGCACCAAAAAGATCATGTAATTCTTTAAAATGAATGCCTTCGACGTTCCAATGAAAGTTGTGTGCTTTTAAATAGAAACTAAAAGTACTGGCAAATGCTACTTTACTGGCTTTTTGTAATTCTTCCATTGTTGATCCTTAGACTAATTTAAATGCTTTTAAATTTTTTCTTGGTGTATTCTTGTTGACATCTACTGTGGTATTTTGTTTTGTAATTATACCCACTCCAGCGGCTTCTTCTTTTTTAACTTTGGCTTTTTTCTTTGCTTCCTTTTCTCTTTCTTTTTCTACTTGTGGAAACAAATAATGTGCAACTAAATCAAAATATGGTTGGCCAGCTATTTCTGTATTCGCATCAACACCAGCAGCTTTTGTAAAAGCATCTCGATCTCCTGCTACTACGGCATTTCTTAAATCTGTAGCACTGCTTAATCTTGGTGTGGCTTGGGGCTGTATGTTTGAAAATTTATAAAAACCATGAGGACCTTCTTTTCCGTTATACTGAACCAGTGTTTTAATTACCCACTCTTCATCTGTGTATACATTAAGAAGAATATCTCCATACTCTTTATAAACTTTGCTGGCTAGGGTAAGCCAACTTGTTTCTGCAACAATATTTCCTTTGATAGGAGGAAAGATTTTTTTCATTACTTCTACTTTTACTTTAAAAGGTAATGGATCCTTAGGACCTTCTGTACTTTGATTAGTACCCACAAACCAATAATTATTTTCAGAAGCCATTTTCCAAGCCGCTCTATGACCTTGGTGCGGAGGATTAAATCTTCCAAAAATAATACCTACGGATTCAGATTGGGCATTTTCAAACAATTCTCTTAGTAGCATTTTATTTCTCGTCGTATTGTTTTGTTTTAAAATTTTCCATCTCTGTTTCTAAAATTTTTGAACATATGTCATCTATAGCAGATTTTTCTAGATCTTTGTCTAAATTTTTAACAGGAAATTTTTCTTTATATGCACTATAAGCATGTTTAACTATAGGACTGAGACTAGAAGAGTCTAATTCTTGACCTCTGTCATGATGCAATTTCATTTTTATAATAGAAGGATAATAATGTCTTCTATAGAAATCTGGATCGTTGTTCATAAAAAAGATTAGATCATCTTGAAGATCATATTCTTCTACATTAAATTTTTCAGGATTAACTAATTCGTCTATTCTCATAATTTTACCATGCTCTGCAAGACCAGTACCGTGCTTTCCACCGTGGACCAGGATTAGCACAATTGTGTCTAGCTCTAAAACTTTTACGACGTTTTGGATTAGACTTTTTAATAGTCATTTTTTTGTCACCAAAATTCACTTTAACTACTTTGCCGTTAGGTTTTTTAACATATACTTTAGATTTTTTAACATCTCCAGCCATACGTTTGCCTAGAGGAACTTTACGTCCTTGATATTCTGCTTCTGTTAAATCATCATGGAATGTACAACCATGAGCTTCTAATAATTTAAGTGTAGTTGCATCTGCTTCGATCAATACTGATTCTGTCCATTCAGCTATGACCCAAGTTTCAATGCCTTCATCCTCTGCTAATTCGATATGAAAATAATCTCCAGAACTCAACGGTCCTTCATTTTCAATCGCTTCAATATGTTCTAAAAGACTTTTATTAGAAAGTCTTGATTCTTTAAATGAACTAGGACCTCCTGTTTGAGGATCAGGTAATTCTCTTTTGTATTGTAGTAGAGCAGCCATTTCTGGAGTATTAGGCTGTGCTTTAAATACCCAAGGGTTTAATTTGTGCATAAGTTTAAAGGCAACATCGCCATTTAACCACATAGCTTGACCTTGAGGAAGTGCTATGGCTTGGGCTATAGATTCCCAACCACTCATAGGACTATCATCCTTAGGTACTCCATCGCCTTTATAGGCTGCACCAGATTGTCCTCTTACATCGCTTACTAATTTAGCAAAAGGATGCGTCTGTGTATCCAAAGTTCCAATATTGTCAGGATCGTACCAACTTCCGCCTTGCTCGCCACTGGCTGCTTGTTTAAGAAAACCTTGCATTCTATCTAATTGTTTTTGATAAATCTGTGCAGCCTGTGTCTTACCTTGTTTGGTAAGGTTATCAATAGTAGCTTTATATTTTGCAATTCCTGCCTCATAAGATTTTATATCTTGTTGAACCTCTTCAGGGCTACTGCCTTGAGCACCTATACCTGAAGATACTTGACTTACATCCTTATATTCAGCTTTAAGCTGTGCGGCTGTGGGTAGCAAAAGTTTAAATTTGGTTTGAGCTGCTGGTGCTGCTGGTGCTGCTGGTGCTGCTGGTGCTGCTGGTGTCGGAGCAGCGTTAGGTCCTACTCCTGGAGTAGGACCTTCATTTAGTATATCTAAATATTTTCTTAATGACATTTTATTAGATTCCTTCATTAACACACCTAGCTCTTGTTGCGATGGTTTTCTACCAACGAAACTTTGTTTATCTGGTTCTTGTCTTTTATCTTCTGGATCGGGACCAGTTACGCTATAAATTTTGTTACCACCTTGTTCAACATCCTTGCCTGCACCGCCAAATCCTATACCTTGATCCATCGAAACAGTATTAGCACCAACAGAAGTACTAGCACTAGTAACTGTGCTCTGATCTGGACGCTGTTTAGTAGACATTTTAATGTCGCCTACCTGCACATCTGTATTAACAAGGCCGGTTTGAAGATCAATCTCTTTTCCAAATCCGCCTAGATTAGGAGTGGCATATTTTATTGCCTTGCCGGATTTATCATATGTAAATTTGCCAAATGCTCCAGCATATGATCTTGTACCATCGGGATTAGAATAGACTTTTGCGCCTTCATCTTCTCCGTCTGTTGGAGGAAGAGCAGGAATTGGAGGTACTTTGACTTGATTAGATTGTTGTTCGTTTAAAATATCTAGATAATTTCTAAGTATAGACCCTGAAGTCATAAAAAAGCCCCTTTATGATATTTATCGTATTGGGGTCTTTAATCTACAGATTTTAAGCTCTAACTACATTCTCTACTTTTGTAATTGTACGCCCTAAAAACATCTTAACCATAGTGAGATTTTTGTCATCTTTGACGTAAAAATACCCCCCGCCAGGGCTATAATCCTTACATAAATCCTTAGCAGCACGTTTTGGTAGTCTGATTTTGTTATTGTTTTTACACCATTCTACAAAGCTTATGTAATTTTGAGTAGTTGCTCCTAATGTAACTTTAAAAGCATAATCTAAGTTTTTAACCAGCACAGTGCCTTCTGTTAATTTGCTTTCGGTTTTAGGATCAGGTATTTCTACATATTTTATTTTATTCTTACAGTTTTTGACTACTATTTCTAGATCTGTTTCTGTATCAACATAGATAGTAACGAACGGAGTTTCTACTCTTGCTTGCCAGTTTTCAATTGATTCAAGAACTTTACTTAATTTGTTGGCATGATTTTTCTCTCCTGCTGTGGCTTGCCTTGAATAGTAATATTGATCGCTGTTTTCATACATATGTTGGATCTTAATTGCGTCAGATCCGCGAAACCAGCCAGCTACTCCAGAAGTAAACACTACTTTAAATTTGTATTTGTTCTGGAATAGCTTAGTACTATACTTTACATTATGCGATTTCAAGAATTTCATGTTCTAATACTGATTGTTTAGCTTTAGATTTAAATGTAAGTTGATCATTTTCTACAGCTATAGTGAGCACTCCACTGTTTTTTAAGTCTCCGAATAATAGCATTTTAGACAATGGTCGTTTAATTTCTTTATCAATAACACGTTGTAGAGGTCTTGCACCCATCTTCTTATCAAATCCTCGTTCGATTAACCAATTTATAGCATCTTTATTAATCTTAAGTTTAACACCTTTTTCTCTGACTTTTTCACGTACCTCATCGATAAATTTAGTTACAATTTTACCCATAACTTCTTTTGAAAGTTTGTTAAATGTAACGATCCCGTCTAATCTATTACGGAATTCTGGAGCAAAGAATTTTTTAAGTTCTTTATCTTCGTAAGTCTTTTCTTGACTGCCGAATCCAATAACATTTTTTTCTGCTTCTTGAGCTCCGGCATTAGTGGTAAGAATCAGCACTAAATTTCTACAATCTGCACGTTTACCATTACTACCTGTGACGAATCCATTGTCCATGATTTGTAATAAAATTGTACTTACATCTGGATGACTCTTTTCAATTTCATCCAATAATAAAACACAATTAGGATTTTCTTGAATCTGAGTAATTAGCAATCCAGCATTTTCTTCAAATCCAACATAGCCTGGAGGACTGCCGATAAGTTTACTAATACTGTGTTTTTCTTGATATTCACTCATATCAAATCGAACAAGTTTTACACCTAAGTGTTTAGATAATGCTTTGGCTGTTTCAGTTTTTCCACAACCAGTCGGCCCCATAAACACAAAGCTACCTATTGGCTTGTCATCGGATTTCAGTCCAGCTCGGCTTACAAGAATTTTATCTACAATATCTGTAATAGCAGTATCTTGTCCGTATACATCTTCTTTAATTTTACTTTCTAAGTTAGCAAGATTATTAGTTTCGCTTTCTGCAATTGTTTCTGTAGGTATGTTAATCATCTTGCTAAGTTCAAACTCGATCTCAGTAGCAGTAATAGTTCTACTATCAGCTAATTTTAAATTAAACCGACTAGCCGCACAATCAATAAGATCGATAGCTTTATCAGGCAATTTTTTATCTGCTTGATATTTTACACTTAGTTTGATTGCTGCTTGTATGGCGTCGTCTTTAATTTTAACATTATGATGTTGTTCATAATATTTTTTAATACCTTTAAGTATCTGTACAGTCATTTCTGATGTAGGTTCATCTACACTAATTCTTTGGAATCTACGCATCAATGCACGATCTTTTTCAAAATACTTACGATATTCTTCCCATGTTGTACTGGCCACTACCTTTATATTGCCTTTACTCAATGCCGGCTTCATCATGTTACTCAAATCGTTAGCATTGTTATTTGCAGATCCTGCACCACTTACCATGTGTGCTTCGTCAATAAACAGAATAGTTTTGCCTTTCTTTTCTAAACTTTTCAGTACTGCCTTGAACCTTTCTTCAAAATCGCCTCGGTATTTACTGCCTGCTAACATAGCACTAATATCGAGATTGTATACAGTATATTTTTTTAGAAATTCTGGTACAGCACCTTTTACTATATTATAGGCAAGGCCTTCTGCTATAGCAGTTTTGCCTACTCCAGGATCTCCTACCAATAATACATTACTTTTTGTTCTGCGACCCAAACAAAGTGCTACATTTTCAAGTTCTTCTATTCTACCAATTACTGGATCTATTTTATTCTTTTTAACTTCGTCGTTTAAATTAACAGTAAATGCTCTAAGAGCACGATCATTGTGATGTGACTCCACACCGGCTTCCTCTTCAATTTCAACTACTTCATTATTCAAATAATCACTAAATTTATCTTTATCAATACCTGCTTGCTGTATATAATAAAAGGCATAACTTCTTTTTTCAGACATCATGGCTAAAAACACATCTGCAGATTCAATTTTTTGTCTGCCGTTAAACAACACCTGTGTGAAAGATTTATTTAGAATACGTTCAACTGCTTGTGTTTTTCTAGGTTTTACATCCTGCTGCTCGGATACTATGTTTTGACATTTATTTTTTAAATAGTGCTCGAGATTTTTCTTTAGAAATTCAGGATCTGCTCCGTAGCCAGTTAAACAATTTGAAAAATTTTCCTCGCATAGCATAGCGAATAGCAAATGCTCTATGGTCAAATAATCGTGTTTTAATTGTGTAGCTACTTTGATTGATTTTTCAAATACTAGTTGAAGTTCGTTGCTTGGTTCTACCATTATATTTCCTTTGTTTTTTTAAAGCTAAATCTAATTTTAACCTACTAATGCGATCAATAAAGCAAATACCATCTAAATGATCTAATTCGTGCATGAAGCATCTAGCGTCAATGCCTGTTAGTTCTATTATATGCTGATTATTATCTCTGTCAAGAAACTCGACTAGAATAATTTTAGGTCGAGAAACTTTAAAAAATAATCCAGGAAAACTTAAACATCCTTCCTCTTCCAATTCAACTTCTTGGCTGACTTTTATTATTTTAGGATTAAAAACAGCAAAAGGCGTGTTCACATCTTTTATATTATGAGGATACATTACAAATACTCTGGCATTTACACCTACCTGATTAGCACTTAACCCTATGCCATTTTCTTCAGCCATAAGTGTAACCATAGATTCTTCTAGTATTAAGGGATCTATAATAGGATTAGAAAAATCAAAATCGTCTAATCTTTTATCTAAAATTTCATTAGGATAGTGAATTAAGTTGAGCATTTATATTTTCAATTTGTTTCAAGATTGTTTGATCATTTATTGTAGGAGTTATTACTTCTACAACTACAATTAAATTGCCTGACCTGCCAGAAGAAAGATTAGTGAAGCCTCTTCCTTTACTGCTAAATTCAGTTCCAGAATTTACACCAGCTCGTATTTTTATTGGCATAACAGTTCCATCCAAACATTTGATTTCTTTAGTACATCCTAAAATTGCTTCGAATGAGTTTATTTGTATAATTTTACACAAGTCATCATTCCGACGCATCCATTCTGGATCATTTTCTACCATGATCTGTACATTTAGATCGCCAGGAGGAAAATTACTGTAACTATCGTCACCCAGGCTAGGATGTCTGATAGTTTGTCCGGATTGTATACCAGCAGGTATATCTATAGTAACTTCTTTATTTTTTCCTGAAGGAGTTCTGTATTTTGCTATCATTTGAGCTCCTAGATAACTTTGTTTGAATGTAACATTCATTCTTATAGTTAGATCTCTATTTCTAGGAGCTCGTTGTTGAGCAAAGCCGTGTCCGAAATGAAATCCAAAAATATCTTCGAAGTTTGGAAAACCAGACCCTGATCTAATGTTTATAAAAGGATTCGTACCGTTTAATTCGGCATCATATTGTGATCGTTTATTAGGATCACTAAGTGTATCATATGCTTGAGATATTTCTTGGAATTTTTTATTATCGCCACCACGGTCAGGATGATGTTTCATGGCCAATTTTTTATAGGCCTTTTTTATATCATCCTGACTGGCTTTTTCATTTACTCCGAGTATTTCATAATAGTTCATACTACTAATTATACAAGGACTTAAATCCTATGTCAATCTAATGGAGGAAAATCTTCGTCCAATGGCGGTCTGCTTGGTTGTGGTTTAGACATAGTTGGCATATCGCTGGCCATTGCTACAGGTGCTGCTGCCATCGGTGCCGCTGCCATGGTCATTGGAGCAGGACTAAATGGCTTCGGTGCCGACATAGGCGTTGGTGCAGGACTTACTGGCGGGGGTTTATTAGCAGCATCTAATGCTTTGGCTCTTAATTCTTTATCGTCACCTGCTAACATGATTCCGCTTAAGGTTCCTGTTAAGAAAGTGGCGATCGGAATAATAAGTTCAAAAAACTTTTGATCCATTGGACTAATAGCGTTCATTGGTTGTGTAACAAAAATCAATGAATATAATACAACAAATACGATTCCAACTAATGTTAATGCTAAACAAATTCCAATAAAAAATTTTAGTCTAGCCATTAACTCTTGTTCTGTGTAAATTGACATTTCTGTACCTTTATCGTCTACGTACTTTTCCATTATTTGCATCCTTTATCAATTGGTTTGGATTGAGTGATCTGAGCCGGCGGATTTTCCGAACCTTTAAAAATGTGCTCAGGACATGTTCCTGTGACTTCACAATAAGGTTTTTGACACTGTTTCTCACCCCAATTTTCGGGATCTTGACACGGATATCTAAACCTATCCCCGCCACAGACTGCTAATATAATGGGCAATATTAAAAGCAGTCCTAACCATCTAAACATTTTTCTATCGTGGTTCATAACGCTCCTTTACTACTGTAATATGCTATTATTTATTTATTTTGGTTATTTTAACTGATCTGCTATACTTTTTTGTTCTTTATACCATTCTTGCCATGCTTCGTATTTAATTTTAAGTTCGTAATACAGTTTCGAATTAGCATTAGTAGTTTGAATAATATCGCTCATTTCTATTTTTTTATCTGCGGGCAATTTGTTAAGATCCGCAGCAGGAGTCATCAAACTTGGCGGTGCATCGGGGAATTTCATCACAATAGGAACCGCAGTGCTAGAGCATCCTGATAAGAATATACATAATAATAAAATTAATCTCATTTTGTTTCTCCTGCAGGAGTTTGAAGTAATTCTGGGTTAGTCACTGATTTGTTAAACATTTCGATAGCATCAGGACTTACATCGCAGTTAGCATTTATGAGTTTTTCTTTTTCTATTATTTCTTGTTTTATAACTTCTTTAACAACTTCTACAGTTTTAATTTTAGTTATAACTTTTGTTTCTATAACTTTTACAACTTCAGCCTGCCGTCCTTCTAATTCTTTAACTTTAGCCTGCACTTCTTGTACACGTTCTCTCCACATACGTTCTACGCCATACCCGCCTGCATAAAAAGCTCCGACACCATATAATATTACACCAACTAATTCCATTGGTAATTTGTAACCTTTAATAAAGGGTATCCAAGCTACAACTTTACTTAATATATAAAGTGTAATACCTGTAGCCAATATAGCGTATGTAGCTAATTCAATCCAGCTATCTGGTATTAAACTATACATGAATTGTAAATACCACATTATACTCTCTCTAGTGTTAGTGCATAGTTTTCATTTTCAAATACAAAATAATCACTTATTTTATTAATATTATAATTACCTATATATTTTGTAAAAAATAAAACTTCTGCTATATCTTTTGATTCTATCATTAACTTTCCAGTTAAATTTTTATATACAGATTCTTTTAATCCAAAATCTTTAATTCTCATACGCAAAGGTTCTGCATATTTCTTTTGAAAAAGTAGTGTATCGTTATCAACATCTATACTTTCTAAATAACTTTTATTAAAAAAATTAGAAAAGTTGTTTAATTTATTTTCTTGAATTTTTAATTGATATTCGTCTTTATTTGTAGGAACAGTTTCTTGTAAACTATCTTCTGTTACTTCTACACTATGGAAACTTTTATAATATCTGAATTTAAAATCATTGATATCGCAAAGTTTTCCAACTCCGTATAAAATTTCCATAATTTGTTCAGGAACACGTTGAGTTCTTTCCATTTCTACAAAAACTTTATATTTTCCGTTCTGTAGTTCGCCAGGAGTCGAATCTGCATCTAGTACAAATTCATAACCTCTTTCGATAAAATTGACAAGATCTTGTGCTGGTTCTTTTTGTTCTACAGTGAAAGATATTACTACTATGTCTTCGTCAGATCCCATCTTGCTGGCATAACTATCGATTTCAAAGATATTATCTACCAGCATACGCAAGTCGCCTGCTAGCAATTCTTCATTAAGCTGCTGGTGCATTAGGAGCTCCTATAGGTGCCGCTGCCGGAGCTGCTGCCGGAGCTGATGCTGATTGTAATGCGGCTTGATCTGCTGCTTGTGCTGGTGCTGCTTCCGCTTTACTAGTTTTGCCTATACCCATACTTTCTCTCATTTTAGTCATATAACCGTTAGTTGTGTCTTCTACTAGTTTTTTAGGCATAGTAAGTTTTACAACCCAAACTGGTTTTCTGTCCAATTTACCTTTTTTAGTACCAGGTCTAAAATCATCAGGGTCCTTGACTTTTCTGGGAGACAGTAAATGTGTTTCTTCGTACACTACTTTACATCCATAATCTAGTAGTCGTTTAGCTGCCATAGGATCGGGCATTTTGGATTTCGGCCACATAAAACTGGCAGTTACCCAGTGACGCTCGACCACAGGGCCTTCTACTAATTCTCCGTCAATCCAATTTTTATACACATACATATCCATCTCATCTAGTACACGTTCGATGTCTTTTAAGGTGCTTAGGCTTGAATTACTGTTGTAAATTGTTTGAATATTTTCAATGACGTCTAGGATATCTCTCATAACAGGTTCCAATAAATGCTATACTTATTTAGTTGGTTTAGATGTTTAAGTTACAACTTTACTTTTTGGAATAATGTATAAGTACTTTTGTAGGACCTCTGTAGTTACTGGGCGGTCGCTACAAGTCCTGCTTTTTTACAAGTGGGAGAACTTAATGAGTAAAAGAGTGAAAAAACGCTTTACTTCAGACGTAAATGTAATTGATTTTCAACCATACCTTCCTAACAAGAAGCAGCGAGTGCTGATTCATCCTCGAAATAAACACCAAGAAACATATCTAGCCAAGCTTAATGATGATAGTAAAAACATAGTATTTGCTATCGGTCCTGCTGGAACAGGCAAGACTTTATTGGCTGTACAAATTGGTATAAGACTATTTCAAGAAGGTAAGGTCGATAAGATTATAGTTACTAGACCCGCCGTTAGTGTAGACGAAGACCTAGGATTTTTGCCAGGAACATTAAATGAAAAAATGGCTCCGTGGACTCGTCCAATTTTTGATGTATTAGGAGAATATTATAATCAAAAAGACATTGAAACTATGTTGTATGAAAATGTTATAGAAATAAGTCCTTTAGCATATATGCGTGGCAGAACATTTAAACATGCTTACATTATAGCAGATGAAATGCAAAATGCTACACAGAATCAAATGAAAATGCTGTTAACTAGATTAGGGGAAGCCAGTAAAATGGTAGTCACTGGAGATCTAGCACAAGCAGATAGATTGAAGGACAACGGATTAATAAATTTTATAGAAAGGATAGAACAACATAAAAAATTAGAATTTATAGATGTTGTAAGATTCGACAGTAATGATATAGAACGTCATGACGCTGTAAAAGAAGTTTTAACGATCTACGGAGACTAAGATGATAGGGGAGGAAACTCCCCTATTTGTTCTACTGGTATCCCTGACCGAAGTAGGAAATCAATTCCTGAGCTATCGCGGTAGTCTTGAGAATAAAACACCCTACTAATGCCAGACTGATAAATGAGTTTGGCGCATTCAAGACAAGGGCTGTGTGTGATAAAAATATCAGCACCGGAGCCACTGTTAGGGCTACGAGCCAGTTTGCTGATTGCGTTTGATTCTGCATGAAGTACCTCCGGTTTAGTTTTTAAATTATAAGGCTTACTTTCGTTATCTATATATTGCCATTCGTTACTGTCAATAGTCCATTCGTTTGCATATACACGATCTTCACATTCATTGTTCCATCCTGCTGGCATGCCATTATACCCATAACTAATTACAGTGTCATCTTTTACAATCACTGCTCCTACCTGTAATCGCCTAGCGTGGCTTAATTGTGAAAGGCGTTTAGCCCAATCCATGTACAAATGAACAAATTTTTGTTTCATGCTATAGGATTTCCTTTTTCATCTACTTCTAACCAAGTATAATCTCCTAACCATTTCACTCTAGCAATATATTTGTATTTGTCAGGTGATCCAGTAGTCCAGTCGTTCGGGCCCATAGGGCTTAGTCTAGTTTTATTATCTTTACTGTCAAATATTAACCAATATATTTGATTATGGTATACTTGGAATTGATATTCTGATGCATGAACTGCATCTGTAATTTCTATTCTACGTTTTATTTGATCTGCTTGACGTTGCATTACTCTTACTACTTCCATAATGCGTTCATATTCTTGCTGAGCATGTAGTCTTGCTACATTAAGCATTATGTCTTTTTGTTTAGTAACAGGCACTAAATCGAACTTAGGTGCCCCTACCTCCATTGGATAGGTTAAACTATTACGTCTTTCAGGATCCTTAGGATCTAATTCCATTAGATATGCGACAGTCTTATTAGTGTTGCTGCAAGATTAATCTCTGGATCACTGACTAGAGTATGATCTACTAAGCCTTGTTTGATAAACAAAATTGCTTTTTCTTGACGCTCATCGTCACCAAAGATTGCAACATTGTCGTACAACCATCTGAAAATTTCTTCCATCTCTTCAGGTCTAGCTTGACTACAAACAAGTTTACGTGCGTCCGATATTTTACCTTTTTTGAATAGTTCTACCATTTCAATTTTGTAATCTTGTTCTCCAGTATCTCCCTTTTCGGGAGTATGTAATGTACCAGATAAACTATTCATTTGTACAGTATTAATACATTTACGCAAATCTGGATAAGTTGCTTTCACGAACGTATCAAGTGTATCCAACTCAAAATCAATCGCTTCGCTAACAAGAATAGTAGCAACACGAGCGGTAAACTCAGTAATATCCGTTCGCTCAACGTGAAATCCTTGACATCGTGAATGTATAGCAGGGATAATGCGATTAGGGTAGTTACAGGTGAGGATAAAACGAGAAGTCGTATGATACTCTTCCATGACACCCCTGAGAGCAGCCTGCGCATTAGGACTAAGATAATCAGCTTCATCTAATAATACCACCTTAAAATTTCCAAAAGGAATCATTTGGACAAAATTTACAATTTTGTCTCTAACATCTTCTACACTGTTTGTACGGCTTGCATTAATTTCTAAAACATCTAAATCATTGATTTCTAATTCATTTAATAAAATTTTAGCTAATGTAGTTTTTCCAATACCTGCATTTCCGCTAAAAAGTAAATGGGGAATGCTTTCTTGTTTAACCCAACTTTCTATTTGTTCTTTTTGATGTGAATCTCGAAATACATATCCATCGAGTGTTTTAGGGCGATATTTTTCTACCCATAGCTCTTTCATTAATACACCTCTTTAGTTAATTCATGCAATCTATCCGCACATTTTCTAATATCTTCACTTAGAAGTCCTATACCAATTTTTTGTTCAATAAATCTTGCTATGTTGTGCAAGTCTATTACAGATTGCTCAAGTTTATCTTTTTCAGTCATATTTGATCCTTTCTAATATTATAGAGAAAATAATAGGGCCAGTCAAGGCCCTTTGATTAGATGTAAGGTTTTAGATTTGGTGGAGACCAGCCTTCTGGTTTAAGAACTTTGCCGTCTTCGCGTTTTCGAACTTTACCAGTTTCGGAATCAATTTTGGCAAAGTTGGTGCGCATGACTTCGTTCCATGCTCCTTCGCCATCTGCTCCCATCGAATGAATAGCACCAATAGTAACAACTAGAATATCAATTAATGCATCTAATGTTTCTACTTGATCATGATTACTAATTGCTGTAGAAAGTTCTTTGGTTTCTTCTTCAATCAATCCTAAGTACATATTGAATTGATTCTGGTTAAAATCATCTACATCTTGATCGCAAGCTCGCATGAATCTTTCTTGATCCTTAAACAAATTAGTCATCAGGATCCTTCCCCTACTTGTATGTCTGCAGGTTTTTCATCAGAAACAATTAGAATTTCATCATTATCAATTTTTCTAATAACGATTTCACCTGCTGTTTCATCCATAACTTTGATACCTCTAGTCCACCTACCGTGAGCAACACATACCCAATCACCAATTTTAAGATCTGTAACTTCAGGCCCTATAGCCCATACACGGCCCCATCGAGGTTTAATTCCTTCTAATTTACCATCTAATTTTTGTATAATAATTCCTGAACTAGTTCTTTCTTCACCGAACTCCATGTCAGTTATTAATATATTTTTTTTGAGTGGTTTTATTTTTCCTTGAACTACGTTCATGCTTCACCTTTATTCTTAGGCATGATAATATTTTTAGAATCAGTATGATATTCTGTCATAATATCTTCTCTTTTCTTAATAATTTTTCCACCAGGACCTAGTTCATCTCCTCGGGCATTTACTCTAACATTTCCGACAGCTAATGTCATTTCATTCTTCATTCTAAGTTTGTCTAAATCAAGTTCTTTACCCTGCATTGTTTTATAAACTTTACGTGGTTGTTCTTTCATTCCCATAATAAACTCCTATAATATACTTACTTATCTTAAAAATTCTTGCCAATTTAATTTATATTTGATACTATCAATTTTATGCACATCTAACAAAAATAGCACATAACTAGCCACACTAGATCCTCGTCCTACTCCCCAGACTATATTATTTTTTCTACAAGTATCGACAAAATATTTGAGCCAACGTAGCAAATCTATCATATTTCTGGCCCTGTATTCTTGAAGTTCTTCTATTAGACGTTGATAGTGTTCTTTTGGACATATATGAACAAGATATCCTTCTATATCCAAATTTTTATACTCATCAGGGACGAACCAATTTTTTTGTAATTGATCATCTAAATTTTCTGAGTTATTTTTTTGTATTTTTAAATTTGAAAATATTTCTAAACGTTCTATATCGTAGCTGGATTCAGATATGATATTTTCTAAAATATCTAACTCGTTGGTATAAAGAAGTTCAAATATATCTTTGTCGTCAAAAATAGACTGACCAGTAGGACTAATTTTCATAAAGTTATTTTAATTAACTTTTATTAATTTGTCAAGATCTTGATTTCGATTTTCTAATTGTTGTTGTAAAAGTTTTGATCTACGATTTCGAAGTTCGTCATTATATACATCTAATAACATTCTAATTTGATGTTGAACATTCGAGTTTCTTGTTTGCCAATATTTTTTACTAAGATCCAGAATTTTATTTTCTAATTCTGGATCTTTCAAATCGGCAAGATCGTCTACTAATGGATGCATTAAGAGAAGGTTCCTACATGTTTTACAAAAATATTGTCGCCGCCGTCTAGGGTACTAACTTCAAAAATATGTGTAACGTCTACAACTAGACCTGTACTGAAAGGAAGAGTTAAAGACGATTCTTTTCTAGTTAATCCTCCAGGCGATGACGAAGTGAAATTTACTGTAAAATCAACTTCTGTGCTGGTTGTATTAATATGCAAAAATATTTTTCGATATAAATTATCGGCTGGCCATTGACTTAAAATAAAATTAGCATTGCCAGTACAACTAAGTTTAAACAAATCTGCATCTCGAGTATCTAACGTAACATCACCTGATACTCCAGGTTGATTATCTACAGAATGATATAATCTTCTAATTTCAGCATTTCCAATAATTACTCCATTGAAATCGTTGTCATCGTTGGTTTTTGCTGTGTTTAATTCTAAATTTCCAATTTCAGTTCTAGCAGTAGATAATGCATTTTTTATGATGTTAAAATTGTCTCTAAATCCTTGACTATTATTATCTTTTCCTGCTATTGGAAATTCTTCGTCGATGGTACTAAAAACTATTGAGCTCATGATATTGTGGTCCTGTCGTTTCTGAAAGCAATATATTTATCTTTACTATATCCGGTAACTGCATCTATGATATATCTATCAATAGTATAATCAATTTGGCTAAAATCAAATCCGCTATTTTTAATTCTTAATAATATATCAGTGGATTTTCCAGGTTTACAATAGCAAATAGGAATAGCAGTAATATACCCGAGGGGTTGTACTTGCCCAAGTTGAATACTGCGCATCCATAGTGGCAAATAATTACTGTCTATTAATCCTAATTCTCTAATTCTTTTACGCCAAATTGAAATACTGCTGGCAAATTTTAATGAAGATTCGGGATCGCTGGCGAAAACATCTGATCGATCCACAGTGGCTAGAAATGGATTAGCTCTGGAAAAACTAGGTGTATTTTGATCAAATGGTCCTGCGTAAAATTGATTGTTTTGATCTACAGTAATTAATCTAGATTGTTTTGAAGTTACTACCGGAGTAGGCAAATATTTTTTTCCTATTTCTAGTGGATCGAACACTTCTAGATAAACTACTTCATAAACAACGGTATCTGTATACGGCACTGTAGCTATGGCAGTTTTTATTGATCCTAATTTGAATCTTTTAGGTTTATGATTTCTTCCAGTCATGCCTACAACTTCTGCCGCTGTTTTAGTTTCGATACCAGCATACACTAACATTTTTAAATCTTTTTGTATACCAAAGTTTGGATCACTAGGTCTATAAATTGAATTATTTTCAAAAATATCTGGATCATTAATGAAAGATTTCCAAACATTTCTTTGATCTGTTTTTAAAAACGGTTTTACGATTAAGTTACTGAATAATCTGTCATTAGGAGTGTCTATGTTGATAGTGAATGTTCGTCTAACTGCACTGTATCCTAACACATCTCTTGCCTCGACTTCGAACGAATAAGATCTATCGATAGTAGTTTCACCGTCGTCAAAAGTTAATGCTCCTCCGTCGAACAGTATTAATCCGGGAGTATTATCAATTTCAAATTGATTTACTTTACCTACTATTTCTCCGTCAAAATTTAATGTTAATCCAGGTGGTAGTTGCCCGCTGATTAAGAAATATAATACAGGAGATTGTGTAAAAGTAGTAGTAGCACTGATGCTTAACGTACTAACATAATTTGCACCAATTGATCCTAAATTGCTGTCAGTGTTCCAAACGATAGTTGAATCAATTTCTCCAATTATTCTAGCAGTGAATATTCTCTTACTGCTAGCAGTTTCCCCTTTTTCTGTGAATCGAGTAGCCTTAACGGTAAACTTATAATCTTTAGTAATAGCAGTTTGATAAGGTAAAACACCAAATACTTCGCTGGTTGTTGGATCAAATAACATACCAGGAGGTAATATACTATCTGTACCTAAATACAAATTGGTAAAATTTGGAATAGTACTAGTAAAATTACCAACAATAGTTAACAAATAATCTGTCTCTGATATTTTTACAACATTGGAAATTGTATAAACTGTGGCGCTGGCATTTTCAACGTATTCTGAAAGTTGTATCTTATGTCCTACTAAGGGGATCCCCTTTACATTTTTTAATCTTAATTTATTTGTGCCAATTTTATTTTCGGTCATGCTAGTAGTGTAAGATACACCAAAAATTTCTGGATTTACACTTTCTAAAGAATACACAATAGGACCTACAACAAGAGCTTCGTAGGTATCTAATTTAAATGTCTTATAATTGTTTGCTCTAAATGTTCCTAAGAAATTAGGAGTAGTCCAAATAGGTGCTCTTGCGTAAGTAATATCTGCGGTAAAAGTATTGTTTCCTGCTGTAGTTACAGTGTTGTCTGCTCTAAAAAAATCATCTCCGACTACAAAGATTCTAAATTTTCTTGCAGATTGACTGTCTCCATCGGTTACTATGACATTGAATTCAAAGTTTCTATTTAATTTTCTTGGAGGTAAACTTTCAGTTCCAAAATCAAACGTCAACAAATCAAAAATAAAACTGTCATAGCCATTAGTTGGTCTTAATCCGTAATCATAAGCATACTCATCAAACAGTTGTTTATCAAATCTGCCATTACCCTTAGCTAAAGGAGGAGCTAAAACCGGTTGTACCCAACCTACAATTCTTCCACTGTCCGTTAAAATTAATCCTGGAGGTAGCTCGCCGCCACCGCTAGGAATAAAATATTTTAACTCTTGTCCAGCAGCAGTATCTGTATCTGTAACGGACAGTTGAAAATCTATATACGAACTGTCTAAAATATAATATGCATCATTAGGACCTACTGGAAGTGCACCTGCTGCAATATTCCATTCTGGTATATCAGCACCAGTGACATTGATAAAAAAAGTTCTATCTGAGAAATCTGTACCTAATCTAGCTCTAACGACAAATTTAAATTCTGTATCTCTCGGAACTTCAAAAGCTGTTCCTACTATGGATGAATTTTCTAATCTCAGACCTGGCGGTAGCTGACCAGAAATAACAGTGTATTCAATTCCTGGCCCTAATGGGCTTATTAGAGGTAATGAAATATTAACAGCGGTTCTTTCTGGGATAGTGCCAAAATTATATCCTGATCGTTCAGTCCAAATATCTAACATTAGATAATCCTATTATTACATATTTATAGGATTATCCTTTCTTAGTATAAGACGTTCCAAGCAGTACCGTCGCAATAGATTTCTTTAACAGCTAAAGCGTTTACTGTTGTAATTGTTGTTAAACCGTACTTAGCAGTTATTACCCAAGTAGCATCTTTATTGATAATACAAATACGTAATCCTGAGATAGTACTAGAAGGACTAGGCAAAGTTAAATCTCTGTTTGTACTCATACCTGTCGAATACATATAATTGGACGCGATGTCATCGAAAGCTAGTGTAATATTACCACTAGAAAAATCTAATTCTTGAGGAGGAACAGTAATCGGTCCACCAAATGTAGCATATTTTTTACTAGTTAATATAATTATAGGTTGGGGAGTTCCTACATTATCATTAGTTCCTAGGACCAATGAACCATTTACATATCCTGAACTTACTGCTTCTACTTGCGTAGTTATAAATGTAGATCCTCGTTGAACAGTGCCGTCATTACCTGACATTATAATTGTGCCTAGATAATCTCCAATTTGCACTGCTGTTTCTGTGGCTAACGTTCCTCTAGATCTGGCAAAAATTGCAGCGTTAACAAATTGAGTATCGTATACATTTTTAAAAACAGTATGTGTAAGATTAGGATCAAAATCTACATTTTGTACTAATAGTTTTGTACTATATTCAGTTGAATCAATTGTGCCACCGAGAGTAACGAACGGATTAGACACACTTCTATTAACGATAGGTAAGATGGCACTATCGGTATAGATAAGATTAGTTTCTAGTCTAGTAGAGAATAATTTACCGGTAGGCTCATCGAAACTTAATGAACCAGTATCTGTACCTTCTACGTTGCTTGCGTTATTACGATAAAATGCAATTGAGCCAGCAGTTCCTACTTGTACACGCTCGTCGTTGGTAATAAGTATTTGATCTCCACCAGTCACGCTTACAGTTATTGATCCGCCGCCTAGGAAATTTATTGTCTCACCATCTGTGATTGATCTAGTAGTAGTGCTGTCATCGCCAGTAATGCTGAAAGACGTCATTGATCCGCCGCCACCAGTTTCAGCAGCATTAATCCAATTAGTTCCGTTATATTTTAAAATTTGACCAGTAGTAGCACTAGTAATAACTACGTCAGTTAGACCGTCTAAATTTGTTGAACCTGCACCAGTATTGTCAGTGCCATTTATCCAATTCGTACCATCAAATTTTAATACTTGTCCATTAGTGGCACTGTTAATAACAACATCGGATAAGCTATTGATAGTAACTGGTATAGCACCGCTGATACTATTGCCTCCTGCTGTAGATCCATCGCCTACATAGAGTTGTTTAGTGTCAGTAGTATAAATTAATTCTCCGCTGGCAGGAGTTATGCTTAGTCTGTCGCTAGCTAACCCTTGTCTTAATTTCAATGCCATTTGTTTCTCCTAAACCTTAAAATGTTCCTAAATCTAAATTTAATTCTGTATCAAACGATGTTATAATAAATGGACCAAAATCTAAATCAGTTTGCCCTAATAAAAATTGTATAGGGTTAGTAAACGATCCATCTAAGTCCGGAAAACTAAAGTCTATGCCCGATTCAGAGGAGCTACCAGGACCCCATGTAGCTCCTTGCCATACTAATGCTTGACCTACGGTTGGAGTAACTGCTGATACGTTACCAAGATCTTGTAAATTATGATTGGAAATATCGCTTACTTGACCAGTAAAAGTCGCTGTTGATGCAATAGTAATACTAGAGCCATCGTAGGCAATTTGTATATTTGCACCACTACTTAAACTTCTAAAAGTAAGATTATCACCTACTTCTAAACTACCAACTTTTCCTGCAAATACCGGAGCGCCTGCACCTAAATTAGTAGCATTAGAAATAGTAACATTGTCTAAAGCAGTAAAATTACCATTTACCTTTTCAAAAGCCGTGCGTAGATCGTCACCTGTTCCGTCGTTTGCAAAATTTCCTAAATCTACTAGTGTAATAGGCATGTCATTCTCTTTAATTTATTTATCTGGTTTTGGTTTTTGCTAATCTGAGCATTTGTAAAATTCGTATATAAAACCAGCCGATGTCAAATTCCCAACATTTTCTACTTAATTTAGGGCTGGCTGGATCTAAATGATGATTGTTGTGTAGCTCTTCACCGCCAATTAATATACCCCAAGGACTGACATTGCGACTGTGATCCTTAGTTTCGCCGTTGCGATAGCCCCACCAGTGTCCAATGCCATTGATAAATCCAGCGGCCCAGAATGGAATCCAGATCATTTGTACACCCCACACTAGAAAACCCCACGGCCCAAATAATAACAAGTCTATGACTAACATTACAAGAATACCGTGGCGGTGATATCTAGTGTAGAATTTTTCAATACGATCTTTAGGAGTGCCCATGCCGTACTTTATGACCATGTTAGGATCTTTAGTTGCTTCGTGGTACAAACTCCATCCGCCTAGTAGTAATCGTTTAATACCAAATACGTGTGGACTGTGTGGATCGCCTTCAACATCTGTGGTTTGATGATGTTTTCTATGTACTGCTACCCATGCTTTAGTAGTCATTCCAGTTGTAAGCCATAGCCAAAATCGCATAAAATGATTGACCGCAGGATGAAATTCTACACTTCTGTGCGCTTGACAACGATGTAGATACAAGGTAACACACATGATTGTGATGTGTGTTAGTAGTAATGTGATTAAAATTATTGTCATTTGTTATTGATTACCAGGTGTCGCCACATTGCCGATATTAATTGTTTGTATAGTCATGTTACACTCTCTTTAGTATATTTACTGTGAAGTTCTCGATATTTTCTAGGGCTAATGTATGTTGGATTGCTTAATGAATTACTACCTTTTACAGCCAAACTAAGATCATTAGTGGTACTATATAATTGCCACTGATCTTGATTCTGTTCTGTATAATAGCTGTCTAGTCTAACCACTGTGGCAGTGACAGATACTATATCAACTATCTTTAGCCCTAAATGTGCTTCTGTACAGACCACACCTCTTTGTTGTGCGTGATCAATAAGTTTCTGTGCTGCCTGTGGTTTTATGATGTAGCCATAAGCCCCAACATAGTAGCCACCACTGCTGTGATACTCATAGTCCGCTGGTCTGCGATAGTAGTCTATGGGCTGATCTAAACTGGCCTTGACCTTCTCATCGTAGTCCTTGACAAAGGCCTGGAAGCAGTCTAATCTCAACACTTCATCAAAATGATCTAACACATCTTCCGGTAAATCTCGGATAAAGATGCCATCGTGTTCTAAGATAATGACAGGTTCGTCTAATTTCACACACTTCTGCCACAGTTCAAAGTGGCTCAAGAAACAACCTTGATGTCCGGGCTTGTCTATTATGGTATAGTTTAAAAACTTATCTATACCGTATTTTTCAAATAATGGTCGGCTATTGTAGCCCAGTACAGCATCATATATTTCTAAGGCAACACCGTGTAATGCAGCGGCAGCTACAGCTTTGGCACTGATTGTCTGTGCTAATTCACTTTCTTTCAGTACTATAGCAAATGCTCGCATATTACCAAACGCCACCTGTTAGCTCCACACGCTTCCAAATGTCAGTGGTGCCATCATAGGACGCTGTGCAGTAATAGATATGGGTTGACGAAAAGGCAATCTGCCCTGTAACATCTCCAGATTGCCCTTTGCTACTTGTTGGCACATCCGCTGACATTCTTATTCGATCACTTGCAATCCTAACAGTAGTAGTATATCCCGTAGTAGCAGTTCCAATGTAAATGTTGGCAGGTGGATCCCCTTGATAACCAATTTCAATAGTACCACCAACTCCCGCTTCAATACTTGTGGTGTATCCAGCAGCGGCTCTAAGAGTAAGGTCAGCTGTTCCTAATATTAGTTCAGGAACTGTTAAATCACCGTTGGCAGCAAATGTTAAAGTGTTTGTTACAGGTCCAGGAGGACTACTCAATCCTAGATAGGATGTAGAAATTGTAAAATCTTCTTCGTACTCTACTACAATTCCTCCTGGAACATTTAAAACACCATCCTCACCAAACTGCCATCTACGCAGAGTTGAGTCACTCAAGTTGATATCAATATTGATGTTGCCTTCACTATGTATATGGCCTGGTACAGTTAACGAACCATCTGTGCCAAATGTCCAAAGTTTGGTCCCATCGTCTGTAAAAACTTTTATACCTTTATTTTCACCAGCGGCAAAGACCACATGATCTAAATTGTCTCCACCTATTGCTCCATTGAATGCTCCATACTCGTCATAGAACCTAATAACTCTTTGGTTAGGGGCGTTTAGGAATCCATTGGAGTCAAAAGTCCACTTGCCGTTACCATCACCGCTTGGATATAGGAATGTGTTTATTTCAATACCGCCATCAGTGGTAGTACGCACATTGTGATTGTCAGTGCCTAAGAAGATACTGGTTTCTTCCAAGTCGCCTGTGGTCAAGTGTAGGTGATGCTCAACATTAAAAGTAGGTGCGTCAGCGTTGATCAAGCCTGTTTCAACACCTACACTCGAAGGGTCATAGTTATTCTCTTCAGGTGACACACGAATAGTAAACTCATTGTCATCACTGTCTAGTTCAAAACTAATAGTGCCGTTACTGCCAGTCAATACTACTGTGCCTGATCCTGGATCTGATATGTTAGCACCCTCTGGATAGATCCACCAGTAGAGCGTTTGGTCAGCGTAAGTAGGTGAATATATGTAGAAAGTAAGAGTATCACCAACTAGAGCGGTGTTATTATAATAGTTTATGTTTATACCATTGTCAGTATAGGTATAATTAAAGCCTCCGCCGCCTTTGATCACCAACTTCTGACTGGCCACATCTGGGCTTGCTGGAGTAAGTTGAATTGTAGGATTGCTGGTAACATATCCTTCAGTGATAGTACCACCTGCTGGCAATGTCACTGTGCCAGTATCGCCTAAAACAACGGAATACACACCGTTAACTAAACTGTTGTCGCCGCCAGGTGCTGTGTATAAAGTACCTATGAGGAAGGCGAGGACTTGTGTTTCAAGAGTAACTGAGTCAGCACTGACAGTTAACGCATTGTCTGAGTCAGTTAGATCGGCGTTGACTACTCCAATGTCACTGGCTGTGCCGTTGAGTGTGCCGCTGAGGTTTGCGACTGTAACGCTCCAAGGGCCCGCTGCGAACACATTGCCCGTGTCTGAAACTTGTAGCACAGCGGCATAAGCCTGCTGGTCAAAACTACCAAATCCGCCTGCCAGTGCCACATAACCCTGTCTAACTGCTATGTTGCTGCCGCCACTTTCTGGGCCAAAAAGCCCACCAGCAAATGTCCAACTATCAGTGTTTTCAATAAATCGTTGCCATTCTACAAGACCATCAAGACTGTATTTGGCCACTACCCAAGTAAACGTCTCCGCAATCTCGTCGCCATTAACGCCTGATATATAAAGTTTGTCATCAGGTCCAACTACTATACTGGTAGCGGTTGAAATACAGTCGCCTGTTACACGACGGCTCCACTGTTTAACACCTGTGCTGTCAAATTTAACCAAGGCTATACCAGTACCAGGAAAAGGGCCGCCGGTAATGTCAAATTGTCCGCAAATGTAGATATTGCCATTGCTGTCAATGTCAGCATCTGCTCCTGAGCAGTCATAGTCCGCGTCAAACTGTATGGCCTTTTGCCAAGCAATAGTTCCGTCACTGGCATATTTGACCACTACCATACGGTCGGACATGTCTTCGCCAGTAGTTGTTCCTACTCTAATTTCCATGTTAGTGGATCCAGATCCTAACTGACTAGCATTAAAAGTACCAATCAAGTCGCCCTCGTAGCGATTGCCATCTGTATCAACAATATTGCTAAATGTAGGAACGCCGTCAGTGAAGGTAACATCATAAGTTAAACCGCCAACAGTTGCTCCTAGTATATCAGTAGTCCAGTCTGGATCGCTAGCGGGAGTAGCAGTTAGAGTAACAATCGTGCGATATGGTTCTGGATAGTTAAGATTATCCACAGTACCAACAGCCACTATCTCACCAGTAGGACCCACTGCCATACCATAGGCCTGTTCGTTAGTCTGCCCGTCTAATTTTCTTGTCCATGTAACGTTACCGTTGGTTTTGTCAATCTTAGTAACTGTTAGATAACTATCAGTTCCGTTGTTAGCCCAGCCAACCATAACAGGATTGCCATCACTGTCCACATCAACTACAGGACTTGAACTGGCAAAACCAAAGTCATAAATTTTACTCCACACCACGCTACCGTCACTACTATCAATTTTAGTCAAGGTAGATAAGTCATAGGTGTAAACGTCTCCGCCAGTTTGTCCTGCGACATAAATCCAACCATCAGCATTGTCAACGGCCAAGCCCCAACCGTCTGTTTCAAGATCGTCGGCAAATCTTGCTGTCCATAATTTAGTACCAGTGTCAGTGTATTTGCCCACTGAGAAATATCTGCCGCCAGACTCACCAATATCAGGCAGGCTATGACTGAACAGAGCAATGACATTGCCGTCACTGTCATATTCTACACTGGTTGCGATTTGTGGGAAATCTGTTTCGGGAGTACTGGACACAAATGTCTGTACCCAAATATTATTGTTGGCCATACCACTTAACACTGAGTTGCCTTCGCTGTCTACAATGTCTCCACTTGTAGGCAAGTGTAGTACACCGTTGGCATCAAACTTCCACTCTTTGTTGCTACCTGTTTCTTTTTCTGTAATGATCTTGAGAAAACCTTCTGTGGGGTCTCCATCGGTTGCGTCATTGCCCACATCCAATGTTACTAATTCTGTAGGGTCATTGCCTGAGGAGTGACGACCTTCTGCGTTCCAGAATCTTAATGCTGATGTACTATTGCCATCAAATTCGCCGATGCCAGTAAATCTTACGCTGTTGCCACCTGTGATGTAAACATCGCCGTCGTTGAACAGACCCGCAATACCTGCATTGAGATTGTTTAAAACAATGCCGTCAGTACCGTTGAATATTGCTGTGCTTGGCAATACAGTTTTACCTGTGTCGTCAAATGTCCAAGTTTTGCTTAGACGTGTCGTAATCAATAACACTTCCAGCCCTCGGTTAAAGGTGACTGTTTGCGGTCCAGCATTAAATTCCGCAGTAATATCTTGATCAAAGTGCAGAGCCCAAGTGTCTGCACCAGTGTCTTGTACAATATTGGTAATGGTAGCAGTTATGGGGGTTCCCCAAGATGTAGTTACGGTGTCGCCTACTTGAACAGTTGTACCTAAATTAGGATAATCTGCGTCAAGAAAAAACATACGCCAAACGCCGCCTGGGCCTAGTTCATCTACTACATCCACCGCAACATTTTCTATTTCTGCATTAAGTCCGGTTCTAATCACTACATCATCTGAGGTATCACTGACACGCACAAATGTTTTTTCGCCACCAATGTACAAATCAGCAGTTGATGCATCCTGTGTACCACCAGCACGGATACGAATTCCGCCTGTGGGATCGATAATGAGATATTGATCGTTGCCAGTATAATCGCTTAGACTGGCATCCGGGATTAACTTGATAGTGTCGCGGCTATTGCCGTCACCGGAATCAGCATCCGACCCATACAAACGACCGGGAGCCAATACCATACTCTTAAGGTGTGTTCTTGTACCATCAAACATCATTAGGGTAAGTTTGTCTGGATTTGGCTCAGTGTTTAAGTATACCGCAATTTCACCAAAAGGGCGAATTTCGTTTGTGTCAGTGGAATCAGCACTGTTGCCGTCTACTTTACTTGTTACAATTTTTCTAATAGTTGTCATTGTTGTTCGTCCTTGTTAATCGTATAGTTCCGAACCGTAGAATACCTTAGCGGTCCAATGTATTTTCAGTGTTTTGCTTTCACCGTCTATGCGACGATACTTTATTTGGCCTTCTGTGGTCACTAACCAGAGATCATCGTTCTCACCGTCTGTGCTACCACTTTGTACTTCTTGATGACTGATATGTTCTTCACCATCATCGTCTACGATGTGTATAGTGCCGATGATAGTTGATTCGCCGGTATAGGCGTGATAGTCAATGACAGCACCACGGAAGTTACCTGCACCTCCAGGCAAGTCTGCCTTGTCCCACCACACAACTGATCCCCCTCCTGTCTTGTATCTAAAGTAAACTGTGTCACCTTGTAGATAAGTTAAAGGTTGTGTTACACTATACCCCGTGCTATTGCCACTGTTACCAATTCCGCCTGTCCATGTGTACCAAACAGTATTGTTTAAGGAAAATTCAAACTCATAGGCATCGCCATAATTCGCAGGAGTGTTTATGATATCGTCTATAGTAGTTGCGGTACTGTCAATCCAGATATAATAACCGCCTGTTTCTGCTCTTGAAGCCACAGTGGTTAGATTAGTAGTTACCCGTTGAGTAACTGTGACTTGATTGTAACCTGTGGTTTCTTCTATTCTACGATTACCGGAGGCTGTTGATTTTACACGACCAATGCCTTGTGCGGATTTTAATATTGTACCGTCTGGGAATTTAATGCCTTCGTTGACCTTGGTTAAATCTATCTCTTTACGTGTGTAACTAAACCCACCACCCATATCGCCTTGTGTCCAACTTAGGAATTGAATAGCGTAATATTTTTCTATGCTAGGTACATACATTACACATTCTGTACCTACTATCTTGTTTCCTAAACCACCTTCACCAAATGCTGCGTATAGATTATCGTATGTTCTTGTTTCAATGTTGGACAGATCGGCCCAACCATCTATGTTCCATACTGTGCCCTGTGGACTGACATCTTCATCCCATCCTTCTTCAATGAATGGATTGTAGATACCGTTATTATTTCCGCGAGTAATACCAATCTGTAATGTGGAGTCGTCTTCAATAACGTCTACGTTGTTGGCAGTGGCGTAGTCATCTTTCTTAAAATAATTAGGATCAGTTACTTCTGTCCTAGTGTAACTGTAGCCACCGTTGTTGCCACCCCAAGCAGCAAAATCAAACTTATAATACTTGTCGTTGGCTATGTCGTGCATGACTAGTTCGCTGGCAACGATGTAGTTACCCACTTGATTGTTTAAGGCCTGACGCCAGGGTGTGTATGACCTAGCGCCTATTCCTGTTAAATCCCCCCATCCATCCGCATTCCATTCTGTGCCTAAAGGACTGAGATAAGTGCTATTATCGTATTCTAGTTCCACTGCACTGTTGTAGATACCTTGATTTAGATCTCGTGTCAGAATCAATCCTGGTCCAATCTCATCAAATATTTGTACTGGTTGATAATCAATGCCAACATTGCCGTAACCTGCTGGATTGTTTGTTGCAACACCAGTAAAGGCAGCATTGGCGACAGTTAATATGCCGCCTGACCCGTTTACTGTGTCTATGGTAAATGTTATACTATCAGTAGCATCGTTGGAGCCGCCAATTTGATAACCGTAGATTTTATAAGTCGTACCTGGTACATAACCTGTACCTGGAGCAACTACTATGACATCGCTTAATATTGGGTATCCAGGGCCTCCTATAATATTAACTTGAACTTGAGCATTGATACCTGTTACAGGTACTGTAACAGTAACTGGTGTGCCTAATATCACGGGTCGTGTAATAAAAGGTTCATTGGTTAGTTCTAAGTATGGTTGTACTGATCCGAAAGGATCACCGTTTAATTCTACAGTACCATCATCTAAAAGTACAAAAGTATTAACACCGTTTGTTAATCTATCTGTGGTCACCCTGCTTGGTCCAGGAACCGGTGATTCATTGGCCTGTCCAGGATTAGTAACCTGTTGAACAATTAACTGGCCGTTATCGTTACTCAGTTTAATATCACCGATGTATACAGAGCCGTTGCTGACGAATATATCTCGCCACTGTTTTGTTGGACTACCTAATGATGAATTTAAATTAATAGTAGGTTCTAAATTCCCTGCAACTTTTAAATCACTTTTTATTTCAACTGCTTGATCTATAATAACATTACTACTGTCATTAGTTGTTATCACATTACCAGTAAAATCAAATGCACCAATAGATGCAGTTTCTTTATCATCCCAGTAGGCAAGACTGTTCCAGGCAGTAGTACCAGTACCTATTTTAATTTTATTATTGGTCAAGTCAATACCAATCTCACCTTGAGCCAAGGTAGGATTAGTGCTTAACCAATTTGCTGCTGTATCTCTTCTTAATTGTATTCTACGTGCCATGTTATGCTCCGCCTCCATCTAAAAGTGTTTCGTCATCATATATTGTGGAGGCCGCTCCTCCGTCGTAGTCTTGTGCAACAATAATATTTAATTTATTGTTTACATCGTCATACTCTACAGTAGCACCTTCGTGATTACCGTTGACTAACATTTGTGCTGCATAATCTTGAGCTAGTTCTGTTAAGCTAGCCACACCTACTAAGGTATACAGTTCAGTAAAATTTTCATTTACTTTATTAAATGCAGTACGTAACGGATCGCCATTACCTTTATCAGCCGTACCTAAGTTTATTGTTTGTTTTGCCATTATACACGCCCCACAGCGACTTCGATAACACCAGCTTCTAGTGTATCCTTATTTTCTAATGCTTTACCTATAATTGTACCGACTTGAGGATTAATAGCTTTAGCAGCATATCCTGCTACACCAGCTGTGGTAAGCATTTCTCCTTTTTTAATTTTACCAACTACCTTACATGGAACTCGCCCTTGTAGTGCGATACATGCTCGTGTTCCCTGTAATGATCCATTCATTTTGAATCCTGGATCTGTCGAAACAACACCTGCCACACGACTATCACCAAATGTTGTAGTAGTAGTCACTTCAGCATCTCCACCGAATATCAACACAGTTCCAGGTTCGTATTCTATATCTGCACTATACCATTCTGCCAAGTCAGCGAATGTAGCTTCTAACGTAGCACTAGCTCCTAGTTGCCATTGACCTTTTACTTCCACAGGAGTTGTTGCAGCATTATTGCCTGCATATGTTAGTATAGGAACACCACCTTGAGTTTTTAACTGAGTAGTAACAGATGGATCGAATGCAGTAAAAATAGTCAATAAGCCTGAAAAATCTGCAGGCTGGTCAATTATGGTGCTCGATGATAGTTTATAAGCAGTGGCATCAATTTCTCCAGTACTCGAAGTTTTCACAATACTGTTATTAGCTCCTGATGTACTTACTATTGTCATAGCAAATGTGCTAGCGGCTTCGGTCGCACCAGGAGTGAATGTGTAAGCATAATTTGTTCCTGAAGTTGTGCTACCATTAAACGAATCCCATGTGCCTCTCTTAAACAAGTTAGTCGGAGTTATAGCACCAGGTGTAGCCGCACTTGTTCCTAAATTTCCTATAACTGAATTAGCAGTCAACGTGGCCATTTCGCCGAGAGATACACCGTTGGCTTTAATACCAATCCATCCATTGTTAGATACTTCAAAGTTTGCGGTATCAAATAATGCAGAACCTCTTTGTAAGGTAATATTACCACCACTAACATAACTGTTAGTTAGACTACATGTTATCGAAGTTATAGTAGTTGATGAATCAACCACTACCCATTCTTGGTTATATATGTTAGGAGTAACATTAGTTAATACTATTCTTTGGCCTATGCTATATGGGATACTACCAACTGCGCCGTATGTTATTCTTACTTGACCAGGAGTCGCTCCGATAGCACCAGTAGAACCTGTACTTGGGAATAGTCCTGTTATAGGAATACTAATTGCACCATCACTTGATGATACTTGACCGTTGGCTAAAGTAAGTTTAGATTGTTGTATACCCGATGCATAATCAATTTCTGTATTACCAATAGCATTAGCAGTAATTACAGCAGCTACAGTATTTGCAGAGCTGTCAAATTGTAGTTGAACATCACCAGTTACAGTGGCATTTTGCCATAAATTTAGTGTGCTGCTATCTCCAGTACCTACATAAATTAATAAATCTCCTGCTTCAGGATAATTTACTTCTACGTCTTTTAATTTAAATAAACTATCTACGCTGGCAACTTGTGTGTCTACATAAACTTTATTAGCAGCATCGTCATCTAATGTAGGTGCTTGTAAATTATTAATCTGAAAACCGCCGAGATCCATATTAGCCGTAGCAGCAATAGCTCCGTTTCTTGGCATATATCCAGGGCCAATAAATTTAGTAGAAATACCTCCGTCCCTGTTCAGATGTAAAACATAACTGATATAGTTTACAATAGCCTGTTCAGTTGGCACAGTGTCCGGAGCAGCATCAGTCATTTCGTCATCTGAACTGAATTCGTTTACTGTTACTCCTCGTTTAAAACCAATACCAGTTAAGTTTGTAAGTGCAATACCTGCATTAAAACTTACATCTCCAGTGCCTTGGTCAACTCTGAAATACCTTCCTACTCTAAAAATACCATCCTGGTCGGTTGTGACATAGAATACCCGTCCAGTTGTTTGTTCAAAAACTTCTTTAGATGAATCTTTCTCCGAAACAGGATCTCCAAAAATATTATTAGGATAGTTGGAACTATTGTATCCTCCTGTGCCAACATTTAATAAATCGTGTCCTGTAGCTCGCATAGTGCTAATACGCACATAGATGTTAGCAGGAACTCCTCCTTGAAATCCTGCTCTAAGAGCGTAATCTTGAATAGCACTGAAAGGAACTTGTATTCCGTCTGCTACAGGTGATGTGTTAATATTCACATCAGGGATTAAATTAGCTATCTCGACATAAGCAGGAATTACACCAGAGCTTTCTACATACTGAACAATTCTGTGTGTCTTGCCTCTCCATGCAAAAATTTTATCTCCCTCATTAAGAGCAGCAATAGTTATAGGATCAGTTATGTCTAATACCGCTAACCTAGTATCACCAGCCGTGGCACCCATAGTTTTTGGAGCGCCGTCGACTGGGTCAGTTGTTGTAGTATTAAGAGCTTCTACTTGAGGTAACCAGTAGCTAAAACTAGTATCGGTAGTGATCACGGCATGGTTATCTGGGAGATCGCCTAACGCACTAGGTGCATTTATACTAAAGGCAATAGATCTATATACTACATTGTCTTGATCGTCAAAAATGATAGCAGTACTAGGTCTAGTTACAGGAATTTCATCTAAGTTTGAAAACTGTTGTTGTTGTAGTACACGAATATCTAAAATTTCTTTGTTTACAACCTGTTCTTGTAAGCCGCCGGCACTACCACCTGTTGTACCAGCAGTGCTTAACTGAGCTCTCATGATTTCACTACCGCCGTAAGCTACACCTCCACTAGTGTATGCGCTATATGCAATAGTATTTGTATTTAGAGAAGTTACTAGTTGTTGATCAGTATATAAAGAAAACTGTGTTGAACTTATATTTTTAATGTAATAAACACTTCCGCTTACATTATTATTAATTGCGGTCATACCTGCTACATTTTTAATTCGTAGCATATTACCGTCTATAAGATTATGTCCAGGTGCTGCTACTGTGACTACAGCTGGATTAGCTTTACTAATATTTGTTATAGTAAATGCTTCCCATGCACGACCATTGCCTGATCCAACACCAGATGCAGTAAATTGTGTATCTACAGCAGGTTGTCCAGTTATAGTAGTTGAGCTAACATTCTGGGTATTGTTAACCACATAAGTACCCATTCCGCCTGTACCAGTTCCAAACTGCTCAATGAATGTTCCAGGTGTAATACCAGTTCCTGTGATATATGTTCCTAGAGCTAATGTACCAGATGTAACAAAAGTCACATTTAAAATTGTACCTGATCCGCCGAATCCATCACCGATAGTACCAGTGACTACTGCCGAAGCAGTGGCTCCAATACTGACAAAATTAGTAGTTCCTACAAATTGTATAATATAGTTTCTTGTAGCAACAAATTCTCCTGCTGCTATACCAGCTGCTACACTAGTTTTTTGTAAGCTGGTTATTTCGTATCTAGTCAACCCTTCTACAGGATGACTAAACTCTGCTTCGCTAACATTAAAAGGAGGATATGCATAATCGTAGATGTAAAATACAGTGCTTCCATCATCTAATGTCGGATAAGGGTTTCTGTCGGTTACAAAAACTTTAGCTGATTGTACTTGCTTGAAAACTAAGTTTACATCATCAGGAATTTCAGTAGGATCCTGCCCTCTTGCTCTTAATCCATACACTCCGTAACAACTTGATCCATTAGTGGCACGTATTTGTGCTCCATTACTTGCCATGTACGAAGTGTGACAGTAGTATGTAAATGTACTAACTTGTTCAGTTAATCCATTATTTGTCGCTAAAATTCCGTAGCCTAGATCATTAACCTGTGTAAAATCATTAGCCAGCATTGATCTATAACCAGCTGTCTCGATATCGATGTCCGGAGTTCTTGGATAAGTCCACGGCACAGGCTGTTGTGTAATTTTAGTTTCAATTGGTACTAATTGGGGAGCACCGCTGACTGTGTAGGATCCGATTCCGCCTGTGGTTCCAGATGTCTGTGCTACAATGGTAGTTGATGCTGCAACACCTGTGCCAGTAATTGTTGCACCTGGTAATAAAGTTCCTCTAATTATATCTGAAACGATTAGAATATTTCCAGGTGCTCCGGAACCGTTTTGTATCTCCGCTTCGAATATAGCTTCGGTTCCTGGATCATTCGCTGGCCAGGGTGTGCTAGGATTTAATAAAACAGCAGTGTTTCCAGAACTAGGGTCATAAGAAGATACACTGTCGATTTGTAATCTAACATCGTTAATATAAAAACTAGTAGGTGTTTGTAGTTGTCTTCTTTGTAAGTCTGCACCTGTTAAGTTTAAAACCTGAACTCCACTGGTAACATAGAAACTATTAATAGTAGCTCTAGTTCTTCCAGTAAATCCGTCAATAAATTGACCTCCAGCAAATCGTTGTCTATTAGTACTGCCACTTATGCTCGAACAAGTCTGTGCATATGGTGATCTACTAAGTATCTGACCACTTGGATCTAGTACCATCATAAATCCGCCGTGACCTTGGCAAGTAATGTTTCTTAAAATAGTTGCATCATTACATAAGAATACATCCATTAATCTATTATTTTTAGGAGGATTATATGCTGGATCAAACGCAAAAGACACAGTAGAAACTAAATTGTTTACTACAACTTTTGCAGCAGTACTTTCACTAGGAATTATAAATGTGTTGATATATGTAGAAATGTAATTTATGCCAGCAATACGACTAACAGTAAATGTTACATCTGAAAATTTTCCCTGTTGTTCTAGACTATATTCTCTACCGCCTAATCTTAAATCTTTGACAATTGAATCTACAACAAATCCAATATCCCGTTCGCTTTCTTCGATTTCACTCGGAGAAAGTGTTGGCCCCAAGCCTGAAGTATAAATTGTTACAGCATTTGCTATAATAAGTTTGCTACTTTCAATTGTGTCAGCAGCTGAATTGTATTCCCCAGGATTCGCAAAACTAGGTCCTACATTAATATCACGATCTGGGTCACGTAAATAATGATATCCAAATTCTGTTGTTTCGTAGATATACCATTCGGTGGCAGGAATACCGACTTTACTAATTAGGTCGTCATGAAGCTCCACTGTCATGTTTCCAAGATTAATGGCTTTGATGACGCCCTCGCCTCCATTACCTCCCCAGATTTGACCAATCCATGAAGTGCTTGCTACACCTGTACCTAATGCTACATTGATTGTTCCAGTTGTAGCTGAAGGTCTAAATGCAGTGCCTGTTCCAGATCCAACACCTGTTGTAGTAAATTCTGTTCCTATAGCATAGCCTACTGGAGCACCAATGGCCGTCCAGTTAGTAGTTCCAATACTGTCGATGATATATGTCGCGCCAATAACAAAACTACCAGCAATGACCGGGCCTTGGCCTGGATAAGATTTTACTCCTGGAGGTGCATTGTTTGTAGGGTTAGGAGATCCGATGAAATCAGTAACTCGAAGTCCATCAAACACTGAGTCTCTTCTAAAGAAAGTATTTGCCCAAGGACTTTGACTTACTCGATTAGCAGGACGAATTAGAACACGTCTAAATTCGTCGCCTTTAATAGAAATATTCTCGGATAATCTAATAGGATAGTCTTCAAAATATACTCCGCTTTCAACATGGATAGTAATATTGAGATCTTTAATAGACTCGCCATATTCTATCTCCTCTCCTTCTATGAAATTAATAGGTCTTAGTAGTTGGAGACTTAGTCTATCTTTACCAGCAGACGGGTTTCTTTCATATCTAAATATTTTACCTACAGCACCACTAGATTTTCCTCTAACTAATTTTCCTGCAATAATATCAGTGTTTGCAGGATTTCCTTGATCTACATATCCGGTAGCACCATTGCTAAATTCAAATCTGTAGATTCCATTGCCAAATGTTGGTGCTGCGATTCCTTCATAACCATTTTTAATAATGTTGATCAATGTTACATAGCGTGTTAATACTATGTCATCTGTTATATTAAATTCAGCTGGAGTAGAACCATAAGGAGTAAAAATTACAATGTTATTGTAATACGTCGCTGGAGCAGAATTGTCTAATGCTAATTGTAATAATTGTTGAAAATAATCTAACGCAACTAGTGTCTGGCCTAACTGTCTACCTCTTGCTAACAAAGCACTAGCGTTTCTGTAGTAAGATTTGCCTGCCCATATTGTTTGATACGTTCCGCCGGTTAAAAGATCAATGCACAGTCCTTCAATGATCAATCCAAGATCACGTTTGCACAGTTCTTTGTTATAAACAAAATCTTCAAAGTTAACATCACCGTACCCCGATAGTGTAATTGTTAGATCATTTTCTACCAAGTAATCAATGTAAGCAATAACTTCTTCTTGTATAAAGAATTTATTTTCTAGTATATGAGCTACTGTATCATTATATCCTGTAGAGTTTACAATCTCATAAGAACTAGATGAAATAGTAGTATTATATTGTGTGTTTCCAATAGTGTAAGAAATAGTTTGAGTATAATTACCTAATTCTTGATTAGCTATTTCTAATAATTGTTGTGCTCTTAAACAAGCAGCTCCAACAGTTGCATAAGCATAAGAGTAACTGCGTCCTTCACTGCCAGAAGGTGTTTTACGTTGTAAGTCGTCTCCAATAGTAGAAACGAATAAATTTGTTGGACTTCTGTGACTAGAATTATCTACATAATATTTGGTAGCTGCCTGTAAGTCATCACCTGCATTAGGTGTTCCGAATCCTTGTAATTGTCCAGGGTGATCATTAAGTGTTAATGCACCAGTCATAGTATCGCCTTGACGACGAACTACAGAATTTCTTGGTAATATTTCGTCGGTTAACCAATTGCCTTCCAACAATTCATTGTAAGTTATGTCAGTAAAAGTTTGTGTACCGGTTCCTGATCCATCGGGAATTATAATTTTATTTGTGTTAGCTCTTGCTTCTAGTTCAGTTGGATGTAAACTTAAGTGATCTCCGTCAACATATCTAATGTAATAAAAACTGTCATTAGCTAGTCCAGTAGCCGGAGTTCCAGTAGTGTTATATCTAATCTTTAAACCATCGCTGCCTGCATTAAATCCATGACCGACAATTTTTGCAAGGCCTGGACCAAATGCACTAATAGTTTCCCATCCGACTAATGTATATGTCGATTCTGGAGTTAACGGTTCTGACCTTGCACGTTGAGGTTTTCCTACTCCGTTAAGAGATTTTTGCTGATATCTTCTATCATTATATCCTTTATCTGTAACAAAGTCGTCTTCTAGAATCGCAGTGCTGCCTTCTAGATTATGCACAGTATTGAATTGATTTATAACTGCTGTGCTAGGATCGGCAACTTTAGCAATTGCAAAATTATTGCCAAATAATGAAGCACCGAGACTTGGACTAATGTCTGAGTTTAATTCTGAAGAAGTGCTTTCAACGGTTACAGTTGTATCGGTTTGAGTGATTCCGATGCCATCGCCTGCTACTAGAGTTTTTGCCAGTACATTATCGCCTGCATTATTAACAACGAATATCTGTTGTGCTTCATATGTAGCAGGAAAATCGTCTAAATCTGTACTTTTTATAAAATCGCCTTGACCGAATACCGCGTATAAATCTCTAAAGTTTTCATTAACCTTTCTAAAAGATTCGCGAATACTGTCACCAGTTCCGTCATTACCTACAACACCAATGTCAATTATTCTTCTAGCCATTTATTAACCTCTTTTAATATTCTGATGGAGCAAAACTTGATCCGCAACCACAAGTAGTTTCTGCATTTGGGTTGTTAATAACGAAGGAAGATCCGTGTATATCTTCCTTGTAATCAACTTCTGCTCCTTGAATGTATTGAAAACTCATGGAGTCGACTAATACTTTAACACCATGAGATTCTATAGAAAAATCGTCTTCATTTTCTATTTCATCTAATGTAAATCCATATTGAAAACCAGAACATCCTCCACCTTGAACAAACATTCTAAGTTTTAGATCTGGATTTCCTTCTTCTTCGCACACTTCTTTAATTTTGTTAGCAGCAGATTCTGAAATTATCAGCATACAATCCTCTTTGATACAATATTTATCAAAGGATTTTATAATCCGAATGTAAATAAATTATGTTCATTCGCGAAGAAAAATTAGAGGAAGTTTACTATCGCATTAGTAAATCGGGCATTCAACACAAATATACACGTACAAGAACCAATGTTGTGTTTACTTGTGATAATTGCGGTTGTAATTTTTCTAGGCCAAAAGGTGATGTTAGTCCAAAGAGATTAAGTAACAATTATTTTCATTGCTGCAACAATTGTGACAGTAAAAGATTTGCTCAAAAAAAGGGTGTTGAGCGTAGATTTATTTGGGACTTACCTGCTAGTAGTACATTGCCTATAAACAGATTTTAATTTATACGTGTTTTAATTCACTAAATAACTCACAAGGAGATTTCTATGGAAATTATTATTGCTATCGCACTTATCGCTGCAATGGTTTATGTTGGATACCGAGTCTTGAACAAAGAAGATTCGGATGGAAAACATCCATTAGATGCTGCTACAAAAGCACCTTATAAAGTTGAACCACCACATACAACAACTAAAGTAGATGGAATTGGTCATGAGAGTATTCCAGTGATGCCAACATTAACTAATGTTTTAGATGTTAATGGTGATGGAAAAGTAAATTTAGAAGATGCTAAAGAAGCAGTGAAAAAGACCAAGAAAAAGGTCAAAGAAGTAACAGAAGAAGTAGTGGAAAAAGTTAAAAAACCACGCGGCAGAAAACCAAAAGCAGAATAAAAAAGGGCTCTTCGGAGCCCTTTTATTTTAATAAACTTTGTTCGTATAATGCAAAACTAGCTAAATTTTTAGCTTTTGATTCGCACATAATATCAAATTGATCATTAAAACTCAATGCCCATTGATTAACTGCGGTGTTCCAATAGAAATCACTATGTGCTCTAAGTTTTTGTTTTTTGTGTCCTACTAATAGTAATTGTGTATGATCCGGCAGCGTGTCTACACAATGCTTAATAAGTATGTCCTCGCGGCTAACACTATAATGACAGACAGGACGCACCCCGCGCCAGCTATCAATAACACGTTTAACCCTATCGTCATTAGGTTGGATATACTCTCCTTCACGGATCCAGTGGTGATGTATATCCATAACAATAGGCACAAGGTCGCCAATAAGTAAGCAGTCGTTAAGTCCATAACTTATTTCTTCATTTTCAATTGTGAGTGTGTTACGTGCTTCAGGGCTAAGACGTTGATAGGCAGCACGAACACCATCAGGTCCTTGCCTACCAGATATATGTACATTAATTTTAAAATCTTGGAAAGTTCGACCATAGCCCATCCAGCGAGCCATGTCTACATGGTATTCAAACTCGTCGATGCTACGGGAGACAATATCTGGATCACTGCTTGCCAGAACGCAAAATTGGCCTGGATGAAAAGATAGACGCACGTCACGGCTACGAGCCAACTCACCCACTTGGCTAAACTGTGATTCACAGTAAGCCCTAACGTCACTGCGACGCCAAAAATAACTCCAAGTCCGCTCAGTGTATACTGGTAAAATGTCAGAACTGATACGAACCATTCTAAGTCGTTCATTTAAATCCCCCACTCGTTCAACGAGTAATCTAGTTGCTTCAATATTTTGGACCATGAGGTCCCATAGTTTTTGTTCTGCGACTTCTTTAGATTGCCGATTTAGCCAAGCCACAGTAGTAGCACCCGTGTTGTATTTTTTACAGTCGTCTTTGGGTTTAATTCCATCCACTTGATGAGGATGGTCGATCCATTTGCAAGCAAAGCCTATACGTTTAGTCATATGTATATTATAAACACATCAGCGCCAGTTGTCAACGATAATTGGATCTTGTACGTCCGAAGGTTTTGGTTCACCGTGGAACACTAACACTTTAGTTCTAGGATCAATTTTTGGATTTTCGATTGATCTAAAAATACGTTTATTTTCTAATCTTATAACATCTGTTTTGTTTCTTATTTCCCATTTGTAACTTTGTATCCATTCGTCTGGCCAGAAACAAAAATTAGTTTTAATTTGACTAAAAATCCAGTCTTGATCTCCGTGCATTCTTTTTACAACATCTTTTTCTTTTAAAAAGTTTTCCCAGACATACGAGTGACTACCTTTTTCTAGTTTAAAGATACTGCTGTTAAATTTGTTCCAATTTTTTACAGTACTACGATTGAAATCCCTTATAATACAAAATTGACCATTGTTGTAGTTCCATAAGTCATCAATCGAGTTTATAACTACAACATCTAGATCAAAGAAAAGAATGGAACCAGAAAGAGGTAGTTCATTGCTGAACACCCAGGTTTTGTACCACCAACCTGACAAAGTCACATGAATAGGAATAGGAATAATTTTAATTTTATCATTCAGTCCACTAGGATTTTCAGTAATGCAGGCAAAGTTAAAAGGAATAGTGCTATTTCTTTTAACCATGTTGTACAATTTGTTTACATAATCAGAGCTGTATTTTTCTCCATGCTTTAAACATACCAGCCATTTATCCATTAACTGCCTCGTAAACTTTTTTTATACTTTCTAATAGATCTCTTAATTCGTTTAATGGTATCATATTAGGGCCATCACTTGGTGCAGAATTTGGATTCTCATGTGTTTCTATAAAAACTGCATTTACACAACCAGTGGCTACAGCCGCCCTCGCCAAGTATGGGACCATTGATCTATCTCCACCTGAGCTTGTTCCCATTCCTCCAGGCTGTTGTACACTGTGAGTACAATCAAAGACCACGGGATAACCAGAACGTTCCATAATAGGTAGACTACGCATGTCAACCACAAGATTATTGTATCCATGTGTTACTCCTCTTTCACATAACATAATACGATTATTACCAGTACTGGCAATTTTTTCAGCAGCTTTACTGATATCGTTCGGAGCCATAAATTGGCCTTTTTTAATATTAACAGCAAGGCCTGTTTCTCCTGCTGCTAATAATAAGTCTGTCTGTCTAGATAGAAAAGCTGGAATTTGTAAAACATCAATATTAGCTTCTTTACAGAGTACGGCTTGTTCAGGATGATGAATATCTGTAAGTGTAGCAACATTTAAATTTTGTTTCACTCCAAACATAACATCAAGGCCTTCTTTGATACCTGGACCTCTTTTAGTGCTTATACTAGTTCTATTAGCTTTATCAAAACTGCTCTTATAGATAAAGTTCATACCTAATCTATCTGTAATTTCTTTTACAGTTTCGGCTATCATCAAGGCATGTTGTAGTGATTCAATTTGACACGGACCAGCAATAACAGTTAATGGTTGGCCTTTACCTATTTTAAAGTTCTTAATTGTAATCACACAAATAAATCCTCATTCCATTCTCTATGGCCTTCTCTAAAAGCCATATTGCTCTGTGTTTCGCGCACTTCTACTCGATAACACCAAAGACGTTCTGCTTCGCCTGGACCCCACATTTCTGGAATGTAAACACCATTAACATACTTGTACAGCATGTCAGCAAGACCTTCGCAGCCTAATCGAGGCAGCACAACAATCTTGGCCATGTTGCGTTCTTTCAGAAGTTGGAATGTTTCCATTTCTGGATCATCTTGTGCTACAATTAATGTGTGATCAAATTGATCTTCTAGAATTTTTTTAAGTTCTTTGAGACCGCCATAGTCAGCTGCCCAATTACGCACATCTAAATCGTCTGTGCCAAAGTAAAACTTCATGCTAAATGAATAGCCATGAATTAGATTACAATGACTATCCGCACGCCATTGTCGATAGGCACATGGAAATGCGTCGTGATATTCTTTGGTACTGGTATATTTGTAAGTTCTATTACGAGCAAATGCTCTTCGAATAGTTTCAAGGTGAGCCGCTGCTTCTTCTGAGCTCATATTGGCTACATCAATATAATGTATTGTTTTGTTTTCTTGCGACATGCTTATTCTCCTATGTTAATTATAGCATAGGCTTGCAGAATTTGTAAAGCGGGAATGAAAGCCAGAAAGGCCGCTATGCGTTATTATATACTTATAATTTTGTTATTGTCAAGTTCTTAATATTCTTCCACTGTTCTGGAATTCTCCAACCTTCCGGTTGTAATTGTTCAAACTCGATATTAGAGTAATGATCAAATAATTTTTTAAGTTGATAAATCCAAAAATCTGGAGCGACTCTTCTATCATGAGGGCCTGCATAATTTGCAGTTCCTTTATAGATATTATTGATAAAACTAGTTTTACTCCAAAGGTCAAATCCTAGTAGTATTATTTTTTTTGGATTTTTTAAACAAGCAAGCAGAACTGCATAAGGTCCGCTATTCCAATGAAACGGTTGATCTACTTTATTAACACCGGTAAAAGGTAATATAGGTAAAGATTTTACTTGTTGAGTAAGTTTATAATTATCAAACCAATCTTCCCTAGTGTAAATTGTTTTATCTTTGTTAGCTTCGTTTCTTAATATTTCGTCAACCATTCTTCGGTCAACCGCAACATATTCATCACAAGTGTGATCTCTATGTACTGCATTACACCCTATAGTGTGATCTTTAATTTGATTAAGGGCAAAGCCTTCTCGACTTTGCCCATTGCCTATAACCCAGATTTTCAATTGTTTTTTTAAGTTCTTGTTATTGCGCCGAAAGGAGCCCAGATACCAGGAGTTCCAGGAGTAATACATACCCAACCTATATAACTAGTTGGTTTAGGATCATCATTCCATACAATATCTCCTTTATTGTATTGACCGGATGAAGGATAATTAGATCCGATTTCAAATTTCTTTCTTTGAAAACTAACAGGACCATCTACAGTCAATGCTACACCGTCTTGAGGAGCCGATACACCTATAGTTACGTTTCCATATAAGTTTAAAGGTCTGGATAAATTTTCATAGTTTCCTATTACTATATGGTCTGATAATTCAAAATCTACTATGTTAGAATTTTTAATAGAAAAATTTTGTTGGAATGTAATCTGATGTTCATCAATAACAAAATTTCCTACCTCTATTTGACTGGTACTAAGTCGTCTTGTTACCGCAGCATCACCTGCTACTTGTAGTTCTGTCAATACACCTACAGATGTTAACGAACTTGTTGTTACACTTGGTCCAAGAGTGTTTCTGTTTAGAACTGTTCTTCCATCAATCATATACGACTTTTCTAAAGGCAAGTCCAATGATTCAGTAGAATAGAATCTTTCTGGTTGATTATGTAGTACAAATTGCTTGCTAGGACCTTTTAAATTTGCCCACATTAATCCTTTACCGTAATTACTTACAGTTTCTGTTTCTTTAAAAATTAATAAAGTTGTTTTTTCAGTGTGTATTTCATCAGCAGTTAGTCTTCCATGAACTCTGACTTCTCCGTTTCTATATACAGTGATTCTCGCCTTATTATCGGTAACTATATCTAAATGACTGCTAGTAAGGGTACCAATAATACCAGTTTCTGATTTAGAACTACCTATACCTAAATCAACACCGTTTTCTCTGATTCCTAAAGCTAGTTGTGGGCTGTCGTTGTTGATGCCTATTTTATTTTGATCACTGCTAATATAAAAGAATTCTCCGAATTCTCCATTACCTGCAACCTTTAATGTTTTAAGTGTACCAACAGTTTTTAAATTACTTTTTACAACCGTATTTCCTAATTCGTATAAGGACAAAACTGTAGTATTTGAAATTTTATAATTTTGATCCTCATCGAGATCTATTGATAAATCGGAATAGATGCTTTCTTTTTTATAAAATAACCCTTTATTTTTTCTGCCGTCGGACCAACTAAATCCTTTATTTTCTAATTCAGAAAAACTATTAGCTGTTATTTTAACAGCCGATGTTCCTTCTACATTAGCAACAGTGATTTTACCGTTGGTTATAAGCAAGGTATCTTGTGTAGCTAAATCAGATATACCTTGACTGCGAAATTTCAGGGGTTCATAAACGTTTAAGGCCATAGAAATACTCTCTTTTGGAGTATTTATCCATGGCCTTACTTATTTCACTGTACTTTTAATAGTATTGTTTCTTCGTTTATTCTACCATTCATTTTAGTATCTGTAGCTTTTATGTCCTCGAGAAACTTACGTAGTGCTACTTTACCAGCTGATTTAAACTCTTTTAGTTGGTCTGCGGGCTTTCTAAGTGTTTTTTGAACACTAAGAGTCTCACTGAATCCAGTAATACTAGCACCCTTAACACCAAGTTCGTTAAAGTCGGCAGCTACATATTTGCCTAATTTACGAGTTTTAGTATTATAAATCCACAATTCTTTGGAACCAATAATATCAGCAGGATTAATACTGACCAATTTCAAAGGTTCGTCAGACTTTTTATATTTGAGTTTAGCAACAATCTTGTCAGCAGGCACTACTTTTTTAGCACGTGGCTTACGATTGATTTTACTTTCTTGCATGAGCATAGTACATGCAGAATTTACTTCTGCGTAAAAATCAATAAGCTTTCGAATTTGTTTTTTACTGCGATGACTATACGCTTCACGTAATTGTTCGTCGGCTTGTCCACTAGCTAGTTCTTCTAGTTCAGCAAGATTGCCCGAGTAAAAGTCTCGGATGATACGTGCGTGAGCAGCTTTGGCATCTTTACCTTTTAGCAAGTTAAGAACTTTGAAAGCTTTTGGATCGAACGTTTCTGGATCTTCGTTCCAATTTTCGATAGCTGTTTCAATATCTTCCGTCATTGACATAGCAACTTCGCGAAGTCTATCTTGAATGCTAGGCTGTATCGTTGTAGTTTTAGCAATATCGTCTGTTACTTCTTCAACGTCATACGTGCCCTCACCTATAACTTTATTAACTTGAGCTAACAACCAATCCGCAGTGTTTCTGCCGTGATTAAAATCAGCTCGCTGTTCGGGCATACCCTTCAGTAAGCATGAAGCAATAGTTCCCATGGTAAGATGACTGCGCCAGTCTTTAGTACGCTTAAACGACGCTATAATGCTTTTGTCCACGCCTTTTTGCGTTAACCATTTAATAACTTGAGGCTTTAGTTCTTTGCCACCGTATTCGGAACGGTAGTATAAAGAACTGTTATGAAAATGTGCATAAAACTTGTCAATGTCCCAACTTTCACTACCTTCCCAATTTGGGCTAGTATCTCGTTTGGATTTAGAAGTTGCGGATTTTACAACGACTTTTTTAGCTTTAACGCGAGCCATAATCACTCCTAGTTGTTAATTGTGAGTAATTATAGCACGGTTGGGTCTTTTTTGTCAACCTGTTCTTTCGGCATCTCGGCTGGATTCATAATGGTATGCCTTAACCATTTAGCAATACCCATGGAAATGTAAAACCTCATTATTAGATTGTTAACAATTAACAATCCAGCAATGATTATAATCATTCCAAGAGTTAGTAAGAAAGCACTATTAACAAAGTTAATAGCGGATATTACAGCAGAATAATCGTTCATTTTTTAAACTTATAGAAAAACCCGAACATGAGCTATGCATCAGAGGTCCGGGCCGTGTTAATCGAATTACTTCTTTTTTGGTTCGTCTTTTGGTGCCTTAACTACAGGCTTTTCAACTTTCGGCATTTCTTTAGGCTGCTTTTTACATTCAGTTTTATCTGCGTTTTTAGCATCCTTACAGTCAATTTTTGCTGACTTTGGTACACGAACTTCATAAGTCTTGCCATCGACTTTTACATTCTTATCTTCACCTGATACAGCGAAGGTTGCTGCTGTGGCTAATACAAGTGCTGTGATCATTTTCATAGCGGTCTCCTTTGTTGAATATTTATTAAGTCCAAAGACTTTCTCGGACTTTGATAAGACGAATCATCATCTCTTCATCCTCCTTATTGTATGCTGCTTCAATTTCTCGACTCTTATCTAAGGCAGTGTTACACATTTCAGCTTCTTCCGGAGTTTTATCATCCATGTCCAGTAAGTGATATCCTTTTTCACGACGCATTTCGCAGTAGTCACTCCACCCGCTGGCATCGTACATATCGGGACGTGTTGGATAAATTTCCTTCCACCAAGTGTACAGTTCGTAAATTTCTCGAGCAGCCTTAGCTTGATAAGTGGGCTCAGCTAAATGCTTTTCACCCTCTTCGAGAAACTCTACAGTGGTTAGCTCCATTTCCCATTTTAAATGGGCAATGCCTGCTTCTGGACAACGCCATTGACGGAACCAACGACGCCACCAAGGATATCCAAATGTCTTACGAGCATCGTCGTCCCAAACACAGTGTGTCCACGCTTTCTCTATTTCAACAAAATCCACAAGCTCGTTGAAAAGACAAGGCAAAAAGCGATTGCCCACATCACACCAATTACCTGGCGCAATATCTCTGGGATGGGCAGTAAGGGAATTAGTGCGAGTAACCCAGCGATTATTAACGTAATACCTAATATCATTTATTCTTTCCGGAATCCAGCACCAAACGTCTTGAATATGGTCTAACCCTTCTTCGGCCAGCCACCAACGGATCGGATATTTCTCTTTAGCGGCTTTTTCCCATTCTCTCCATTCTTTTCCGGTACCACATTTTAGTTTGGTAGTACCGCGAATCCAATCGGCAAATTTACTACAAGTCCAATAATTTCTCATTCGTTTTTACTTCCAAAAAGATGTAATAGGTTAAGGAATATGTTAATAAAATCTAAGTACAAAGTCAAGGCTCCGGCTACCTCAGCATTGCCATTGTTATCATAGCTAACCATTTCACGAATACGTTGTGTATCATAAGCGGTTAGCCCCAAAAAGATTATGATAGCCAACGCACTGATTACAGTAGTCATTACACTACTACCCACAAAAATATTAACAATGCTAGCGATACAAATAGCAATTAGTCCTACAATCAAAAATTGTCCGAAACTCTCTAAACTACGTTTTGTAAAATAACCATAAAAGGTCATACAGCCAAAAAGTATAGCTGCGCTCATAAATGACATAACAATACTAGCACCGGTATAGATTACAAAAATAGCACTGAAACTTAGTCCCATTAATACAGAAAATACCCATAGTAGCATAGTGGCCGTATCTTTGCTAAGGTCTTCCATTTTAAAACTAAAAAATAAAATGAATCCAATGGGCGCCAGCATAATCAACCATTTTAATGGCGTTCCGAAAAACAGTGCCATCATCATGGGTGTATTGCCTACTATGAAACTAGTAACCATACTAATCAAAACGGCTATCATCATATTTTGATAAACACGTATCATTGCTGAATTGACTTCAGCAGCACTTTTATAAGTTGTAACAAACATTATGTGTCTCCTTTAATTCTGTGGTAATTGATGAAATCTACTTAAAAAGCTTTCTGTGTAACAACTAAACTCTTTAGGTTCATCGTACTCACTATCGATTCTACGATAATGAACCCACATGTTACCTTCTACTTCAACTTCATTAATAACTTGAAATCTTCTACCATCCGCACTTTGCCATAGTGATCCTTGTGTTATCATAAGTAACTCCTTTGTTATGATATATTATATCTTTTCTCCTACTTCGAAACCTCTGAAATGAAGAAATCTTGGAAATCTCAAACTATAACTGCCATCTTGATTTTGGGTCACGGCGTCTGCTCTTACTTCAACAATTTTTCCAAAAAGAGAACTCCGTGAATTCCAAAAAGTATCGCGATCAGAGTCGCTAAAACCGGAACCAACGTTAACCCTGATGTGCCTAGCGTCGTCATTACCCTCACAGACAAGAGCACCAAGCCGTCCCACATTCCTTCCAGTACCTTCTTCAACATCTGTGACCTCCAATGAAACTTCGATAAATGGTTTTAATTTTAACCAACTAGTAGTACGTTTACATTCATAAGGAGCCAGGGGATCCTTGATCATAATACCTTCGTAATTATTTTCAATAGCAGATTTGTTATACATACGAAATAGATTTTGTCCTTCATCTGTATCTAAATCTACAATAGCTTGATCTAAGCACCGTACATATGACATCGACTTGTTAAGCTTATTATTATACCAGTTGTGCAACCAGCTACTACGGTCTCTTTGGATCGTATTAAAAATACCTGATTCAAAAGCTGACAACGGTAAAATATCGAATAACCACAAGACTGCATCATTAGCCGCAACATTGTCTTTACGATGAACCTGTTTCATTAGGTCCTGGAAACTTGAACTCATAACTTCACCGTCAAGCACCATTGGTTCTGTAAATGTATTGGCGTTTAGTGCAAGTTCTTCTTTGATGTGTTCAAAGTTTACAAGCTCTTTGCCATTCCGGCTAAATTGAAGAACACGACCATCTGGCCAAACAACAGTAATAACACGCACACCATCCAACTTGACTTCCACCAATTTTTTACCTGTAAGTTTTCCTTCATGATTAGCACTATCGTGAGCAAGCTGGCAGCTGAAAGTAGGTATAATGTAATCTGCATATTTTTTCTCCACTACTTTGTTAATTGTTTTTTCACTTACACCACAACGTAGGTCTTTAATAAGAATACGACGATACCAATCATTCCATTCATTCTTTTTAGCAATAGTAAGACAGAGTTCAATAGCGTCTTTAGCATCGTGACCGGTAAGTTCACGTTTCGCTAATTTGTCTGCCAGATCTTCAAACACTTCCCAAGGTAGTCCTTGGCCGTCTGGACCGCTATGGCTAGGAACTTTTTTAACACCAAATGTGACCATTGGATCTAGTGCTAGGCGAACGCCTTTAAAAAATTCGTCATTACCTTGTTCAGCTTGTACCAAAATAATGGCTTCCTTGTCTAAACGACTATTATGTGTTTCTAATGCGGTGATAACATATTGGCAAGGATCGGACATAGTTTTTGTATATGATTAGTTAATACGCTGATTATACTTGAATTTGTTTAGTATGTCAAGTAATCTGAAGTTTTAAATGGTTTGCCAATTTTGGCATAGGGTAAGTAATATATTACTTTCTTTTTAAGTTTTTTGATTATAGGATGATTATGATCGAAATTGAATGTTCTCAGATATCTAAGGTAGCTACTTCTTTTACATCGATTAGCTTGATTACTGTCTAGATATTTTTTGGATTTCGACCAATTCGTTCCAAATTTATCATATAATTCACAGGCTATGTTAAAAGCATAAGCACCAATTTCGTCTGGGTGTCCGTAATAGTTTTGATTACGTCTTTGTGTGATCAAATGGGCTGTACTTTGATATCCAGGAATGGTTTTCCAATTTCTAGTTCTATACTGTCTCATATGTATGATTTCATGCAGTATAGTATCAGCGAAAACCTCGCATATTCTGTGCCAACGATACTGGGTGATTTTTAAGTATTCGTCCCAAATGAAATAACTAAACACTATTTCAATAAATCGTTTTTCGTTTTCTTCATCTTCGTCACCATAATAACAGCCGCCTATATAAATGATACCGTGCTCTTGTTCGGCAGTGCGTACCATTTTAGTTTTGACTGGAAGATATTTTTTGGTTTGATTTGCGAGAATACTGTGTATTTTTTCAATAGTAAGTACCTGCCCTACTATGCGTTTTCGGGCACCGTTGAGGAAACCATAAAGTGTAGATCGATCCAGTTTGGACCAATCAAATACTGCTTGGGCCATAGTCTGCTCCTACATATATTTATAGCAGACTATGTAACCTAATTATATACGCATATTATCTTTTAGTGATAATTTCGTCAATTAGTCCATATTCTAATGCTTCTTGGGCACTCATGAACTTATCACGTTCCATGTCAGCAAGCAACTGTTCGTAAGTCTTGCCCTTGCTATTATGATTAACATAGAGTTCAGTTAAGCTCTTTTTCATTTTAAGAATTTCTTCAACTTGAATCTGCATGTCTGTAGCTTGTCCACGAGCACCACCGCTAGGTTGGTGAATCATGTGCCTAGCATTAGGAAGCATACGCCGCTTACCAGGAGCACCGGAGGTAGCCAAAAGACTGCCCATAGAACAGGCCTGGCCGATAACAATAGTAGCAACATCGGGTTTGATAAATTGCATTGTATCATAAATCGCCATACCAGCGGTAACGACACCGCCAGGGCTATTAATAAAAAACTGAATGTCATCATTGCCTTGACTTTCTAAAAATAATAGCTGTGCTACGATTATACTGGCGCTGTGTTCGTTAACATCAGTGTCTAACATAACAATACGATCTTTAAGTAGACGACTATAAATGTCATAGGCACGTTCGCCACGTGCTTCTTGTTCTACAACCATTGGTACTAAATGTGGCATATATTTCCTTTATCTGATAACCTGTTTTGATTGTGATCCGATCTTATATAGTTCTCGACCTCTTGCTCTTATTTGAGTTACTGCTTCTTGTGGATCGGAATTGAACCATTGTTTAACTTGTTCTTCTGTAATTCCTTGTTCTACAGTCATTGTATAAATTTCATAATTACGTTGACTGTTTATTCTTGCTCTCATTAACAAAGAATTTAAATTAAAAGGCCGTTCTAATGGTTCTCCTTTTAATGCTTTAATCATGTTACGTTTTTCTATGACAGTCACATCTTGACAAAATTCTAAACCATACATATCCCACATAAAAAGAAATACGTGAGGAATGCGTTCATCATTTTCCAAGTTGTTGTCTGAGTTCTGCATTTTCGTCCTTTAGACGTTTAATTTCCTCAACAAGATACATTAGTAGATTTTTAAAATTCTCTGCTGTAGTCTCTGCTTCTTTAATAAAGTCAATTTCTTGTTCCATATATTTTTCCTATTCTTTAGTGAGTGAACTTAATTGTTTATAACCTTTGTATGTCGGATGTACTTTATCTTGGGAAAGTTCTGGAATAATGATAAAAGTATCGCCGTAGTACCTGGCAATTTTTTTAACTAATTCTTGTTTTTCAGGTTTTATAGCCGGAACAATCCAGAAGATATGATCAGAGTTTACAAACGATCTTAACGCTACTAGTTCAATCTCTGTGTTAAGATTTTTATAATCATTACTGCCTAAACTGATAATAGTAGTTTTTGCCGGAACAATTTTTTTAACAAATCGATCATTCCAATCTCTACTATTAATACCACTTTGGACATAAGCAACACATTCTTTTCTTATGTCGCTTATACCCTTAGCAATACTATCACCTAGTATTAAACAATCTAGCACATTAGGCTCCGAAATGATTTTTAAGAACTTCTAATTTATCTTCATATTCGGCGATATGTGCTATTTCATTCTCCATAGCTGTCATCCAATCTGTGTGATCGTGAATAGCTATAGGATTGTTTAACATAACTTCTACATTCATTCGATGCTTTTCAATATGACTTTCAAAATGTAGCTTTGCTGCTTTTACTAATTGATCTTTCATTTTATACCTCCACGTATTTTAGTTTAAAGTTATCTGCACGTTCTTCATATCCATCGTATCCACGAGGATTACAAACAATGCGAGTAGTACCAATCATGTAGTCAAAGTCTTCATGTGTATGACCATGAGTCCATAATTTAATTTGCCTACGATCCAAAATGAAGTTATCTAAATTAGTGCTGTAAGCACCATTCATAGTAAATTCGGACTTGTATCGAGGATGCGTACTGGCCTTACTAGGTGCGTGATGTCCGACTACTACTGTAGGCAGGTCTGGGTGTAGAGCCAATACCTCATCCAATCCTTTAAGAAAAGCTCGATGATCTTCTACACTGTCCTCGGGTCGAAACTGAGCAGGTCTTTCTTTAAAAGAAAACGCATCTACTTCATCTTTAGTCAAGTCAGGCACACGATATGAAACTGTCTTATTAGAGTTTTGTACGCCTCTGTAATCATTCATACAGTATGCCATCTCACGCAGAGTTTTTGGATCTTCATTATTCATGTCTGTCCATAGTGTACCACCAAAGAACAGCACACCATTAATGATACGCCACTCTTTGTCTAAGAAATGAACATTACTCATTTCACCGACTACAGTACGAATTACACTAGCAGATTCCGCATAGTCACCGTGATAGTGTTCATGGTTACCCATGATTAAAATAACCTGTGGGAATCTTTCACTACAACGTTTTAAGAAGTTGTAATAACGCTCTCCACGAGCTAACATACTTGGAGTAGCTGCCATAATCTGCTCGTCCACGTAACTGAAGTTTTTAACATCTTCAGCCACAAGGATATCTCCACCGAGGATCAGCACATCGGCATTTTCATCATTGTGTAGGTCCAAATCTCCAAACTCAAGATGGACATCACTGGTTACTGCGATTTTCATTTTTTTACCTTTACATAATTTAATCTGGTTTCTGCTTTTTTAGTAAGCCAATTTTGATTATTATCTTTTACTTTAGCAGACACAATCTCTACTCTATTTTGCCTGATTGGAAATTTGCTGAACCAGCTGGCCAGTTTATTGTCAACAATGGCAAGAATATTATAAGCATCATAATTCTTCGAACGTTCACAATCTACAATAGTAGCTTCCAAATTCATTAACTTAGTTTCTTTACTGCCTAAGTAGTTGTTATCGCACTCTCTGATAATTTTAGTAATATCGTTACGCTTACGATCCCTTTCGTAAACGTGCGGTAAACAGGCAACAAATCCTAGTTTATTTTCATTCATTATTTCTTTGTTAAGTAAACTCAAAATCTCTTGTAAGAATTGATTTTCAGGTTGTGCTAACACACTAAACATAAGACGACGATAATATGTTCTAATATCTTCTGTTAACAAACGATCGGAGTCATTAGCTTCGATCACGGGAGGCAAGTACTGTGGATCAGCAGTTATTCGCCTTTCTTGATCCAAAGTCCAAATCATCAGTGTTTTGTTGCTATGTTTATAACCCATAGCTTTCCCATCATCAGTATATAACGTTTCGCTTTCTTTTTGATAGCATTGGTTGTAACGCTGAGCAGCACAGGCTAGTTCGAGTGCTCGCTGTACAGGAAAGTCCATGATTACTCCAAATTGGTTGATATTTTCTGTATTATACTATCAATTAAAATGGATGTCAACTATAATCTGAAGGTAATTCTACCTTTGGTTAGATCGTATGGGCTAACTTCTATTCGAACATTGTCACCCAAAATTACTTTGATTTTGTGTTGTTTAAGTTTACCGCCCATATAACAAATAAGTTCATGTGCAGTATCGTCTACTTTGACTTTAAAAGTACTATTAGGAAGAACATCGACGACTTCTCCGGTGAATTCTATCAGTTCACTGTTTTTAGCCATTTTTTGATATAACAATCGAATTGTCTTGAACTTTAATAGTCAATTGATCGCCTTCCTTCCAACCGTTTAAGTCTAAAATTTCTTGTGGTATTTTCATAAGTATGTTATCTGGATCCCCTTCAATTTCTTCGAATATTTCTTCTGATTTAAAAATAAGTTTCATTTTGATATAAAGTCTTTCTGTGAAGTATAAGTATAATTATATTTTTTGTCAATTAAAATGAATAACATAGAGCAGCAAATTTTACAAACAATTAAAGATATGAAGATCGGTAAAGACCAATCTATCACTATGCATTCAACTCTTAAAGAAGATTTAAATTTGGACAGTTTAAGCTTTACAGAATTGTTGATATCGTTAGAAGAACAGTTTGAAATCGAAGTGGACTTAGATGATCCAGAGTTACCAAAGCTTAATACATTAAATGATATCAATGAAGTTATCTCAAAATTAATCAGTCTTAAGTAATTTTATCACCCAATAAGTCGGGTCTATTTCCCACCAACGCTTTCCATAGTTGATGTTTGTAGGATCTCCGTGATGATTATTGTGCCAACTTTCCCCTAACGTAATAGGCCAAATCCAAACAATATTTACACTGTCGTCTTTAGTTTCGAGATTTCTATAACCTAGTTTCTTAATGTGAGTCACACTTGTTTGTATATTAAAAACTTGATAGGTAATGAATGCAGGTAGTATTACAGCATATAACCAAAGATTTATATCAATTAATAAAAAAGCGGCATGACTGATTAAAAAGATTTTAGCGTAATTTTTATGAAAGAAAATACAATCTTTGTCTTTAAGCAAATCTACAATATGCTTTGTATTATATTGTCCTTCCTTTAGTTTAAACATCCACCAGATATAACTGTGCCAAAACCCATGATGAGGGCTGTGAGGATCTTTATCTTCATCACTATATCTATGATGATAACTTCTGTGTATTGTGGCCCATTGAATAGGACTACCTTGTCCTGATAAATTTCCAAACCAAAGAATTATTATCTTTACCCATCTTTTTACTTTAAAACTTTTGTGACTGAACAATCTATGATAGCCGGCGCTTACTCCAATAATTTTAATACAAATGAAACCAATAATATAGTATGCCCACCAATAAGGAGTATAATCTACAAACAGATTATAAATGCTGTATAATCCTAAAATATGGATAGGAATCACACCACACCAAAGATTACTAAATGATATAATGTTTTTAAAAATTTGTTTCATTTGTGTTTCCAGGAATTCAATAAAGAGTCGTCGCCGTGATATATGATATGTTGCCAACAACTATCATCATCACTATTTGGGCAAGTTTGATATTTATAGTTGTTGGTATCAAACGTCAAGTCAGAATATTTTTTAAAATCTCTTATTAGCATACTTTGCCAATGGTTGTATTGTCTGCTTACAAATACTAATTTTGAATCAGTGTTATTTTGTAACCATTTAACTTGTTCTGACACCATTAAACAGATTTGAGGACTGACAAATTTAGTAATGGGAATTCTCTTTATTTTCCACATTCTATTCAAAATTCTATAAACTCTATCTGGCCAGCAATCTCTTCGTATAATACTGCTACAATGAGTAGGGTCTCCATTTTCGTCGAACGCTATACTAAAAGCTGCTGATCTTTCAAAAAGATACTTGTTGTAATTTACTGCTAATGGATCTGTTTTGTTATTGTGCTGATGTTGTCTTAAATTTTCGAAAAGTTTGTCTAAGTACGAGTCGGATCCCGGAGTCCAAATTTTAACACTAATCATGTTACTTCCAAAATAGCACTGGCTATGAGATAGTCTCGTTCGTGACTAAAACTAAGATGACAAGTTGGTCCTGCTAATTGTTCTTTAAACTGTACTGTTGGACGACCTTCGTGATTGGATTTAATTTTAATATTTTTCCAAGTTACTTTATCTCGTATTCCTTTTCCAAAAGCCTTGGCAATGGCTTCTTTTCCTGCCCATATTTTAGCCAAATATTGAAATTTTAATTTGTGGTTTTTGAATTCTTCTAATTCTTCATCTGTGCAAATACGCATTGCAATTTTAGTTAGTCGTAGATCGTTCATCATATGAAAACGATTTAAATCTACAATATCAATTCCGTGTCCTAATATCATACAGTAATTATACTTTTTTTAAATCTGTGTGTCAATAGCCTGGTAAATACACCGGAGGATATTATGTTTATAGGACACATTAACGACTTAGAAATCGGCCAAGCCAAATCGATTGAAGTTCTTGAAAACAAAAAAGTTTTAATCAATGAAAATGGTGTATACAAAATAGGTAGTAATATTTGCCCTCATCAAAATAGCAGAATTATTTCCGGAACACGTACAGAACTTAGATGCCAGTACCACGGATGGTCGTGGAATATGGATGGATCACCTAAAGATTCAGGTGCTAGTACTATGTGTAATAAGCAAAAATTACATATGAAAACAGCGTATGAATATAAAGGTCTTTTATTCGAAGAAGAATTAGATTTTTCAATGCTCGAAGAATTAAGTTTTGAAAATTTAAGATTAGAAGAATTTAGAATCGATACGGTTAATGCTGATCCAAAAATTAGTATGGATATATTTTTAGACGTCGATCATATTCCAATCGTTCATAACGGAGTCTATGATTTATTAGGAATCGAAGGTAAAGCAGATGTTAAATGGAGTTATGCAGACTGGGGAAGTATGCAGACTGTTAGTGACGAATCGGGAAAAGTTATTGCTCGTTGGATCGCTATCTATCCTTATACTATGATAGAGTGGCAAGATAAAGCATTGTTTATAACACGGTCTTTCAATGAAACACAAATGGCAGTATGGAAATATAAAGATATAACCGAGTCAGAAGAAAACTATAGAACTAATGAAAGTATGTGGGAAAATGCATTTTCACAAGATAAAGCTCAAGCAGAGCAAATGGTAAGATTTCCTTCTGCTAATTTAGAAGAAGCCAAAATTCATTACAGAGAGTGGTTAAGTAAAAAATGAAATTGTTGTATAATGATTACATGCGTAGTTCAGGAAATGGGTCAACTTGGTCAGTAGAAATAGACCCTCCTACTAGATCAGTTAAAAGTTATTTCGAAGAAACTAAAATTGCTTGTGGGTTAATATATGAGCAAAGAACTGCTCCTTTACAACTATGTTATAGTGGAGGCCTTGATAGTGAATATGTTCTAAGTACGTTATTATACTTAGGCATACCAGTAGAAGTATTCATTATGAATACTCAATACAATTATCATGAAACCAAATATGCATTTAAATTTTGTGAATCAAAGAACATTACTCCTACCATAGTTGATCTAGATTATGATAAATTTGTAGAATCTGGTAAACTAATAGAAATAGCAGAATCCATGTGTTGCGCACAGTGGCAAATACCTGCTAATATGTGGCTAGTGGAACAATTAACAGGTACAGTTATAATTGGTAATGATCCTCCACATATGAAGTTAAACAAAGAAGATAATCTTTGGTATCTCGATGAAGAGGAAGTTATTCATAGTCAATTTAATTTTTGGAGAAATCGAGATATACTTGGAACACCTTTTCTGTTAAGCTATACTCCTGAATTAATGTTAAGTTTTTTATTAGATCCGACTATGGAAAAATTAGCTAATCATGGATTTCCAGGTAAATTAGGAACTAACAGTACTAAAGTTCATGTGTTTAATAGAGACAGCAATTTTAATTTAGAACAACGTGTTAAACAACACGGATATGAAAATGCTGAAAAAAGTTTGATTTTTAATCATCCTGACATTCAAACTGTGATTAGTTGGAAAGATCGCTGGGGCGGAACTAGCGACCATCAGTATCATACTGTAGTAGAAAAACTCAGTTCGGGAAAATCTTCTAAAGCTTTTTCAGTATGTCCTTCAAATTCTTAATATATGAATCAATTAACTAACCAAGAAGTTCTTTCAATATTGCCTCATCGTTATCCATTTCTGATGATTGATAAAGTTATCGAATACTCCGACACAGATCTAATAGCAGTGAAAAATTTCACAATCAATGAGCCATATGTACAAGGACATTTTCCAAACAATCATATAATGCCAGGTGTAATGATGGTAGAATCTATGGCACAAGCCAGCACAATTTTAGGGTTCAAGTACATAGAAAAGAATGCAACTATGGAACAAATTTTGTCACAATTTTCTGGAGGATTTTTGTTTGTAGCTGCTGATGAAGTGAGATTTAAACGAGTTGTGCATCCTGGAGATCAATTAAAAATATTTTCTAAATTGACTAGATGTGCTAGAACTTTATTTGAATTTGAAACTAGAATAGAAGTTGATAGGATTATAGTTGCTTCGGCCAAGTTAAAAGCCACTGCTGGTATTTAATATTAAATAGCTATATAGGAGGACGTATGGATTTAGAAAATTGGACACCATTGACTACGCAAGAAATAGAAAAGAAATTTATTGGAATGATTAATGACTATCTAAAATTAAATTTAGAATATCCTGTAGATCCAAATCTTTCTTTAAAAGATTTGAGATTAGTTGGGGATACGAAAGTTATTGAACAATTACAAGATGTTGATGAAGAATCATTAGAAATTATAAAAAAGAATTTTGAAATCGATAGCATAGATATATTGGAATTAGTAATTCAGATCGAAGAAGAATTTGGCGTAGTAATTGACGATAAAGATGTGGCCACTCTACTTAGATGGGAAGATCTTATTGGTTATATAGCAGATAGTCAAGACCCTAAAAAAATGAAACAAAAATGAAACCTGTTTATATAGTTGATTATGCAGTAATAGATACAATAGGATTTGATATAGAATCGAACTATAAAAATCTTACTCTATTAGCTAAAGGTCCTCAGACCTGCACTAGATACGATGTAACAGAGTATCCTCACATACTCTGTACTAAAGGTTATGAAATTTCTCAGTATGATGGACGTAATATTTTTTCAAAGTTGCATAACGATTTATCTGATCAGTTATTATCGAAAGCTACTATTCCATCAGATTCTGCCGTAATAGTGAGTGCGTTTGCTCATTCAGGCAACGAAGTAAGAAATGATTTTGATAACTCATTCCGAGGCGGAATGAGCCGATTTAGTCCTACAAAGCTTTTTCTAAATAATAATGATTTAATGAGTGCTAACATAGCGAAAAAATTAAAATTAGAAGGATTCAGCTCTGGGGTAATGGCAGCGTGTAGTTCTAGTATGTTCAACTTACACTATGCTTTCACTTGCATACAATCAGGAGTGATTTCGTCCGCTGTAGTTGGAGCTATAGAAACTCCAATACATCCTTCTGTGCAATATTACTGGCAATGTACTAGTGCAATTTCTACTCGAGATGGAGGAATCTGTAAACCATTTGATAAGAACAGAGATGGGTTTGTTCAAGCCGAGGGAGGAACATTATGGTTAATATGCGATGAAGAAACATTGAAAAAATATAATTTAACTCCTAAAGCTAAAATTCTTTCTATAGTGCTGTCTTCTAAATGCTATGATACTGCTACTATGACTGCTCACGATAAAACAGGAAAGAGTCAAATTGATACAATTAATAAAGCACTAACTATTGCAAATAAAAAATCGGAAGATATAGCTTTTTTTAATGCACATGCTACTAGTACTTTGATAGGAGACGATATTGAATTAGACGTTTTTCAGCAAAAATTTAAAGACGTTGATATTCCGTGTGTTAGTTTTAAAGGTTATATCGGCCACACTATGAGTGCAAGTGGTATGGTTGAATCTGCTTACGGATTAGAAGCATTAAAAAATCAGTATCTGCATCCAAACTACGATTTAACAGATCCAATAAGCGACGATCCTAGATTAATTACAAAAGCGATTCCTATCAAAGGAGATACATTTATTAAAGCTTCTTTTGGGTTTGGGGGCAGAACTGCTATAGCAGTATTTCAAACAATTTAGGTTTCAATATATGTACAATCATACTTCAGATACAAATACTGACCCGAGACATTTGTTGCGGTTGAAAATGGAAAAAATCGATGGATCAAGTTTTATGACAGACGGACCTCCGGCTGGTTACGACTTACCTACCGAATACATTGAAAAAATGAAAGTTATCAGTGAAAAGTATAAACCCATACAATGGCTACCGTTGGATATACCTAAAATTGATATAGGCGATCCTAAAGAATTTTTAGAAATTTACGATAGTCAACGTTATCCTGTTGTAAGAATTAAACCTGATGTAGCAGAACCATGGAGTAAGGAAGATCATCCTTTTAAGCAAGATAGTAGCTGGAATAAAGCAGCATTTAATGGTCTTCATCTATATCAAAATCCTATGATTGATCTTAAGCTAAGTACCTTTTACGGAAAAGTTTATCTTGGAGATATTCCTGTTTTCAAAAGGATTATTGAACAAGTGCATGATTATATTCCTCATCACCCTTTTATCAGTATATTCATCTGGGAAAGTTTATCGACTATTATTCCTCATAGGGATGCCGCATCATATTGGAAATGTCCTACAGATTTTAGATCTATGTTATATGATGAAAATGATAAACCTACTTTGTATGTAGCAGAAGACGGATCAGATGAACCAATCTATATTGACCTTCCTGAGGATACTAATACTTTTTGTTGGAGCAATGGAAAAATGGTTCATGGATCTGATTATCATGGAAAAAGAAAATTACTACTAATTATGACAGGAATACAGCATACAAGAAAATCTGTAGAGTTGTTTGATCGCAGTATTGCAAAGTATAAAGACAAATTAAATTATAAATTAGAAATGTAATGGATCTAAGTATCTTACAAAAAAAAATTGAAGAGGCGAAAGTCTCTCAATTTGATTATTCAAAATTAAACACTAGTTACACAAAACTAGGTCCTTCCTTGCATAAAAATGCAAGTTTTATTCAGGCTTCATGGTCACCCGAGATACCTATTTCTGAATCTTATCTAAAAAAAATAAAGTTATTAGAAGAAAAATATGAATCTATTTTTTGGTTACCTTTAGATATACCTAAAATTCAAATAAGCGATTGGAAACTTTTTTTAGAAATTTGGGAAAGAGAAAAAATACCTATTGTTAAAAAAAACGATCCAGATTTTATTCAAGAATTTTACGGAATGCATATTGCATCTAACCCATTAATTGACTTTTACTGTCATGATTTGTACGATTCAAAAGGTAAGATGATAGAAAATCAAATTTCGGAAAAAAGCGGATTTACTCAAGGAAGAGACAATATAGGTTTATACACTAAAAAACTTTATAAAGATAGATTTTTTAATTCTTTAGTTAGTAATATTATGGCAACTTTTCCTATTAGTGTTATTAATACTATATCTATATTCGAAGTTATGAATGATGTAGCACCTCATAGGGAGGAAACTTGGTACTGGAAATGTCCTACTGAATTTAGAATAAATCTTTATGATGAAAATAAAACCCCTGTATTTTACGTAACGGATATCGAAAGCGGTGAAACGAGATATATAGATCTACCTCAAGATACAAACAGTTTTTGTTGGAGTAATGGAACTAAATTATACGGGGGTGATTATCACGGAAAAAAGAATTTTCAAATAGTTGTTAACGCGATATGGGATACAGCAAAGTTAGATAATTTGCTAAGTACAAGTTTAAAAAAATACGGATAAAATGGAATACTGGAAATATTTAGAATTAGATAATGTAGAAAAGATTCAAGAAAAAACTTTAACGTTTATTCGAGAAAAAACAGATTTTATGGATAAATCTAAATATAAAGGTCCATATATTAATTTGCCCTTTTTCGATTACAATAAGGATGTTCCAGAGCTTCAAGAAAGTTTTTTAAATTATGGGTTGTATGTCACTGGTATTCATATATTTTTAATGTGGAATAACACCGATTGTATTCCCCATAAAGATTATACAGATGCCATTGGTAGAGTGAATATCCCTATATTAAATTGTCAAGGATCTAAAACCATATTTTATAAAAATTTAAAATCTAAAAGATTAATGTTGCCTACTAGGTCTCCATTTTATATGACTATAAACAAAGATTACGAAGAAGTTGGCGGAGTTGAAATAGATCGTCCTACTATTGTCAGAATAAGTGAAGGACATACCGTAGTAATGAATGATAAAAGTTTTCCTAGAATTACACTTACTGTTTCAACAATTCCTGATGTAGGATTATTATTGGACGATTAAATTTCGCTATCTTCCAAAGCAAAATCAATTCCGTATTGATTCGTTATAATTTCAAAGTAATTCCAAATAAATTCGTTCTCCTCCTTAGAGTAAAAATTATTAAATTCTTCTTTACTTTCAAAAATTACAGAACTATATAATATTGTTCCTTGAGGTTGTTCGACAAATTTAGTTTCCTTTCTTATAAATCCAGGAACTATATACAATGCATTTAGATAAGGTTCATACATCGAATGTGAACGTATATCTCGTATGAAATTCAATAACCGTTCTTTATCTGATGCATCTCTTGACTTTAAAATTGCAGTTCTGCTAAACATAATTTTCCTTTAATCTTCAATTTTAAACGCTGTTCGGAATCCAATTCTTATAGGCCACGACCTATTTAATATCATATTTTTTTGATAATCATATTTTGGAATAGAATTCGACTCTAATACATGTTCAGTTATATAGTGATATTTAGATAAATTATAATCTTTTTTGAAATTTTTAGAAAATCTAAGAAGTCTATCTATTCCTCCAATCGAACGTACACCCAAGTGTTCTGCATTATAAGCAAAATGCCATCTATTTAATTTTCTTTTATTTTCCATTTCGTCGAAAATAATTTGATCAATGTCTTTAAACATGTCGATCATTTCAGTATTATTAATTAAAAATCCTCTATTTTCGAATAAATGGTGTGCCCAACACCATGCCGGTGCCGTAGAAAATTCTTTCAAGATTATTGCCCCTACTAGATTATTTTTGTTAAATATTCCAACATTAAAAAATAACTTATCGTTTAACATTGTTTCTGTAGACTGTATTAAGTAGTCTTGATACTGATGATCGGTATATCCGTTAAATACTTGAGGGTTTTTAACAAATAAATTTTTTAAAATACTTTGGTCTTCTTTTTGTAAAATTTTAATATTAAACATGATAACTTACTTATCATGTTCAAAAAAAAAATAATTTAATTAGGAAAATGTATGTATATAAGAAGTTATAAGTTAGTATGTCAAGGTCAACCTAAAATGGATCGATTTCGAATAGTCACTACACAGGGGTTAAAATTCAATCAATTAATGAAAAATTACAATGTTAAATTTCAAGGGTTTGTTGAAGCACGTGATGATCACTATGATAACGAACGTTGGGAAATTACCACTGTATGGGAATCAAAGTCAGATTGGGAAAAAGCTATGCAACATCCTATGCGAAAAATGTTCTGGTCTCGATTCGAAATGGAGGCGTTAAAGCATGATATTGATTTGACTATAACAGACAGTCTCGGTGAAACAATTAAACCTTTAGAAATTTAAGGAATATGATATGGAAAAATTTATAAAAATACTGACAGTAACACAAACTGCTCCTGATATCGATGGCGAAATTAATGTGATAAAAACTTTAGAGACATCTGTTGCATGGCACCAATTATATTACTGTCATCCTCATCCATCTAATTATATCGACAATGTTACAGTTAATTTAAGTGAAGATAAATCGTATGCCGAGTTTCACGCTGATCATAATTCTTTGGAAACATATAACGACTGGTTTAAAACATTTGGAGAAATTTCAGAAGAGTTATATAAAGAATGTATCGATGAGTTAGAAACTGAAGGACTAATATTCGAAAGATTCTTTTCTGATGTAGATAATGCTCAATTAGAAGTGTTAGGCAATCATGCTCAACCTTTGAAAAATTTTATAAGCAAAATTTAATAGATGTTAAGAATTATCGATGTTCTTCAAGTTATTGTAAAATATAATCTTGAGGAACATCTATTTCAAAATTCAAATTTCAAATTACTTTCAATCGCAAAACTTTCTTTTAAGAATCTATTCGGCATAACAACTCCGCACGGAACTTTTGAATATCGATTACGTTGTGCGCTAGAGGAACTAGGACCAGTTTTTATCAAATTTGGACAAATGTTATCATCTAGACCTGATTTAATTCCTGCAAGTATTGTTAAAGAATTAAAATTTCTTAGAGAGTCAGTAAAGCCTTTTTCTGAACATGATGTAGAAAAAATAATAGAATTAGAATTAAAAAACTCTACAGAAAACATATTTAAAAAGTTTGATAAATCTCCTATTGCTGCGGGTAGTGTAGCGCAAGTTCATTATGCTGAACTACACACTGGTGAGTTAGTTGCGGTTAAAATATTAAGGCCTAAAATAGAATGTATTATTAAAAAAGACATAAAGTTATTTAGAAATATTTTACAATTAATTTTTTTGTATAATAAAAATTTAAAAAAAATTAAGATAGAAAAAATTTTAGATGAGTTATCAAATAGTTTAATGTTAGAACTAGATTTATTGATAGAATCTGATCATATGAAAAAGTTTGCATCTAATATGAAACATGTTTCATATGTATGTGTTCCTAAAGTATATGACAAATATAGTACAAAAACTATTTTAGTGATGGAAAGAATGTTTGGAATTCCTATTGATCAAAAACAACAACTTATTGATCAAGGTGTTGATGTTAGGATAGTAGTTCAACAAGGTGTCGAAGTAATGATGTTACAACTATTCCGAGACGGATTTTTTCATGCAGATCAACATCCCGGAAACTTATGGATTAAACCTGATGGATCTCGAATTTATTTAGATTTTGGAATAGTTGGGTCTATTACAGAGGCAGATAGAAAATCATTATTGCAAATTCTTTTCTTTTTATATTCTAAAAATAATAAAAAAACGATTGAAAAATTAATAGATGCCGGATGGTTAAACAAAAATCAAAACTTAGACCAATTAGAAGTCGATTTAATTGATATAGCACAGCTATTTGTTAATCGAAAACAAAAAGATTTTTCAATTGGTAATGTATTAAATAAATTTTTCAATTTAGTAGAAAATTATCAAGGCAATGTGCCTTATCAATTTACATTATTGGTAAAAACAATTTTAGTAACTGAAGGTATAGTAAAGCAACTAACACCTGATCTAAATATTCAAAGTATAGCAGAGCCGGTTCTTTTAAAGTTTTTTACTAAATCTTTTACTTAAGAGAAATCCTATATAACCCTCTATATCTATTTCCCACCAACGATGTTGAAGTATCAATCGTCCAGGATGAGCATGATGATTATTGTGCCATCCGAACCCCATACCTAACCAACCTAACCATAAATTATTCGTAGTTGCATCGTCTGTAGAAAAATTTCTATAACCTGATCTATGACACCAATAGTTAACTGCACCTAGTCTAAAAAAATCCACACAGTAGGCCAAACAGTACATCATGAAGTACACCGGATCAATCAAAACAAGTGTAAAACAAAATGTAAAAATTATTTTATAATGATGTCTATGAAAGAAAAGATAAAACGGGTCACGCAACATCTGTACAGCTAATTTTTTAGCATACTTGTCTTGTAAATATTCTTGTTCGTTATTTCCCTGAGGAAATGTCCAAGCATAGAATACGTAGAACCAACTGTTATACATTGGACTATGAGGATCGTTAACTTTATCTGCTCTAAGATGATGAGCTTTATGCTGTATGACCCAAAATGTCACTGGACCAATAGCGCCTAAAGTAGATAAAAATCCTAATAGCCATTTTACAGGTTTATAGGTTTCGAACTGACCATGAGCAAAATATCTATGTGCTGCTACACCATTGCCTACTACACCAATGACAAACCAAATTACTAAGAAACTGATCCAATGATTAGGTAGTTCCCATATAGCAATTAGTCCCCATATATGAAAAGGTAGAAATACTACCCAAAAGTTAAATCCATATTTTTTCATTGTTTAATCAATCTAATAATGTAAGCAGGTATATCAAACTCCCACCAACGTTCTTGATTGTTCCAAGCATATGGTTTAGCGTGATGTGTATTATGCCACCCTTCTCCTAATGTGATAAGATTGGCAATCCAACTATTACGGCTTTGATCTTTGACGTCCGGATAAGGTCTATAACCATGTCTATGTGCTATAACAATAATAGCACTAGTGCTGTGTAAGCAAAGACAAGCAGGTATAGCAAACACATATATTATCATTAATGGATCATAAGCAAATAAAATTGATATCCAAATTAGAATTACCAGCAAATATTTTTTGTGTAGTTCTCGTTGAAAGACATTTTCACGCATATCACGAACTAGTTTTAAATCTAATCTAGGCATATTCCATATACCGAACCATGCTCGAAAATTTCCCAGTATATAAGGACTATGAGGATCTCCAGGACGTTCTGCTGATCTATGATGCTGTCTATGTACAGCTACCCAAGCTAATGGACTACCTACCACAGTAATAACACCTATAAGACTAAACAGTTGCTCCCAGAATCGATGTGTTTTAAAACTACGATGACTGAGTAGTCTATGGTAACCAATGTTAATACCAAGTACACCTATGATCCAATAGGTTACTAAGGACACAAATAATAAACTATATTCAGCAATGTAGATAGCATATATTATACCTATTGTAGCAATTACATGATTAATTACTTGTAGTGTTCTTACAGTTTGATTATGTGTCATTTTTATCATCTACAACTAGCCATCCTAATTTAAGTAAGTCATCTCGAATTTCTTCAGTGACAACGCCTTCAGACACAAACTTAGTACGAGCAGCCCATTCGCAGAAAGTCTCTTCATCTTTATCCCAACTGCCTGCAAGCCCTCCCATGCCACTACAGTACCAGTCAATGTAGTCACCTTCTTGACGCATGTCAGCAATGATGCCTCCAGCATAGCGCCAACTAGCACTCCATGTCTCTTCTTTTAATACTGGCCACAAATCACGTTTTTGAAATTCATTATTACACATTGCTGCATATAAATTTTGAGCGTAATGTTCTTTATTGCGAACTTTTTCCAAAATCCAATCGCAAGTACGCAGATCATATTCTAAGTTATTTTTTTGCCACTCAGGATTTGTTTCATTTTCCTCGGCTCGAATTCCCCAGCTATTATAAAACTCTAGCATAGTCTTGACATGTTCATCATTTTCAGGAGTGCGACCTTTTTCAGCCCATCTTTCAAGGGACTTAGATTTTTGAAAACTATAACGATCAGGACTTTTACTTGGCTTGTTCATATCTGTACTTATCGAAATTAAAAAGGAATGTGGGCATACAAGGCTGTTTTAGCGACCTAAAGCTTTGTACTATATTCACTAGCTAGGTGATCTCAACAACTTTTCGGACTAATTGAAAAACTATCTGGACCCTCAGGAGTACCTGATATTCGCACGGGGATCAAACAACTGTACTACCGATTTCAACTAAGCCTATTCAGGTAACAGCATCCGCTACAATGATTATGCCCACAACTATATTTTACATTCAGTAGAATGTAAAGTCAAAAAAATAGGCACCGAAGTGCCTATTACATAGTTGGACCGTTGCCGTTTTTAAAACCAACTGTGCCACCTTCTGCTTCGATACGTTTGATTACGTCTTCGAATAATATAGGCGTGTAGTCAGTTTGTTCTACACAAACGCAATGATAACGAGGATCGATTTCGTCACTGTACAGAACTTCACCTGTTTTAGCATTTATGCCACGTGCTTTTTTAACACGACCTGCATGTAAGTGTCCGTGTATGTTTACACCAAAACGTCCTAAACTTGCTTCGTGTACAGGAATATGACTCAGTATCATTCCATTCATAACGTGGTAAGCACGAAGTTCTCGAAAATATTCGTTATATTCTGTATCACGAAAGATGTCGTGATTGCCTCGGATTAACACTTTATCTCCGTTTAATCGAGACAATGTAGATAACGCTTTACGGTTAATAACCACATCACCTAAATGATAAACTTTATCGTTTGGGCGAACACGGTCGTTCCAACGGCGGATCATTTCTTCGTCCATTTCGCTAGGATCGTCCCAAGGACGAAGTTTAGTTCCGTCGTCGCGTAAGAATCGGCACACACCAGCATGACCAAAGTGCGTGTCGCTAACTAAAAATACTGCTGGCATAGTGCCCTCCTTTCTTTAAAATTGTATTATACTATCAATCGGATGTAATGTCAACCGTTGCTATACTGCTAGGTATTCTACGTCTGCTGCCAAAATAAATCTAAATTTGTTGCTCTGAACTATTCCAGGTCTGTGCCAATAATCACTAGGGTATACTAACCAACTAAATTTTTCTGGTTTAACATAAAATTTTCCAGAGTTTTCTGGACCGTTAGGTGCAAACTCTGTGCCACAATAATTTAGATCAGTTACATCGTCAGGAATATCTAAATACCAAATTCCGCTTAATAATTTACTTTTTTCAGTGCTAGGATGCCAATGATGATGCCAAAGATTGTTTCTATCTTCTGCACCTTCTAAGTTAGTCATGAAACTCCAAGCCTGCATATTAAAAACTTTGACTTCTCTTCCTAGATACATGAATACACTGAAAAGAAAACTCATTCTGTATTTTAACCAAACTTCTTCTGTTCGATTAAAAATATTTTCTTTAGTTTGATATTTTGGGCTGTTAGTATAGTAGTTGCCGTTATCAATAATTTGTTTTACAATATTGCAAGCATTATCGTTATCTTGTTTGTTAATGACAGAACTGAAGTCGAACTTTTTAAAGATTTGATTGCTATCTATTACAGTAGAATTTTTAGGTAGGATAATATTATTCATATATTAATGGTCGGGGAAGAGGGATTCGAACTCTCGATCTCCTGCTCCCAAAGCAGGCGCTTTAAACCAGACTAAGCTACACCCCGAAACTTGGAGCGGGTGATCAGGTTCGAACTGACGACATTCTGCTTGGAAGGCAGACGCTCTACCAACTGAGCTACACCCGCATGTGTTCTTGTTAGGCTACTAATCCTCATTAGCCCCTAACTGAGTTGTTACCCTGTCCCCTGACGTTCCTTATGGCTTGTGCCAGCTAAACCTACGATTTTTCTTGCACCCATGTAAGCGGGTTCTGAGGCGTCATCGTATGAGCCCTGGTATTTTGGTGACACCAACCACCCCCTTTAATAACGCAGAAGGGACTGCGAGGTTCTTGGTGCTGGTCGCAGGACTCGAACCCGCCACCTACGGATTACAAATCCGTTGCTCTACCTGATGAGCTAGACCAGCGTAAACTTTATTCTACTACTGTTTCTTCAACTTTGTGTCCGTATTTAATTAAAGTATTAATGCGACGTTGAATTTTCATTTTGTGCTTAGGACGACAAGATCCGAGCAATTCATTTAATTGTTTAACATTCAAAGGACCAAGACGTGTTTTACCAGTCTTGGTTTTCATAGGATCACGTTTAAAACTTTTAGCTGCCATTATTCCTCATCCTTAAATTCTTCAAGCAATTTTGCCTGCCATTCTGATTCGGATAAGTTATGTAGTCCAGTACAATATCCGCTGGCACTACGACCACATCCGCAAGGGACTTGATTTTCTTCTATAGTACTCATATTTTTACCTTTATTAAAAATAGCATCCCAGTTTTTATCATAAGTCGATTGACTTACACTAAAAGGTCTAGGACGAGATCCTTTGCCTGCCATTTTATTCTGCTGTCCCAGTGTTACGATCTGCTTTACTAGCCTTAGGCCTGATAGCTGCTGCTAGTTCTGCTTGAATCATTGCACGTTTAAATTCGTAACTACGAGGAGGCAACATGCTGGCCATTATCATTTTACTAGACTTACTTAGTTTAAAATTACCTTTAGCTTTCATTTTTACGATTCTCCGGAATAAATTCATTCATTGCTACAACTAGCCATCCAGTAAATCCAGTAACATAGGCACTGAACATGTTTGGATTATCAAAATTAGTTCCCATACCAATAGCAGTAAAAACTACTATTAATACAGGAGTCCACTTCTTTAAGAATAATAGCATTTGCTTCTTTCAAAAAAAAATTGGCGGAGATAGTTGGATTCGAACCAACGGTAGAGTTTAATCCCTACGACAGTTTAGCAAACTGCTGCCTTAAGCCTCTCGGCCATATCTCCGTAAAACTTTACTTCTGATATTTCTGATTCATTTCGTCTATAGTTTGATCCCACTTTAATTGTGCTAAAGCTAATGTATATACAAGATAACCAGCAAATGAAAGTGCCAACACTGCTACTGCCCAATTAGGCAAATAACTCATTACAAAACCGGTAACAAAACCAGTTAACATTACTCCCGCAGTTATTAGAGCTGCTTTAAGTTTTATGTTCATTTCTGTTTCCTTTCAAGAACTTAACTAATGAACCTATATATTACATGAAGTTCAAAAAAAGTTCAAGAACTATTTTTACCAAAATCTGGTGTGGTCGGTAGGCTTCGAACCTACAAGAGCTTGGCTTTGCCTGTGCCCATCCCCGACCCAACGAGTGGGAGCTTTTCCAGTTTGCTTACGACCACAGCTAATTATATAGTCGTAAATGGTAACTGTCAAGCTTATTCTGCTCTCCATTCTACTCTGCCATATTGATCAATATGAGCAATACTTTGCTGTCTTTTTACTTCAACGTATTCTCGACGATCTTCTATAATAGTCCCGCCTCTCTGAACCAATTCAGAGATTTTTATTTTAGCAACTTGTGTTGCTGGTTCAAATTTTTTAAATTTAATTTCCATAATTATCTCCTTATTGGCCGGTCCGGAGAGATTCGAACTCCCGACAGCTGGTTTCGAAGACCAGAACTCTTCCGCTGAGCTACGGACCGAAAACTTGGAGCGGATAATCAGATTCGAACTGATGACCTACACGTTGGCAACGTGTCGCACTACCACTGTGCTATACCCGCTTATTGGTGCGCATGGAGGGACTCGAACCCCCACCCCGAAAGACTAGTTCCTAAGACTAGCGTGTCTACCATTCCACCACATGCGCATAAAACTATTTAAAAATAAACTTGGAGCTTAGGGTCGGATTTGAACCGACGACTTTACGGTTTTGCAGACCGTTCCATTGGACCACTCTGGCACCTAAGCGTTAAAATTCTACCCACTCACGAAATCTTACACTCAACGATAATCGTTGTTGTGATCCTGAGTTGAATATACTATGAGGAACATCTATTCTATACAATGTCGGTTCTGTCAAATAATAGCTGTCAATTTCTTCTACATCCTCTAACTCGAATACATGCCCTTCAGGCAAAGAATTATATTCTAAATATTCTTTAGATTCAACTTTTTTCTTATCAGAGTTTTTAGTTATAAATTTTTCTTGATCTTTAACTTTATAAAAACTAGTTCTAGTTTCCGTTGTACAATTGTAAATTGGTATGTTAAGTGAAAAAGGAAAAGTTATTTTCCAATCAGTATGAATTGGCCATAATTTATTCGGAGGAACCGAAACAACTGCAACATCATTAACATTACTCCAATCAGTATATATTGAAATACCATCGACTAAAGGTTTACATTTTTGAAATAAGATCGGATCATGACTTCTAAAACCTCCATGTATTTTATAATCATCAGGTAGATTCTTATAAACAATATCGCCAATTTTTTCCCAATCGGGTATTTTCACAGATTTGTATAGCATAAGTATATATATGACAAATTTTTATTCACTTTCTTTTCCTGTATTGCCTGACAATTTAAATCGACAACTTTTACAATATGCTCTCGATAAAAAAGATACATCAGGGTTCGACGTAATTAACATCAACGAAGTAAACCAGGAGACTTTAACATTTAAAGACTTTCATAAAGAAACAAACACAAATATAACTTCTTATTTTATAATCCCATTATCTGAAGAATTAAAAAAAGAAATACACTCTTTTTTAGGAGATTCTTTGTTTCCGCATTCTAAAATAGATTATTATTTACATTATATAGTCGGAGATTCAAAATTTGTTCCCCATCGAGATCCTGGAAGGACAGTTTGTTTTCTTTATAATTTAACTGATGACAATGCCGATACAATTTGGTTTAAATCTAAAAATAATGATAAAAAAATAATGTATCTTTTAAATGAGATCGATCAGATTGAGTCTAAAAAATTTGAAAAGCACCAGTGGTATTTGTTAAACACAGATGAAATACATGCTGTTTTTGGTATTAACGGACCTCGTATAGGATTGACCTGCAATCTAACTACGAGTTTTTCTAATATAACTACCTTCGAATCTTTTGTAAAACAATACGACAATTTACTGGTTGCGGAGAACAGGAATCGAACCTGATGTCTTCAGCTTATGAGACTGACGAGTAAACCGTTTCTCCCCTCCGCCATTATTAATCTGTATAAATTTTCGAATAATCGAAAGCTATTCGATGTAAAACTCTATTGGCCATATCTTCAAATGGCCAACGTTTATGAATACTTAACCATTGTTCAGAAATTACAATGTCTCCGTCTTCCCAATCATGATGATAAACATATTTTTCTTGTAAGATATGATCAGTTAAAAGATTCATAATTTCTTTAAACTCTTTTTCTTCGTAGTTTTCAAATCCGAAAATTTGTAGAAAAGGAAAAAATAAACCTTTGTTTCCTTCTTTATTAATTTGTACTAAATTAACCGGATTATCTTTATCTATATGTTCTATAAAAAATCTACTATTGGAATATGAACCTACTTTGTATCCACAGTATACTTTGATATTGTTAATTTTTTCTTTTATGTCGCTAGGCAAATCTTCATAAGAACGGATGTTGTTTATCCAACTAGTTCTTGAACCTTTTGTTCCTTCTACACCATACAACCAAATTAATGGAGATCGTTGCTTGTTGCTAGGTTGATTTGCATGCCAATCTAAAGCAGCTTTATGACCAAATAATCCTTCCTCACCATACTCGTTCTTTTTTCCGGTAACACGTAGTATACCATCATTTACTCTGATGTGTTTAATTCTTTCTACGTCTGGAGGATAATATTGATATTTTCCTATTTTAGAACAAAAATTTAACTCTTGTTCAGGAGTAAGTTTTTGATTTTTAAAAACAACAACCATGTTTTTTACAACTAACTTACCTATTTCTATAATTTCTTGATCGGACAGATCATTTAAATTTTCATTTATAAAAACGGTCCACCCGTTGTCTGCATAACTTATATTCATAGATCTTCTACATCTTTTCCATTATCTACATAAAATTTATCTTGTTTGTGTTTACGTTCCTGCATAGTTTCTTCTTTGAACCATTTTCGAGGATTACCACACATATAACACTTGGGATCACCGCAGTTTAGTATATGTTTCTTATGATTACGATGCGGTTGTTCTAAATACTTCCACTTACCATTGTGATGCATATAGTAATCTTTGGCTATACGCACTTGTCTTTCGATTGCCACTTCATCTTTATGAAGTCTCTTGCTATGATGAAACTTATCTAATTCTGTACTCATAACAATCTCCTAGTTGGCGGAAGCGGTGAGATTCGAACTCACGGAACATTTCTGTTCGTCTGTTTTCAAGACAGGTGCAATAAACCGGACTCTGCCACACTTCCATAATACTTATACTAATATTGGTACCAGCGGTAGGAATCGAACCTACTCAAGAACGCTAATCTGGCGCTAAAAGGTGTATAAGACCTCTCTGACTTCCAAGTCTCGCTGGCATATTTGGTAGGAAAAATTTGGTAGCCCGTGACAGAATCGAACTGCCGTAACCGCCGTGTAAAGACGGAGTTCTACCATTAAACTAACGGGCCTTAAATTCTCTAAGATAAGAATTTCGTTTTGTATCTTTTTTGTATCGTCTGTAGTTTCTACCAACTGAGCTAACCTCCCATACAGGAACACACTCACGTTTCTTATGTCTCTATATGCTATCTGCATATCGAGTGTGTTTTTATATGGCGTCCCGTACCGGATTCGAACCGGTGTGTTCGCCGTGAAAGGGCGGTATCCTAGGCCTCTAGATGAACGGGACTTTGTTTTTAAAATTGTTAAAGAACACTTACTATGCCAACAGTATACAATCTTACTTTGTTACTGTCAACAGTATTTGGTGCTGCCTCCAGGTTACGATCCTGGTTCCTCGGTTCTTCAGACCGGTGCTATGACCACATCAGCTAAAGCAGCTTTGGGGTGTCCTACCGGTATCGATCCGGTACTTCCAGTTTCACAGACTAGTATGCAGGCCACTACATTAAGGACACCATTGTTTGGCACCGCCTAAGAGAATCGAACTCCTATTTCCTGGTTCGCAACCAAGTGTACTATCCATTGTACTAAAGCGATAATAAATATTGCCATGGAACTTCTTGATATATTATATACACCACTGGATCTGCCTGCTCCGCCTACTTGCAATGCACAATCTATAATTGATTGGATCGATCATAATAAAGAACAATTAGAACCTTACAAACAATATGCATATGATAATGAATTAACTTCTGAAAAAAATACTAAAGTTAAATGGCCTTGGAACATGGGGCTTGCTTATCTTAATTGGCAAGATCAAGGACCTGGGTGGCTATGTAACTTTGACAAAGAGTTTCCAGAACTCAGTAAGTATATGTACGAAGTATTTGAAATACCTTTAGAAGATTTAGGTACTATTGTAATACTGCCTGTAAGACACAAACATACTGGCATGGGATTCATGCACCAGGATCCTGGTAACTTTGGTCTTAGAATATATTTGGAGTTCGAGCATATAGGAAAAAATAAATTGTTTTTACAAAAAACAAGAGTTCCTTATATTAAAAGACCTAAGTATGAACCGCCAGTAGATCCAAAAATTTTACAACCAGAATTAATTGAATGTCGAACATTTTCTAATAGAGGTTGTTGGTTTATTAATAATACTCGTGCATTCCACGGTACATATACTGAAGTAGAAGACAGTACAAGAATTGCTGTTATTGTTAGTGGCAATCCTCGAAGTGATGCTAAAATCTATGACAGACTTAAAAATAAAATCATAGCCTCTGCCGAAAAATACAAAGACTATGCAGTGTTATGGTAAGGGGTACAGGGATCGAACCTGTGACACGCGGAATCAAAATCCGCTGCTCTACCAACTGAGCTAACCCCCAATAAACTATGAAAGACAGAATACCAACTAATCTAAGACGCATGGTAATTGAAAGAGATGGTCTTCGATGTGTTTATTGTGACTTAGATTTAACAAACAATGAAGTTCATCTAGATCATGTAATACCTGAATCTAAAGGTGGAAGAACATCGTTTGATAATTTACAAGTTACTTGTAGAAAATGTAATCTTGAAAAAGGTATTCTGACTGAAAGCGAATTCGTAAATAAGTTACGAACCAGAGCTTTAAATATTCTTAGTAGAATAGGTAATGGTGGAGGATAACAGAATCGAACTGTTAATCTCGGCTTGCAAAGCCGATGTTATCCCATTTAACTAATCCCCCAGTTATTCTACATCTTTCTTGTCAACACAAGTTTCGCCTCTGAACACATAAACATCGCTGTCTATTCTCAGTTGTTCAAATACTTGATTGTTTACACAGATGAATGGATCTTTATGATTTTGAGCATAGTAATACGCACCGTATCCTATGCCACCTAAAATCATAAGAATAGGAATATATTTTAAGAATGATATAATCTGAGGCATCATGCCTAAAATTTGCGGTAGTTTTTCCAATAATTCTTTCATACTGTTATTTAACTGGTCTTGGTTGTTTGCCGCACAACCAAGGAAAGCGGGGGTCTGTTGTTGACAATTTGTCCTACTCTACGCCGTCAACAAGGGCGAGTATTGGCTCCGAGAGTAGGGATCGAACCTACGACCAAAAGATTAACAGTCTTCTGCACTACCGCTGTGCTATCTCGGAATAAACTTTATGGTACCCTTGGAAGGTAACGCTCCTACGTCTTTCGATTATCAGTCGAGTGCTCTACTTTTGAGCTACAAGGGCATTGGTAGTAGTGGTAAGAGTCGAACTTACACTGTACACCGTATGAAGGTGCTGCACTACCATTATGCTACACTACCATATAGAAACACATTCTTGGGCTCTCGTAACAGTAGCCCATAGCTCCGGACGCCATTATGTGTTTGAATGTGTTTTTATATGGTAGGTGCGGTGAGACTCGAACTCACAACTTATCGGTTAAAAGCCGATTACTCTAACCAGTTGAGTTACGCACCCATTCTTACTCCGTATAACTGCCACATAATTGCGGCTAGCTTATGCTTGTTTTGATATGTGTAACCATATCTTAGCAATCCGCCTTTACAGCTCTTGTCACTATCCATAACAGGATCTCCTTATCTTAAATTTTTGTGTATATAAATTACTAAAATTCCAACCATTATTATAACTGTCACGCCCCCATGATATTTCTCCTTATAATGGCGACTCGTAGGAGAATCGAACTCCTGTGTCCGGATAGACAGTCCAGCATAATTACCTCTATATGAACGAGCCATTGGCTCCGGTGGAGGGAATCGAACCCCCACTAACGGTTTTGGAGACCGTCGCACTGCCATTATACTACACCGGAATTATTTGGTGGGTGCTGATGGTAACGCTCCACGAACCTGACTTCCTATCTCTTAAGGTAACGGTTTTACAGACCGCCGACAGGGGCAACACCCATAACACTCTCACGCTATGCGTGTCAAGGGTGACTAGAGAGTGTGTATTAAAAAGCACTACTCATCTGCTTGCGCAATTTGACTGTTCGGCAATGCTTTTTAATACGCTACCATTTTTTTATCCACACAAGGATAATCCATCCGGTAGGCCGCCCTTTTACTGGATGTTTATAGTGCCCAGCGAGGTCCTCGTTACCTCTTTACACACTGTACTGCTAAAAACAAAAAACCCCAGGGTTTCTAATCCTAGGGTCCTTTGAAGTTTGTGTTTTGTATTTTACTACGTTACACGATCCTCCATGGACCCTTTACCTGGTGTACGATCATTACTCTCAATCGTTGACCAATAAGAGGGCATAAAGCTCCCTTGCTTGGCTATCGTTTTGATTGTATAATGAATCGTGTGTTGCATTTTTGTTCCTAAAAATTAACTTATGATGTTATTGTATAGTCTAATTTGATTGCTGTCAACAACTTTTTACCTTTTTGGCAAAGTTGCTATACTTGCAACAAAACTCAACTATGCTTCTATTATATGAGTATTTATATCTTTTGTCAAGAACTAGTCTGAAATGTGGTATTTTTACGACATTAGTTATTAAATAACAGATGCATAGATTATTACATTACGAAGATTATATTCAGTTAGAATTACCTGTTAATAAAAACGCAATTGATTTGGAATCTTTAAACTGGATGCCTTATAATCCTAGAAAGAATATAAATCGATTTGGTTGTAGTATTACAAGTTTAGATGGCAATGATTCTGGAATACCAGATCTAGATAGTTTAACAGAATATAATCGTTTACACGGCACAAAGTATACTGAAAAAGATTTTTCGAAACCTACAGTTCATGCTACACCATTCTTAGATTTTTTGAATACGTTTACAGTAGGACGTAGTCATTATTTAAAACTGAATCCTGGAGGGTTTTTTCCTTGGCATAGGGATAATGATCCAACTACTTTTAGAATAATCTACACAATCCAAAATTGTTCAAATCATTCAATGATTTGGTTAGAAGACGATAAGATCTTGCCTTTAGAAAATCATTCTTGGTATTATATAAACACTAGAAAAAAACATGCTTTATTTTCTTTTGATGGATCTATAATGGCTGTTTTTAATGTAGTGTTTAATACTACAACATATAATTTACTTCAAAACAGTATGATGATAAAGTAAAAGGACCCGAAGGTCCTTTTATTTTTGTAATTACTAATTAACGATTAGCAATATACATGGTGATTTCGAAACCGAAGCGCATATCGGTTGCTGATGGAGTAGTCCAATTCATGTTAATTTCCTTTCTAAGTTAACATACTGCATTAGTATGTATCTGTATTTTACAATGTTTTTACCATAAAGTACATACAGATAATCATTAAAAGACTATCAGCTGATTATTTAGGAAATTTTTAATACAGTTAGAAGTGCTTCTTCTTTACTCCAAAACGCCCAATACCATTTACCGTGTGTATCACGGCTTAAAAATATTGGAGCCATTTTATAACCGGTGTCTACCATTTGATTATGACAAGTATCCCAATTACTCCATGTGATTCCATTTCGTAAATTCGTTTTGACCCTATCTGCTGGATTAATAATCAATACAACTTCGGGAGGGTTATCAAAATACCTAGTACGTTGCTGATCAACTTCGTAGTAGGGTATATATTTGTCTAACCAATCAAGCCAAGATACTATTTTCATCAAAATCCTTGACCAACATTTCCTTAGTCAAAGTATTTACTCTAGTATATTCTTTATAAGAAGGATGATCTGAACCGACAGTAAATGCTGTGTTAAGATCACGCAAGTCTGCTATCATTTCTGGTGTTAGTTCGAAACGTAAAAAATGTACTGCGGCGGTTTTAGTATCTGTGCTGCGATCCATATCTTCATCAGCAATAGCATACACAGGTTGATGACCTTCTACTTTAACATAGATGCGATCTTCTACACCGTGTAGTTCTTCTAACTTTTGAGTACGTACAGTTGGATCGCTGTATTCTATAGTTAGTGTGGCTTTTAAATTTGTACCTGTGGGAATAAGTGGATTGTAAGCGTCTAACTCGTCTTGAATACCTTCAGAGGTAAATGTTTTTTCGATTAATAACATTTCCTGTATTTGATATTTTACAGTAACACGATCTTCAAAATGAAGAGTCATATGATCGCCTAATTCTACTTGGCGATGTTTTCTATGATTAACAGCGTGTCGTTTGAAATCATTTCTAATACGACTGTATTCTTCCAGTGAATGTAAGTCTTTATGTGTAAGCATGATGTACCTTTGAAAAAAGGGGACTAGGTCCCCTATTAAGTGCTACAAATTAAACGTTGTCTGCTTTGTAAGCATCAAGTGTCTTCTGAAACTTGCCAGCATGGCTACGCTCTGCCTTAGCAAGAGTGTCGAACCAATCAGCAATTTCATCAAAACCTTCTTCACGAGCATCACGAGCCATGCCAGGGTACATGTCAGTGTACTCATGTGTTTCGCCATGAATAGCACTTTCAAGAGCCTGCACAATGTTCTTAGCTGGTAGACCGGTTTCTGGATCACCGCTACCGCCATCAATCAAATATTCCATGTGACCATGTGCGTGACCTGTTTCACCTTCTGCGGTATGACGGAAGATGTTAGCAACATCAGTTGCTCCGGCGATGTCAGCCATGTTCGCGAAATACAAGTAACGACGATTTGCTTTTGATTCGCCTGCGAACGCATCCTTCAAATGCTGTTCTGTTTTGGTTCCTACTAATTTTGCCATTTTAAGTCTCCTTGTGTGTAAAAAATGGTACAGCAGTTTAAAACTGTCTTAATATTATATGTTTATTTAATCTATAAATCAAGCGATTTCAATAGATTTCTTATGGTATTTTTCTATAGAGACAATAGATAAAATTAAAGGACCGAAAGGTCCTTTAATTAATTGGCTAGCGGATTGTCTAAGGCTTTTTTGATCTTATCATCGATTTCTCGACGAAGTTGTTTGATTTCTTGCTGTGTTTCTTTTTGGTTACGTGTAAGTTCTTGATTAATTTCTTTAATAGTTTGATCGCTGTAACGACGTATGTCTTTAATAGCATTGTCACTTTCTTTACGTATTTCTTTTACAGCCGAATCTACTTCTTTTTTTGTACTGTTTACTGTTTGGTCAGCATCACGTAGTCCACTTTTGCTACTACGCTCCACATTCTCTACCACAGTTTCTAAACGACGTATATCATTTTTTAAATCATTTTTGATATCTTGTGTATATTCTGTGCTCTTGTTTACGCTAGCTTCAATGACTTCTAATTTCTTTTCTAGTTCACTGAGATCAGGTGCTACATAGTTTGCTATTTTATCTTTCATATCCATATAGTCTTTATAAACTTCGAATGCTCCATAAAGACCACCTAGTATGGTACTAACAATAGTGCCGGCTATCATTAATTTAGCAGGAGTAAATTCATAACCACCAATACTGATAACAGTGTTAGCACTGGCATACTTTTCTGCTGCTTCTTCTAATTTGTCTACTTGTTCGTCTATATTTTTATTTGACATTTTGTTTCTTTACGAATTTTTCTCTAGAGAAAAATTCATAACGCCTCCTTATTTTTTAGTAATGAATGGAATCATATTGATGTATTTTTGTAAGTTTTTTTCTTGAAAACTTTTTGCCCAACTTGGTTGCGGTAAGTTCCAACCTACAAATGCTCCGACTACGATCCAAAATAATGTTTCTAACATAGTGGTCCCCTTATCTTAAGTTATATTGTTGCTCTATCATCATTTGATGTAGAACATCGCTTTTGCCGTTTAAAAAACGCTCGGCTCTTGCGTTATCTACTGTACGCTGACCTTTATATATTTCTTTAGGTGCGTAAAACTGTCCATCTCTCATACTATTCATATATGTTTCAAACCCTGCTGGTGTCTGTGCTATTGATGCTATATCTACGTTGCCAGCTGCTGTGTTTGGTTGTACATTTTTATTTACTGAACTAGTAGCATTTTCTTTAGTAGCAGTTTCAGGTAGTCTGGGTTGCATGATATTTTGTAAATTACTCATTGGTCCAAATGTAGATAATCCTTGCCCAGTAGAATCTTCATTACGTGTCTGTGCTGTTTCTTGATTAGGTCTACTAGTGTTAGTAGTTATAGATAATGCACTGTTAACTGTTATACTTAAAGCTATGTTTTGACTTTGTTCTTGTGTACGACTAACTAAATCTCCTACTAAAGCATCCTGACCGACACGATTTTGTAGGGCAGTAGTTTCATTACGTTGTAGTACATCCCTAACTATGTTCTGTTCTCTTTCTGCGTTTCGTCTTATGGTGTTTAATGCTATGCTTAAAGCCATTGGGTTAACTTCACGTTTTTCACGTTCCTGCGTTTGACTTTGATTATTAGCTGCCACTACTGCTTCTTTACTCACAGTAGGCACACCGTCAGGAGCACTAATAGAGCCTGTAGTAGTCATTTCAACACCGCCAGCATTTTGTACTGTAGGGTCAGTACGTGTGCTATCAGGTGTTAATGTTACACTAGTATATCCAGAAGAGGAGTTATAGTTTACTGTAGGTGTGCTTGTTGAAGTACTAGGACTTAATGATGCTACAAAAGCAGCACCGTATCCTGGGCAGGCAGGACTGTAGAGAGGATTTCCTACACAAGGATCTAGTTTATAATTTAAACTAAGATTAAAATTCATAAATTCTGGACCATAATATCCTGCCCAGAACCCTGAGTCTTTGGCGGTTACTGCCAGTTGAATATTACCTAATGCTGCTAGAGAATATGGTGTATCGTAGTTTCTTGTACCAGAGAATGTGGTCCAACTTGGAATATGATAGCCATAATTGTATCTGTCATTAACTAATAATGAACCTGTATTACTATAAAGATTAACATCAACGTAGGTGATAGGATCAAACCCGCCTGGTTGCTGTCCGTTAATGTTAGAATTTTTTACACTCCAAGAATAATTATAGCCATTAATTTGTAAACCTGTGCCAGCATTGGCCAATGCTTGATTAATGGCTATAGTCTGACTTAGAGTATATTGGCCATAACTAAAAATAATTTGTCCAGTACTGGAATCGTAGCCTGGACAAGGACCACCTGATGTTCCTCCCCAGAAAGATCCACTCTGGTTGGTATAACAGCCGGACCAAGCATTTCCAGTATTACCTACTAAATTATTAGTAGTATAGACCTGTGAAGGATCTAATTCCTGAGCGTTAGAACAAACTGAAAAGAAGGATGCCAAGTAAAGCACCCCAACCAGTTTTCTTATAGAAATCATCACTCTTTGGTTCCTCGTATTTTGGCCACTTGTTGGTATTTTCGTTCCATGCCACGCGAGCCTGCTCGCCAATTACACCCTCGTAAGGACAAGGTGTACCAGCATTCCACATAGCATCAAAAACTCTACGATCTTGACACATAATAGACACCGCAGCAACTTTCATTCCCATATCATAAAGTGTCTTGGCATTCTTTAATCTTTCGCAATTCATATCACGTATTGTACCTCCACTACTGATACCTAGTATCTGTGTTTGTACAGCACCACTAGTTCCTGTAGTACATAAGTCATTATTACCGCCACTCATCATTGCCGGAGCAATAGCAGTCGGCGGAGGTTGTATAACTTTCTGTGTTATATTACTGTCATTAATATTTCTATTGGTCATATCACCAGTATTAATATTATTATTTGTATTTGTATTATTCAACCCGCCACTTTGTATATTACGATTAGTCATATCACCGGTATTGATATTTCTGTTAGTCATATCACCGGTGTTCACGTTATTATTTGTATTGGTACTAGTACTAGTAGATGTGTTTACGTTGTTATTATTAAAAGTCTGTGTACCACTGTTTATATTATAATTTGTATTAGTGCTTGTACTGGTATTATTATTGTTATTCGTGTTTGTGCTAGTGCTGTTCACATCTGTGGTGTTTACATTCGTACTGGTACTGGTGCTTGTGCTGTTACTGTTAACCGTGCTGGTGCTTGTACTAGTGCTATTTGTATCTACTAATGTGCTACTATCATATGTTTGGGCATAGACATTTGAAATTAACGCCCACATTATTATTGTTATATACTTCTTCATAGTTGATTCGCTCCCAACTTATTTTATTTAAGGAGTTATGAACAAGAATAGTGTGAGTGTTTAATCAATAAAAAAGGACCTATAGGTCCTTTTTATTACGGGTTACGAGTTCCCGCAGCACTCTATAAGTGTGCTCGATTTAAAAACTAAGTTGGCTTCTAAACATTACAGCACGGTCACCGTTTACACGACTACCTGAACTGCCTACCAGACTGTCAAACTTTGTGTCTACATAATTTAACATAAAACGTAGATTATCTGTACAGAACCAAGTGATACCGTAAGTCATTGCAGTAGCACGATTAGATTTGCCTGTTGCTACTGATATGTCGCTGGCATCAAACTCACTCATACGCACACCCACTTGCCAAGCACCACGACCACCTTTGTCAACGGGATTGTTTGGTTTGATCCAACCAAATGCGCCATCTTTATAAGCGTGTGATTCTCCTGTTAGGTTGTACACAGCTTGAACATAGTATCCATTTATTTTCTGATCGTTGCCTGTTGCTGGATCATAATTGAATTGGAACTGTTCGCCCTGTACCTTAAAAGCATTATAAGCAAATGCAGCTTCGAGTCCCTGTCGTGTTCTTGTAGTCGCATCGCTAAGGGCGGACCCGGTGAACCATGCTGACTGCATACGTGACTCTGTTCTGCCACTTACTGGAATAACACCACTTTTAATTTCGCCTGTACTGTAAGCAGCACCTAAGTGTGCTGTATATGCTTTGCTTCCGGTTAGTTCAGCAATGTTTGTGGTTATACGACCAATGTAATCAAAGCCATCAAACTCGGCACTCTTATTACTCTTGCCTCTGCTTAATGCTAGAGCGTATGTTAATCCAGGTTTAGGAATACCGTGTAGCATGAATCCGGTTTCTTTAGCAGGAATTAATTCGCTATCGTTTTGACCAATCAAACTACGCTCCATAAAATCTAGATTGTTTGAACTAGTCATTTGTTCTAAACTGAAAGGCATTTTAAACAAACCAAATTGAAATTGCATTTCAGGATTAGCAGCCCAGTTAACCCACATTTCATCTGCTGTACTTGATGTGGAACTAAAACCATCGCTTGCACCAAAGTTTGCTAACAATTGATATTTGAAATCTTTGGCAAACTGTCCTCTTATTCCAAATCTGGCTCGTCGTGCTTCAGCGGTGTTTTGATACGAATCCGTGGTTTGACCTGTACCGTAATCCGGGGAGTACTGACGATAGTCCATATGTAGTCTACCTGTAAGTTGGACGGTATTGTTGCCATCTTTACTTTTAAGTCCGATTCCGTTTTCAGTGACTGACCCATCATTAGCCTTTGTAAATCTTGAATTGTTGTTATCACGCAAATCTTTATCAATACGAGCAGCATTAAACTGTTTGTTCTCTAAACGCTCTGCGTGTGCTTCAATTTTTGTGTTGTACTCTTGTTGAGTAATAATACCTTTTTGTAGTAGAATATCAAGTGTGTCTTTATATTCATCTGCAACAGCCGGTGCTGCAAAGCACAAGGCCATAGCAGCTATGATCGTAATTTTTTTCATGTCTATCCCTTATTTCCAAATTGGATTGTTGTCCGGACCTTTAAGATCCCGTTTCCAGTTATCCTGTACTAATTTGATAACTGACTGCGGCAAGTGAACATATTCTAAATCTTCACTCATCTTGGCACCGTTCTTGTAACTCCAATCAAAGAATTTAAGAACTGCACGACCCGTTAATGCGTCAGCTTGTTGCTTGTGCATAAGGATAAAACTAGCACCAGTGATAGGCCAAGCATCCTTACCTTTTTGATCTGTAAGCAACAAATACATGCCTGGAGCACTGTTCCAGTCTGCGTTGGCTGCTGCGGCCTTGAATGTGTCATCGCTAGGCTGTACAAAGTTACCATCACGATTTTTGACTTGTGCGTGTGGAATCTTGTTGCGTTTAGCATAGGCATATTCTACATAACCGATACTATTTTTTAACTGTTGAACTACAGCACTTACACCTTCATTGCCTTTACCGCCTACACCTACCGGCCATTTAACTGCTGTACCATCCTTAACTTTATCTGCCCATTCTGGATTAGTTTTGCTTAACCAGTTAGTCCATATAAAGGTTGTGCCTGAACCATCACTGCGGTGAACCACAGAGATATTTGCGTTAGGTAATTTAAGTCCTGGATTAATTGCTGTGATACTAGGATGATCCCACTTGGTAATCTTGCCCATATAGATATCAGCAATAACGTCCGAAGTAAGTCTAAGTTGTCCAGCAGCAACACCATCGATGTTAACGATTGGCACAACACCGCCTATAATAGCAGGAAATTGCATTAGACCTTCTTTGTCTAATTCATCTTGTTTTAGTGGCATGTCACTAGCACCAAAGTCTACAATCTTAGCTTTGATTTGACGGATACCACCGCCAGAGCCAATTGATTGATAATTTAAACCAATACCAGTCGCGGCTTTGTATGCTTCGGCCCATTTACTGTAGATTGGATATGGAAATGTAGCACCTGCTCCGGTTAAATCTGCTGCGGATGCTAGAGAGGATACTGCTAATAAAACTGTTGCGATAAGATTTCGCATTGTGTGTCTCCTATTTGATTATGTAGAAATCTTTTTCTACACATCTATTTAAACACACAAAGATTACAAGCGTATTACAAACTTAATTATTTTCCATCAATTGGTTAACAAAGTCTAATAGTAGTTTATGATGAGCACCTCTATGCCAATGACGAGGCATCCAAGAATAGTCATCATACCAATGTCGTTCACTTTCTGGATGACACCCTATTAGACCTATGTTGTTTTGAATTATGGCCATAGGATCGCCATTAGCGTAAGTGGCAATAGTTTTAAATTTTGAGCGATCTCCTACAATAGCACAACCATCGTAGAAAAACATTTTATGAGGTTTGCGTTGCCATTTAACATCGATAGCTTTAGCGTGTGGACGTTTTGTATCTGTACTAGGACGTTTGATATATTGTACAGCGCGAGCACCTTCTAATAAATTGAAGTAATCTTGATCAGCCCAATACGCTCCCATACAGATACCAAGATATTTTCCTCCACGTTGTACGAATCTTCTGATTTGTTTTACATGATGTTGTAGTAAGTAATCATAGCTATCGCTGTCTCCGAATCCTCCAGGAAAAGCCACAATGTCTACGTCTTTAAAAAACCCTCGTTCTATTTCATGTTTTGTGAATATTTTAAAATCGTAGTGTGAACTTAAAGCGGTTATTATACCGTTACCGCTTTGGATGCTGGCTTTAGGTTGATGTAGAAATAATGCTATTTTTGGTTTCATTTAGTTATATTAGCATATAACTATATTTATCATTTATTGTAGTTCAATTTATTAACTACGTATTTTTTCAAATACTCATAAACTCCTGGATTTTTCCAAAAATCTGAATCGACGTTAGCATAGCCTATCGTTGCTTCTCTAGAATCAATCCATCGCTTGTTCGCTGCTTCCTGAAAATCTAAATCAAAAATTAATCTTTGTTCTCCAATTAACCACGCACTGACTAGTGACTCTCCTTTATGACATAAAGGATGATTAATGACCGTATCGTATGCTCCTTCGTATGATGTTCCTGTTTCATAATTAATCCAGTTAATTACATCATCAGTATCATTATCTTCTTTTAAATTAGTATATCCGTATTTTTCATAGTTTTCGGATATTGAGTTAGATTCTTTTCCTATTCTTTTATTTCGATTGTAAATATTCAGAGGATAAAAAGTAGGAGCACAACATTCCAAATTATCTCTAATCCATTTTATACCGTTGAGGAAACTATCGTAAGTTTCATGCGGAAGCCCACAGATAAAAGTAGTTCTACTACGATAGAAACTTCTTTGCGAAAAATATTTTTCAATATCTAACAAACCCTGTTTAACTTTATCTGGATGCATGCCTTTTTTAATCGATTTACCTGTTGGATGATTAAAACTTTCTATTCCGTATGTATGTCCAGTATATCCCATAGCAATCATGTCATCCCACGTTTCAGGGTGTGCTATCATTAAGTCTATCCTGGTAAATGCCATAATCCAAGGATCGAAATTTATTTTTGATTGTGTAGCTTCTGCTAGTAATTTTAATTTTTCTGGATTAACATTGGCTGTACTATCGGCACTGAAAAAGGTTGTAACTCCAAAATTTTCATAAAGATAGTTCATATTATCTACATAATTTTGTACTTCTCTAAAATTGTCACCTTTAACTCCTAAAGGTTGATATGTACAAAAGTCGCAACTAAATTTACATCCTCTGCTCCATTCTATACCTAATTGTTCATTAGATTGAATAAAATCTCTTGCTTCATATTTTAAAGTAAGATCTTTCATAAAAATAGAAGGATAATCTAACGTAGCTTTAATTAACTTACCTTTTCCGTACAACGTATATTTTAGTTTTTCGGTATTAGTTCCTAAGATGTTTTTAATAACTTCTATCATAGCATTTTCGCCATATCCTTCTATATAATAATCTGCTGGTATAGGACTTCTGATAATTTTTTGTCCACCAACAATTATTTTAACTCTTGGAAATTTATTTCTTAACCAATTAGTAAGTTCGGAAAAGTCCAGCTGATGCACAGTTCCCCAGGTGTCACTGAAACCTATAAAGATAGTTTTATCAGATACTCTGGTTTTAACAATCTTTGTTATGTATTCCACACCAATTAATCCAGCATAGTCTATTACTTCTACGTCCCAGTCATGACTTCTTAAAAAACTAGCAATTTTATGTGCTCCGAGATTTCTCGTAATAAACACATTTTGAATACTGATAATAATAGCATGATTCATGGTTAACGTCCTGCAATAGATTTTAACATACTTTTATATTTGTTGAATAATCGTGCTTCGTGATCGTAGATATCTCCACACAAATTTAATATTTCTTTAGTACCTAAATTGGTTAATTGTTCCATCTTAAATCCCAACGCAGTAAATGCACCTAAACTCCATGCAAACGCCTTATCTTGAACTCTTATATGTCTGTTCAATTCGCAAGCTAACTTATACGAATTAACATAGTTTGTGTCTCCCCAGACCCAGTAGGCAGGTTCTTTTTCGTCCGGCCATTCAATTTTTAATTTCGAAGAATCTATTTCCCAAGTACTCATAGTGCTTTCTGCACCTTTTACCATAAGTAAAGGTTTAAAATTAAAAAATCCAAGTTTCGAATTTAAAAACCAATCAGCTAATTCATAATGATATTCGTTAGACACTCCGGGTAACCCTGCTATAAGACTACAATCAATATGAACTTTGTTCCAACGATTTCTTAATTCTAATAAAAAATCTTTTCCTCTTTTTGCACTCCACGGTTTAAGAACTAATTTAGCACCTTCAGGATGAAAAGTTTCTATTCCAAACAGCACTGCTCTTAATCCAGAATCTTGAAGCATATCGATAGTATGAGGATGCTTATCGATTAAATCAGCTCTTCCATAAATTATGTATTCTAATTGAAACGGCAATTGTTGACTTACTTCGTGTAGAGTTTCTATTCTTTTTACATCAGCATTAAATGTTTCATCGACGAAATAATAACTAGTAGTTCCAAATCGTTCGTACATCTCTGTAAACACATCTACCATCAATTCTACACTTTTTTCATCGGACCCGCTTTTTTTACCTAAGTTTGGACTACGGCAGAAAGGACATTTGAATATACATCCACGGCCCCATTCCATAGGTAAGCTTTCTCCAGGTAAAATACAATCGTGCTCTCTAAAAACAAATCTATGTGTATTAATGTCGAAAGATTTTCTTTTTAATTTTTGTGCTAATGGTTTATCAGTTAATTCGTCTAACAATTTAAGTAACCAGTCTTCTCCGTAGTCGATTATGCATTTGTAATCAAACACATCTAAATCTTCTAATTGATTATAAAATCTATGACCTCCTACAACTGTTTTAATTTTTGGAAATTCTTTTTTTATTTCAGATAAAGAAAAGTATATACTCTCGGGAACCTTTTTAGCATGTATGTTCATCATTAATTCTGAACTCCATGTTGACCACATACTAGAACTAGCACCGATCAAAATAGTATCGTCGTCGATGAACATTTTGGTATATTCTAACAATTCTTCTGGATCAAATAAATGTGTAAATTCTATTACTTGGCAAGTGTAACCATGTTCTTCGATCCATCGAGCTAATAGATAACAAGATATAGTTCTCCAAATCAGTGGTCTATATCCTAATTGGTTGTATAAAATTACATTTGCCATGAGTAGTACTTATTGAAAATAAAAGGCACCGAAGTGCCTTTTAGACTATTGGGTAACAAGGTGGTCAACCCCGAAGTTCTGCTGTTTTTTAGGCAGCTAAAGCAAAAGCTTCATCGTTAGCGGCTACGCTAACTGGGCTCTGCCAGAACTTGAATGTAGATACGTTTGCATCTATAGTTTTGCTTGATTGACAGTCATCGCCTACTGTGTAGATCCTTTGAATACTTGCTCGTCAATCGATACTATTTCCGGCCCATCATAAGAAAACTTCTTCGCCTTGCTCATCACAAAGCATTGTGTAAAAATCATTTGGTCCGCCAACGAACTTAAACATCCAACTACCTTGGTTTGCTTCTCGTTCAGTGCGAACTAAAATATCCTTTTCGGTAAACCTGGTGCCATAAATTACAGGCAATATGTCTCCGTCACGGGTTTTAACACAAATCTTCATCAAACTTCCTTATGGTGGACCGGCCGGGTACCGCCCCCGGGTCTTGTCCGATCTTTCTTCTTAGGCATTGTACTACAATATCTTCCTACCTTTAGTATAACCCTTCATACAACAATTCTTTTAACTTTGAACAATATTCTTGACATTGTCCACAGTTGTGATCTGCTTGCATTATACGCTCTATAAGATCCTCTTGTCTAGTGTAATCGGATTCTTTTATATTTCGACACACACAAACAACCATTTTAATCTTCTTCCTTTTTTTCTATAGACTCGTAATATATTATAGCACCTGCTATTGTTAAACACAATGTTATTAATAATCCGAGTAAAAATCCAATTATAAAATACAGTTGCTCGGTTCCCATAATTTTTATTTATTGATAAGTTCTATACTATTTAAAATTGTATGATAATCGTAATCTTGCCAGCCCCAACGAATTGCATACCGATTGACATCTTGTTCAAGTTTAAAAACATTATGAATTTTTCTAACATTTAATAAAAAACATTCTCCTTTTTTAGCGGAAAAAGAACAAGCCATTTTCAAATCTTTAATCTCATAAACTTTAGCATTATTTTTATACAATTTGCCATCGCCGTAGTGTTGAGGAATAGTGTCTCCTTCTGTATCTATTTTTTGATCCCAAAAACTTGTTATTGACTTATCGGCTTCGAGATAATAATTAAGAGCTACAGTATGTTGGTCAACATGAGGATCGATACCATCGCCTGTGATTTCTGTAATTAATACTAAAGATGGATCAATGTTAAATTTAATTTTTTCTTTTATTAAACTGTCGAAATAGTCCTTATCTTTTATCAGATAATTTTTAAAAGTTGTACCGTATCCTTCGAAATATTTTCCTTTAATACGATCAAGATCGACGTTTTCTAAATGTAAATCTAATTTTACAAAATAGTCTTTCATCCAATATTTATAAATACGCTGTCCAGGAGCAAATAAATGCAGCCTATTTTTGAAGATAATACATCTTATATAAAACCAAATAAATGTTCGTGTGGTTGCTATCGGCACTGTGGGCATAGTTGTTTAACAGATGACTGCGACTGTAATGAATGTCAATGTCCAAATTGTAAAGATATTGAAAGGAATCTAAATGGCTAAAGCTAAAGGTACTACAACAGCAGCACATACATCAGTAGTTAAAAAAACTAAACAGGGTGGTAAAGTAAAAACTAGCTCGATGAATAAAAGCGAAAAAATAGGACATAAATCCTATCGTGGACAAGGACGTTAATCTTGTTTAGCGTAGGCTAATACACGGTTGACGATTCTTTGATAACCTGGGTATTCTGTAAGTTTTAACTCTTCTAACATGTTTTTAATTTCAGGCCAGATGTCTTTGATATCTGCACCTGGGTTATCTCTTTTAATGTAATCTACATTATGCAATGCTTGTTGAACACGAGCATTAATTTCGCTAGGCTTACTCCAATAAGGTTCGTCTTTCTTTTTAGGTTGCTGATACCTATCCTGTGCAGCCCAATAACTTACGTGATGTTTTCCTTTAAATTTGATATCGTCCAAGGCATGTCTTAGTTCATGCGCTACATATTCTGCTATACTGGCGTAATCTCCTTCTTGCCATTCATCTAAATTTATCACAATCAAAGGTTTTCCACCTTGTTCTCTATGATATTCAGCTACAGTGTCTTTGTCAAGATAATCAAAAGTCACACCTAGTTTACTTAAAGGAGAATCTTTAATACCAGTTATTTTGCCAATACTTTGAACAGGATGTTCTGCTGGTTCATTTTGATACATCCATTTAGCCACATTATTGGCTATCTTGTTTATTAGATTACTATCCTTAACTGTTTCCGTTATTTCAAAAATTCGCATCCAGTATTTAGTTTACCTTTGTGGTGTGCGATGGGGCTCCGGTGGAGAGGGTGGTGCTGGGTAACGTTTAGATTTATGTGAGAACCATGACATTTTTGACTCCAAAAAAAAGCCTGGAAAATCCAGGCTTATTGATAAATTACTTTAGTTCCTATACTTAAATTATTAAGTGGACTTTCTTTAGGTGTATAAATTTCTTTTCCTACACCTATCATACAATAGTCGTCTGTTTGTAAATCGTGTATGAACCAACTACTTGTGTGTGTTTCAAAATTTACATATAATAAATTTACTGTTTGTTCATTAGGAGCTTGAGTAGCTATAACTAACTTTTCTCCGTATTTTTCCATAGTTGCTTCTACATCTTCGAAACTGCCACACATAAATTTAATTTGTCTGCTTCTTGGTTCAGCATTAGCTGCCAAGGCTGTAGTAGCCAGTAAGATGGCAGCTAATAAGTTTTTCATATAATTATTTATTGGTTATATCAAAATTATCATCTGTAGTTAAATTAGGTTCTGTTGGAATAGACGGTTTTTTAGCTACAGGAATTGCTTGAGTTGCATTTACTGGTTTACTTATAGGTTGAATTTTAGTCTTATCTTTTTGAATCATTGTTAAGCTGTGTAATAGTGGTCCTTTTTCGAAAACATGGGCACTTTTATCTCTTTGTTGAGTAGAGAAATATCTTATTTTAACTAGGACTTTTCCTGAAGTTTTATCAGCAATTGTAATAGTAGGATATCCTGATCTACCAATACTTGTACTAGCTGTAAGATCTACTTTAGCACTGATCATTCTTTGTTTAAGAGAAGCAAAACTGTGAATTGTGGATTGATCTTTTTCTAGATTTACAATTCGAACATTAGGAACTTTTAACGTAGCTTGATGAAAAATTACATCAGCAACTTTTTCTACAAATGTAGTTTCATTTCTTATATTCGATCCTGCTAATTCTTGATTTAATTTTTCGCCAGCTTGTATATATGCTGCTTTAAAAAAGATCACAATGTCTTTTTTGGCACCTTTAGCTAATACATCAGACATTGTTATACCAAAAGGCTCAAATAATTTTCGTGCGGATTCCATCCATTTGTCATAGCCTCCTGATACACCGCCGGTACCTATTTGACCAAACTGTTTGCTATCTGCTTTAAGACTTATGTCTACATTTTTTAAATTTCTGACTTTGCCTGATTCAGGATCTCTTACAACTACACTAACATCAGTCTTTCTGCTTTTTTGTCCGCTCAAGCCATCACTACTAATATAAATTTCATCAACCTTACCATTTTTATAAAAATATTCACTGTACCTTTCTGCATCTAAACTATTTGCATAATGAGCAGTTGATGAAAATAGAAATTCAAATTTGCTCCATTCTTTCATATCTGAAATAATGTCTAAGCTAGGTCCAGTTAATTTAACACTGAATACAATCTTGTCTGCTATGTTACTGTTTCTGTCATTTACTGTATATGTTAAAGACGATCCTATTTTTTGTGTTGCCTTGGCCAATACTTGTTTTACATCTTCTGGAGTAATATCACCTATCCTGTCTTTGCCTCTTTTAATTAACTTTGCAGTAATTGCAGCTCCTAACACACCTTCTGCTATATCACCTCTATTGAATTTCTTTGCCTTACCTGCATGATTTAGTCCACTTTGAATAACTGAATCTGACCCTCTGATTATCAACCCCTGATTATTACTTCTTAGAAAATATTTTTCATTTCCTAAAGCTTTGCCTAAATTAATAACCGGTGATTTTTTCGGCAGTTTTTCAACCCAAATTAGAGTTTCTTCGGGTGCAAAATCTGGTACTACTTGTTGGATAGCAGCCAGGAGTTTCTTTCCATTCTCCGAGCTAGCGACTTTAACTTCGTGCCCGAAAGTGTAGGTACCTCTAGTAAAAATACTAGCTTCTTTAAGTTCTGTAAATCTCATAATACATATTTAGCGTATCTCTGGGAACAAACATTGTTCTATAAAGATCTTAACATCCTCTTCATTTAACCCTAAACTAGCCATTACTTTAGGAGTATGTGGGTTCTGTTTTTGATTTTCGCAATAATAATTCTGATTATCTGTGGTATTTTTGTGTGTAAAATTAGATTTAGCTACATTACTTAGATAGTATTTTATGCTTGTATTTGCTATGTTAAAAATTTGATCTAATTCGTAGTCTTCTTGCACATTACCTGCGGCAATCATACTACCAGTAAAAATACGATCTGCCCATTCAGGAAGTTTACGTGTCTTATTCCATTGAAGTTTTACTGCTTCTCCGGCAAACCAGTCTATTAACGGATGCTCGTGATCTCCTGCTGGACTGAAATCATGAAAACACCCAGTGATTTTACTTTTTCCTGCTATAACATCAAATCCATATATTGGTGCCGGATTGTGTACATGCGGAAACACGCAACAATGCATCATCCATAGCCCTTTGGTTTCTCTGGCATCTACAACATCTATGTGTGCTCTGCGATAACGATCGCTACTCCATACGCGATTAATCCAGCCAGGCTGGTTAAAACGATCCATGCCAGGCTCGAATACTTCTCTTCCGGTTTCATTAAACTGGTCCTCTAATAATTTTTGTATATCAATAAGTGTATCCCAAACAGTTTTCATTTTATACCTTAAAAAACTTTTCAATTATCTTTGCACACAAATCAAACTCACCTTTGTTCTTTGCAAAATTATAGTTAGAAGGATCTGCATGATGATTATTATGATACCCTTCTGCTGTTTCGATTATCTGAATCCATTTATTATTATAACTATTGTCCTTGGTATCAAAACTTTTATATGATCCTGGCAACTTAATATGCACTAGGTACCCTACTACTATATTGCTGGTTAAAATGCTAAGTCCTCCTGCGAAAGGCATAAGAAACAAGAACAATTTCCAATCTATTAAAAATAGTATTGCTGATATTAAAAACCAGCAGGCGAAATAATACTTATGAATAAAATTTACAACCCTATCTTTTAAGATAAACATGGGAATTTTCATTTCTTTTTCTTCTAAAAACCATTTTTTAGAATTTAGTAACCAAGAAAAACATGAATGTAATATTCCATCTTTAGGGCTATGTAAATCTAACTCTTTATCACTGTGTCTATGATGATGTGTATGTTGAGCAGCAAATGCAATTGGACTACCGTTACCGCTAATAATGGATCCTATAGCAAACAACAAGTGTCTTTTATATCCAGTTTTAAAACTTCTATGAGTAAAATATCTATGTAATCCTATTGATACAAATAATATGCCTACTATGCGATACCATACAATGCCTAGTACAAGCCACCATAGCGATGTATAGAAAGCAACAACGATTCCTACTGGAATACTTAAAATATTAAAACAATAAAATAATCTAAATTTATCTAAGTAATTTATTTTTTCAAACATTTTATAATCCATGCACTGGGATCAAGCTCAAACCATTTTTTACTAAAATTCCAATTTGAAGAATCTGCATGATGGTTTGCATGTAGAGTGCTGCCTCCTGTTATAAATGCTAAACTTATATAGTTAACACTTTTCCATTCCCCATCTAATTGTTTATGAGCGAAACAATTAACACTCATTTCTATATGAAAAGTGATTACCATAGCGAGTAATAGACTTAATGCAATTTCGTAATCTAGCACTGTTAAAAAAAGTAAAGTAATGTAAACAATTTTTTTACAATTTCTATCAATACGTATCAAATTGTAATCTAAAATATGGTCTTTTATTATTCTTAGAGGTACATGTGGAATGTTTAAAAACCATGTAAAATAACTATGTAAGTATCCATGTTTAGGACTGTGTGGATCTAAATCAGTATCACTATGTGCATGATGCCACCTGTGCATTAAACTCCATAGTATAGGACCCCCCATGATTCCAAAACAAGAAATAATGCCAATGGAATAAGTGATCCATTTATATTTTGGTATCCAACTTTTATGAGAAAATAATTTATGAGAACCACATTGGATACCTGCCCAATAAATTAAAATATGAAAAAATATCGTAAATAAAAGAACTTTGACTATATTAAAAGATAAAAAAATTGTCGCTGTAATTGCGACAATTTGTAAAGGAAGATTAAATTTTAAATAATAATCTCGAAATTCTTTATTTAAATCCAATCCGGTCATTCTTCTCTAACCAATGCTTTCATTATCTTAATAGCCCATTGAAAAGCGACCTTTGCTTCGTCACCAAGGTCGTCTGTTAATTCAGCACGTATAGCAGTTTTTAAATTTTCCGCATCTTTGAATTGATAAAATCGACCTTGACCTGGACATTTCTTTGCAATGATTTGCCCACCAAATAAATCTCCCATATGGCGACAATATAAATGAGCTTTGATTAAATGTCTACGTTCTTGATCGTAATTTAAATCTAACAAATACTTGCAATAGCTAATGGTTTCAGGCAACCAAGTTAAATTATGATAAGGCCCTACTAATTCAATACAGTCTTGATAAATCTTATGTGCTCGTTCAATGTCAGGAAGATTTTTCAACATTCCTTGACTGTTAGCCGCAGTTTCGATACCATTATACACCAGTACCATTTGCCAAAGATAGTTAGCGTATTCTTCTTTAGTGAAAGAACCTGTAACTAGCTTTTTGGCAAATACTGTTCTTTCTGCATCTGAGTGCAAATCTTTAGTTATTTCTCGTAGACTCATTCTTCTTCTAATTTAATTTGTAAAGGAAACCCTTGAGATCTAGAAATTGAAGTTGCTTCGACTGCTTTTACTTCTGCAATTTCAAAAGTGTAAACTCCAGCAATTCCACTTCCTTCATTATGTATCTGCATTGTAATATCTTTAGCAGTATCTTGGCTGTGTTTAAATATTGTAGTTAATACGGAAATTACAAAATCCATTGGAGTATAATCGTCATTTAACAAAATCACTTTCCAACGTTTTGGTTCTTGTATATTTTGTTTGATTTTTTCGTCAATTTTTACGTCGTGTTCTACAGACATGTTTAACTCCTGTGATGTTTATAAGGGGACATAAAGTCCCCTTGTATTATATTACTTAACTTCTACAATGTCAATTACCCTGGCTTTCTTTTCTTCTGGAATAATGTATTCTAGATTAATAGTCAAGATACCATCTTTGATTTCAGCACCGTTAACAACCATGTGTTCTGCAAGTTGCCAACTTCTTACAAAGCTTCTACTGCTTAGTCCACGATGTAAGTACTGTTTAACAGTATTTTCATTAGGTGTTTCTGATTCTCCCTTTACAGTTAGAATCTCTTGTTCAACTTCGATACTAATTTCATTTTTCTTGAAACCTGCAATTGCTATTTCAATTTGATAATGAGTATCATCTGTTTTTATAATATTATGTGGAGGATAATTTGTTGATAGTTGATTTGCAAACCTTGTTTCAAAAGTATCAAATAATCTATCAAATCCTACCAATGCCTTATTCAAGGCCGTTGTATCAAAACGTGTTAAAGTTCCATTCATTGTCATTTCTTTTCTCCTTTATTTAAGCAAGATAATAAAAATATTTGACCCAATGGCGTCAAATATAGTTCTTAAGCAGTTTCCTTAAATTCTGCATCTACTGCAACATCTTCGGAAGTTCCGCTTGAAGATTCCTTTTTACTTTTTGCAGTTGCAACTATTTGTTGTACTTCAAAAAGTGTAGTGATAGATTCGTTAATTTTTTCCTTGTCTGATTCTGCACAAGCTTCTTCAGCTACTTTGCAAGCATCATTCACTTTGGTTTTTTCTTCTTCAGTAAGAAGAGTTTCAACTTCTTTCATATCACTACGAATGTTATGTATAATACCTTCTGCATTATTTCGTGTTTCTATCAACTCTCGTTGTTTACGATCTTCGTCTGCATTGGCTTCGGCGTCCTTTACCATACGTTCAATTTCTTCTGGAGTTAATCCGCTATCGCTTTTAATGGTAATTTTATTTTCTTTACCTGTGTTCTTATCTTTGGCACTCACGTGCATAATACCATTAGCATCTATATCCAATGTCACTTCAATCTGCGGCATGCCTCTACGTGCAGGAGCGATTCCTTCTAAATTAAATTCTCCTAACAACTTATTGTAAGAAAACATTTCGCGTTCACCTTGTGCAACTTTAATAGTTACCGCAGGCTGATTATCTTCGGCTGTAGAAAATACCTGACTATGTTTTGTAGGTATAGTAGTATTCTTACTGATTAGTTTAGTAAAAATGCCTCCCATTGTTTCAATGCCTAGACTTAGTGGAGTCACATCTAATAACAGAACGTCTTTTCTATCTCCACCTAGAACTGCGCCTTGTACTGCTGCTCCAGCTGCAACTGCTTCATCTGGATTAACATCTTTACGTGGTGCTTTACCAAATAGTTTTTCAACTTCTTCTTGCACTTTAGGCATACGTGTTTGCCCACCGACTAGAATAATTTCATCAATATCGGCAGCACTAACTTTTGCATCTTGCATTGCTTGACGACAAGGTGCTAAACTTCTTTGAATTAAGTCTTCTACTAAACTTTCTAATTTTGCTCTAGTTAATTTAAGATTTAGATGCTTAGGACCTGAAGCATCAGCAGTGATATATGGAAGATTCACATCAGTTTGTGAACTGTTGGACAATTCAATTTTTGTACGTTCAGCTGCTTCTTTAAGACGTTGCAGTGCCATGACGTCTTTACTAAGGTCAATACCTTGCTCTTTCTTAAATTCAGATACAAGATAATCCATAATTCTATTATCAAAGTCTTCGCCGCCAAGGAATGTATCGCCGTTGGTAGAAAGAACTTCGATTTGTTTATCTCCGTCGACGTTAGCGATTTCTATAATGCTGATATCGAAAGTACCGCCACCTAGATCATATACAGCAACTTTTCGATCACGTTTATCTGTTTTATCGACGCCATAGGCTAGAGCTGCTGCGGTTGGTTCGTTAATAATACGCAGAACTTCTAGCCCTGCAATTTTTCCTGCATCTTTAGTAGCTTGACGCTGACTATCGTTGAAGTAAGCAGGTACAGTGATAACAGCCTGTGTTACTTCTTGCCCAAGATAGTCTTCTGCGGTTTTCTTCATCTTACGTAGTACTTCCGCTGAAACTTGTGGAGGAGCCAATTCTTTGCCATTAGCTCGTATCCAAGCATCTCCGTTAGTAGCCTCCATGATCTCGTAAGGCATTAAGTTGATATCTTTTTGTACAGCGTCTTCTTTAAATTTACGTCCGATAAGACGCTTTGATGCATGAATTGTATTTTTTGGATTAGTTACTGCTTGACGTTTGGCTGGTGCGCCGACTAGGATTTCTTCATTAGTATAAGCAACAATACTAGGTGTAGTTCTAGCACCTTCTGAATTTTCAATTACTTTGCTTATACCGTTTTCAATTATTGCTACACAACTATTAGTAGTACCCAAATCGATACCGATGATTTTGCTCATGTTTTTCTCCTTAAATTAAGCAAGATTTTTGGACTCGTGTCCTTTGTACAACCCTTAAGGCGCTGCACAATCTTATTTATCTCTGATTTGCCAGAGGTTGTATTAAATTTCCATTAAATTGTGTACTGCTCCTTAATCTTTGAAAAACGTTCTGTACTCCCACTGCTTGGTTCCACGCATCTTCTAAAGCATGATGTTTAAGTACCGGCGGTCTTTTTGGGTCAATGCCCAAATCAAACAACGTTCTAGTATCCCTAACTTCCCAAAAACTCCAAGGGATTGCCTTATTAAGTTTTCTAAAAATATTTTCACAAATAACAGTGTCAAAAGCGGCACCATGACTCCAAACACGTTTAGCTCCCCAACAAAATTTATACAATTGATTAAAGGCTTCTCTTACATGAATCCTGTCTTCTGTACTAAATGCTTCTTCTTGTGCTTCTTTACTCTGCTTACTCCACCATTCTAGAGTATCATTTGAAACATCTAATTCTAATTCGTCGCAACTGTCTATGTCTACTTTGACATAAAATTTTTCACAACTAGGACTATCGAGTTCATTACTAAACGGATCAAATTTAACAGCTCCAATTGTCAATACTGCTGCATTAGGTGAGGTGGCAAGAGTCTCTAAATCTATCATTATATCAGATAGCATAAAATCTTTCTAAAATTATATTATACAAAAAAAATTAAATTAAAACAACTTTTTTGGCAATTGTTCTTTTTTTAATTTGTTTAAGAAACGAGCTCGACCTGCTGCTTTTTTACGTTTACGAGCTGTTGTTGGTTTTTCATAAAATTCTTTTTTTTGTAGAGTCTTTAATGTACCAGCTTCCTCTACTTTGTTTTTTAATTTGCGTAAAGCTCTGTTTACATCGTCTCCATCTCTTAGCACTACTGTAGTTCCTTTTCTAGGCATCCTCATCCTCGTCGTCTTTATCTAGAACTTCTAAAACCCAATCTAAATTATACATTCTATTTCTGCTTATTAAACTCCACGGTGTGATTTCATCTGTGGTATAATAGTAAGCATTAGATTGTGTTAGAATTAAGGAAACAAATAGTTTAGTAAGATCGTCACAATTATCAATGTCTACAACAATCCTATCGACACTTTGGCTCACTGACAATAACCAGTTGATATCCGATTCAGCATCATCAAACACATATACATTTACATCTTCTCCAATCTTACTTAGAGTAGCTTGAAATTGCAGTTTGATTTTAGTAGACGGTTTGACTAATAAGAATGATAAGTTCGAATTGTACAGTCTGTCAGGAGGTGTAATTAAGTTAATATTTGTTCCACTCATATAACTACTTATTCTTTTTTTCCTGAATCTTTTGCCACAATGAATCAGGGCTTTGTTCTGAATTTTGCTTGTAATTTAGATCATTAGATTCTTCAGTTTCCGCATCAAAATGTGCTACAGTTTCCCAAGGTAGTTTATCTATAAGGCCTCGTTCGTATAAAGAACGCTGACGCTTCAACGTATCGTGCGGATTAGATGCCTTCCATGCTCTACGAGCATCTGTATCTGCTTCCTCGTCTTCCTCGTCTATTACTCGTTGTGCCCATGTTTCTTCATTTTCTAGAACAGGAACACTGTTAATTAGATCCTGATCTAACTTGGCTTGTCCTTCTAATGGACGTACCATTGGAAACGGATATGGCTTTTCATATTCATTTAGATCTGCGATATCACTTGGCATTTCTGAATGCTCATCAACAGAGTCTTTAATTTGTTTGATTTGTTCTTCTGTTAAAGGACCGTCGTCTGGTTCGTAGTTATATCCATCTTCTTTTGGAATCTCTGATATCAGACGATTAGCTTCTTCGATGTCTGCTTGATCGTCTTCGATATCTTGCAATTTAGCAATTACTCTTAGACGTTTAAAAAATTGCTCTGTTTCAGGATCGATTGTGCCATACAATCCATCGACTACATCACACTCTTTATTAGGACAAAAAGGACCAATTCCTGGGGCATCCATAACTTCTGTCCTGCACTTAGGACAATGCGTTATTACTTCTTGGGGATCTCCGGTAGCCACCACAGGATTGGTTCCACCACTATCTCCCACCACATGTACACTATTAAGTTCGGCATCAGTATTAGCATCTTGTTCCTCCTTGACTCGTCTGAAGTATTGAAAACTGTATTGACTAGACAATAATAGAACAACTGCTAACGGATCAAAAATAACAACAATCAAAATTATGACCCAACGAACTGCACGTTCTAAAACATTTTGATCCGGATTATCGCCATACAGTAAAGCCGCAATGTATTTAATCGGCCCTACTTCAGCCTCTACCTTGCGTAACTCGCTAGCTATTGGTGCCCGTTCTTGATTAAGAGCAGCGATTGTTTTTTGAGAACGTGCAATATCTGATTGCAGAGCAGTGCGTTCTTTGGCTTGATTGCGACGAATTTGTACAGCACGTTCAGCACCACGTTCTGTATCGCTACGACCTAACATTTGATCAACTTGTGCATCCATTTGAGTCAATGCTCGTCTAGCCGCATCAATATTGTCACGTTCTGTTTTAATTTTCTCGTCTATAAGAGCGACTTTAGCAGCAACATCACCGGTAGGTACGGCCTGATCTAAATGTGCTTTCGACAAATAACCAAAAATTCCCATCGATGTAATTAACATCAAAATGGATACTGCTATAAGCAGGTAAGTTTTAATTAGTCTAGGAGCAATAAACCAATTCTGTTTCAACCAAACAGTGGCAACTAATTTACTAACTTCTAATACTATTCCCATAATGGCAATAGGTACAGCCGCGGCGGCAAAAATACTTATTAGGCCTGCGACAGAATACCAAACAGCCACAGCAGAAATGGCAAGTCCGCTGAATAGAGCAAACCATGCAATACTTTTATCAGCAAATGTAATTTTCATAGTCAATATTTATCGATGAATTTCCATGTTTTAGTGCTGTTATAATAACATGCAGTATCTTCAAAACTTTTTTCGTCAGCACCTAGACGAACCCAACTGTGTACACGTCGACAAATATTACCATTACCAGGATAGGTATAAACTACTCTAGCTTTGCCTTGAGCATCAGTTCGATCATTAAACCATTCTACTGACTCTCCATTTTCAAGATTATTCAATGCATGATAAACTGCATGTGAGTGTAGATTTTGATCTTGTGGTTTTAATTTTGTACCAAAAAATTTAGAAAGGTTATATGCCATACCCAGTAAAGAATCATTACTCATCCAATGATTATTTACAGGTCCTTGCCAGCTTTGAGCATAGCTATTGGTACATACTAGGATGAGGCACAACTTCCCAAGTACCATCATATTTCTTACATGCATAACCACGCCTTTCTACTGGTCGATTGTTTAATGTAATAAAGTATTTGTATTCTCCACAGTCTTGTGCCATACCACTTTGAGCATGAAATAATCTATCAACTTTATTGTCGTTGCACTTCATTACTTCTACTGTTTGGCCATCAACAGTTTTACCGGATTTATCTTTAACAATACGTGTTTCAGTTTTTATGTCACAGTACTGATCAGGTATGTTAGCTCGAGGAGTATAGGTAGTACAGCCTGATAGAGCTATACTACCTATTAACAAATAGCGTATCATTATTTGTTACGATTCTTAGTTTGGTTTAAAAGTTCACCAGCGACTTCGTTAACATTTTTGCCGGCATGCTTACGTTCACTACGTTCAACTCTGGCATCGTATTCCTTAGCCATAGCTTCTACATCTTTCTTGGTAATTTTCATTAACACGAAAGCACGGTAGTGAGCAGTGTCTGGATTATACACAATCATTTTCTTATCTACAGCATAAGTTCGAAGTACACTTTCTGCGATAAGATTAACAATTACGTCTTGACCTTGTTGAAATGCTTCTAGTTTTTCTGGCCCACCTTCTTCATCATAGATGATAGTAGTTCGATTGTTCATTTCTCCTGTAATGCGATCAAGAACTTTGGCCTTGGCTTTAAGCGTAGCTTTCTTTAGAGCCATTTCCATACTAGGACTGACATCTTCTGCTACTGCATAGAGATATCCTTCTTTGTCCCAAAACTTCCAACCATCTTTAGATTCTTTACCTACATCAGAATGTTCTAAATACCAATTAGGAACTTCACGTTTAGTTACATTTTCGGTACGTAATGGTTCCATACTGGTAGTGCCGCAAGCAGCAAGGATTGATGTTAACGAAACTACTACAAGAGCCTTTTTCATATTTGCCTTTCAAAGTGTGTGTATAAAAGAAAACCTCTACAGTACCAAGTATACTGCAGAGGTTGGTAAATGTCAATGTATTTTGGTTATTTAAAAAATATCAGCATCATTAAGACACTTTGAACGATAAATCCGAAACCAATAGTTGCTACATTTAACATGTCTTTTACAATGACTGCTTTTAAAAATAGCAGCGTCAATGCGCCCCAAGTTAGCAGAACTAAATCTACACTGGGCAGTCTATCTGTTAAACTCATACTAACTGCTATCAAACTAGGGATAGTAGCAGCATGTAACATAATATTGGCTAACCAAGCCATTGTTTCAGAACTAATAATGCCAATTTTTTTGGTTATAACAAATTTAGCATGTTCATATAAACGATTAAATCTTGACATTTCGATCCCTATAAAAAATGTGATTACCAATTACGCCAATTCTTTCTTTGCCCCAATTTGGATTGACATATACAGCATGAAAGTACATGGCATCTTTCATAGAACTTAATCTAAAGTTTTCTAAAAGAACTTTTTTAGCAACTTCATAACTTTCTTTATAAAGTTCAGGGTGCTTAATCCTTGGTCGGCCACCGTTTTCACAGTACCAACTAAATTGACAAACTACTTTTTCCATAAAAATAGTTTTTTGGTAAACTACTTGGCAAATATCGTTAGGAAAATTTGGATGCTTTGATCTATTCAAAGTTACCTGGGCCACTGCCACTTTTCCTTCAAACGACTCACTGCCTGATTCAAAATAAATGTTTCGAGCTAGACATTCTAGTTGACGCTCTCTATCTTTGAGAGCTACAAGTTCTCGATTTTTAGATTCGATTTTTGCTTGAGTAGCTAATTCAACTCTTTGATAATGGGCTATACGATTTTTAGTAATAGCCTGTATTGCTGATCCTACTAAGAATACACCCAGCACGAGCATACCGATTCTTAGATATTTTTCCATAGTTACATCCTCCTATTATATTAATGTGTATCGCTACACACCAGCAATCCAAAAAATATTAAAAATTGCTGTAGTTTGAAAAAATCAAAACGTTAAGTAGTTATCAAAGTACATAGAATCATTATCTACGCATTTTGCTAATGTCTACTGCTTCTTCATCACTGAAGATAGGCACAGCATTACTTTTATGCATAGTGCCAATTCCTTTAACTTTAGTACCTGTGTAAACCTTTTGTTCAGGTTTAGTACAAGGGCCTCCAGTAAAAGGCAAACTAGGTATTTTGGGCTGATCCGAACCTCGATGAGCAACTTTTGGTGCCACATATACTGATGCAGACATAGCACGGTTAGCTCGTTTTTTTTCAGCTTCAATGCCCCATTTTTTCTGTAATTCTTTCCAATCGTCTTCCAATTCTCTTGCCTTACGTGCCTCTTCGGAATTTCGAAATTTACGTTTGCCTTTTCGTTTGCCTGTAGTAGTTAGCCAAGGGCCTTCGAGATGCATAGTCAAAATCACTCTCCAAATCGTTAAAAATGCTATTATACTAGACTTTTTGGTTTTTGTCTAGTCTCTAATAAAATCACGACTGACTTTATATAGCAAACTTTCGTGATCGAGATTTTGAAATTCTTCACCCAATTCATACAAATCATCTGAATAGTCTGGTTGATCGAACCCTAAAATTTCAAACAATTCTCTTTTGGTAAGCTTTTCGCCTCTCATATAGTTGACCCAAACTATAGTCATTGTGTAGCACATAAACAACTGTGCATCATTGACGATACCATGATATTCGCACCATGATTCGGTTTGTTTTAAATAGTAATCAAAATCTTCTAACCTGTGTCTAATTTGGAATAACCAATTTTTGGTATCTTCTCTAGACCACATTTCAAACTCTAAAAGATTCACCGCAACCGCATCGATCCTTTTCTTTGTTATTGATAAAGTCAAATCCTTCGTTAAGACCTTGACGTCGCCAATCCATGGTCATACCATCGATATATGGTAAGTCTTTTGGATTTACAAAGATAGTAACACCGTTGCTTTCGTATGTAATTTGATCTGTGTGTGGCGTGTCTACATATTCTAATTTATAGGCAAGTCCTGAACATCCGGTAGTTCTTACTCCTACCATTATTCCAAGACCGTGCCCTCGATTAGATAACTGCTGCTGTACTTTCTTGGCTGCTATTTCTGTTAATTGAATCATGTTTTGATTTATAATCCGATAAAGCTGCTTTTATTGCATCTTCTGCAAGAATCGAACAGTGTATTTTGACAGGTGGTAATGCGAGCTCTTCGGCAATTTCCGAATTCTTGATGGCATTCGCTTCATCAAGACTTTTACCTTTGAGCCATGTAGTAACAAGCGACGAACTTGCAATCGCTGAGCCGCAGCCATACGTCTTGAATTTGGCATCAGTGATGATATTATCTTCTACTTTAATTTGTAATTGCAGAACATCTCCGCAAGCCGGTGCTCCTACTAATCCTGTTCCTACAGTAGGGTCGTTCTTATCAAGTTTGCCGACATTACGAGGATTCTCATAATGATCTATAACTTGATCAGAATATGACATTAGCGTTTTCTCCTACTTGCTGCCTTAGTTTTTGCTGCTCTTTTGCGTAGTTGCTTTCCCATGACTTCTCCTTAGATTTTTCCTCTACGGCGTAGCACTCTACGTACCGCAGCTTTAGTTTTTGTCTTTGCTCTGTAACCCATAATTTTTCCTCTTTAAATTATTTAGTTTTGGACTCTTTACGTTCGTTCTTAACTGCGGTAACATCATTTCTTGCTTCTTTACAGAATTTAGTCAATTCTTGAAGTCCTTTACGCACACGGGTTCCAGCACTGCCTACGCCCTTGTCGTAGAATTTTTCAAAATCACTTTCCATCGATTCTACTAATTTTACTAATTCTTGATACTTACTCATAATCTTCTCCTTGTGTAATTATGTTATAAATTTGTTTCCAATTTTTGACTACAGGGTATGGACATTCGTGTTTCATATTGTGTCCATGTTCTACTAAAATACTTTTAAGTCCTAGTGCATGTCCAAGATCAGCATTGATAGGTTTATCTTCAATCCAATACAATCCACTGTTCTTGTATTCAGACAGTGCATCATCTTTATCTGCACCAGTATCTAAAAAAACGAATTTTTCAAATGCTGTGGAACCAAATATTTTTTTAATATTCATTTCTCTAAGCTTTTGAGCATTTGTATCATTACTTAGACTAGTTATACAATGAAACTTAAATCCGTGTTCTTCATGTAAACGTTTTACATAATATGTAGCATCTCTTAGACTAGGAAGAAAGCCAATTGCTGCACTTTCATTGAATATTCTAATCAATTTTTTAGCTTCGTATTGATCCAAATCTTCGTACTGGTCGTGTAAGTAATAACTGTGTTTTCCATTTGGTTTGCTAACGTAACCACGTTCGGACATCCAGACATGAAATGCCCATTCCCAATCGAGGATAACTCCATCTGCGTCTGTAAGTATGATTTTTTCCATACTTAAAGTATATGTTAGATTTTTATTAATGTCAACCACCTGCAAATACGTTTGGTGAACCTGCTGCCACTGCGGTGCAACCAGAAAGACCATCCCCTATTCTTCCACATCCTTTATTGTTCACTTTGACTGTACTGCTACCTGCGGCGATTGGAGCAGAGTGTGCTGGGCAAGGACTACCTGGTAATAAATGAACTGTATTCACATCCCCTTGTCTACTTACAGGTTTGTTGTTAACAAAAACGTTACCGGATCCTACTGCCCTGACCATACCAGAGCAGTGCGCAACATCTGCATCACCAATTCTTGTAACTGCTGGCATATTAACTTCCTTTGTAATTATAATTGGCCATAAATTGCCTCATCGCTTCTAACGGATTTAATACTTGTTGTGTTACTGTTAGAGTTGAATTTCCATTGACAGTTAAAACATAAGTTCTTATTTCTGACTGTCGCTGATCTTGAGCTAATTCAAACAAATTTTTATCAGGAGGCATATTACCTCGACTTACTACAGAAATAGGAGTAGTAGTTAAATCACTTTCTCCTGGCTCTGTATATTTAAAAGTGTCTGTAAATGTAAATTCATATTTTCCGCTAATAACTACAGACGAAGCCCCTCCTGTTATATTAATTCCAGGTTCAGAAGGAGATCCTGAAAGAATAGCAGAAACAGAAGAAATAGTTTCAAGCATATCAGGAACAATGTTTATTGTTACTGTAAAAGTTTCACCTATTGTTACAGGAGTTAATGTAGCAGGACTAGCCGAGGCCATGGTTTTTATTTTCCTTGTCTATTAACATTTGTAATCTTTTATGCCATTTTTCTATTTCTTCATGTTGCTCATGTGTATGTGGACCATCTGGTATTTCAGGCACGAACTCTATAATGTGATCGAAATCATCAGGAATAGATTCCCAAGTAGTAAATGTTTTTAATTCTTCATTAATTAAAAAAACAAACTTGTGCATTTAAGTTATGATACTTCCTGCACTTACTGGTTGAATACCTGTAGTTTGGAATACATATTGATTAGCTATTTCTTTGTCAGGTTCTGCAATCACAGTAACTAAACTTTTATTAAAGTTTAATTTACTGTCAGGATTAACAGTCATGACATATGGAGCCATTCCTATGCCTTTTTGGCTCATGGCTAGCATTACTACTTTTTCTAAAGTTATTGTACTCAAATCTTCCGATATATATTTTCCGATAACTTCTTCACCTGCTGACAACTTTAATGTTACTACGTCGCCGTCACTAAATTTTGATTTTTCAAATAACATATTAGCCTTTTAAATATTGTTTAAGTTCTGTAAATCCACCAATTAGTTTATTATCTAAAAAAATCTGTGGAACTGTACGTGCTGTTGGTACTGCTTCTAATAAATCTTCTTTGCTATAGCCATCTCCGATTTTGCGTTCTTCAAACTCAATTCCTTTGTGTGTTAGTAAGGCTTTAGCTTGATCACAAAATGGACAATGATACTTACTCCATACTACTGCTTTCATAATGTTGGCAACTCCTCATAATCAATAGCGTCACTCATTACGCCTATAACATAATTAGTCGACTCATTCTCTTGTAAGGCAGTTTGTTTCTTACTAGTATCGCTGTGTTTGTTAAACCAAGGAATTGGTGTAGTCTTTGGAGCAGCGTGTTGATATTTGATTCCGATTTCCTTCAATGCGCCTACTGCTGTGTAGTCTACAAAATCTTTTAAGATATTAGCATTCAAACCAATAACAGGACCTTTCTTAAAAAGATAGTCGGCCCATGCTTTTTCTTCACGAATAACATCTTCATACATAGTGTATACTTCGATTTCACATTCGATTTTAGCACGAGCGAATCTTTCATCTTCTTTGACCACGTTGTTAATTAGCATGGCTGTCCATTCTTTATGGAGCAATTCATCTTGTAGAATCAAACTGATAATGTTGCCATTACCAATAAAGATTTTATTCTCTACCATGGCTAAACTTGTAGCAAAACTAACCATAAAGCGGAATGCCTCTAAAGCATAACTGGCATTGAGTGCTAACCAGATTGCTTTGACATGTTCGATGTCAGTTACATTAGCTTCGTTTAATTCTTTACGACAGTTTAGTCTATGTAATAAATCATAATACTTGCCTACACTACTGGCCATGTCAATAATTTCTTGTGTGTCATGAATAGTGTTAAACACTTCCTTAGGCACATTATAGATGTTGCGGATAATGTGACTGTAACTACGACTGTGAATATTAGTTTCAAAGAAACTCCAGTTGTACATAAGTGCTTCTAGTTCAGGCAAACTTACACAAGGAGTAAACACTTGTGCCGGGCCACGGCCTTGTAAACTGTCTAAGGCAGTTTGACGTAATAAATTACTAGTAAAGATATGTTTAACCGCATCGCTGGCTTCTTTAAAATCTCCGGCATCTTTAGTTAGACTAATTTCTTCTGGCACCCAAAAGAAACCACGTGCTGTTTGTTCTATTTTTTGTATCTTAGGATACTTGACTTCTTCAAATCTCTGAATAGTAACTGGACCTTCTGGATCCAAGAACATTTTACGACTTAAATAGTCTGTTTTTGTTTGTAAGTTATATTGTTGTTTGCTCATTTATATGATTCCAATTAATTATTTTCCATTGGTTTTCTAAATACTTCTTTTTGTCAGCTTGGTAATCCAGAGCCCAAGAATGCTCCCACCAGTCTATCAATAGTACTATGTCTTTTTTTACTTCGTGATTTGTTATTGTTTTTATTTTACCACTTTTACTAAGATATACCCATCCGCTACCTTGTATACTCATTGCTGTTTTTTCAAACTCTTCTTTAAACTTATCAAAGGATTTATAGTGTTTGTTTATAAATTCTTCTATAGCACCTTCTGGTTTATTTTTGTTGTTCGGTGCTTGATATTGTTGAAAAAGAATGTTGTGTAAAAATACTCCTGCTTCATTGAACACAGGGTCACCTTCGCCTTTGTTATATCTTTCGGCATAGGTCTTAGCTAACTTTTCGTAATGATAGTTAATTGTATTTTCACTTATGCTAGGATTTAGTTCGTCCTTTTTATAAGGCAAAGGTTTAATACTTAATTTTTCATTACGGCCTTCTGCAATAAATCCTTTTATAAATTCATAACTCATCACAGCTTACAAGCCTCACAGTCTGCATCATCTAACAAGCTTAAATCCATTTCATGGAACCCGTTCATCTTTGGTTCGCCTAGATCTTCTTGACTCTTAGATCCTGTTTTATTAATCAAGCTATAATAGAAGGTCTTAATCCCCCAATAATGCGCTTGCATTAAATTTTTTGCAATTAATGTTGTAGGCACTTTGCGATCCTGATAATGTGCAGGATTATAAAAAGTATTTGTACTAATACTTTGATCAACATAGGCGGCTAACACTGCGGCAGTTTTAATATATCCTGCACAATCTCTTTGATCCCACATTAATTGATATTTGTTTTTCAATCTGTGATACTCAGGAACCACTTGTGTAAACGAACCTGCTTTACTTTCCTTAACACTGATTAAGCTCATGGGCATCTCAATACCGTTCGTGCTGTTTATAACAACACTGCTACTTTCAACCGGAGCAATGGCCATTAGTGTAGCATTACGAACACCATGCTGTTTCATTTCAGCACGTAGAGGTTCCCAATCAAGTTCAGGAGCAAAGTTAGTTAATTCGTTTACACCTTCTGCTCGTAGTTCCCAAGGAAAAATACCTTGTCCATATCTAGTCTTATCGCTGTCTTTACACTTGCCTCTTTCTTTGGCTAGTTCTACTGTAGCTTCAGTTAGGTAGTAAGCTTGATGCTCGATCCAGGTTTTAACCTCTCCCAATGCATCGGTTTCTCCGTATTTAAGACCTCGTTTAGCATGCCAATAAGCAAGATTAGTAACACCAATACCCAAAGGTTGAATTTCGTCATTGCTCAGTTTACTCTGAATTGATAAGAAATCTTGATAGTCCAGTATGTTACATAGACTACGTTGTAAGATGCGACAAGCACGTCGCATATCTTCCGGGTTACGAAAGGCACCCCAGTTGATTGAACCCAGGGTGCATAGGGCAATACGTCCTTCTTCGTCATCTAATCTTTTAAATGCCTTAGTGGGCAACAATATTTCACAACATAGGTTACTTTGATATATCGTATGATACTCAGGATCAAATGGTCCTTGATTCATCACATTATCTATAAACACAAGATAGATACGACCCGTGTCTGTGCGTTCTTTTAAAATTCCAGATTTAAAAACTTCTTCTGCTGATATAACTTTCTTGCGCAGACCAGATACTTTCTCGTACTTGATGTATAAATCTTCAAACCGTTTCGTGTTTGTGTAGAAAGCTTCATAAAGGTCTGGTACTTCGTTGGGATCAAAGAAAGTAATGGATTCTTTATTTTTAAATCTGCGCCAGAAGAAAGCAGACAATACCACTCCGTAGTCCATGTGTCTGACTCGGGTCTCGTCTGTGCCTTGATTATTCTTAAGCACGATAAGATCATCAAACTGATGATGCCAAATTGGATAAAAAACAGTAGCACTAGCATTACGTATTCCACCTTGACTGCAACTCCTTAAATCTGCGAACCATTTTTTTAAAAAAGGCAGCATGCCAGTGTGCATGATTTCGCCACCGCGAATCGGAGAGCCTAATGGACGTAGTCGACCAATTTCTAATCCAATTCCTGCACGTTTACTAGCATACTTAGCCATCATTTCTCCAGAAGCGAAGATACTATCAAGGTCATCATCGCTGCGTATAAGGACGCAGCTACTAAATTGCTTGGTTGGTGTTCCCAGACCAGCAAGAACGGGAGTAGCGAGAGTAAAAAGACCGTCACTGGCCGCTGTATAATATTCTTTAATATATCGCATACGTGCTTGATTGGGTTCTTCTTTATGAAAGACTGTAGCTGCTGCCACCATATATCTAACTTGAGGAGTTTCATATATTTCCTTGGTGCTACGATTCTTGACTAGATATTTTTCAATCAGTTGTTCAATAGCAGCATACGAATATTGTTCATCTTTTGAATGATCTATCATATCATTCATTTTGTTCCAATCTTCTTCTGTATACCAGGACAACAATTCTTCTGTGTACAATCCTGTAGCAACATTTTTCTTTACGATTTCGTAAAGGTGAGGAGGCTCGTATCCACCATATACATCTTTGCGTAGCATACTGAGTCTCTGTTTGCCTGCTACATATTGATAATTGGTATGTCCTAAATCTGGATTGCTTTCTATATCAATCAAATCAACTATGGCTCTTAGTGTAATTTCGTCAATTTCTTTAGTAGTAATACCATCATAGAAATGTGGTTGACTTTTAATTTCGATCATACTTTGACTAACATCGGCAATTCCACTGCATACTTTGGCGATCTGTGTCTGCCACTTTTCTATTGTTAAAGATTCTTTTTTTCCATTTCTTTTTATAACAGTGATGTTCGACATTGATTTATTCTTTTTAATAATTGTGAAGCTATTTAGTGATAAGAGCTACCACTAAGGTATTTGTTTTGATATCAGTAGTTTTGAAGGCTACTCATTGTTTATCTTTTACAGATAGTTAATAATATACTACTTTTTTTTGGATGTCAAGCTATACGAGCTTAACTAAGTGCTTGATATGTGTAGATAAATGTAGTTTGGTTACTGACATTTACATTAACATATTTGATAATAACATCATTACCGGATTTAGTTGCACTAAAACTTATGTTATAAAAATCTCCAGATCCGGTATAATCAAAATCGTCCGATAGTTGTACACCGCCACTTGAGTAGTTTACCGCAACTGTAATTTTACCTCGTCTTGTTTCTACTGGGCTTGTGCATTTTGTTACATAATTTATTTCATATCCCATAGTTTGAGATATTGGTAATCTAAAGGCAAAAGTTTCGGTAAAATTAGTTTCTAAAATAATTGATCTTGGTTGACTATTTGAGTACAATGCGATTCCAGAAACCTCAGGCAAGTATGTATCTACTTGATTTCCGGTTAATGCGTATTGTCTATCAAAATTTTCTTGAAGACTAGAATTGCCTTGTGCTATAAATGCTATATTACTAGTTTGATTATTACTGTTTCCGCCTCTGTCATTGCCTACATTGATAAAAGTATTGCCTCTTGATCTATTACCGTATCCAGTTTCAATATAAATTCCGTGTTCGTCGATATCTTCGAACGCACAATCTAAAATATGATTAAATCTTGGACCATACTGTTCGCCTACTAAAGGACTGCCTCCAGTGTTATCTCCAAAACTAAACCCTACACCGCATTCTGAAATATTACAATTATTGAAAACATTATTTTTAATATCTGTTTTACTGAATACTGCTCGTTTAAATCCTTCAATGTCGATACGATTAAATTCGTTTCTTTGACAAGTTACTATGGAACTTAATGCATATAATCCTATAGCGATACTGTTATCAGTACCTGACAACGTACTATCATCGAATGTTCCTTTTATTTCTAAATCTTCAAATACACTGTCTCTAACTGCATTTAATTGTAGTGCTTGATTAGTATTGTCGCCTACATCTAAAGTAAAATCCTTAAGTAAAATAAATTTTGGCTGATCATTGAATACAGGTGTTCCAGGATTAATTCCTACAGGATATGTGATCGCTCTTCTATTAGTTGTTGTAGATTGATCTTCAATAAATCTAAAAACTGTTTTACTTACTGATGTGAATTGAAAAATAGTTTTCTTTATACCTGCACCTACTAATCTAACATGGCTAGGTAGAAAAATTGTATCACTGATATAGTACGTTCCAGCCGCAAATTCTAAAGTTACTCTGGTCTCTGGATTAAACATTGTAGATTTATTAAGATACAGATTATCAATAGCACGTTGAATGTTTACTGTTTGATCTTCTAATCCAGGATAGATACCATAGGAAGCAGCAGTTACACGTTCATCTAATCGTTCTTGTAATGTTCGAGTGATTGGGTAATTTACATCGTCAGATGTTAAAATATTAGGATCATCAACTTTATATGTATAGCTAGTGGCTATATCTAACAAGTTGTCTGCATCAGTAATAATTCGTGTATTACCAACAGTAGGTGCGCCTTCACTAACTGCACCATTACCAATGTATAATTTCTGAGTGTCAATAGCCCATGCAAGTTCTCCGCTGGCTAATTGTGGAATTCCTGTTTCACTTTCTTTACCGCGTCTAAGTTGTATGCGGCTAATTTGAACTACGGCCATGTAAATATCCTCGCTATTTGATATTTATCCGTATAGTTTGTAGTATTGTTCTACACGATCACACCAGCGTTCTGTCCACATGTCAAAATCTCTAGATTCTAACACAAATTGCTGATATTGCGGTTCGCCCCAGACACCAGGGTCTATTTCTGGTGGGCGTACACACATCATGATCACTCCTTTACGTATGTTTGTTCCATGTACTTCGTTATGTGCAAGAGCATAGGCAGTAAGTTGCAAGAAATAATCATCGATCCATTCTAATTTTTTAGGTTTGTTAGTTTGTTTAAAATCCAGTATTGCTTCATCGCCGTCATGTAGTCCTACGCAATCTGTGGTACCTGCATATAATCCTGGAAAGTATAACGGAACCTCGCTGCCCCAAACTTCATGAACTAAAGGAAATCCTTCTTTAATCACGTGTTTGGCCATTAACAAACTTTGTTGAGCATAAGGATTAGACACAGATTCTTTTAATGTATCTCCTTTAATATAGTCTTCGAGGAACTTGTGCATACGTGTTCCGCGACCAGCAGCTTCAGTAGTAATTTCTTGAGCACGTTTTTCACCTACTGCCTTTTTCCAATTTGCCAGTGCTTCTCGTGCTTCTGCAGGCTTGGTTTTGTCCAGGATTGTTGTTACGCTAGGAACTTTCGAACCGTCAGGGCAAGCATAAAGTCTTTTCCCTGACGATTCGTCTCTTTGTAGTTTTGAGTAGATAAATTTTGATTGTAATAAAGTCATAGTAACATTATATAGTTACTAATGAATACTGTCAACCTGGTTGTTGGAGAACATTATTAGCAGCTCTTACTGCATCTGCATTGTTTGTTTGAGGTTTTTGACCTAATTCTGTAGGTGGTTCTTTTTCTTTAGTTTTAATAGTAATACCGTAGCTGCTAAAGTTTTGAACTAAATTTTTTACGTTAGGATCTTTATCAAAAATCATTTTAAATGTATCATAGTCTAAATCCTGACCTGTTACATTTTGATAAATCTTGCTGATAGCATCCCAACTAAATTTAGATGTGGCTTTTTTTGAATTAGCTCTATGTTGAAGACTAGAAAGAACGCGAACTAGGTCCGCGCTCTCCATTACTTTTTTTTTGAATTTAAAATTTGGCCTAATTTTCTGCTGTATTCTATACTTTCTCTACGCTCTCGGCCTGCTGCTGCTTCTCCGCCTGCTGCTGGAGCACTGGCTGCAAATTCATCGCCTGTGGCTGCTAACTCACCTTCTAAACCAGTTTCTCCTTCAGGAGCTGGCATTTCGGGTGCAGCCATACCAGGTGCTTCTTCACCTGTAATAACGGCTACAGCTTGTGCTAGAGCAGTTCTATTTGTTTCTAAATTGCTGTATAAATCGTCTAATGCTGGCTTAACTTTTTGTTCAAATTGATTACTAATTTCAGATCCTAGTTCGTCTCTTATAGAGTCCACTAACTCTAGCATAGATTCTGATTTCAGGCTTGCAGTGTCTTCTAACCATCCAGTGATTTTGTCCACCATGTCACGTGCTTTCATAATCAATGCTGCTTTTTCTTCTTCGCCTTCGTTTAATACTGTTTCACTTAGAGCCTGACGTAACACATCCATTGCTTCGCCTACGCTTTCTTTTTTAGCCATTTTAGTAGCCGTAGCATACATGACTTCGTCGCCTCGTTTGCCATATTTCTTTGAAAAGTCGCCTTTAACTTTCTTCATACCTTTCACGTATTTCTCACGCTTAGATTCTTCGTCTGGACTTAATGAACGCTCTGTTAATGCTTGAACAATAACATCTAAGAATGCACGATCTTTACGATATTCGTTATTCTCGTAAACAGCGTCATAATTTTGACTAGATTCAAATGTAGCAATTTTATCAACTAGACGGTCTCTGACCACTGCTAGTTGTTCGTAAGTAAAACTGTCCAAATTAAGCTTATAGCCAAACTTCTTGGCCATGCTTTCATTCAATGTCTTACTGGTTTTTGGATGTGAAAGGTCTTTTACTTGCATTGCTATGTCCTATAAGGTTTGTTAAAATTATTTATCCGAAATTATAACTAAAGAGCTTTGAAATTTCTAGTTTATATTGTTCTGCTCTAGTTTTTGTAATATCCCATCTAGAAATATATATATCTTTCTTTATCATGTCCTTAGTTTTATTGCATTTTTCTCTAAAAATTAAAGAATCAATTATATTAGTCCAATATTTCGTATCTAAGTTTTTTACTTCGTTAAACTTTTCTATCTGATTTCTATCATAAAATTTTGCTGCTAGAGCAGCATTCACTTTTAATTTAAAAGTTTCTATTATACGACCGCTCTGATCTTGTAAATCCCAGTTTTCTAATACGTTCTTTTTAATTTTATAATGTTTATATAATAAACAGTTTTTATTAACAACTAGTAGAGGAACTTTTTTATTAAATTCCTCTTCTAATATTTTTTCCAGTTTCTCTGCTTGTTTTTTAAAATTCATTGGCTATTACTTTAGGATCTTTGTCTCCTATCTTAATTACCAAACTTTTACGTATCATACCCTCAATTGTGAATTGCTCCCTTTCGCTAAAACTGCTTAATGCTCTAGGATAATTCAGTTTTTTTAACATTGCCTTTTCATCATTTGAAGTGTAAATTTCAAATGTTTTAACTAGTTCATTTAATTTCATTTTAATCCAGATAGTTTTTTAATACGATCTATTTCACTGTTTGATTCAGCAAAATTTGATGGTACCATTGGTTGAGCTGTTTGACCTTGTGGTCCTGATGCAACAGCTGGTGCCTGCTTCTTTCCGAATAGTCTATCAAAGAATCCAGGTTTGTTAGGATCTTGTTTTGTTCTTCCAGTTTTAGGATCCCAATTACCTGCGCCAGGATATTTAGTAACATCAACTATACCAGTTTGTTTTGATCTCCAAGCCATTTCATCATCCGATCCAGTAGTTATATTAGTTTTAGCTCCTGTTCCAGTTGTGACTGGCTTCGGAGCAGTACTTAATCCTGTATCTGGATTAGTTGCAGGCGTACCTGCGAAATCTTGAGCTGTCTGTATTGGTGCAGGTTGTGCAGCTTGAGCAGGTTCTGGTGCAGGAGCTGGTGCAGGAGCTGGTGCGGCCGCAGGTGGATTAGGGTTATCTGCTTGTGGTGCAGATTGTCCAAATGCTGCTCCAGATTGTGCTTGAATTCCTAATGCATTAGCTTGTGGAGGAGGAGTAGGTGCAGACTTCGCTGCCATAGCATTGGCTGCTGCTCCACCGTAAGGTGCTTCTGGTGCTGGAGCTGGTTGTTCACCGCCTATAGCTAATTGTTTTAGTCTGTCTAATTCAGCACTAGGTGCCGCTTGACCTGTGGGCGCTGGAGTAGAAGTTTGTACTTGTCCGGTATAATTACTAGTTTGCTGATCTCCTGCATCTGCACCGGCCATTGCATCTACTGGTTTTTTAGGCTGTACTTTGTTAGTCTTTACTTTTTTAGTCTGTGATTTTTTCTGCGGATTATTAGGATCGTATGTCGGATTTTTGTTATTACCTGCCAGTCCGGTTCCAGCTGCTGGTGCAGCACTTGGTGCAGCTGTCGGTGCCTGTGGTCTACCAGCTGCTGCATCTTGAGCTGCTTTTAACTGTTGAGCATTCATAGGTCCTTCTTTCAATACAATATCATTAATTTTCATAATTTTTTCCTTATTTGAAACCAGACAATCTGCGTATGTCTTGGAGTGATTCTACTTTACCTATTTCAACAGCATCTCCTGCTTTGATAGTTGGCTGTGCTGTAGCAGTTGCACTTTGAGCCCCTGTAGCTTGTGGTCCCATTAATTTTAATTTACCTGTTGCTGGATCTTTAGTTAAACTTGTTGGATTTTTCTTAAGATCAACAATTGTAGTCATTCCTGGACCAGTGTTTAGTGTAGCAGTCTGTCCAGGTTTATAATCTACTATCTTACCCATTTCAGCTTCTTTAACGTCTGCATCTTGATCAGTTTCTGCTTCTATCTCTTCTACATAATCGTCTAAAATACCAGCTACAGTTTCTTTATCCATGTCATATATTTTAGCAATATCTTCATCACTAGTTCCGCCAGCAGCTAGTTTAACCATAGCTTGAATTTTATCTTCATCGGTAAATTCAGCGTTGCGTATGGCTTTTAATTCTTCTGGATTCATGTCGTATTCCGGTGGAGTCATTTCATCACTTTGTTGATCCCACTCGCCCTCTTTAATCATAAGAGCATAGCGAATACGTGCTGCTCTTGCTTGATCATATGTTTCTGCCATTTCTTTATTTTTATGCTTTTGTCCACGTACTTCTTTACTGGCTTTTTTAGCATCTTTGTGTACACCTGCTCCTGCTGTCTTAGCATTTTTGGCCACAAAGTTACGCGGCTTAGATGCTTCTGGTTGTTTTGCCTCTTTCATATCGTCGATCTCTTTTTGTTTCTCGGCTGCTTTCTTTTTATATTCTTCTGGATCAGGTAAGCCACTTTTCTTTCTTAATTCTTGATGCTTCTTATATAACTTTTCTTGAGCAGTTTCTGGCGGATGTTTAATTTTTATTTTAATTTTACCTTCACTGATAACTCTAGTTTTCTTACCATATTTTTGTCGAATAGCATCAGCTGCTTTGTAAGCCTGTCTTTCGTCATCAAATGTTTTCCAAGAGTTGCCGTCAACTACCACGGTCCATGATTTTTTAGAATTATCGTATTCATCATAGCCGCCACCTTGCGGATTACCGTCACTATCATACCCTTTTGGTCTGCCTTCCTTAATGCCCGGAAATTGTTTAGCTATGTCAGGATATTTGGCCATTGCAGTTCTAGTTTCTTTACCTAATTTACCGTCCGCTCCATATCTTGGTAATGCTTTAGGATCACGTTTTAGTATTGCCTGTTGTAGTTTTTGTACATTAGAGTCAACTGGAATTGAGTTTACTGCTGCCGTTTTGTCGGTAGCAGAACCGCTAGCACCTTGACTAAGTTGAGCAACTTTATCTTTGACACGTTGATATTGCTCTGCATCTTGAAGATGAGCACTCATGGAACCTATCTTATAAGCATGATTCTTGGCCTCACGTTCGTTGCCTTGTTGAAGTTGAGTATTAAGTTGCGTTTGATGAAACGCTACATTTTTTTTCAGATTCTGAGGATCTCGAAAGGCTACCATACCTTTTTCTACCCAAGAATCATAGTCCTTGCCATTATTGGTCCAATTAAGATCTATTAACGATCCATGAACTGTATGTTGAAAACTAGCTTCGACACCATCTGTGTCTTTATAGGAAACGGTCCTGGGTGTTTGAAATCCTAGTAATTTAGCTCTTCTTAACTGTTCTTCTGGACTTATACCCTCGTCATCAGCAGCATAGGAATAATTGGCTTCTACTAAATCGCTAATCTTCATACTATTTTTTTCCTTATATTCTAAAGTTGTCTTTAGTTTACTATGCTTTTCTAATTCTGTTTTAGGTGGAGCAGTTTTAACCTTGGCTTTCTTTTTCTGTGCTTCAGGACCAACAAGAGGCACAGGCTTCTTGGCATATTTAACTGCCTTGACACCTTTTTTATGTTCGTTTAATAGTTGTTCTATTTTCATAATGATTTAAGACTCAATTCTTCATCTTCTAAATTATAGATATGTTGCCTTAACTTATCTATTAATCCTCTAGCACGTAATACTTTAAAAGCTAGATTCTCTACGCTAAATTCACCCGCGCGGTCTAACCCTGCTTTGCGTATTCGTGCTATTTCGTCCTTAATTGCTTGAGCTTGATCAATATCTTTGCTCTGTAATGCCTGCTGTATTTTATCAGTGTAATTATTTACCTTGTCTTGTACGTCGTCATCATTGATGTTAGCACGTTCTGATTTAGGTTCACTAATCCAACGATCGTCTAACACACTGTAAATACCTGCACTATGATGTACCTGTTCACTGTCCTGCACATATACTTCAACATCTATACCCTTGACCTTGATATCATGATTAAAATTATACTGATTCTTTTTAGCATCAAATAAACTTTTTAGGTATATGGATTGTTCCTGAGATACTGTGACAATTAAGTGCAAATCTAAATCGCTATGTTTGGTATAAGTGTATGCGGCGTTGCTACCGCTGATAGTGATGTCTTTGAGATTTAACTTAGGAATATCAATGAAATCTATAAAATGTTTAGCAATTTGTAATAGTTTAAATCGAATTATAGGTTTTAATTGATTATTTTTCCAAAGACGTGGATTTAAAGTATCATGAAAGATAACAGCATCATCTACTACAGCTTCTTGTGTAAGTTCTCTCAAATACATTGTTCATTGTTCTAATATTTTTACTACAGTTTCCCAATAAGCACCTATCCATCCTAATACTGCTATTCCACCTAGTATTAAGTATGACCATTTTGCTCTAAATTTTTCTAGATCTGATATTTTATCAGCTAATTCATTATGTTGCTCTGTCTGTATCTTGTGCAGTTCGTCTGCATGAGCAAAAAATTTGTCTCTATTAGATCTATACTCACCTAGCATAGTGTCCAGCTTCTCATTGACCTGATCTCTAGTACGATCTAGGCAATCATGCATGTCTTTAACATCGACTTTTAAGTCATCTAACTTTTCGTCAATCGCTTCTACTTTAGTTTCCAACACACTAACACGTTCTTGTGTAGGAATAGCTTCTAATTTTGCTGCTCGTGCCATTGGGGCATCTCCTTGTAATTTTTGTTGTTAAAAAATGCCAAAAAAATGCCTAATTTTGTGCCTGTACATTATATTTATTGTTTAAAATCAAAAATGATATTATGCCCTAATTTAAAATATGCAGCGTCTAGCTCCACATCTTCAGTTAAATTAGCTATAAATGGTACAAATTCAAAACTGTCTTTTAATTTTCCTATGTTGTCGCCATCTTTAGAAAATACTTCTTCAGATTCCATGTGCCATTCAAAGTACCAACAATCGATGTCAGGACGTCCAAATATATCAGCGGGTATTCGTTTAGGTGCTTGATCATAATGCATGTTGCCGCTGAGTTGTATGGTCTGTGTTACAGTATCAAAGTTTTGTTGTTGATTACGCTCTAGACTTTTACCACTTCTATGTTGTCCTGTGGCTGTAATGTCCGCTAATGTATAAAGATAATAAAGCATTAGTTTATTTAACAGCCATAAAAAAAGGCCTACAAAAAGTAGGCCCCTTCCCATCCCTAGGAAAAACTATTATACGTGGTTAGCTAATAGTGGGAAACCTGTGCCACGAGTAACTGTTGCAGAGGTTAAGTCGATGCTGTTTGCACCAACTGTTGCACCTAGGCCCTGAATAAGGTCTTCTAAGTGAGCTGCGAAACTTTCGCTGTTTGTACCATCATATGTATCAGTACCAAAATCGCCTTCGACGTAGATGTCGATTAACTGACCTGCGTTAGCGCCTGAGTCTGCACGTAAAGCACTGTGACCAACAATGGTACACATTGTGCTGATAGTACGTAGTGCAATTTGTACACACTCATTTGGGCCCATTTCTGTTGAACCAAAGTTTGTTGCGTTGACTGCAAAGTCAAGCGTGTACATGTCTAGGGTTTTACCTAGGAAAAATCTACCTGTATTTGCTAATTCTGGATTAACTTTTGTTTGAATCGCCATAATAAATCTCCTCGTTTGGCTTTTGCTTGTTCTCTACAAGCAGCCTACACCATGTAGGCCATTGTAATATTATTTACCAAAACTAGAAAAAATACTGCTGATATGCTGTATTTTGTTGCTTTAGGTAGGAGTCCACCGACGTCTAGGCACTAGTTTTACATTACCAAACTGTTTTTTAGGGTCTGCATAGCGCACACGCCCTTCACCTTCTGTATCCCAAATTTCTCCTCGACCTTGTTCTGCCTGGTCAATAACTTGATCTTTGAGATTCATTATTCTAGATACTAAACCAAAAATAGCATCCAGTGCTTGTGAATTTTCTCTAGATTTTTGTTCAATTTTTGTCTGCTTAGGTGTACTAACTTTACTGGATTTTAACCAATTGAAAAAGTGGTTAGCACCTAAATTATCTAATTGGTGGCCTTTGGCTGTTTGATTAACATAGGTATATAAAATATTTTTTAGATCTCCTAGTCCAGGAGTTTCTTGTAAAAAGTTATCAATCTGTTTACTGTGCTGCCCAAGATAATTTTCTACGGCTTCTATTTCCGATGTATCTAAGCTGACAGGATTGCTATTATAAACAGGACCTTGAACAATCAATTGAGGATTTTTGTTAAACATGCTAAAATCATCTAAAGGCTTTTGTTCACTGTCATCCATGCCAAACTCAGGAAAGTAAGCATGACCAACTACCATGACCCTAGCATTACTGATGCTCTGTCCTAGTGGACTATCCTGTCTAACATGGTAGCAAGTTTTACTTTTAGGATTAGGACAAAATGTATAAACGCCATTTTCTAATTTAGGAGGAGCTAGGAACAATCCATCAGCATACACAAACCCAACAAAGTTTTTAGGTGTTGATCTATCAAATAATGGATATAGATTAGCAAATTGTTTAGCAAACATTTGTCTAGCACGAGATTCTTCTGGGGTTTTAGGACTGCCACTTTTATTGGCAATAAAGTCTTCGAGATCGTTAGGATTATCAGTCTTAGCACCACGGGTCCAACCATTATGTCCAGATAAAATTAATGGGCCGCCTGCACGTTCTCTTCCCCAATAAATTTGGGGATTGCCATCCCATTTCATTCTAAGGCTTTGACTGCCTTCTGAGGACATTAATTCTTTAAGATGTTCTAGTGCTTCCATAGTGCCTCTGCTACCGTGAAAAAACACTAGATCTTCTAAGTGGTTAAATGCTCTACCTAATTTTTTAAGCACAGGCTTTGTTTCTTCAAATAAAAATTCTTTAGCTCTCATTCGAATATATCTCTATGTAATTTACCGTATAGTTTCATTAGATAGCCAGCTTTTGCATCTGCTTCAACTTCTAATGGACTGCCTGGACCATGTTCCTTGGCACGTTGAATATCACCTACTTGTCCTTGTTTAACATGCACTAGTTCATGACACACAGTTCTTAATATGTCTACCATATTACGATTACCTACATAAACGACCATATGATTATTTTGAAAATCATACTGTCCTGTTCTATGTTGATCTTGTGCGTCATCTTTATCGTAGCTAAACACTATCTGTAATGGCTCGTCAGCAAGGCCGATTCTTTTCTTTGACCATTCAATAAAATGTTTAACTCTTTGTTCTCGACGATTACTAGGTTTAACAATGTCTTCGATACGATCTAATTCTTGAAATCTCATTGTAACCTATCCATCATCATACGGAACCAATCTGTAGTTCCGACATTTACACTTTCATTCTGTTTAGGCCAGTTTTCATCTGAAACCGCATTTCTGGCTCTAGGGTCATTGATGCCTTGTGGCAATTTTTCCAGTATTCTTTCTACACTGCCTAAGTCTTGACCTGACGCACCTGGTCCTAATAATACCACTGCTACTTCATCGGCATCTTGACTGATTAGATCAGCTTTTTTACCATCAGGTCCTCGGGAAAATAATCCTTGAAATCCGCTCCACATCATTCCATAAGGGTGTTCAGATGTTCTAGTTTCTTTAGCAATACTGGATAAGAGAATATGTTTATGTACTCCTTTGAATGGAGTGTTTTCTACGCTATAATCATGTTGATGAAATTTACTGACCTGTCCTGCATTTTTTACCAACATTATGTCTACTTGAGCAAACTTATCACCGTTAGGTATTTTCACATGCACATTAATACCTGTTTGTGCAGATGCATAACCTCTATCCATTAAGTAATTTTTTAAACTGGCTCTAGCTGATTTTTCATCTTTAGTAGCTGTAGCTTTAAGCATTTGTTCTGCATCAACCATTATGTCCATATCGCCTGAACTGGCTTTATGTCCGGCGGATCCTACAGGAATTAAATCAATTCCTTTGGGCATGATATTCTGTGCAAATTTAAAAATTGCTTCTGCTTCTTTTTTGCTAAAAGGTTCTACATCGGGAAAAACATTTCCGCCCTCATTTAAGATCATTTTTGCTTTCCTGTATTTTTTTAATGCCGCGTTTAAATTTAGCTGGTTCACCGGTACGGATAGCATTTAAGAATCGACGCTCTAATTCAGCTGCGGTTTCTAAATCATACTGTTCTTTGATCAAACTTAGTAAGTTGATTGCACTTTCGATTAGATTGCTGCCTCTGCTTTCGATGACTTGATCCTTATCTCGACTTATGCCCAAGTCACTTAATTCTTGTAGGATACTTCTAGTGCTTTTCCTCATCGTAATCCGTTCCTTTTGTATATTTAACCTTTTTTACACTTACGTTACATAATAAATACTGTACACATTTACACATAGGAGACACAAATGTTAGCATTTTTTGAACGAATAGTCAAATTTTTCAGCCATCAAAGCGAGCTGGATCAATACATACAGTCACACAACCCTAAAAACGCCGCAGATGTCGAACGTATAGTACAAGAATATACCTATAAACAAATGAGAGGCTGGTAATGAAATGGGTTTATAGATTTATTAACTGTATTGCAGAATTTCAACAACGTAGGGCAGATTTGTATCTTCAACATTTATCCAGTCAAAATACTGCGGAAAAGAGCCAAAAAGAAAAATGATATTAGTTTATATTCATGGAGCCAGTGCTACTAGTGAAAGTTTTAACTACATAAGAGAACACATTGGTCAACAAGATATTGTAATCAACTATGACAGTCGTAACGGGTTTGAAAAAAATCTAGCTGACATGAAAATTCAACTAGAAAATATTAAAGACATCTTTTTTATTGGACACAGCTTAGGTGGCATCTATGCTCTGTTTCTAGCTAATGAAATACCCGATCAGGTGTTAGGCGCTGTAACACTAAGCACACCTTATGGTGGAGCAGAAGCTGCGGATTATGCCAAATACTTTTTACCTTTTAGTAGATTAATGAAAGATATTGGACCTAGTAGTTGGGTAATGAGACAAGCAGACAAAATTAAGATACAACATCCATGGTCTAATGTAGTTACTACAAAAGGACAAAGTCCTTTCATTATCGAACCTAATGATGGTGTGGTTACCATTAAAAGTCAAAAGCATCATGAAAATATAGAATTAATTGAAATAGATTACAATCACTATGAAGTCGTTCTCAGTGAACGTGTAATAAAGATAATTAAAGAACGAATAAAAAAACTTAAAAAATAAGTTGTATTTTATGTTCTAGGCATATATAATATTGTATCAGCAAAAATACTGATATCAGACATACACACAAAGGAGATTTTTATGTCATTTGAAACACCAAAACTACCAGAAGTTAAATTCAATAAGAACGGATATGAAATCCGTACAGACATTTTAGCAATGGCCAAGGATCTTGTTGCTCAGGAATACACTTATAAATTCCAAGGTTGGGAAATGAGTGCTAAACGTGACGAAAAAACAGGTCAGATCGTTACTACGGTTGGTATGCCAGAAATTCCAGGTCTTGACAAAGTTCTTGAAACAGCTGAAAAGATGTATAGCTTTGTAAATCAAGGCACAGGTAAAAAATAATCCTGTATAACAGTAAGTTGTAAAAGCAATAAAGGGCTCTTAGGAGCCCTTTTTTATTACTAAAAAGTTTTATTTGGAGTAATATAATCTCTAAAACTACAACTACCTGTTATTTGAGTATTTTTTAAGTACAGTGCTTGCATAGCTTTAGCTAACTCTTTTTGGCATTCAGATTCAGAAGTGTAAAAGTTTTGAACACTTCCTTTATGTCTATAAGGGGGTTCTGAACTTAAGACTATAATAAGTAAAAGCCACATGTTTTATTCCCATGCTACCATCTTAAATCGTTCTCGGGGTATGCCAAAGTAGTTACACTTCCACTCACTCTGCGCAAAGAAATCTAAATGATGCCATTCTTCTTTACGTCGTAATACATTTACGGCTGCATCTTCCCAATCAATGTTAGACAGTATAGGTTCCACACATTGTTTCATATCTAACATTTCTTCATAATTGAATCCATCATACTCCCAATGTAGCAATTCAAAACAATTGCCGTAACAGTCCACATAATCCATACTGTAATCTAATCCCCATTTAGGACGTAAGCTGATCAGTTGCCATATACGAGGAAAGTATTTGGTCCACATTTTAAGTTGACTCAGTGCTTCATCTTTGTATCCCTTACGTTCAAATAGCAAACTATGATTTAGAATAGCACCTTCTAGTTTGTCTGATTGATCAAACCAAGGTTGTTTGATTGCTGTGCGGTGATTGCGATGTGCCTGTGTTTCAGTTAGATTATACTTGGCATACATCTTTTCCAATTCAGTTAGGTCGTAGCCGTTTTGATCAAACAGTTCTAAGTGATGTATCTTAGGAGCGAAGTATTCTGTTATAGGAACGGTCCAGTGACCTTCTGCGTTCCAGGAGTTGTTGGTTAAAATTACATCTTTCATTTGACAATTGGTCCGCCGGTGATCCAAAGTTCACAACTACGCTCGCCTGCACATTTAAAATGTAGTAGAGTACAATAACCCAAGTCTGCTGCTTCACGAGTCTTTTCTGCTTGGTATGCTTCGGCGCCCATGCCATCGTGTATACACTTATACATAGCATCCGTGATGTTAAAGGCAGCACAGTTAGCACACTTCATAGTTTTGGCGGTCTTTTCAATAATGCCCCATTGCTTGGCACTGTCTTTCCAGTATGTGCCTGGCTCGTCTGGGTTAGCAGGACCGTAGTGATGTTTATCTATAGCAGTCTGTCTGTTCTTGACATTGACTTCTAGATCGTATGTAGCTATGGGACAGCCTTTGTTGGCTGCTTCTACTATGTTAATATATTTTCTGTAGATCATCTCTGTTCAATCCAAGTCATTGCGGCCAAGGCCGCTTTGTTAGTGTTAGGACAGGCTATGGCCAATGTCAGTGTGTCGCTGACTGTGCCTAGACTGCCACGGCCAAGTTGATACACAGTATCTCTGTCTAGTCTGATGCCCGTGCCGCCACCACCAGCAATCACAAAACCACTGTCAAGATCAATACCATTGGTATAACTGGTAGCACTAACATCGTATTGTGTGAATGCGTTGACATCGGGCATGTTTATAAAGTTAGCACCAGTTAAAGTAGCATTACGAACCAGTTTATAAAATACTGAAGTGTTGTCTATAGTAGCCGCTTGGAAGAATGTGGGCAACACGATTCCTTTCAGTGCAGAACTTTTTAATCTAATGCTGAGTATGGGATAGAAAGTGTTGGCTGAGGCCATAGTGCGGCCTGTAATAGGACCAGTAACGTTCTGTGCGATACCCAGTTTGGTCGCTTCACCTTCTGATATAAGACTGTTGGATCCTTGATAGAGATAGTGTGTGCCTGCTACACCTGTGAGATTTTCTATCTCTAGTCTAATGGGCAGGAATGGCGTTGAACTCCAAGGCACAGTGGCGATATTAGCGTGGTTGAATGTGTGTATGATATGTGTGAATCCATCAATCACATAGCCTATGGCAATCTGTCCAGCACCATACCACTCATATTCAAAACTCACCATTTGAACTTTGTCAGGGTCGGCTGTTATGCCACTGTTACCTAGGCCATCTAATCGATCGCCGTTCCATTGGCTGCGTGGCACACGATTTTCAACCAATATGCCTGATGTACTGGTACGCACTACCACATTATATTCTGGTAGTCCATCAGCACCTATGACTCCTGCGTCTTCAAAATAAAATCCATTGGCTTCATCAAATAGGCCAATGCGTCTGCGTATACCTGTTACTGGTGTTTGAAATCTCACAGCATAGGTCAACGAACTACTGCGTCCTGGAATATATCGCATGACATTGCGAGTCTGACGTATGACTTTGGATCCTAGTGTGTTAGTCACTGCCATATCCACCCAGTTGGTATTAGTGTTCCAAGTGGCGAATCCACCGTTAGCTGTTGCTTCATCCCAGACATCTGTTTCTTTGCCGTATTGGAACGTGTTGAAGAAGTCAGTTTGATAGTTTGATATCTTTAGTCTATTCTTGCTGGTATAACCTGCCTGGCTGTCGAGAGTTCTGACAGTTGGCCGACCTTCAGCATCGTAGGTCATGGCCATGGTTAGGTCATTGGTGTTCGGCTCGTATGAATGAACGTAGTTGGTGCTGTTAGGATACATGTTACCCATAGATTAACTCCAAGGGCGGCCTTTTTTAAGACCTCCAACATTAGCATTATCTACCACAGTGTTGCCTGAATATTTTGTTGGTAGGTTATCTCTATCGTAAGTGTTACCTAAACGATAATAACCTACTGTTACACTGCTGTCATCGCCCGGAGTACCTCTACGCTTTAACTGTGCTATTTCTAGTTTTTGTATTTGTCTACGCTCTCTGCTACCACTTTGCTCCGGTGTACAAATAATTAAATCACCGTCGACTATACCTGCTGCTGCACAGGTAGTAGAACTATCTCCTAGAGCTATGCTATTAATACTAGGATTTCCTTCTACACTAATGTTATAGTAGTCTGTAGGAAGCCCTTCGTCTCCAGCAATAGCTGTAATCAAATCATCCAAGGTTGCTGTAACCAGATCAATAGTTACATCATCTCTTATACCAGTCAGTCCTTTATAATACAGTGTAGCCATTATTGCTCCCTATAAGGATTATGTTGATGTGCTGGATACATACTAGAGTGAGCAGTTCTAATGTCAGCAGGATGCTTTGGTTCGTTAGGGCCACCGCCAGCGTCTGTGGTTACAGAACTTACAGGAGCGTATTGAGGATTAGGAGCGTTGCTTAAAGGACTCATTTCTCCTGGATCTTGCAAGCCTGCAATCTGCTTCATTCTACGAACTTCATCATCATAAGGATTGCTGTCGGATTCTGGTTCAGGTTTCACAACTATAACAGGTTCCGGAGCAGGGTTTTCTGCCTGATCCAGCATCTGTAATACTGCTTGTATAAGTTCTTGTGCTCGCATAATATATCCTCTATTAGATATTTAGCAGGGCAAAAAACTTTAATAATATCTGTGTGCTTTTAGATATTCTAAGTATTCTTCTACGCCCTGTTTTAAAGTTCTAAACTTGCTAATATCTATTCCGGCAAATGTAAGAGCACTTGTGTCTGCTTGTGTCCAAGTTTGATACTGTTTTTGTAAATCCTCAGGCATATCAATATATTTCTTTTTACCTTTTAAATTTTTCAGCATTTGATCAGCTACAGTTTCAAAATTATGCGCCGATCCTGTGCCTACGTCATACACACCAGGTTTGTAATTATTCATAAAATGCCAAATTACCTGAGCCACATCTTCTACATAGATGAAGTCTCTATAATAAGACATACTTTCTTGGAATAATTTTAATTGTTTATCTTGTTGTAGCTGATTATACCAATGAAATAGTGTACTAGCCATACGCCCTTTATGATATTCATTTGGGCCATACACATTAAATAATCTTAGAATTACAGCGTTGTCTAATTCTTGTTCACTTACATATTTGCTAAATGCATATTGACTAGCAGGTCTATTATCTCCTAGTCCGTAAACTCCTGCACTGCTGGTAAAGATAAAAGGTATATTCTTATACTGGCACCAATTATACCATTCTCGTGTGCTTAGTACGTTTCTATTGTAATAATCTTTCCAATCTTTGTCTAAGGTACTAGAATTGGCACCAATGTGTATAACACAGTCTACGTCTACACCCCAGTCATCTGATCCTAACAACATCTTATACTCTTTGCCTACGAGATTTTTATATTGTTCTGGATGAGGCAAGTCATCAAATATGATAATATCACTAATACCCTGTTGGTTAAGATATCCTAATACTACACTGCCAATAAATCCTCCGGCACCTGTAAGTGCTATCTTCATTGTATTTCCTCTAAAGTTGGAGCATATACTCCGATGTGCTGCACAGTAATGCTACTAGCTCGAACAGCAAATGGAATAGATTTTTTTATACTACCTTGTTCTAGATATGCGTAAGTCAATGCGGCGAGAAAAGTATCTCCGGCGCCGCATACATCTGCTACTTCTATTTCAGGAGTAGAGTATATAACATCTTTATATTTTGCACCTCGAGAACCCAGAGTAATAATTAAATCTGTACATTCGCTCTCTGCTTCTTTATATTCTTTTTCGTTTATTTTAACAAAGATGCCTTCAAAATGTTGAAGATCAGTCATTTTAGTATCCATAAAAATAGGACCATTGAATTTTTGTTTAATTTTACTTACTACTGTATAATCTACAGACCCTTTAGCATAATCACTAATTACTACAGCATCATAGTTATTGATAGTTTTACAATCTATTTTTACCGGTCTACTGGTTTGATCTTGATCTACTCTAATCAATTGCTGTTTACTTCTAATATCTATTAATCTAGTTTTAATACAAGTTTTAGCCCCATGTATAAAATCCACATGACATCCTAAACGTTGTAAATTTGTCTGTACATTAGCTGCCATACCTGGTTTAGTTTCTGAATATTTAAAATCAAAAACAGGTACAGGTCCTTCTGGACTTATTCTTGTAACGTCCCCATATTGATATTGATCAATACCATTATCCCCGATTAATAATATCTTGTATTGTTTTTGTAGTTGAGTGTTCTGTTCTATCATAAAATATTACCTTAGGAACATGTTGTTCTCCTACAATACTACGACCTCGATAATCACTGCCTTTTACCATTATGTCTGGTTTGTATTCTTTAATAATGTTGATTAATTCTTCCTTAGAATCAAATAACATCACAGTGTCAACTGTTCTTAAATTATACAACATAAACCTTCTATCATCTTGATTATTAATTGGTCGAGTATTGCCTTTTAGTTCTTTAACTCTACGATCTGTATCGATACAAACTAATAATTGATCTCCTTGACTTCGTGCAAATTGCAATAGTTCCAAATGTCCTCTATGCAATATGTCAAATGTACCATTAACTATTACTTTGCTCACTTTGACTATCTCCTGGAGCGATACGATAATTGTCTTCTACTGAATCAGCAGTGCTAACTTCGAAAATTATGCTGTTAGGTTGCAGTGCTTCTAATTGATGCGGCTGTAAAGGAGGATTGTGCCATACATCTCCTTCCTTAAGCAATTTTTCATGCATAGTGGCTGTTTTGGTATCTATATATCTAAGCATAAATTGTCCTGCATTTACAAACCAAGTTTCATCTTTTTCCTTATGAAAATGCATACTGAATTTAGCTCTAGCACGTTCAAACACCATAAGTTTTCCACAATACTTGTCGTTAGTGGCCCAAATAATTTCATAGCCCCAACCTTTCTTAACCATACCTTCTAATCGTTGTGTCATTGTTTTTTCCTAAAATAGTAATCACCATCAGGCCCATTAGTACAAAATTGTCCAAGATTTTCAAAACCCAAAGATTCCATATAGGTTATTACTTCATCTTTTAAAGGAGCCCCTTTATTATATTCTACACTTTGACATTCTAAAATAACATGATTACAATTGGATAGAGTTTCTTGAGCACCTTTTAATACATCTAATTCAGCACCTTGCACATCCATTTTGATTAAATCTGGTTTAGGTAATTTTTTTAAATTCACTACAGCATCTAAGGTAACAGTAGTATACTGTCGTCTATGACTGTCATTAAAGTATTCATGTGCTTCAGCATTGACTTCTATGTTTTCTCTATAATAACTGTTACCGCCTGGATGATAAGTGTTTTGATAGAAATCTACTTGTCGACCAGTAGTGTCACTAAGAACTCCAATATGATATTGTAAATTTTGTTCTTTATAGATAAATTCACATTCTGGCATAGCTTCAAATACAACATATTCCGAGTCAGGCCAAATACGTCGAGCTTCGTTGGTCCAGTGTAATACACATGCACCTATATCATAGACTACTTTAGGCTCTATAGATAAAGTTTTTAAATATTCTACATGCTGGTATGGAATTAATCTTTGACTGCCTAATTCTCTTAATCGATCTGTATAATCTGTAATTTTGGGAATCGGAGCAACTTCTGGCGTAATGTTAAAATGTGTTTGACCTATATGGCTACATACAATACTAGTATCTGCCCAAATAGTAAATCCTTTATCTTTAGCTTTGCGACAAAAATCTATATCTTCGCTAATTGTATGGCTATGATCTAGTGCAGGATAATACATAAATTGTGGATATCCAATTGATCTAAACACTTCCGATTTAACTAGTACACAGCCAAACCCGCAAGCTGCTATTTCCACTACGCCTCGATTTTGTATTTTATAGTAAGGTATATGATTCACACCACCAGTATTATTGTTTTCATATACTTCTAGTATTTGCTCAGGTTTACGTTGTCTGTAAATTCCAGTGACTACATCTTTGTTATGACTTAATAGTTTTTGTAATGTATCAGGAGCGAATGCCATATCTGCATCTACTGCCCAAAGATAATCGTATCCTTTGACTGCCCAATCTGCAATAAGATTGCGAACTTGATCTACTCTATATCCATAGAAGTACTGAAATGTGGTTTGGTAATCCTCGGGTATTATCTGATCGTAGATGCTCTTGAATGTCTCCGGCTCTATATTCCTGGCTGTGGGTATGGCTATTAGTATCTTTTTTTTTAACATAGTAGGTTTACTTATAATGTTTCTTGCTGTACGATTTTGTTCTTCTGCATTAACTTTGTAATCATTTAACGGATTGGTATCATTATAATTGTACACTATATCCTGTAAACATGCAACTTTATTTGGATCAGCTTGTTCAATTAGTGCATAAAATACTGCGCCATCTCCTCCTGCCCTGTACCATTCATTGTTTTCATTTTGAAATAAACTATCATCACAATTATCTATGAGATATTTCTTAAATGTTCTTAAATGAGTGTAAGGTAAAATCCAATTAAAATGGTGCTGTCTATATGTTTTGCTTTGTTTTACTTCTTCAGGATATGGTTGGCTGATTAGGGGTATGTTATCAACCATACTCCAACAACTGCCATATGTAAATTCTAGATTGTCACTGTACAACGTATTGTAGTATGATAAAATAGTGTTGTCATTTATTAGGCTGTCGTCGCCATCTAGAATCATTATAATGCTGTTTTGTTCTAATGTTCTAAACAATTCTACTTGATTACGTACAGCACCTAGATTTTGTTCATTAACAATCAGTGTTATCTTATTTTGTATATGTTGTGGTAAACTATCAATAAATCTATAGGCTACATCTACAGTATCATCTGTGCTAGCATCATCTATTAAGTAATGATGATAGTTGTCATAGTCTTGACAGATTACACTTTCTATACAACGTTCAATGTAGTTTCTATTATTATAGAAAGTGCTGACTATATTGATCTGCTGTTCTGTATTAGATTTATAGTTTTCTAACTCTACAACATTATGATAACGTCTATTATAAACTTTATGTACTCTACGATTTATTTTACTAACTTGACGATATTCTTCTAGGCTAAGATATAGTCCACAGGTTTTATAGAAAAACTGTTTCCATTGTAATGCCACAGTGTCCCATCCTGCTATAGGCTTGACTACATTACAATAGTATTGTTTTTGTTGATGTAGATAAGTGTTATGATACGCCTGTACAGTTTGCTCGACAAATTTTTTAATTTGAGCTTCTCGATTTATATCTGTGAAAAGAGAATTAGGTTCTATGGCATAATCAATAAGATAGCAACTACCTTCCAAGGCAACTTCTTCCAGCGCACCAAATCTACAAGTTATTACTGGTGTGTTATAACATATACTTTCTAGTGTACTGATACCAAATGTTTCGGGAAAAGCAGCAGGATATATCATAAAGTTAGCAGCAGCTAATCTATCTGCTATTTCACTCTGAGGAATGATACCTGTGAATTCTATATCTAGTTGTGCATTAGCAGGGTCATTGGCCATTTGACGCCAATCTAATTCTTGTTGGTCTGGTTGGCCATTTACTGTAAATCTATAATAGCCGCCTATTACAGTAAGTTTAGCTTCAGGTAATTGTTGTTTAACTCTAGGCCATATGTCTTTAACTAAAGGAATCATACCTTTGGTTACACTGGCATTATAAACGAATCTGTTAGGATCTTTGGCTTTTATGTCGACTTCTTGTTTGTGCAAGTGAGCACCGTTGCGTGTGATAAAAGTTTTGTTTTTAAGAACTTCAAAGTTTCGTCTACGTCCGTGATGGCAATTTAGTACATAGGTCAAGTGCCAATCGCTGAGAGTAAAGATAGTAGTAATTTTATTTGAAGTTGTTAGTTCTTCAATAAAATTATCGCCAAGACAAAATGTATCGTGCATCCATAGGATACGCTGTTTGGCCTTGCTTAGAATTCTTTCATAGATGTTCTTACTGGCAAATGGTAGTGCTCTACTATCACCTACCTGTTGGAATTGATTATTGGTTAAGAATGGAATTACAGTTCTACTGCTGATCACAATATCAAAATCATAATCATTGGATAGTGCTGATAATGGCAAGTAATTCACACCGTCGTATTGACCAGGTGTTGCATGATCCAAATTACAGTTATTGAACACTGTAACTTCAAAATTTAATTTGGCAAGTTCTTTACTGATGTATGTTACGGCACTTTCTGAACCGCCAAGACCTTGTTTAAAAACGGTTGAGCCGTCGTAAGGTATACCAATTATATCTATAATAGCTAATTTCATGCTATTATATATGCTTAGATATTTTATATTTGTGCTATTATGACATATACCAAGTCTGAACAGGATCTTCGTTGATCACAATCGGACTGGCTTTAGTGTAAATGAAGGTACTGGCTTGATACTGTAAATTCATAGAAGGCACAGTGAATCCTGATTGTGCGGCATTACCAGCTGATGGTAATAGTACAAGATCCGCATTGCCTATCGTAAAGAATTCTGTGGTTAAATTTACACCAAGGCTAGTAGTAGGTACACGCCACAGATACTCGGAGATAGTAGGCTGTGTAACACTGATTATTTCATTATCATCGACCGTGGTGAATTCGGTGCTAGGATTTTCTCCTAAAGATGCACTAGGAGTAGTTAATCCAAATGGTGCTGGTATAGCCATATTATGATGATCTTAAAAACCAAAGATCTTTATAGGTTGTGTTACCAGTTCTTATAGGTATATAAGTTTCTCCACCGATAGTGTAGGAACTGCCTGTGACAAAATAATCGGTCATAGCAGTGGTACCATTCATTCCTTTGTATATACCTGGTGCTGTACCTATGGCAGTGCTCATGTTATCCATTTGATTTAGGCAAAATACTACAGGATATACTGGCGGCACACTTAATCCTGTAGAAGTGTCTGCGACAACACCGTCAGCATAATAATAATAACCAGAATTACTATTGTATTGACCCCAATTACTGTTTAAGGGACTATGAAACAGGGGCATTCTTAATATTCTATTTGAGTGATAGCTAGTGGATCCTATCATTGATATCCTATTCCAACCATCCATACCAGTTATAGCACAGGTCTGGGTACTAGTTCCGGTTCTGCTACCAAAAATTCCAGTAGTAGTTCCTGGAGCAAATTGTGTGCCAGCAGAATTAATTGTGGCTCCCCAAGCTGCCGCTGATTCTGTATGATTATATTGATTACTCGATGTAGTGGTAGTAATACCATTGGTGTTCTCTCTTCTTGTATAAGAAAAGTGAACCCAAGGAGGATTATCCGTTCTGTTAATTTCCCAGCCGCCTACGGTTCTAATACCAAAATACCATAGATAATCAGGAGTCACAATGATCAAATAATTAGCAGTTATGGCTACAGTTACGGTTCTGGCTTCATCAAATCGCAGTTTATGAGTAGGGCTGGTACTACTTCCTGGGCAACTAACAGCGGTCGCTCCTGATGTATACTGAGCATTAAGTGGTTGGCTATAATAAGCAGCTTCTGCACTAGTAATCGCTACGCTAGCAGGGTTGCTAGTAGTACATCCGCACCACCATCTAAGACCTGGATAACTAGTAAAACTACTGTTATACGGATAGTCATGAGGTCCTATCACAATTCTATAATAAGGATAAGTAGACTTTCCTGAAGCTTTGTATAAATCTAAATACTGAGCAGCAGCGGACCCACTGAACGTAGATGCATTGGTATAATGATTACTAGTGCCCGCAGTCCACCCTCCTGCTTCAGTATTAGAAATTACTGTAATACAGTTTAAGCTATTGTTTCGTGTGCCAGAACTGTTTACTGGTCCGCAGGTTGGTGTTGAACCTGCTGCTGCTGTAGCAATGGCGTGTATACTGGCTAAAACATTGTAGTTATACGAAGTTTGACTATTAGCGTGACCGCCGACTGCTGGATCTATTGTACATAACATATTATTTTTTATCCTTCTGCAACTACTGCATAATCGTTAGATACACATCGCGGTGTACCATTAATATTGTATACGGTATCGTTTACAATTAAGTTATTACCAAGTTTGAATAATCCGTAAATACCAAACGCACTAAAGCCTTGATTAGTGTGACTTAAAAATACTGGGTTTTCGATAACTACACCTTGGTTACTGGCATTACTCTTAAATGTAGGTGCTGTTAAATTAGTTAAGCTGCCGCTTAAACTAGCATAACCAGAACTTGATCCTGCTATTGAATAGGCATAAGGTATGTTAAATGTCGAATCACTGGTTTTAACGAAGGCCATTTTCATATTACTAGTATATGTGGCAGTAATACCATTTTGTCCCATATCAAATAGTCCAAAACCTATACCACTAAATGGACTATTAAAGAACACACAGTTATTATTCATTATGATATTAATACCTGACGGAAACTGATCAGATCCGACATAAGGGCTGGCTTGTAAATTTACAGTATGTGCTACACTGTTTAATAAAGTATCCGTACCTGAGGTATAATCCTGTGCTACAGTAAAAGTAGTCAATGTCGTACCACTAAATGTTAGTCTAAAATAGTGTGTGGTTGAGACACTGCCATGAGTTTTACTAAAGGTATATGAAGTTCCATTTACTTTAAGTAATTTTACTGAGGGATAGGTTCCTGAAAATGAACTTTGAGCTGTGTTCGCACCTGCGCTTAATCCACCAGTTCCGGTAATAGTGCCATCTAATATACCTACAATATCTGCAATAAAATTAGCACTACTAATTGTGCTTAACATTCTATATTTTACTAACACGTTATTCTCCTCCTTCTGATGGTTCTGGAGCAGGTTCTTCAATTATGGGTTCAGGTAATGGAAGTTCTAAAAATGCCGTAAAATTTTGATCTTCTACTGTAGTATTTCTTGTGTACACAATCCAAGTACCGTTGATATTAGAAACTACTGCATCTATTAAATTAGTACCAGCTGCTCGCGCGAAATCCAATGTTATGAATTCTACAGGATCTGTACCTGAATCTACTTCTCCGGAAAAAACATATATTTTTGCAGGATCTTTTCCAAATAAATTTTCTAAATCTTCACTGTTCATAATGCTCTCTTTATGTTATTTATCAACGTATATTTTTGATTTATTATGTAGGAGTATATTTAATTTTTACAAATAAATCAATTATAGAAGTGTTACTAGTAATATCAATAGTCAGGTAATCAGTGGTCAGCAAACTTACATTTATATTTACGGGTGTCATCGCATACTGATTTTGACTGATACTAAAGGTTGTGCCAATACTAGTGCCATTTTTCTTTATAATAAAAGTAAATGCGCCACTGGCTGACGGACTTGATACATTAGCATAAACTGTGCTAAGTGTTACATTCTGCGGGGAATAAAATCTAGAAATACCGCTATAGGCATTACTAATTGTGCCCGTTGTTGCCATAGTTACATAAGTAGATCCATCGAGTCCTCTACTTCCTGTATATCCATTTGGTGGTCCTTCGCTACCTGTGTATCCTACGACTCTTCCTACATCGGTAAAACTACTACCGCCCCATACCCAAAGATTACCAGTATCGGAAGTAATATAACCGTCACCGATATCTCCAACGTATGGATCTGGAAGATTCGCACTAGATGCGACTGTGCCTACAATAGTTACACTAGTACCATTAGTTCCATTTGTACCAGAGGAGCCAGTATATCCTTGACTACCAGTATAACCAATAGCTGCTGCTTCACCGGGTGCACCTTGACTACCAGTAAATCCAACACTACCGGTATATCCTGTGGTCACACTGGATGCTTGCCATGCTCGGCCGTTCCAAATCCATTTTTTAGTTCCAAAAGTATAGACTTGATTTAATGTAGGATTGGCAGGAAAATTTACTGTAGTCATGATCTAATTTTATTTAATCTGTAAAGCTGCAATAGGCGGCGTAAAGTTTGTTGTATATCGCGCATATCCTTTAGTAATCCTAATGTCGTCCATGTATCCACTAAAATCATTAGTGCTAGTACTATATTGCATACCTACGCACAAAGGTAAGGCACTAGTTAAAGATGTACTATTTGTTGCAGATGCTACTTGTACACCGTCTATGAACATTCTATTTGTAGCACTTGCTCTAGTAACTGCCACATGGTACCATTGTCCAGTAGTGATTCGAGATGCATTAGAATCCTGCAACAACACGGTTGATGCTCCTACTAGAAATGTTAAAGATGTTCCAGTTGATCTCCAATATAATTGCCAACTATTAGCATTGCCTGTGATCCAACGATCTAATATTATCCTGTTAGAAGTCAATGCATTGAAATATACCCAAAGTTCTATAGTGAAATCGCCAGTTCCAAAATCTAAAACTATGTTGCTTGGCATAAACGCAGCATCATCTGTACCATCAAACAATAATGAAGTATTATTATATTTTGTAATGTTGCTAACTAGTCGTGTATTATTTAAGATTTCAATGTTATTATTAGATGTATAATCAACAATTCCACTGTGTGTACCATTTAATAATAGTACTGTATGAGAAATAGCAGTTAATGGCGCCGTTGGTGGCACAAAATTTGATGTATATAACGCTGTGCCTTTTAATACTCTTAAATTAGAAATATAACCATTTAATAAATTAGTATTATTGTATCCAGCACCAATTTTTGGTGGACCTATCACATAATTATTGGTATCAGTATAAGTCGATCCTACTTGTACTCCATTTAAAAACAATTTTGTACTCGATCCGCTACGTGCCACTGCTATGTGATGCCATTGTCCAGAAACTAATGTAGGTCCAGTAATTCTATTCGCTCCAGCAAAATAAGTTAATGCTCCAGAACTTAAATATATAACTGGAGATATTGTAGTTGTGCCTGTTCTTGAATCATAAAGTGTTCCTGTAGTTCCTGAAATCAGATACAGATAACCTTCTATAGTAAAATCTAATGTACTAAGTGTAAATGCTGCATTACTTGGTAGATCTAAATAATCTCCAGTACCATCAAAGGAAAAACTTCCTCCTACAGTAGAAACACTATATTCACCATTATAACTAATATTATTTCCAAATGGGTTAAATGTTCTCGGAGCTGCATCACCATTAGCTGTTATAGTAAAATTATTTGTACTATTGTCTATAAAACGACTACTTTGGCATGTTAATAAACTTGTGCCTGCTATTGCCGTTAGTGGAGTAGTACTTGGTGTAAAGTTTCCTGTGTAAACCGCTGTGCCTTTAACAATACGAAGGTCAGAAAGATACCCACCGTAGTTAAATGCTGTACTAGTGTATCGTTGACCTATTCTAAAAGTTGTTGAGGAAACATAATCAACTGTATCGGCCCAAGGTGTTCCTTCCTCGACACCATTTAAATATAACCTAGTTGTTCCGTTATTTCTGACGACGGCGGCATGATACCACTGATTCGCAGTTAGTGTTGTAGTTCCTGTTATCCTAGTTACATTGGTTGTAAAATAGTATAGTCGATTGGAAGCGTCTATCCATATTAACGGATGTGCAGAAGTATCAGAGGTTCTCGGATCTATGATTGCCTTGACTGCTGAATTGATAATAGTTGGATACATCCAAAATTCAATTGTAAAATTTGCAGATGCTCCGAACGCAGTATCTACGTTCGATATGTCAACATAATCTCCCGTACCATCAAAATAAGCACTATAACTTTTAGGTGTTATTCTTACAGGAGCAAATGGATTAAATTTTTGAACACTTACATCAGCATTTCGTGTAATAGAAATATTATAAGGACTACTGTCTATTATTCTAGTACTTTGACAAGTTAATAGTCTAGTATTTGTAATAACCTCAAGTGGTGTTGTAGAAGGTGTAAAGTTTGTTGTATAAAGACTCGTGCCTACTACTAACCTTAGATTACTGATATATCCAGTATGATTTCTTTGAGTTGTTCCATCGTTTGATTTACCTATGTTTAAAGCTCCTGCTGGATAATTATTTGTATCTGAGTAATTAGATCCAACCTGTACTCCGTTTATGAACATTTTAGTAACATTGCTCGATCGAGATACAGCAACATGTTGCCAAGTACGTAGTAACACAGCAGAAGTGCCAGAAGTTATTCTGTTACCTGCTGCAACATACCAAGCATATCCATTTACGTTAGTTAATTCGATCACCGGTTGTATTACAGATGCACCGTTTGTTCCAGCTCGTTGATCATATATAGTTGCGTTAGTAGGTAAAGATGCTAGTTCTACATAAATCCAAAACTCTAAAGTAAAATCTGATGTGCCGATAGTTAATGCAGAATTACTAAGACTTAAAAAATCTCCAGTACCATCAAAGTAATTACTCCATCCAGTTAGACTAAATGGACTGCGTGATCCCTGTGTTGCATTTCCAAATCTAGTTACAGTATGATCTAATCCGGAATTGTCTAACACACGAGTATTAGTTTCACTTACTCTATTTTGTAGTGTAAGTAAACTAGTATTTGTTATTGCTGTCAGTGGCTGTGTGGGTGGAGTAAAGGCAGCAGTGTAAACAGCAGTGCCTTTTACTATCCTAACATTAGATATATATCCATTGTATGTTTCAGAACTTCGACTTATAGTCCAGTTAGCAACACTTGAGGCAATAGTACCAGAATTAGTAACAGGAGTACCAACACTTACTCCATTCACATACAAAGAAAAATTAGAACCATTTCTAACACATGCTACATGATACCAAGTCGAAGCTCCAGGTAATGTATGATTAATATTAATAGATGTTCCTGGGTTAGCAAAAAATTGCAATTGTCCACTGCTAATTCTTAATAAAAATCTAGTCGGAGCGTTATTCCAAGCATCCAGTATACATTGTGTACCTGCTGTTGTATTCGGATATATCCAACATTCTAACGTGAAATTACCAGATCCAAAATCAAAAGCTGAGTTACCAGGAACTGTTATGACGTCTGCTGATCCGTCAAAATAACCGCTACCTGTAATTAAATCAGTTTCTTCAAATTTACCAAAATTTGAAATTAGTGTGCCGTTGTACCCAGTCACAGCTAAAGCATTTACACCAGTATCTAAAAATCTATTACTTTGCAGTGCAAGAACTGTCGTATTGGCGCCAGCTGTTAACTTACTTGTAGGTACAACAAAAGATGCTCCTGTATATAAACACTCGTTTTTTGTTACTCGAAAGTTACTGATGTAACCTTTAGCACTTGTTTGTGCCACATTACCAGTTCTAACACCTATAGTAAACGTTCCAGATGCTAAACCATAAGATGATGTAAAAAAACTTCCTGTAGTTTCTTCCCACTGACGCACTCCATCAACATACACTCTTAAGGACGTTCCATCTCTACATAGTGCATAGTGACTCCATTTGTTAGCTGGAGGAGCAGTGCCGCCGCTTTTATATAATCCGCCTGCTCCATACATCATATTATTGCCAGCAGGGTGAACCATATAACAAGTGAATTCTCCACTACTACCTCCGTCTCCAGGAGTATTTGTAAATATCACAGGATAAGCAGGTCCTGAAGGATCTCTAAAAACAAAACATTCAATAGTAAAATGTCCTGTACCAAACTGCACAGCTGTTCCATTAGGAAACCCAATATAATCATCAACTCCATCAAGATACGCACTATATTGAGTTTCGTAAGGGCTAAATGAAGACGGTCTAGCATCAGTGTAAGTGAGCGTGAGTTTGTTTGTACTAGAATCTTGTATCCAGAAACTAGATGATTTATATCCACTCAATAACAACGAAGTAACTGTAAAAAACGGATCTCCTGGTAGAACTACAGACCAAGAAATATTTCTTGTCGCTGATCTATTTGTGATATTTGCTGTAGCAGTTAATGTAGTTGAAATAGATTCTAAAACAGTTGGTGTTCCTGAAATAGTATCACCACTAAGACTGATTCCGGACGGTAGCACATCAGCAGAATAGGTTATAGACTTACCGGCTGCACTGGTAGCCAATAAAGTTATAGGATCAATAGGAATAGTTTGCTCCAACTCATAATTTGAATTATTTGCAGGAGCATTCCATGTAACTACATCAGTGTTGATAGTAAGACTATAACTTCTAAATGAATCTTGTCCTTCTTGATCTGTAGCTTTTACTGTAAAACTGTAAGTAGTTATTCCACTATCTACGGGACTAGTTCCACTTAACACACCAGAACTAGATAGCGTAACACCAGATGGTAAAGTTCCGGCACTTATAGTATAAGTAACCGCACTGTCGCTTGTTGCTGAAATTGTTTCGTTAATAGAATTAGTTTCATAAAAAGATCCTATACTGCCAGCTGCTGGACTTACAAACGTCGGAACTCCACTGTACACTATACCTGGAACTAATAAAGCTGCTCTCCCGTTGCCATTATTAACTAATAATGAATATGTTCCGCTGGCTTTAGCAATACTAGTAAAAGCTAATCTTGTAGGATCTAAGAATGTAACTGTGTTTATAGTAGTACCGTCTAGTTGAACAGTAGCATTTGGACTAAATCCTGCGCCATGGATTACTATAGTTTGACTACCGGCAAGATCAAGCGCAACATCGTCTAATGGTACATATGTTCCTAATTCACAAACATCGTAGCTTTGAATTGTCGGGGACGGTGTTTGTGTCTCATAGAAATGTTGAGGAAGTTTGGTTAAGCCTTCTGAATCATTAGTTCGTCGACCTATTCTTCCTTTGTTATACATCGCTGATTTCCTCCCAAGTACAGATAGCTTCTAATCTGTTATTGTTACTTGCAGTTAATCTTAATGCATCGCCCTCTAGTAAGTATAAACATAATGATTTATCTATTGGAGTAAAACTAGATTTACTTAATATACTAACTTCATTTACAATTCTGTAAGCAGTGTTGTTTCTATACAAATCTACTGTCAACGCAGCTGAATTTGATGAATCTACGTTGCTGACGATTACGGCATTAAGTTTATAAATCTTTCCGCTTGAGGAACTATTAGTAACTATAGCAGTAGGGCTAGTTGTAACTAACTGTACTTCAGTATTGCCTGCAATATTAATAACATTTACTATGTTTGGATTACTCATTTTTCTTCCTTATCCTCCGAATATCATGGCCATTGCTATAGACTTTCCTGAAGTGGCTGCTGATCCGGTATACCCTGTTGTACCAATAAATCCACTAGCAGCAAGTTCTACCCATTGTAGTCCGTCACCGTCATCTGTCCAAATAAATTCTATTCCTAAAGACGAATCAAACCATCTATCTCCTATAGCTGGATTTGCAGGAGGATTATCAGAATATGTATAAGTGCTTTCACCTTGACTACCAGTATAACCTATATTTCCAATATCTCCAGTTCTTGAAAAAGTAAGAAACATATCTTCGTTGTTTGTAAACGGACTAGTGCTTCCTGCTACATAAGTGATTGTTAAATTTACATATGTGGAACTATCTGTTACAGACCCTGATATGGAATAAAATGTAAACGTCTGAGGATTTGGTTGACTAGTAAATTTTACATAGCCTTTTACAGTTGAATTACTGTCTGCTACTGTTAATAGATACGGTTTAATGTTGTTTGTATAATAATCAAATTGACTTATAGCCATCTCAGTGGCTAAGGACAGGTTTGAGTTGTTGACGGCAAATTTTCCAGATCCTGGACTAACATTAAGTGTTGTTGTAGTATTAAAATTATATCCAAAAGTGGCGCCGCCAAAATTTCCTGCCAATCCTTTTGAACCAGTGTAACCTATATTTCCCTGACTTCCAGTATAACCAACATCGCCTCGACTGCCGCCATACCCGGTATCACCTTGTGATCCGGTATATCCGATATCTCCTTGACTACCAGTGTAGCCGAAACTTCCTGTATATCCGGTATCACCTTGTGATCCGGTATATCCGATATCTCCTTGACTACCAGTATAACCTTGACTTCCTGTATAACCAAAACTTCCTGTATATCCGATGTCGCCTTGACTACCGACAAATCCAGTTGTTCCTTGACTTCCTGTATAACCTTGACTTCCTGTATAACCTTGAGCTCCATCTGCACCAACATATCCAGCTGCTCCGGTACTACCAGTATATCCGATGTCGCCTTGACTACCAGTATAACCAAAACTTCCTGTATATCCGATGTCGCCTTGACTGCCGGTATAACCAAAACTTCCTGTATAGCCAATATCTCCTTGACTGCCGGTATAGCCAATATCTCCTTGACTACCTGTATAACCAAAACTTCCTGTATATCCGATATCACCTTGTGATCCGGTATATCCAATATCACCTTTATCTCCTGTACGAGCAAAAGTAATAATTATATCTTCATTATTTGAAAAAGAACTAGCAGTTCCAGAAACATAACTGACTGGTACAGTAAAATACGTAGAATTATTTGTACTATTAGCAGTGATAGTGAATATAGCGAAATCGTCACTGTTCGCTTTGTTGCTGATTCGTATATGTCCTTTAAGCTGACTAGTGCTTGCATCGATAGTAGTTAGATATGCATCTAGATTAGCATTATTATCGTCAGTGTCTTGAATATATAAAACACTAGCGGTAGATATATCATTCTGGTTTAGTTTTAATTTACCTGTTCCAGGAGCAGAATTAGTTGTATTAGTGTCAAATGTATAATCAAAAGTTACCCCGCCAAAATTTCCTTGAGGGCCTTGACTTCCAGTATAGCCGAAACTACCAGTATAACCAAAACTTCCTGTATAGCCAATATCACCTTGACTGCCTGTATATCCAATATCACCTTGGCTACCAGTATAACCTTTAAAGTCATTAGCATAGGTAGTAATGTCGATCCAAGTCCTAGTGCCATCTGTGTCACCAATAAGTACACTAGAATCTACTTGTGGTAAGCCCAAATCAGGTTCGGCATTACTGACATCTAAATAGTCATAGCGATCTTGATCAAGACTAGCACCTGATTTCTTTTTCTGTTTGCCGCTAACAAGACGACTTTTACTCATTTGACGTTTCCAAAATACTTAAAACTAAATTAACAGCATTGTTAGCACTGACTACAGCTTTAACGCTCGAACCTTCTTCAATAACTAATTTTCCAGTAGTAACTTCAGCAGCATCATTTGGAGGGATTTCAAATGCATTTAACATTACATAATCTGTATTATTTTTACGCAGAGTAAATGTAATTGTAGCAGCAGTGTTTCCTATATTACTAGCTTGAGCTCCTAGAACAATAGTCGTTAGACCTGTTGGTGTTGTATAGATAGTCTGTTCAGACGTAGTTAATTCAAATGCTTTTGTTCTAAAGGTATTTAAAGGCAAAGTAGCCATTTATCAATCTCCAATCGCTAATATATAAGGTGTCATAACGGCAAACAAACTCTTTGTAAATGTTCTACCAGTAATAGTTCCTGTGTTTCTGTTAATCACTAGATCATTACCAATTCTAAAATCGCCTCGTTGATCGGTACCAGTATAATAAACTTTTCCTTGATTAACCTGTATGACTTGATTATCTGATACAGGTACACCTCCTAAGTAAGGAAGTGCTGTATTAACATTTGTTCCAGCACCAACCCATTCAAATGTTTGGCCTGATGCTGTAATTAAACTAAACTGATGGAAAGTTACTGCGGCATTATCTGCTATTGACGATGCTGATTCTTCTAATGTGATAGTGCTAGAATAAGCATTTTCAATTAAATTAGTAACAATATCAAATAATCCATTACTAATTGTAACTTCTGTATTAGTAGCAGCAGGATTACTAGTGTTTTGATTAGCAGTGTTATTTAATGGAGTAACAGTAGTATTAACTAAACATTGCGCTGTTACAGTTTTTAAATAGGCAAATGTATCAATTGTAGCCTGCTTCTCTCCAGTTGGGACTTGAAGCGTTCCTGTACTATAGTATTCATCAGCTGCATCGGCTGTTTGGCTGTTGCCGTCGTAAGTGATGTCATAAGTTATTGCATCTACAATATATCCAATGTCTCTACGACATTTTGTAGAATCATAACTTAATCCTGGATAGTTTGCTGTGATATAGGCTATACCTTCTTCTATTAAGAAACTACGATTAGCTTGTAATATTACTTTAGATCTTGACTTATTAGTTGTTGTTGCAGTTGAATTATTAAATGTGTAAGAAGGTGCGACACCTATACCATTATTAATAATATTAGTAATAGTATTAAAATTAGTTTGAACTCTTGTGTATTCTGGACCTTGAGAACTGTCAGAACTTAGTATATCTAACACTGCATCTCTAGCAAAGTTAATTCCTGCTATGGTTTCAGTTTTTTGATTTGTTGTGACTTCGCTAGCAGTTGCTCTATAATAACTTATACCTGCTTGTACAGATTTATAATTAGTGTTGAACACCATGTCGTCAACTACAGCATCAATGATTAATCCAACATCCCTACTACATTTGAATTGATTAAAATCAAAACTTGGATATGTTTCATTGAGATAGTCTATAACATCAATTTGAATTTTACTTTTGGCATCTAATATGTTTTGTCTAGCATTTCTAGCATCTGCTGGTTCTGATGAAAAATTAGGATAAGTGATAGTTGTCGATCCGCTAGTAAATGCTGTGCTTGTTGCTAAAGTATAATAAGTTGTATCTCCTGCAAACTTCACAGCATCACCTACATTTGGTCTTGTAGTTAAATTATCTATAATAAATGTTCTTCCAGAAGTTGCACCATTAACTTTTCCAGAATATAAACTTGAACTTACACCATCTGCTTTTAGTCCATAATTACCAAAACTGCTATTACTGTTAGTTAAACTACAGAAGCCGCCGCTCTCACATAAAACTGCAACATCGCAGCATATAGTGAATACAGATACGAGTTGTGTATTTCCTCTATTGAGATGATGTATACCTATACCGCCTTGATTATATTGTGTGAACGCATCTACGACCATACTTCTTAACCCTTCGCAGTGTGCGCCATCTACACGCATACCTGTGCCAGTACTAGTCATACTGGTACAATTTTGCACATAAGGGCTAGTATGAATTACACCAGCACTACCGTTAGGATTAAACGCAACAGCAGCACTAGGACTTTCGTGGTCTTTGAAAGTCATATGTGCTAGATAAATTCCGTTGTTTACATAAAATAAATCTTGAGTTTTGTTTTGTGGCCGCACAGTTACAGTTCTTAAATTGTCCCCTACGATGGCCACACCTTCAGGAACTGTTAGGGGATTAATTTCTGTATAGTCACCACTCTTTACAAAAATTGTTGTACCATTTGTAGCTACTTGCAATGCTGCCTTAATTGTTAGTTTACTAGTGTTTAGTGCTGTTCCTGAATTACTGTCATTGCCACTTTTACTTACATACAATACATTGGCTACAGCAATATTTCCTACACTGCCGGTGAATCCAGAACTTCCACTATAACCTCTTAAACCGCCATAAGGTAGCTCTGTCCAACTGTCATTACCGTTACCTATTTTAAAGAGATTTGTATCAGTTTCGATACCCATTTCCCCTTCGGCGAGGGTAGGATCGACACTAGTCCATTCTGCTGCTGTACCTCTTCTAAACTGTATTTGTATGGCCATTTTTAAAATCTGCTGTTATTTTAATATTTATCAGGTTACTCCGCCGGCGTCAATACTGGATATTCCACCATAGTTACTGTCAGGTTGACCACCATCTAAGTTACCGAATGTGCCGCCGGTGCCGCCACCGGTTCCTGAACTACCAGTATAACCCCTGAGTCCTTGATCACCCTGACTACCTGTAAACCCTGTTCCTTGACTACCAGTAAAGCCGGCAGATCCTGCAAAGCCAACTAACCCTCTGCTACCTACAAATCCTATGCTACCAGTAAATCCAGTACTACCTACAAATCCCGAACTACCAGTAAATCCAATTATACCTTGTGGACCTGTTAATCCAGTTGCTCCTGACAGGTCGGTTATAAAATTATAAGAAGTGCCTGTCCATAGATATAATCTACTATTTTCTAAATTATCAGGATTAGCAGTTTCAATAATAGCAAACTGTCCTGCAATTATTCCTGCAGGACTTGTATCAGAAGTTAACTCTGACACACTAGAATAGATTTTAGCAATTGTAAATCCTAAACCAGTATCACCTTTACTACCTGTAAAACCAATGTCGCCTTGACTGCCTGTATAGCCATTAGTTCCAGCACTGCCTGTAAAACCAATGTCGCCTTGACTGCCTGTAAAACCAATGTCGCCTTGACTACCGGTATAGCCATTAGTTCCAGCACTGCCTGTAAAACCAATGTCGCCTTGACTGCCTGTATAGCCAATATCTCCTTGACTACCGGTAAAACCAATGTCGCCTTGACTGCCTGTATAGCCAATATCTCCTTGACTACCGGTAAAACCAGAACTTCCAGTATATCCTTGACTACCATCTACTCCTATTATACCGTCAGTTCCTCGACTACCAGTGTAACCAATCACTGTACTAGCCGAACCAGTGTATCCTGTTATACCTTGACTACCTGCGAAACCATTACTACCAGTAAAACCAAGATCACCTTTACTGCCTGAGAATCCAACTACGCCTCGACTACCAGTAAATCCTGTTCCTTGACTACCAGTAAAACCAATTGATCCAGTAAAACCGATGTCACCTCTACTACCGACAAATCCGGTTATGCCCTGACTACCAGTAAATCCTGCACCTTGACTACCAGTAAATCCTAAACTACCTGTATAGCCGATCACTGTACTTGCAGATCCAGTAAAACCAATACTACCTGTGTACCCTTGATCGCCTTGACTACCAGTAAAACCAATTTCCCCTTGTAGACCTTGATCACCTTTACTACCAGTAAATCCTCTACTGCCAGAATATCCTCTTAAACCTTGATTTCCTGTAAGACCTTGACTGCCTGTAAATCCTCTACTACCTGTAAAACCTTGATCACCTCTGTCGCCTTGATTTCCAGTGTCGCCTTTACTACCAGTAAATCCTCTGAATCCTTGTTCACCTTGAGCTCCTGTTATACCTTGACTTCCTGTATATCCTTTTCTGTCATCAATTTTGATAATACCAATCATTCCACTATGAAAAACACATTGATATACAATCTGAGTGGGTGCATCATACGGAACTCTATAACTGATTAACGTAGATGTGGAATGATTACCTGATGTTGTGTTATTATTAGTCATTCCTGGAACAGTGTCGGTGTTTCCAGAACTTAATCTAAATGCTAAAGGGTGAGAACTAGTAATATTTTGTAAGTTAAAATATACTAAGTCTCCTTTGAAAACAGTGATAGTAGGATAATTTTCATTATAACCATCTATAGTATAAACAAAAGCGCCACCAGGATTATTAAATTTAAATAATTGTCCTCCTTGGCTACCAGTAAAACCTAGTGCAGCATATTCTCCTGGAATACCTTGACTACCTGTAAACCCAGTACTTCCTGTGAATCCAGATTGACCTCTACTACCAACATACCCAGTGTCACCTTGATCACCTTTACTGCCAGTAAATCCACGACTACCAGTAAAACCTAGGTCTCCTCGACTACCAACAAATCCAGTGTCACCTTGATCACCTTTACTGCCAGTAAATCCACGACTACCAGTAAAACCTAGGTCTCCTCGACTACCAACAAATCCAGTGTCTCCTCGACTACCAGTAAAGCCAGTTTGTCCTGTACTACCAGTATAACCAATAATACCTTGACTACCGGTGTAACCAATAGCTGCTGCTTCTCCTGGAATACCTTGACTACCTGTAAAACCTCTCGAACCGGTTACTCCAATACTGCCTGTAAATCCAGTATTACCTTGTATTCCTTGACTACCTACAAATCCTCTGCTACCAGTATATCCTAAGTTTCCTTGCGGTCCTTGTATACCTTGTATACCTTGACTGCCTGTGAAGCCTCTTAATCCTTGTTCTCCTGTGTCGCCTTTACTACCTGTGTAACCAAAATCTCCTTGGCTACCAGTAAAACCTAGTGCAGCATATTCTCCTGGAATACCTTGACTACCTGTAAACCCAGTTACACCTTGACTACCTGTAAACCCAGTACTACCAACAAAACCAGTATCTCCTTGACTACCTGTATATCCAATACTACCAGTGAAACCAGTACTTCCTGTGAATCCAGCATCGCCGCGACTACCAGTAAAACCTAGTGCAGCATATTCTCCAGGAATACCTTGACTACCTGTAAATCCTCTTGATCCTGTATATCCCAGACTTCCAGTAAAGCCAGTATCTCCTTGAATGCCTTGATCACCTTGATCGCCTTGACTGCCAGTGTAACCAAGAGGCCCTATTTCCCCTTGATCACCTTGGTTACCTCGACTGCCTGTAAAACCAATAGATCCAGTATATCCGATATCTCCTTGTAAGCCTTGACTACCTGCAAAACCTAATATTCCTTGACTACCTGTAAATCCTTGACTACCAGTAAATCCAATGCTACCAGTGAAACCAGTACTTCCACTAGATCCCTGACTACCAGTAAATCCTAAAGCAGCATACTCACCTGGGATACCTTGACTGCCTGTGAAACCAATATCTCCTTGTGAGCCGGTAAATCCAATACTACCGGTGTAGCCTTGTAGCCCATCCGTACCTTGACTGCCTGTGAAACCAATATCTCCTTGTGAGCCGGTAAATCCAATACTACCGGTGTAGCCTTGTAGCCCATCCGTACCTCTACTACCAGTATAACCAATATCTCCTTGTGAGCCGGTAAATCCAATACTACCGGTGTAACCAATAGCTGCTGCTTCTCCTGGAATACCTTGACTACCAGTGTAACCAATACTACCTACAAATCCTCTACTACCAGTGTATCCTTGATCACCTTGTGGCCCTAGGTCGCCTTGTGGTCCTGGGTCTCCTTGTAAGCCTTGACTACCAGTAAAACCAATATCACCTTGATCGCCTTGATCACCTTTAAAACCAACACTACCTGTAAATCCTAAACTACCAGTATATCCAATAGGACCTTCTAAACCTTCTTGACCTCTTAGTCCTTGACTGCCAGTAAAACCTGTTAGTCCTCTACTTCCTGAGAAACCTGTTATACCTTGACTGCCGATAAATCCTGAACTACCTGTGTAACCAATACTACCTGTGTATCCTTGATCGCCTTGACTACCAACAAATCCAGTGTCTCCTCGACTGCCTGTAAAACCAATACTACCAGTATAACCTCTGTCCCCTGTGCTACCAGTGAAACCTACTGAACCTCTACTACCGGTAAATCCTACACCTTGACTACCAGTGAAACCAATCGATCCAGTGAATCCTTGGTCACCTTGACTACCAGTAAATCCTTCTCCTTTACTTCCTGTAAAACCAACACTGCCTGTATAACCAAAGTCGCCTTGACTACCAGTGAAGCCAGTTGCGCCTTGACTGCCAGTGAAACCTCTACTACCAGTATAACCTGTGTTGCCTTGACTGCCTGTATAACCAAAGTCTCCTTGTGAACCGACAAATCCCTTACTGCCTGTATAACCAAAGTCTCCTTGACTACCAGTGAAGCCGATGAATCCTTGTGATCCAGTGTAACCAACACTGCCGGTGAATCCTAAATCGCCGCGACTACCTGTGTAACCGAAGTCTCCTTGACTACCTGTATAACCAACACTGCCGGTGAATCCTAAATCACCACGACTACCTGTATAACCAAAATTACCTTGACTACCTGTAAATCCAACACTACCTGTAAATCCAACACCACGACTGCCAGTGTATCCGATGTCGCCTTGTGAACCAACAAAACCTTGACTACCTGTGTATCCAACACCTGCACTGCCAGTAAAGCCTAAGTCTCCTTTGCTGCCGCTAAATCCACGACTACCAGTAAATCCTATATTCCCCTGTGATCCGGTATATCCAACAATGCCTTGACTACCTGTAAATCCAACACTACCAGTAAAGCCTAGGTCTCCTTTGCTACCTGTATATCCTATAGTACCTTGACTACCAGTAAATCCAATACTACCAGTGAATCCAATTGATCCGGTATAACCGATATCGCCTTGACTACCTGTATAACCAATAATTCCCTGACTGCCGGTGTAACCAGTACTACCTGTGAATCCTACACCTTGACTACCTGTATAACCAATAGGACCTTGAATTACACCTACGTCAGTCCAAGTTGTTCCTGTCCAAATGTACAAATGACCAGTATTAGAAACAATATAGGAATCACCTATGTTTCCGGTATAGTCTGAGGGTAATTGATTAGCGTTATTAACAGATCCTATTATTATAACACTAGTACCATCTGAACCTTTGCTACCAGTATATCCTTGTTCTCCTTGACTACCAGTATAGCCAATATCTCCACGACTTCCTACAAAACCAGTACTACCTGTATAACCAGTACTACCTGTGTAACCAATATCTCCTTTACTACCTACAAAACCTATGTCACCTTGACTGCCTGTATAACCTAACGATCCGGTATATCCAAAGTCTCCTTTACTACCTGTTAATCCAATTATACCTTGACTACCTACATAACCAATACTACCTGTGTAGCCAATATCACCTTGGCTACCTACAAAACCTATGTCACCTTGACTACCTACATAACCTACACTTCCTGTGTAGCCAATATCACCTTGACTACCTACAAAACCTATGTCACCTTGACTACCTACAAACCCCACCGACCCGGTGTAACCTGTATCGCCTTGTGATCCTGTATAACCAAAGTCACCTTGACTACCGGTGTATCCTATACTGCCTGTGTAGCCAATATCTCCTTGTGATCCTGTATATCCAAAGTCGCCTTGACTGCCAGTAAATCCTCTACTTCCTGCAAAGCCAATACCTTGACTACCTGTATATCCAACACCTTGACTACCTGTGAATCCTTGGCTACCTGTATAACCAATATCGCCTTGACTACCTGTATAACCAAAATCTCCCTGACTGCCGGTAAAGCCTCGACTGCCGGTAAAGCCTTGAACCCCTTGACTACCTACAAATCCAGTATCACCTTGTGATCCAACAAATCCTTGACTGCCAGTATATCCTGTATCTCCTAAGCTACCGGTATATCCTATACCTTGACTTCCTGTAAAACCAATTGTTCCTTGACTACCAGTGAATCCAACTGATCCAGTAAAGCCAATTGATCCAGTAAATCCTAAATCGCCTTTACTACCAGTAAATCCTATAAATCCTCTACTACCAGTAAATCCTAAATCGCCTTTACTACCAGTATAACCTTCTGATCCAGTGTATCCTATACCTTCTGATCCAGTATAACCTATATTTCCCTGACTACCTGTATAACCGTCAGGACCTTGAATTTGTCCTACATTCGTCCAAGTCGATCCTGTCCAAACATATAAGTCTCCAGAAATTAAGTACGAGTCTCCGGCATTACCGCTGGCTGGAAGATTTGAAATAGAATTTAATGATCCTAAAATAGTAACTGAAGTTCCTGGATCTCCCTTGCTACCCGTGTATCCAACACCTGCACTACCAGTAAATCCTTTACTTCCTGTGTAACCAAGACTACCTACAAATCCTACACTACCAGTAAATCCTCTACTCCCAGTGTATCCTTTTCCTACTTCTACAATTTCCTGTTTAATTTCTAGTGTAAATGATCTTGATTCACTTTGAGGTACTATGTCTGTAACTGTTACAGTAAATGTACTAGTAGAAAAAACTTCAGTTGGAATTCCAGTTATTGATCCTGTAGAAGAACTGAAAAATAAACCAGGAGGTAATGTGCTTGGACTAATAGAATAAGTTAAAGTTCCTTCCCCTCCAGTAGCAGTGACAGGTATTAATTCTGCTGCTTCTAGTCTAGTAAGAATTACAGGATTAACATTAGATATAGTTGTGATAGGTGTAGGCGGATCTTCATTTACTACTAAAGTAAACGTATCAAATTCTGTTTGACTCAAACTATCTGTTACACTTATTGTAAACGTTGTCAAGCCTAAAACACTAGTAGGTGTTCCAGAAATAGATCCCGTACTAGTGTTAAATGTTAATCCTGTAGGAAGACTAGGACTGATAGAATAAGTTAAAGTTCCTGATCCTTCTGTTGCACTGATTGGAACAAAAGAAGTTATTTGACTATATTGAGTAAAAATGTTAGTAGCAGAGTTTACAGTCAATAAAATCTGTGGTGGTAAAACTTCTATTGAAAATGTTACACTATTAGTTTGTCCTGCTTGATCAGATACAGTAAAAGTATAGGTAGTTAAATTATTAGCACCACTTGGTGTTCCTGAGAATGTTCCTGTAATAGTATTAAATGTTAAACCACTTGGTAAATTAGGACTTATACTAAAAGTTCTTGTACCTGCACCTCCTGACACAGCCACCGGAGTATAGGTTGCAACAACAACATCCTGAGTTAATGTAACAGTTGAAACATTGGGTGTTAAGACTAAAGCAGGAGGAGAAGTAACTGTTAAACTAAAAGTGTTAGAAGCAGTAGAATTATCAGTATCAGTTACAGTTACGGTAAATGTTGTAGTGTTTATTATACTAGTAGGTGTTCCACTAATTTGTCCCGTGCTTGTGTTAAAACTTAATCCACTTGGTAAACTTGGACTGATACTGTATGAGTAAGTTCCTGTTCCTCCAGATCCGGTTACTGGAATAAATGCAGTGGTTAAAATGTTCTGAACAATTGATCTAGATGAAATGTTTTGTACAGCTACTAGAACAGGATTAACAACTGTTAAACTAAATGTTTTACTACTAGTTTGACCTAATGAATCCGTTGCAGTAATTGTAAAATTACCAGAACTAGTAGTCGAAGGTGTACCTCCTATTCTACCATTACTAGAACTAAATGTTATACCATTAGGAAGACTAGGACTAATATTAAAAGTAATTGATCCATAACCACCAGCAGCACTTACAGGTGCAACCGCAGTTGCAGCTTGTAACTTAGTAAATGTAACATTGGCATTTTCTAAAGTCGTAGTAATAGCCGGGGGTAATTCAATTGTTATTATAAACGTATTGCTTGCAGTTTGGCTGGCTGAATCGCTGACAGTAACCGTGTACGTAGTTTGTACAGATGTAACAGTAGGTGTTCCAGTTATTTGTCCAGTTGATGTAATAAAACTTAAACCATTTGGCAAACTTGGACTAATGCTGTAAGACAAAGTTCCACTGCCGCCAGATCCTACAACCGGATTAAAAGGAGTAATAGCAACATTTCTTATAAATGTTGATGCATTTGTTGACACAGTTGCATTTAAAGCAGGGGGCGCATTAATAGTTAATGTAAATGTTTTGCTACTAGTTTGATTTACTGTGTCTGAAACAGTTATAGTAAAAGTTGTTTGCGATATCGCAGATGTAGGAGTTCCGCTTATTTGTCCACTAGCAGCATTTAAAGTTAAGCCGCTTGGTAAACTTGGACTAATGCTATAGGTTAATGCTCCTACGCCACCACTGCCTGATACAGGCGTAAATGCAGCCATCACTGCACCTTGAGTAATAGTTCTTGTAGGAACATTTACAGTTGTAGTGATTGGAGGATTAATTACAGATAAAGTAAACGTCTTGCTACTAGTTTGATTTAAAGTATCAGTGGCTGTAACTGTATAGGTTGTAGATCCACTTAGAGCAGTAGGTGTTCCAGTAATTTGTCCAGTCGATGTATTAAAATTTAAACCAACTGGAAGTGTAGGACTAATACCGAATGTTAGATTACTATAACCCCCACTTGCTGTTACAGGAATAAATGGAGTAATATTAGTGTTAATCACTAGAGAACTAGTAGCAACAGATTGAGTCGTTATAATTGCACTAGGCGCATTTACTAATAACTGAAAAGTCTTACTGCTAGTTTGATTAGCCTGATCACTTACTATAATAGTAAATATTGTCTGCGATAACGTTACTGTCGAAGTTCCGCTAATCTGTCCTGTACCAGAATTGATAGTCAACCCAGAAGGTAAACTTGGGCTTACAGCGTATGCTAAAGTTCCAAATCCTCCACTAGCTGTGACAGGAGTAAATGGAGTAACTGCTACATTTTGAGTTGCTGTAAAATTCGAAACTGATACAGTAGTCGTTATAGGTGCAGCATTTACTGTTAGAGTAAATGTACTACTACTAGTTTGACCTACTGAATCTGTTATAGTAACTGTATAAGTCGTTGTTCCGCTTACACCTGTTGGTGTTCCGGTTATTTGTCCAGTGCTTGTGTTAAAACTCAATCCAGATGGTAAGTTTGGACTAATATTGTATGATAACGGAGAAACACCACCTGACACTGTGACAGGTGTAAATGGTGTAACGATTGCACCTTGTGTAAGTGTTGGAATATTAGTGGAAGTCGCAGGAACTATTGCAGGTGGTGTATTCACCGTTAAACTAAAAGTCTTACTGCTTGTTTGATCTGCGGTGTCTGTTACTGTAACTGTAAAGGTAGTTTGAGTTAAGGTAACAGATGGTGTTCCTGATATAGATCCATTTGTAGTATTAAATTGTAGACCACTTGGTAAAGTTGGACTAATGCTATAGGTCAATGCTCCTACGCCGCCACTGCCTGTCACTGGAGTGAAAGTAGCTGCTGCAACAAACTGTGTAAGGATTCTTGATGCAATTGCTTGAGTAGAAGATAAAATAGCAAGTCCAGATTCCACAGTTAGATTAAATGTTGTACTACCAACCTGACCTGCACTGTCAGTAAATGTTACTACATAAGTTGTATTTGCAGTAGCGACTGTTGGAGTTCCGGATAAGGTTAGTTCTACACTATTAAATAAATTACTTGTACCATCAGTATTTTGAATAGTGATTACAGTTTTATTAGTAGCAGTTAAAGTTATCCCTGCCGGTAATGCTGGACTAACTGTAAAATTTAAAATCGGAGTTGTGCCAGGAGAACTTACACTTGTTCCACCTGTTGGTATAATAGCAGCTCCTCCAACTGCCTTTACTACAGTTGTAGTAAATGAATTATTTCTAACTACTACATTATTATTTGATAAAGTATTGACAGTTATACTTGGTCTAGCTACAGGAGGTTTGATCCCCGTAGGTTGTGGCCAAACTAATTTTCCTGCACTTAGTCCTGTGCCAGCGGCAGCTCTAAATATTGCTCCGTTTTGATTTATAAAGTAATCGCCTACAGCGTATGAAAAATTTGTACTAGCTGGAGTGCTTAATGGATAAGGATAATAAAAAATTGCCATAGTTAACCTTGTGCTCTAACTGTTAAATCTAATAAAGAATTATATCCTAATCCTGTATCTACCATAATAAAAATACTCTCTGTACCATCGTCATAATAAAAGTCTCCAGGTATCAGATCTTCAATAGTTAATCCGGCAGCAGCATCTGTATTTGTATACATCCTAGGAGCTTTAGTTGTTTGAATTGTTCCGTTAGGAAATACTAACCCTTCAGCTTTAATATATTGTAAGTTGCCTGAAGGAAGTGTAACTTTTAGAGCACCATCTATTGGATCAATACTAAGTACCGTGCCGCCAATATCTATAGAGTTACTTCCAACATAAATGGTTCCAAATCTATTTGTAGGGGATCCTAAATTTTGTAAACCATCAGTTGCCGGAATAATACTATATCCTGCATCTACAGTAATTGTATCTATTCCATTACTGCTCATGCCGTCTACTATGCCAGCGCTACCTGTGTATCCAATATTGCCTTGGCTACCAGTATATCCTATGTCACCTTGACTACCAGTAAATCCATTAGTTCCAGCACTGCCAGTAAATCCATTAGTTCCAGCACTACCTGTATATCCATTAGTTCCAGCACTACCAGTAAATCCATTAGTTCCAGCACTGCCAGTAAATCCATTAGTTCCAGCACTGCCAGTAAATCCATTAGTTCCAGCACTACCTGTAAATCCATTAGTTCCAGCACTGCCAGTAAATCCATTAGTTCCAGCACTGCCAGTAAATCCATTAGTTCCAGCACTACCTGTATATCCTGGAATTGTACTAGCAGATCCTGTGTATCCACTATTACCTTGACTACCAGTAAACCCATTAGTTCCAGCACTACCTGTATATCCAAGACTACCTTGACTACCAGTAAATCCTCGTGGACCAGTTCCGTCGCCACCTGCAACAGAAAACCAATCAGGAGATGCTCCATCATCGTAATAAATGCTTAATTCATTATTATCAGGATTGTACCATATAGTGCCATTTGTTGGTTCAACTGGTTCTATGTTACTAATAGTAGTAACAGAATTACCTCCTATAGGATTTCCACCGGGTGTAGACCCGTCGCTGAGACGTAACTCTCCGGTTTCAATGTTGAAAAATAGATTACCTTCCTCACCAATAAATGATTCTATATCATTCTTGACAAGACCGGCTTTAATTTTACGGAAAAATGCCACACTAAATTCCTTGATTTAGTGTATTTATTGGTTTATTACTTTTGGAAGATTGGGTTATCAGGATCGTGTTCCTCTTCGTCTTGTGTTAGATCTTGAATAATAGGACTGACTTTCCCTTGTTCAGCTTTTTTCATTTCAATATCTTGTTGCAACGGAGGAACCATTACAGGATTATCTTTGAGCTCAGTTGGATCTTTGGCATCATCTGTACCGGGCATATCAATTTCTGGTTCTGCATCACCATTTATTTTGATCGTTATTGGCACATTGATAGTGAATTCTCTAGCTCTCATTCAGATTCTCCGTGCTTTTATTTATCGTTACTGTTGACTTCAGGAATAAGAGATAATATACTTTAGCTATGAAATATAATCCAAAAGAACCTATTGAACAATGGGCTGAACGAGTTAGCTTGCATGAATATGGCGAAGCTGTAAAACAAATTGCTGCTGGCCAAGATGTTGATCAAGTAATGGAAGCAATGAGTGCTAGAATTGTTCAAAAATTAAAACACCCAATGCTTGTTCAAATCAAAGAATGGGGTAAATCTACGTATGATGCTACTTTATCTAAGACACGATATAAAAAGAATTACTTAGATAAGACTAAACCAGTTGCGGATCACATGAATGATGTAGATGATCCTAATTATACTATTTGAGCTAGACCGTATACAGCATACACTAGCATAGTTTTGGTATGCATGTCGTCTGCCTCCGAATCTAATACATCTGTTCTAACTAAATCTTCCAGTAATTCTTTATATTCATCTGGACTAATTTGTCCGCTACTATACTGAGCCTGCAATTCTAATGCCATTTGCGCTCGTTGCGCTACCCAAGGTTTATCGCTTTGTGCTAATTGATATAAATCGCTCATTTAAAATCTCCCAATAACTGCTTTGGCTACCGTACCACTTTGTGTATCTAATATTTTCTTTTTCATATTACAGTAGGCTTCACTGCCTTGTTTAACCATACTACGATCATAAAAGTCATTTACAGTTTCATTCATCGGCTTCACTAGACGTAGTACATCTCTAGTGTCTTTAACTTGACTATAAATGATTAACCAATCCATGTGTTTCTTAATTACGGCTACTTGAGGTGCATGTGGTTGTTTACAATCTAAATCTAAAACACTTTGTCTAATATCTATTACTGAACGACTTTGATTATCATCCCAGAAGCTAGGAATCTTATCTTTAATTGTACTACAGCCTACAAGTAATACAACAAGTAAGCTGGCTGCTATTTTACGCATCAATGTTCTCCGTATGGAATAATAGGACGATCATCGTCTGGATTATCTGGGCCAATCAGTTGCACCATGATTGTTTAGCTTCTCCATAATACTCTCGAGCAAACCCATTAGCGATTAATTGAGCACGTAAACTTTGACCATCTAGAATAATGTCGCCTAGCACACGGCCGCCGAACTTATCCCAACCGTAAAGTACTACAAATCGCTGTGTGCTTCGTGCTACTAACTGTGTTGTAAATTTTGTAGCCATAGCACCACGTTCTGCTTCACTTGGGCATTGCGCTCTGTGTCCTTTTTCAGGTGTATCTACACCGTATACACGAACTGCTAATTGAGGTTTGATTGGCGCTGGCAAATAAGGAGCAGCAATAACAACTGTATCGCCATCTGTGACTTTTAAAATCTGTGCTTCGTAGGTAACGCCCTGTGGTTGCTTTTGAGCGAAGGCAAACAACGGCAATACTGCTAGTAATAATAATAGTTTTTTCATAACTGAACACCTTAATAATGTACAGTTATTTACTTAAACCATCCTATTTTTTCTCCGTTGTCTTTACGACGTTGCCATTCTTCTACACTGTTAGGAAAGCGCCATGCCCAAATAGCTACTAGAGCCATAGTGACAGCAGTATAGATTACGCCTTTAATAGGCACAGTGAACCACATAAACAGTAAACTACTGCTCATTACTGCTAACATGGCATACTTACCCTTTTGGGGGAATACTCGTTTTTCTCCCCAATTAGTAAGGAAAGGACCAAAACGTGGATGATTGTATAACCACCGATGCATACGGTCGCTGCTCTTACTAAAACAATAAGCAGCACCTACTAAAAAGATACTGAATGGTATGCCAGGTGTTACTAGACCAATATAGGCCATTACCAAGCATAACCATCCAAGTACGAAAAAGAAAAGTTTTTTCATTGTAAGTATTCTAACCAAGCCGGATCTCTAACTTGAAAAGGAAGAGTTTTCCTTTTGTTTACAAGTTCGTAGTAACTAGGCTTGTAGGGCTTAATACGCGGCTTAGTTTTAGTACTATTACTTTTACGAGCGTTACATGGACCACAGGCTGTTACACTGTTGTCCCAAACACTTTTACCACCTAAACTGATAGGATGAACATGATCCAAGGTACAGTCTTTTTTGGTTAGAGTAACATTACAGTATTGACACTTGTACAAGTCTCGTAGAAATACATTGCCCTTGCTAAATCTAACAGCAGCTTTTGGTTTCATGTAGTCTTTGAGCATGATAATACTAGGTACTTGTGTTTCCCAAGTAGCACTATGAACGATCCAATTTTCATGCCATGCTAATACATGGGCCTTATCCAGGACCATATATCTAATTGACTCTTGCCAATCGCATACACTCAAAGGAATGATGCTAACCGGCGCTCCGTCAGCGTTAAGAACAAGTGTGTCTGCCATTTTTTATTTGAAACGTTGAGTAAAACTACATTATATAGTCAAATGAATAATTAAGCAAGTACCGTTTGGACGAATTCAAAGCTGGATCTTTCTACTGCGGCTGTCCATTGTTCAGTTGAATCTAAATCAAAAACCAAATGTTTAGAAGCAGAAGATATCAACCAGCTTTTATCATGATTATAACCGTTTACACCTTGAATTTCAGAATGTAGTTGTGTTGGTGCCCATGCACATAAGCCTGCAAATATTCTCCAATGTTTTGGTTTATCGCCAATAGAAAATCGATACAACAAATCCGAAGAACTACTTAGACTAAAGCGATTATTAATTCTTAGTGTATTACCACATTCCCATTCTGAACTGTGTAATACTGTAAGAGCATTAACATTTACGGGACCGCCTACATAGATAGATCCTTCAACATCACTTTCTACTCCATGTTGTTCTGAAAACTCTTTGATAGACATTTTACTAGTCTTGTTTAACACTAGACCTACACTGCCTCTATCATGATCTTCTGTTACAAATATTACTGTTCTTTGCCAAAAGTTTCCTCTAACATTAGGAGGTGCTATTAATAATTTTCCTGTAGTTGACATTAGGCCACTGTTCCGAATACTGTTCCGCCAATCTTAGTTCCGCCAGATGCATACATTTTATCCAAGAACTTTCTGCCTGAGGCAGTTTTATATGCTGCCGGGTTAGCACTAGTAAAATTCAAGAATGACTTATCTGCATTAGGTAAGTTAGTTAGTAAAGAATCAACTATCTTAGCTAATCTAGCCTTGCTTACTGGAGTTGTGAAGTTAGGATGTGGTCCAGTCCAGCCGCCACCTTTTATAGGATGTCCGGTTACGGGTTCAAATTGACCAGGTGCCCATACTACTCCGACTACAGTGCTTTTTCCGCCATATCTTTCTCTTGTTCTATTAAGAATAACCGCAGCGATTTGTGCCATTTCTACAGAATTGGGACTAGATTCTGCACTAGTAGTTTGAATCAAATGTTTCCATTCATCATCATTCATGGTGCGACCTAGGAATGTTTCTGCAACCTTTCTAGCCTTGTCTACATTTTCCACTGAAGTTAAAGCAGGTATATCTAAATCTGCACCTTTCTCTGTATTCACACTTGTTGGAATTTTAACTTTAGCTACTTGTCCAGCATTAATTTTACTCAGCATGTCAAATGATTCTTTTCCAAAAGCTGATCCATTACCTTTTAAGTCATAATCTTTCTTAAAGGCTGCAACTGCTGCCGCTGTAAAAGGTCCATACTTACCATCAACTCCTGTTCTTCCTACACTATATCCTAAATCTTGTAAAGATTGTTGCATGGTCGTTACTTCATCTTTTTGACTAGAAGGATATGGAGGACCTTGCTCTAATTCTGCCGAAGTAGCAATACGATCTTTAACGCTAGGTGCTCCAGGTTTTTGATCAGGTGTACCTAATTTAGTTTTGTTGCTAAGTGTATGTTCTGAAGCTATTCGATTGGCAATGCCTCCATAAACGCCCATGGGTTGATGAAGACCATCGCCACCTTTGACTGTGCCTAAATCATATGTAGGAACATTAATACCGGCGTTTAATGCTTTTCTTAATTCATCTCTTTTATCTTTCTTTTTAAGATCAGTGGTAGCTGTAGGCAACAAGTAAACAACTTCTAATCCTCTTTCTTTAGCATCGCCAATAATTTTATTAACTTGACTAACAATTTGTGGAATGGGTTTAGATCCTAAATCATTGGCTCCTAAGCTTATAGCCACAACACTACCTGAAGGAATCTTAGCGATAGCTGCTGGATGCATAGGATCAAATGCGCTAGCACCGTCCATGCCTAACGCTTTCCAAGTTTTGCCTCTTCCATAATTACCTACACCATTACTATGACTATCTCCCACAGTAAAATAACCTGGCTCATTAAATTGTGCCACAGAGGCCTGAGCGCCTTTTTGTGCTTCTGTAATTAGATTTTTAAATTCATTAAATCTCATTGACCTTTCCTTGTTCCGTAATCAGGTAAAGGACCTCCATATTTTTTACCTTTTATCTTTTTGCCACCAACAGAAATTCTTACTTTGCTGCCGCCGTGACCAACTAAATGACTTTTTCCACCTTCTCTAGCACGTAACCCTTGACTCTTACAGCTAGCAAGATTGCTGGCACCTAAATCTTGATTAGGTGTAGTACTTAAACAGAGTTTTCTACTAGCACGTTCGTCTAGATCAGAAAGCTCTTCTTGATTAATAAACTCATTAGTTTTCATAGTACAGTATTTAACCTTAAACTTCTAAGTCTAACCACTCGTAAACATTTAACCATTTACGTCTGCCCACGGTTTCTTTAAGATGTGTTAGATCTGCACAGGTCTTAGCTCTAAATCTTGATTTTTCTGCGTCTGGCATAGGAATTAATCTAAGTTCTACGCCTTCTTGTTCTGCAATATGCTCTGCTATATCTAAGAAACTATGTGCTAAGCCGCTGCCTACATTCCAAATTCCACTGCCTTTAACTGTAAGTATGAAATCTAAGTGTATTTTACAAACATCACCTACCCATGTCCAATCTCTTTTGATATGTTCTGCATTTTCCCAAACTTCTATGTAGCCCTGTTTACGTGCCTGTTGTCGCCATTTATAGATAGCATTAGCCCTACGGCCACGCAAATGCATCCATTTTCCATATACATTAAAATATCTAAATCCTTGAACGAAAGCGGTATGTGTTTGGCTAAAAATATACCTGTCGCTAAGATACTTACTCCAAGCATAAGCAGTTTGAGGAGTACAAGGTGCAAATTCACTGAAATTTTTAGTGTCACCGTAGACACTGCTAGAACTAGCATATTGTAGATTTACACCATGCTTTTGGCATTCATGATAGAGCCAAATAGTGAAATCATAATTTTGATACATGACTTTTTCTACATCAGTTTCAGTCATGTCAGCTATGGCACCGAGATGAATGACCCAATCATATTCAAGTACAACAGGCCATTCATCTCGATTAGGACTCCAGTTCCAGCCTTGAACTACCCATTCAGGCTGAAGATGAAGATAAGACATCATATTCCGGCCGATAAATCCTTCACAACCGGTCACTAATACTCTCATATATACCTCACTTAGAGATATTTATGAGTCTAAATCCTCCGTCTCGGTTTTTTCACCCCTACGCCAATCCTCGTTTATAATTGTTTTATCTGAATTACAATTCAAACATAAAGATCTTATATTATCTTCTGAATCGTCACCTCCGTCAGCTTGACGAACTTGATGATCTCCAATGATACGATTGCGACACAGTCTGTTAAACAGCACAGGATCTTTTTCTTCCATGCCTGGATATTTCATTCTTACTTGTTCTGAAACATCTACACCGCAATCGTCACACACCCATTTGCGATGCAGTGTGTGTAATCTGTCTAACCTACCTGGACCACCATACTCCACAAGTTTAAGTTGATGATCTCTGCACAACACATCACTACCTGGACCGTCAAACATGGTCAAAGAATTCTTGCAATCATCCATACGACATGTAAGATTCTTTTTGATCTGTTCTTTTAGAACACTTTGACCTTTCAACTTGTCCCTATTAGGATCTCGTAGTGTATACATGTTACCACAGGTCCTTTTTGTCAACAGTAAAACCGTTATTAGCATTATATAAAGGCACAGTCAACTTGGTACTCTTCTTAAGTTGTGCGGTCAAGAAAGGAATACCTGTGCGCATCTCTGTAGTGAACCCACGTACAATAACATTACCATTGGAGTCGACGTCTGTGCTATGCTGATTAGCATTACGATACCAAGACTCATATGCTATACGAACTTTGTCCCAGAACCTGCCATTAGGACCAAAGTCTGCATCAAAGTATTTTTTAGTAAATGCTACGAACTCGAGCAAGTATACATCGTCGACGGTGATGTTTTGTTCATAGCACAGATTGAAATATTCGTACAACTGTCTAGCCTCCTTAGCTTCTACAGGACGTTGTTCATTCAAGAAGCTCCAATATTGAGCAAACATACGTGTAACTTCGGGATGCTTACGTGTCTTAAGACTCTTGCTCATTAATGTGTCAGCAAGCAAAGTAAATGCTCCCGGTTGATCTTCGTCACCAAACTTGGAGTGTGTAACAAACAGACCTGCGGCAGCAAGATAATCATTCTTAAGTGCAGTGTCTACCCACTCTGGGTCGTCTGCATGATCAACTTTGACACCAAATACCATCTGAATGTATTTGTCAATAAAGTCTAATTCTTCTTTAGCATCGCCGTTAAGCAAAATAAAGTTACGACGAATTTCTAATTTGTGTTTTACATTATAACGAACAACTGGCACAAGTGTTTCAGCAACCTGTTCGCCAAATATTTTAGTTAAGATAATATAAAGTGTAATGGCAGTGTGCTGCCCATCCCATGCAATATAGTATCCTGGCTTGTTTTCGTCTTCGTAGACTTGGATAGCCATAATCATTGTACTGCGGAAATTTTGTAGAATGTTTAATATATGACGCAAATTAAGATTACGCTGCATCGTAGTATCAATTAGGATCTTATCCATAGGAACCATAATTGCTTCACACAATTTAAGATCCGAAAATTTACCGCAATTGGCGTTGCGACGTTTAAATTCGTCCAACATTCCGGTCAGCATGTTTACAAATACTGGTGCTGCTTTAAGCGCATCTGAAAGACGTTGTTGTAACGTGACAAAATGGCTAGTTGATTTAAGATAACGATTGTTAATCTTTTGAGCGTGAGATACTGCTGTCATTTGATTTCTCCTAAAAATGGGGCTTCACTTGCCCACTGGTTGCGGTCTTCACTTGACCAAATTTATTTACTACAGGCTCAGTATATAATAGTTAATTTTGAATGTCAACTGTAAATTTACCGAAATAACTGTTGACTTTAATGCAGAACTATATTATAATAGCGTCATGTTCAACTAATGCAGGAGCGTTCCGTGCGTTACATTTTTGCAACAATAGCACTTTTGTTAACAGGTTGCTCGACCATTGAGCAAATTGCTACTACCTGTCCAGGATTACGTCCTTATGATCCGCAAATGTGCAGGGGAGAGTTCTTCCAGCAACTACCCAACTTTGAAAATGAAGCTATAATTCGTAGACAGCGTGGAGAGATTTGGTAATGAAAGCATATAAAGAAATAACTGATTGGACAACTCCGAATCATACTTACCTTTTGGATGGTAATACTTTGATTGCTTATATTATGGATGGCAATACCGATCCATTTTACTTTAAAAATCCTATCAAAGGATTTGACAAACGAGGACGCAAATTTATCGAACTGGATGACAATCCGTTTGAAGTGAAAGTACAATCCTCGTTACGCGAAGTCAAAGGTAGCAAAGGTAATAGTTATTTTGTTAATGATATCGAACACACTTGTACTTGTCCTGGCTTTACTTTTAGAGGCAAGTGTAAACATGTGGAGGACTAATGGATCCTAAATTACGCAAAAAAATAAAACTGTTTGCTGATCAAATGGTTGAAGATTATTTGTATTTTGGTTACTATGAATTCGACGAAGATGATGTATTGCGTATTGTTCGTGTATTTAAAACTGATGTAAAGACAGTGTGTAAAACTTTACGTATTGATATACCAGATAGGTTAGTAAAAAATGAACTCTAGAATTGATGATCTTATGTATCAAGCAGGATTAACAGCACAAGGCTGCTGGGATGAAATGGATGAGTACAACCGTGAAGCTATCATACGTTTCGCAGAATTGATTATAAAAGATTGTGCGGGTGCTTTGGATCCTATGCTTCGTGATATGATCAGTCGCGGTCAAGGTGTCCATTTAATATACAAACATTTTGGATTTGAAGAATGAACAGCAAACTTAAAAAACTAATGGAAGAATCTGGCACACACAAATACATCAGTGAAGAATGTCAAAATCGTATTGAGTTCGTGGTCGCTCTGGTAGTAGAAGAGTGTGCTCAAATTTGTATGAGTCAAGCAGATCGTAGAAACATTCGTAACGCCTTTGGATTACCTGTTGAGAGTAATGTAAAGTATCCAGGTCCAGAAGCTAGAAATAGTATAGAAAGTCAATACAACAGAGAAATTAATATTCCTAAACATGACTAAAAAGATCTACTACGAAAAACGTGGACGTAGATATGTACCTGTGGCCGAATACGACAATGATCTAATGAATAGTTTTCCAAAAGGTAATCATCTTGTAATGTGCTATCCTGGTGGTAGTAGTCGTCGTTATAATATTGAACCTAATTATGCTGCTATGATTGCTGCTGGGCGGGTGGCTGAAGATGCTATTTGCGAAAAACTATCCAAAGCATCTGAGATACGTCCTAATCGTAGAGCACTGACGCAAGAAGAACTCGATGCTTGGAACAACTTAATCGCAGTGTGGGGCGACGAAGCTAGAGGATTACAACATCCTAGCATTAGGGAAGTTGCCGAAGCTGGAGTTCGGGTCATGATAGAAGAAGCAGAAAAACTTATGACCAATCCAAGTGTACGTCTAGCTTATGAAAAGTTTTTAATGGTAGCAGAATTGTCTAAGGAAAGATAATGTGGATATTTTTAATAGTTACTACACTTAATATCAATCCTCCTGAATATAACTTTGAAGCAAGAGCAACTACTAATACAATGACAGAATGTATTAGGTTGTTAGAACAATATAAAAAAGATTCTGTTAAACAAGACGCTTATTGCATAAAGGCTAAAACATGAAAATTTTTGAAACATTTGAACAAGTAGAAGGCATGCGTGGTTGTATGAAACGACCTATTGTTATACATGCTCAGCAAATTGGCACAGAGTTCAGAGTAAACACATTAGAAGGCAATTATAAACAAGGTAAGCCTGGTGATTACCTTATGAAAGGCATTGATGGTGAACTGTATATCTGTGATCGAGAGATATTTGAGAAAACTTATGATTGGGTATAAATCAATTTTTGTTATTATTGCGTTGTCTTTAACAGCATGTAGCACTGTGCAGGAAGCTCATGATGAGTTTCGAAAAGAGATTGATGGATTCAATCGTGAATGGGCTAGAGTTATATTAAAGAAAGAAATAGATGAAAACTGAGAACATTGATCCAGTTCTAATATTCAATAGTCTTAATTTTGTACAAAGCATCACTAAAAACTATGGTGCTGAACAAGGTATGGCTATGTGGGATACAATTGCTAATACCATCGACCGTCGTCTTAAACTAGAAGTGTTTAGAGCCATGATGGATGGAGATCGAGCCGAGGGTCATGTTAAAATCATCGGTGCTTATCCTAGTTCAGATAAGATTCATCTGATAAAAACTTTACGACAGTTCACGAAAATGAGTCTAGCTGAAGCTAAAAAGATGATAGAAGATTTGCAAACCGGAAACTGGTTATATGTAACTGTACCATATCATGAGCATCCAACAGCTATTGTGGAGTTTAGGAAAGCGGGATTCATATTATGAACTACGATGAACTATTAAAACAATTAGACGATATTGTATTGCCTGAACGTAATACCACTTTGTATATGAAACTTAAAACCTGTGAAGTTGGTATGTTTAAACTGCCAGGTATTATCGTTGAACGCCCGGAAGACTGGAGCGACGAACACTGGCAACAAACACAAGAAGAAATGGATGCTTGGGCAGACAGTGAACAAGGCACAGGCAAGCGCATGACAGATGTACTTTGGAGCTTTCGTAAAGAAAGTCAACGTGATTGGTTTATTTTGAAATGGAGTGGTAATGAGAGTTAAGAAGACAGATAAACGTTTTAAAGGACATCCTACATTTAAATATTGCTTGGACTTAAAACGCTACGGCGACAAAAACTTTTTTCAAATTCGTGAATGGTGCTGGAAAACTTTTGGTGCTAGTAAGGAAATCGAAGCACTACAGGATGATTGGCGTCATAGGGAGTTTGAAAATAATAGTCACAATCCAGAATGGTGTTGGCATTTTGATGCGTATACAAGACGTATATACTTTGCCACAGACAAAGAAGCAAACTGGTTTACTCTTAAGTGGAGCTAATGCGTAAGCGACAACTTATGAACGCAACTGCTGTTGAGCGTCTTATAGACGACTTAGGTCCTTATAAATTAAAATTAAGCCAAATAGAATTTAACGGCGAATCCTATTATGAAGTGAAGCCTGTGGGCTGGATGCATAAACACGAACTACAGTGGAATGACATGATTGCTTGGGTCGTGGACTCATTTGGCCCTACTGCCAAGGATGGTGTATGGACACCTGGACAGCGTTGGTATTGTAACAATGCCAGATTCTATTTCAAAGATATTAAAGACAGAGATTGGTTTGTATTGCGATGGAGTGCGTAAAAGTAAATTTGTTGAAACAAACTGGCTGGGTCCTGTTTAGCAGATTCAGCGATCAAAATCCTGGACTAAGCAAAGATCAGTTTGCTCGAGAATTCGAACGGCAATATCGTTGTAAAATATACAAAGACATAAATCTAGACACTTATTACATGGAGTTTAAACCCGAACATTGGACTTGGATTTGTCTACAATACCCTGTAGACGAGTTCGATATCATAGAATGATTATTGATATAACAGAAATAATCATTAATAGAAGGCAAACTATAGTAGCATTACGAGAATGGTTAGATGCAAATGTAGGTCCGTACTTAGGTCCAGGACAAGGATTAAAAAGAATAGATGAACAAATACCTGCTCGTTATACTACATTAGAGATAGGCGAAGGTTGGCAAATTGAAATGAAAGAGATAGTCGACGGCTATGGCAGAACAGTATACTATCAATTAGATATAGATAATGAACAACTGGCAACATTTTTTATACTTAAATTTCTATGAATGAGTATCCGCATCCTGCTGATCTAATGGCTTTACCTTGTGGAGGTATTGCTTATTATGATTATGAAAATGAAATTAGTTATCGTTGTGGCCAATGTGATGCTGTAGTAGGTAGTATTGGTATGCCTAAACATTGCAAAGACGAAATAACTAAATGGGATAACTGGGAAGAGTTAGGCGGTAAGCCTTGGAACTACCAAGTTCCTGATGACTACATGGATGACTGGTCATGATATACGAAGTTGAAAAATCTCGTCCGAAGAAGAAACCCGACACAGAATTTATTATTGTGAGAACGACTGGTATAGGTCCTGAAGTAGTGGATTGGCTTAATAAAAATTTTGGTCCTAGTGAACCTGGTGATATCAATGCCCGTTGGTTTATAGTTGTTCGAAGTATTTTCTTTAGGCACGAAAAAGATTATACTTGGTTCAGACTGCGTTGGCAATAAAATTTCTTTACAATGGAATTAACTAAGTTTAAAATAGACATACCAGATAAAAAAGGTCATTGGGTGGAACTACACAGTTCTAGTCTAATGAACGAGTCTATGATGATTCAAGTAGACAATTGGGTTCGTAATAATAATTTAGGCAAACGCATGGCATTCAATATGTGGAAACTAAAAAATGAACGAAGTCGGAATTGGTTTATACTAAGATGGAGTTGACATGGAATTACTACCTTGGATCTTGATTGTACAACTGTGGACTGATCCTCCACCAAAGATGAAATTTGTTTATAGCAAAGTATATCCAAATTACGCTGAATGTATGGAAGCACGTAAAGAATGGGATAACAAAGGGTTAGTGGCTATTTGTGGATTAAAAAATGAAACCAATAAAGATGCACAAAAGAACTTGGACAAAGATAAATCAAAAACTCCGAACTGAGTATCCTCCTAGTTATTTCATTAGAGAAAAGATGAAAGCCAAATTAGGATTCACAGTGCGTGAGCATACAGCTTGGAATGTGAACAAAAACTACGATAAAGAATATGCGGCCTATGAAGAAGCTAAAATGAGTCAGGACGAGATGAACTATCTTCTGTCATTGCCGCCCGAACGTGGACGTACTAGAACAGAAATACATTTAGATTTTTACAGCGAAAACAAACGGACAATGTTCTTGCTCAAATACGCAGAGGAGTTAGCAGACGATGATAAAAGGAATTAACGGATCAAATTATGTAAGCGTAAGTGGCGGGCAAATGAACTTACCTTACATTAACGGCAGTGCTCTCAGTGCTGGACAGATGAGATTTAATCCTGGTACACAGAATTTTGAAGTATATGATGGTATAACTTGGCAAAGTATTACGCCTTCATATGCCAATGTAGACTTACCGGACTGGGTAAAGGCCACACTTGATTGGGCACATCAACATATGATGGATCAACAAAAATTAGATTATCTCTGTGAAAAATATCCCGGCCTAGAAAAAGCACGTGACAATTTCGAACTGTTCAAGAAGTTTGTTCTGGCACAGGAACAAGCTGATAATGGTCATCCGGTGGCCAATAGTGGTGTAAGTGCGGCTCCATAAAAAGTATAGTTTTTTCTAGTTTTTTGGTAAGATAAGTATTCTACTATGAAAAAAATACTACTAGCTACTCTATTGGCATTTGCTTTTGCTGGTGCAGCAGACGCAAAGCCCAATAAAAAACATAAAAAGGCAAAGAGTCGTAAGGCTAAAACACATTTAGTTAAGAAGACTCCTAACTATAGCTACTATGCCACGGGCAGTTATGTGCTATTTGATTATGATAACGGTGAATTCAGTGATGAGTTCAATCGTAATCAAGTACGCAGTATAGCCAGTATTACCAAGATGTTTACAGCTATTACCGTGATTAACAGTAGTGCTAACCTGTACGAAAAGCTATATGTCTCTGGTCATAACGGTGGTAAAGTGCCCAGAGGTACCTATGTTAGCCGTATGGACTTGCTCAAGGCCATGGTCATGAATTCCGATAATCTAGCTGCTGAAGTACTGGCCAATAATCATCCTGGTGGATTTAATCAGTTTATCATAGATGCTAATACTTACAATCACAATATTGGTTTGATACACACACAGATTGTGGACAGTTCAGGCTTGTTACCAGGTAATGTTAGCACAGCCAGCGAGCTAGTCCTGTTCTTGAACAGTATTAAAAACAATCCTGTGATACAGGACATTGGAGCATTGCGTAATTTTGATCTGAGTGTGCCTAAAGGCAAAAAGAATGTACATATTAAATTTCACAACACTAATCCTGAACTGTATAAGTATGATAACATCTTAATCAGCAAGACAGGATTTACCAATAGTGCTGGTCGTTGTGTTATGATGCTGGTAGAGAAAGGAAGCAAGGTCTACGGTTTGATTGTACTTGGACAACCAAATGTTCAACGTCGTAGTCAAATTGTAGCTCAACTAATGTAATGAGTGTAACAGGATATACAAATACATACTACACAGGATACCTAGGTGAGCCACCACTGAAACACACACGCGAGCACATGGTCATCGAAGATCGAGTACACAAAATACACGATGTAACTGTGCATCGTTTTACCATGGGTGATGTAGAAGATCCAGACTTATATGCTGCTGAACCAATTATAAAATGGCAAAACAGTGAACAAGGTTCCTGGGTCATGGAACATGCCATAGAATCACCAATTTGGCACAGAATGGTAGACCATGCTAGTTTTGGTTATACATATGTTATCCGTGCCAAACTCAAAGATGTAGATTATACGTTTTATCAACTCAAATGGTCTTGACTTAAACTCTAATCTGCTGTACAATACAACTATTAACAACTAATTTGGAGCCGTAATGGCTAATATTGCTATGGTTGCTGGTTGGCAGCTTTTAAAAAGTTTTCGAGATGTAGAAGAACGGGCTAACAAGATTGGCCTAAAATTTGCTCCTTCTAAATATTCTGGCATGGAGTTCGATACTATTGCTCTTATGCCTTTAGACGAACACTTACCTGTTTATAATAGAGAAGCAGAAATATTCGCAGGTACACTACAAGACATAGATAAATGGCTACGAGGTGTAGAGTGGGCTCGTAACTATGATGACATAATGAAAGTGAGTACTCATGACAAACGACAAACCGCAGAGAGCAAGTATCAGCAAAGAGAGCTTCTTAAAGTTATCCGAGAAGGTGAAAAATCAAAAGGCATCGAGCGAGTCTGACCTTGATGTGCCTATGAGCACCTATGTGTGTACAGGTTGCGGTCGTAAACTGTTTGATATGAACCTTTACTTTTATGGTAAAGAGAGTACCAAATGTCTTTGGTGTACTAAGTTTCCTAAACAGAAAGAACGCAGATGAAAATAAACTTAACCTGTACTAATTGCGGTGTCGAAGTAAGAAATGGTAATGGCTGGTTCCTTAGCGGCTACTACAGCATATCAGGATACTTCTGTAGTCAGTGTTACGACAAGGTATCACACGATAGTTATGGTCAACCCGAACGACCAAAGGATTATATGTTGATGTTACTCAAACACGGAGAAAAGATTTGAACGAACGAATTAGAGAACTTGCTAGAGAGTCTGGATTCTATGCTAATCCAGATGTTGAAAAATTTGAAAAGTTCGCTCGGTTGATTGTGCGAGAGTGTGCCCAAGTTAGTGAAGATGATATCACCGATGGAGATGCTTGTTGTACTAATACCGCAGTTAGAATTGCTAAACAGATTAAGAAACATTTCGGAGTTGAAGAATGATCTCACTGAGTTTTAACATACGCAACCCATACAGTGATAGATTCGAAACTTTGGCTAATCCTAGTTGGGAACTTAGCCAATATAAAATGCTAGAGTTGCAATTTGATAAAACCACAGATATCGTAGGATTTGATTTTAGATTGACTACTAGACAGAGTCATAGTGGTCTATTCCTTAGCCTAGCGTTACTGGGATTTGAAGCTATCATACACTTCTACGACACAAGACATTGGGTGAACTAAATGATATTAGAAATGATAGTGTGGGGATTCTTTTCAGCCTGGGGCTGGATTGGTGCCAACTATATCAAAGATAAGATATGGCCCGAACAGCCTCCTGCTATCGTACAACCTGAAAAGAAAGATGAAAAACAATGACAACTTATATTTTAGTTTTTTGGTTAGCTACGCCTAGTAACTTTGCTGAACATAACAGATATCAATCCGAAAACGAATGTCGTCAAGCTGCAATCGTGTGGAATCAAAGACTTCAACAGGTTAAATCTAAAATGATAGCAGAGTGTAGACTATGACCAAATATAAAATTGTAGAAGAAAAAGACGGCAATGGTGATGTCCATTACGAAATATGGACTGAACAGAAATTTCTTTGGTGGGCTTTCTGGAGTCCAATCAAACATAATGATTCAGATACTTACAGAATAACTAGAAAGTTTAGCACCTTAGAAAGTGCTAAAAAGTTTATCAATGTTCACTATCGGGAACGTCGTGTAGTAGAGGAAGGCCAAATTGAAAACTAAAGAAGAAATTATAACTGGTATGTGCTACACTTGGCGTCATGACTACGGTTTGAACAAACAATCCGATGACACAGTCATCAGTTCGATTACTGCCGGCATGTCAGATTCGGAAAGACAGAGTCTTTACAAACAGATGGAACAATTGTATACTCATCACATACAACCGTTAGTTGAAGAAATTAATCAGCTAAAGAATTGACCGTGGGGAAAGACCCATACAGATTAAAGCACTGGTAGCTCAACGGTTAGAGCCGGAGTCTCTAAAGCTCAAGGTTATGGGTTCGAATCCCATTCGGTGCACCAAACAAAGGAAATATTATGACTTATCAATTTGAACTGGATGTCAGCACTAACATCGATGCTCAAACTGTTGAACAAATTGTTGCTAACATTGTACAAGAACGTACAGGTAAACAAGTAGATAAAATACTAACCAAAATGACCGACGGTAAGTTCGACGGTTTTGAAATACATTTTGTCAGCGAAATAGCAGATACTACACCTAGTAAAAAAGAACATATAATTGATAAAACATTTAAGGTGTTTAAATGGGATCAATAAATACATTGCTAATTTTTTAAGGAGATTAAAATGGCATAGATTGAATTTGCATGTGATGATATAGTTTTCCACTTTAACAAGAAACATTTGGAAGACTCGACTATTCCTATGTGGGTCGTTAAATTTCATGGGGAAACTTATTATGTAGAACACGTTGACTGCGATGTTCCGTGGAGCACAAAAGAAACGCCAACAAACAGTCATACCAAGGGCAGTATTAAGGTCAAGAATGTATTACTTACAATCGACGACAACAACTGTGCCCACATTACTAATTTAACACTAATTGATAAAGTAAGACTGCGTAACCAACGGTTAGGCATTACTCGTATCATCTTTGCGTATGGCAATAAAATGCATAACGCCTTAATGGCTAACGAGTATAAACACAGTCCATTTAAGAACGTTAGTGGGGGATGCGGAACTGCTTGGGTAGTTTGTGATTTACTCAAAAAGACAGAGTACACTTTGGCCAGTTTAAAATATAGCAACGATTTCAGAGTGCTCAAACCAAACGAAGCTTATTACAAAGCCTATGATGATCCAAATCAAAAATGGATTGAAGAAGATGAACTTGACTACGAAGAGGAATGATAGTATACTATGAACATGGTAATACAATTACAAAGAGATATTAATTTTAATCAATTGGAAGCAGACTTAGAAGCGTTAAGACTCACACCAAAAAAAGATTATAAATTAACGTTTCATTACGAAGATAATGAAATATCCATAGAGTTTATGAACCCTATGAAAGCCAGTTTATGGAGAATTGCGGTTGGCTATAAGTATATCTGATTGTGCAAAAGTTGTACGTTTTGGTCGAGTGGCTGTGATCCACAGTCCTCAGCATGGTGCTGGCTGGTATAGCTGGCATCGTATTGAAGAATTACTGTTTGATCCACAACTGGTTGACATGATCGAACGCGGAGCCGAGGCTGAAGAAGTAGAAGCCTACTGCGAAGAACACTATCAAAACGAACACAAATCCGCTTATTGGGGCGGTGTAGATGATCTTGTGATTACTTGGATTCCCGAAGGCAGCTTATTTCGTATAGACGAATACGACGGTGCCGAAACTATTGTACTACAAGACGATGACCTCTGGATCGTTGCCTGACTCTATCAGAGTCTATCTAACAGACGAACATCATCCGGATCTTGACTATAATCGTATGAGATTGTATTTTATAGATGCTGCTATCTGGGCTACTAAACATTGTCCAAGTTATAAACGATTTGACATACAAGATGTGGCTGACCATAGCCTAACCTGTGATCAAATTGCTGAATATGAATTCACCGACGAAAAGGATGTGATGTGGTTTAAATTGAGGTGGCGATGAACGAAATCTTAAAAGACATTTATTATTTGATCCTTGTATTTGCGGTTACTTGGGTAGCTTTTTATCTGGGTACTAGGCATGACACTGTGGAACGACGTACTAATAGATATGATTGTGCTCTTACTGAATTTGTAGCTGACATTCCACAGGATGTTAGAAACGAGTGTAGACGTCGTAGAATTGACTCAATAAATAAACAAAAGGACTAACATGGATTTCTTAATGGGAATATTAGTGGGCATTGGTATTGGCTTCCTTTGGGGAGTATGGCGTGCTACACAAAGTTTTATAGAACGTATTGTTGAGAAGCCCGAGGAGATACGTGAAATCATGGCCAGGGTAGAACGTGCAACACGAGAAGACGCTGCGGAATCCTCTAGTCAAGAATCTAAATCCAAATCAAAAGAGGAATACCGTACAGAATGGCATCAAGGCGTGTGTTATCTATACGACCATAATGATAACTTTATGGCACAAGGTGCTGATGTTGTCGAAGCCATGAATAACGCTGAACGACGATTCCCAGGATTGAAGCTGAACTTTCGAGTAAATGATCCTGACAAATCCCACCAATAAGTTTGCTCTTGTACAAACTATAACATATAATAGCGATTAACTGCACAAGCAGTCTTTAAAGCCTGTTTATTAACTTAAAGGAGATTAGGCATGTTTCAAAAACTTAACAAAGGCACCAAGGCCTTCAAACTTTTCACTGCACTATACAACGGTGAGACCCTTACCCCAGCACAGATTCAAAAGCGTTTTGGTATCAAAAACGTGACTGCTGAAGTTAGCCGTGTACGTCAAGGTGGATACGCTGTCTATGCTAAGACAGAACGAGCTACTAATGGTCAACGTGTTACCCGTTACGAAATGGGTCAGCCAAGCCGTAACATTGTAGCTGCCGGTTATCGTGCTCTTGCACTAGGTCTATAAACCGTAGCCAAGTAGTTACTGGCGGTTTAGAAGCACTGTTCGCAGTGCTTTTTTTATGGGTAAATATTCGTGGAGCGAGCAATGTTATTCATAGATCAAGACCCTGACACGGGCATCAACACCTATATGGTGTGCAATGACGCAGGACTGTGTCTTATACGTACTACCAGTAGTCGTATAGCTAATTTTGTCGAACGTCACAGTCGAGGTGTAGCTCCAAGCCTGAGGCTCACTGTGGGAGGAGATCCAGGTACTCGAACTAATCAACATCTTTGGCAACATGTTAGACGTTGGTCAAAATAAACTGCTCACATTTGCCCTACCCCTATTAGCCTAGGTAGTAAATATTCTCTGTAGTAAGCCAACCCTTAAGGAGAATATATGGCAACTAAGAAGCCAGCAGCTAAACCTGCAACCAAAAAAGCCCCAGTGAAGAAACCTGTGGCTAAAATCAAAGCATCTACCAAAAAACCTACGGCCGTAAAAAAGCCCGCACCAAAGAAAACTAAACCAGCAGCACAACCAGTAGAACAAGAATTAGACTTTAAACCCATGAGCAGCTTCTTATCCATGCATGCCGGTATGGATCCAGAACAGCAAGCAGCTCTAATCGCTGAACAAACTCGTCGTGCTTTTGATGTAGAAGCTTATGTACAGTTTAACGTAGCACAAACACAGGTAGCACGTAGTATCGTAGAAGAAAACGTCACTGATGCCATGCAGTCATGGGCTATTAATGCTGGCGGTAATCGTGAAATGATCATGCGTACTACAGATGATGTTTATCGTAATCGTCTTATGATGTTGAACTTGCTTAAACCTGCTAACCCAGTGGAAGCAGCATTTCAAGAGTCAATGATCAACAAGACTAAATTGGAATACCTACAGCATCGTAATGTAATGAATCGTCGTATGGTGGATATCGCTCATGATATGGCCAACGCTATTAAGGCTATTGGTCAAGCATCAGAGAAGTTCTATCTAGCCAACGAAGAAATGGCAGCATTTATCAACGATACCGCAGACGAAAATGCAGTATGGTTCGATGGCGAACTACGTACTATGATGCGTGAAGCTACTGGCGTGACTAATGATCAGCGTATCAGTCATAGTATGGAAATCAGTCAACTATTGGCTCAGGACGCTCAAACTGGTCGTGCCCGTATTAGAGAAGTAGCTGAGTTCGCTCAAACCCTAGGCGATAGCTTACAAGAACTACAGGAAAACGGTAACGAACTGCGCGAAGAAGTTATAAGTATTCGTGAAAAAATTGACGCTAGTCAACGTAGAATCGCAGACACAATCAGTAAACGTGTCTAATATAATCATACGCTCAAGGGCACCTAGTGTAGTAGAAATGGCTGTACCTTGGCGTAGACGCAGCAGAATACGACGTATACTAAATGAACTTAGACGTATACGTCGTAGTCAACCTCATATCCGATTAGAATACTGTAGACAACAACACATGATCTATGTTAGATTTGATCAGGATAGAGACTATACCCTATTCCAATTAATGTGGCCCATAGATTGTACTCCATTTGAACTGACCTCACATTGGCCTACAACTGCGTAGCAGCCGCGACGCACCCGCAACAATAAAAAATCCTTAAATACAGTATGTGGATACTGAACCTATACTTCTTTGTGGTAATCTTCGCTGCTATACGCACAGGCGACTTATGGATGATCATCCCTATTACAATAATATTCATGCTACTACACTACTGGCTAGCAGAAACGGAAGATAATGGAACTGATAACTATACTCAAAGGCCCGGCAGCTATGATAACAACTATTATAATAGGCTGGCTGATGATACGCACAGTGATTTGGATAACTCAAAGACATGATGAGTAACATATACTTGTTTGCACTGATTATAGCACTGACAGCTACATGGATTAGTCTACTTATGGGCGGAGAATAACATGTGGGTATTATTAATCAGCTTATATTTGGGACAACCTTTGGGTCAGACTGAAAGCAAAGGTATGATACATGCACCACACACTAGCTACGAAGCTTGCCTAAAAGCTAGAGATCAAGTTCGAGCAACTTGGCAATTAGATGGATATAGAACTACAGCACGATGCATATGGGTCAAACACTATAGCACAAACAACGGAGCATACAATGAGCGATTTAAATAAACACTTGGATGAAAACCCCACACCAGCACCCTGTGAAGATAACACAGATAAAGAACGATTAGAACTAAAGAGCAAGTGGTTTAGTGTAAAGCTGGAAGAAATTAACGGATACACATTAGCTGCTATGGCCATGATCTTGACAGCTTTGGTTATAATTGTGGCTCTACTTGTGCCAGCATGAAAACTATACATGTACAGGCTCTGGTGACAGGGCTAATCTTGGCAACAGTTGCACTATACAGCTGGATCACATAAGGCCCCGCTGCGCACAATTAAGGACGAATTATGATATTCCCAGATTTACCTAAACATTATCAATGGATGCAAACAGCACCGGAACTTGTACAGAATAGAACAGCTGAGGTTCACACAGTACAGGCCCCGCTGCGCACATCTAGTGGTCTTACTATAGATGAATGGTTTGAAGAACATGGATTCAGCACAGGCCCCGCTGCGGGATCTGCGAGAAACAGTGAAGAACCTATAGATTGGTTAGCTCGTGATGCTTGGGAATTCTATGCATTGTGTACAGCTATGGTTTTATGGATTGTGTACTGGTATGGCGTACACCTAGGAGCATGGTAATGAAATGGTTATGGGGTTGGATTGCCGTGGCGGCACATGTAATGATGGAAGTCCTGGCGGCTATTGGATCGGCACATTTGTGGTAGAAAGTATTATACTATAGCCTGTCGTGACCTTAACCAAACTAATTCTTCACACCGTTGCCGCCCTATGGTAGACTAAAGTATGAGCCACAACCCCAAGGTTCGTCACACAATTCTACACTTTTTCACACCTTTTGACACTTTTCTGCCGCTTTTCTACATCTAGATTACAGAATCGTTGTGATTCTGTACACAATTTCACACTTTGTTAGTAGAATCATAATGGCGCCCCAACCGTTGCGGATTCTGCAACTGTATTCTAGGTTAGTGTGCGCTTACTTACACAGTTGTGAATTTATTAAGTTAGTTAGTGCTTACTATACACAGAACCGTTGCCCACCCTCCACGTCCATCCCCAGACACGCTGTTCGAACCGTTGGACCTAGGAGTTGTTGGTTTTGTTCGCTCTCTTAGTGTGTATATTATAGCACCTCTAGCCAAAAAGTCAACCAAAATCGTGCAGATTCGCAAAAATACAACACTTTCTTTTTTGGTTGACATTTGATGTAGATAGTGTATAATAGTGGCTTAGTTAGTTAATTAAGGAGCTGAGATGGAGCTTGCAGAGATTATAACAGTCAACTATAGTGTAGACTACGATATGCTATACGACGAGGGCAAGAGCCCAGCAGAATGCGCTGAACTGTTTACTGACTTGTTTGAGCGTACTATGAGCAATCTACTACGCGATACTGAGCGTGATAACGTGGGTGGTGTCTATATATACTATCGCGCAGGCGAACGTGTAGCATGGTTTGATTACGAGAACATGTGGGGCGGGCGTTACGAATAAAACGGTTGACAAATTGGGCAGAAGACTGTATTATACACGAACACTAACGAAAAGGAGCTAAAGATGGAGCTAACTCAAAACTTTGTTAATCATGCCGTCCTTGAAGCTAAGGAAGCGGCTTATGCGGCTGCGGATGACTTCTTCCGTCAGCGTCTGAATGGTGTGGATCAGTATGCCTGTGGCTTTGCTTGGGTTAACATCTGGGAGCACAATGGCGTCAAGATTAAGGGTAACACCAAGTTGGGCAAGATGCTTAAGGCAGCTGGTGTGCGTCAGGACTATACTAAGGCGTTTCAGATCTGGAATCCCAGTGGTTTGAGCGTACAGAACGTGGACTGCAAGGAAGTGGGTGCGCAGGCTGCGGCTGATGTATTGAAGAAGTATGGATTCACAGCCTATGCAGGATCGCGTCTGGATTGATGTTGTTTTTACGCAACAGGGTGGATTTTGGTTGACAAGTTCACCCTGTGGTGCTATACTATTGAAACTGTGTAATTAACTAGGAGCTGATATGCGTGAAGCAACTAATCGTATTTTGGAGCTGGTGGAAGAGGGCATGTTGGACCGTGATACTGTTATCATGGCCTGCTTGAAGTACATGAGCGAGGACGATGTAGCAGACATGGCTCACGCCAACGAGTTCTTCTTGGATGAGGACGAGGAGGACGAAGAGGAAGACGAGGAGTGGGATGGACAGCCTGATGAGGCACAGGAGTGGTATGACTTTGATCCGGAATGCTAATTTCGGTTGACAGGGTGTAGAGTTGGTGTTATACTAGCTCTACACTAACAGAACAGGAGCAGACATGCGATACTATGACGAACTGGCCCGTTACGAGCGTGAGGGCTTTGAAATCATTGTGGATAAGACCTATGAAGACATACATCCCCAAGACTGTTTTGACGACTCCTGTTACGATATCCCACAGATCTGCCGTGACATCGACATGGGCAAATACGAATGGTTCATGCTCCGAGTCCGGGCTTTGGTTGAAGGGCACGAGTTGGGATCGGCCTACCTCGGGGGATGCTTATACGAAGACGCCCGCGAAGTCCTTAGTGACGGGACAGCCGAGGACCAAATCTACTTGGCTCTAGAAGAAGCCAAGCGGGCAGTATGGCCCTTGATGCGTCGATTGCAGGGCATTAATGAGACTATGGAACTGGAGGCTGTTCGTGGATAATTTTTTGGTTGACATTGAGTACGATCCTGTGTATAATACTTACATGGCTTGCTACTCCAATGGTGTGGTAATCCAGCTAGGAGCCACTACGTATCAGGATGCAGTACTAGAGGCTGATTCAATTGAACCTTATGACTATGAAGGAGCGTGAAATGAATATTCAAACTATTAATACCGCTATCATCAACGGTGGTTGGACCAATGCGGAACTCATGAGCATGACTGATGCTATTCGCTTTGCTCGTAAACGTTTAACAGAGCGTAGTAAGGCTGAACTGGCTGTGGGTGATGCAGTGACCTTTGACAGTACTAAACAGGGTCGGGTGGTTCGTGGCACTGTGCTTAAGATTGCTATCAAATATGTCACTGTACGGGAAACTTCAGGCGGCCTGTGGAAAGTGCCTGCTAACATGTTGAGCAAGGTTGAGGATGTTTACGCTTAATAGAGTATTAGAGTGGGGAGCCTGCATTGTTACCCTTATAGGTGCAGGTTTTACTGCTTACAATGTATACCCCTTGAACATTATGTTCTTGGAGTTTGGTGCATTAATTTATATCTTTTGGAGCATACGTATACGCAAGCTCAGTTTGATTATAATTAATGTGACGCTGTTTGCAATCTACTTACCAGGAGTTTTAAGACACTTATGATTCAACAATACGAAGCGTGGTACAAAGACCCTAGAACTGGTGCTATGATCAAGGTCTACACCCAAGCAGATAATGTATCAGCAGCCAAAAGCTTGCTAGAAGGACAATATGGTGCTGCCAACATCTGGGGCGTAGGCGCAGTTTAACAATTTAACAACCGTTGTAGAAATACAACGGTTTTTTTTCGGTTGACTTTTGGCTAGGGCGGTGCTATACTATTGAAACTGTCAAAAACAACTAGGAGCTGAGATGTCAAACTATCCAAATATGAGTTACTGCATGTTCCAAAACACCCAAATGGCCATGGACCAGCTGATTACTTTTATGCAAGAAGCTGACCAGGATGACATGCTGGACATGAGCAAGGACGAGCTAAGGGCCATGCGTGAGCTGTTTGGTTATTGCGAACAGTTCATGAAGTTGGCAGAAGAGTTTGATGACCGTAGACAGCAGCTCCTGGATGCCTGCGAAGATGACGAAATGGAGGAGTTCTAATGTATACCGTTGAAATCTACAAGAAGGATGCTCGTACCAAATCAGGCGAGCGTAGGGTACACAAGGAAGACTACAAGACAGACAATCGGTCCATGCTGGAGCATACTGTGCAGACCACATGGTTAGCACGGGATGGCTACCGCTACGAGATACACGAGACCTATGTTGTGCGTAAGAACGCCTTGAATGGGCAGGAGTTTGAAGAACGTTACGACGTGCCTTACTACTGCTCACCACGTAGCGAAACTTATTGGAGTGCTTAATGTTAACAGCTAAACAACAATGGTTATTTGAGCAACTGGGTGAGAGCCCAGCAGACGAGCATGAGGTTAGATTGCGTCATCGTCTATGCGTGGAGCAGTACGGAGCTGTTAAAGATTTCACAAGATGGCTGACCAAGCGTCTGTATCGCAAGTGGGAGCTAGATCGTAGCAGAACAACAACACCTTATCTAGGAGACTAATATGTTAAAAATAGCAATAGGTATGGGCAGCATTGTTATGATGATTGCAACACTAATTACTGCTTTAGTAATAACCCGAATGTGCCTTAGTGCTGCTCATCACTTCCTGCTGAAATAGGTTGACATTTGGGCACAGAGGTGCTATTATATACACACTTAGACAACAACAGAAGGAGAGCGAAATGGGTACAAGATCATTGACGTTTGTTTACAGCGAAAACGATAAGCCTATTGTCAACTTGTATAGACAGTATGATGGCTATCCCACAGGCCATGGTGCTGAGCTTGCAGAGTTCCTCAGTGAGTTTGCTGCTATTACTAATGGCATTGCTGTGGGTGAGACACGTCGTACTGCCAATGGCATGGGCTGCTTGGCTGCTCAATTAGTAGCACACTTCAAAAACAGCGTGGGCGGGTTTTACATCCACAGCGTTGACTCCAAGGAGTGTGGACAGGACTATGAGTACCACGTGTATCAGGGTGGTGCTAATGGCGAGCTGTGGGTACGTGTTAAGGATCGTGGCTGCAATATGTTCGGCCTGACACTGAGCGACATGGACAAAAGTATTTTTGATGGTCCTGTTAGCCATTTTGTAACATTCTGTAGCGAAAAAACAACAGCATAAATTGGTTGACAAAGTGTAGGGCTGGTGTTATACTAGCTCTACACTAACAAAACAGGAGCAGACAATGTCTAGATTTGCAATTGAACAGTTTGTAGAGCGTGAGAACAAGTTTGGTGCCATCTTTGGTTCCAAGCCCTTGAGCTTACTGAACAAGGCGGATCGTCAGCGTATTGCAGACAAGATTGATGCGGCACTGAGCCCAGAGAACTTGACCTGCGATGGTGAACTGCCTAGAGCAGAGGTGCAGAAGCGTTACAACTTCCTCACTAAGGCTGCAAAAGAACTGAAGAGTATTGACCCTGCTGTTGAAATGTACGGATTCTAAGGAGACTGATATGCCTAACTGGTGCTCAAATAGTGTTGTGCTCAAGCACAAAGACCCTACATTCGTTGCTCGTGCTCGTGAGGCATTTAACGAAGGTACCCTACTAAATGAATTCATTCCTGTCCCTAAAGACCTCAAGGAGACTGTCAGTGGGTTCATGGGTGATACAGAAGAGCAGAAGCAACTAGAGATTCAGACTGCATACAATATCAAGAACTATGGATATGGCAACTGGTATGACTTCTGCGTAAACGAGTGGGGTACCAAATGGGATGTAGGTGCCGATGGTCAGCCGGCACAGGACATTGAAGGCGGCCTAATGTTGAACTTTGATTCAGCGTGGGCACCACCGATCAGAGCCTATGAGAAGATGGTAAGTATGGGCTTCGAAGTAGAAGCATTATATTACGAATCTGGCATGGGTTTTGTAGGCGAATGGATCGATGGCGAAGACTATTGCTATCAGATCGAAGGCAACAGTGAGTGGGTGCGTGAGAACATACCTGAGCACTTAGACGAAGCCTTCGCTATCAGTGAAGGTATGGAACAATGGGAAGAGGAAAATGAAGAAAGTTAAACCAGTAGTACCAAAGATACGTCCTAAGGAACCTAATTGGGACTTTTCAGGAATCGAAGCAGTGATTAGACTATGGGCAAAGGGATGAGCAAACTACAACTACTTCACAGACAGTGGGTAGTGTTTGATGCCCACAATGAGAACCATCGTAGATATTATGCAGACTTTTGCAAATATGCTACTTGGGGACGCTGCCCAGTCCGTTTCATAATGGACGATGACAGTAACGATTTAATAACAATGATTCAACGAAAGTTAGTAGAATATTATGTTACGGAGGAGTTTCCTGTAGTATCAAAGCCTAAAATCAAAACGGATAGATATATGGTTGACTCAGCACCAAAAACCGCTTGACAAAGTATTCGAACTAGCGTATAATTCGAATTGTAGTAGCAATATTACTTTGTATTTTTATTAACACACACATGGAGATTTTGAATGACTAACCAAACTTTTACTGTAGCTGGTACTTCTAAACACAAAGGCGAATTCAAAGTTCGTTTCGCTAATGATTTGATGCGTACCAAGAATCTTACCAAGTCAGGACACACTGACATTACACTAGTTGAGCTGCCACAAGCTATGTTGAAGCTGGATGCTATCAAGTACATCGCAACTCTGGATGAGTTTGATAATGTTGGTGCAAAGACTGCGATCATGGACTACTTGGATCGCAAGGACGAAGCACCTAAAGCTAAGGGTCCGGCTGTCAAAGCATCAGGCCCCGCTGCTAAGAAGGTTACCAAGGCTAAGGCAGCAGTGACCGCCGACGAAGACGCACCATTTTAATCGCGTGTGAGGCCTCCGTATCGTATAAATAAAATCACTATGCGATACGGAGTTTCTTTTTCAAATGACTACTTTGAGGGTTCAGTGGTAATACGTGACTTTCAAAGTGAACCCAAGGGCCGCGTGTTGGCCATCATACCTAGAGATAATAGACACGAAGCAGAACAAGAAGCACAGAGGATCTGCGACTTACTTAATAAATCCTTAGCACAATGATTTTCGAACTATATGAGGTCTGGACCGAAGACTCTCTCGGACATCAAGAACTAGTAGATACCACCAGCAGTATCGTCGAAGCTAGAATTATTGCAGAACAAGCACTTGACGATGGTGCAGAATATGTTATAATATATAGAGAAACAGAAGACGGCGAATTAGAAGTAGTAGAAGAAATGTAATGCCCGGGTGGTGGAATGGTAGACACAAGGGACTTAAAATCCCTCGCCCATAAGGCGTGCCGGTTCGAGTCCGGCTCCGGGTACCAATATCTGACCATAGCTCAATCGGATAGAGCAACAGCCTTCTAAGCTGTAGGTTGGGGGTTCGATTCCCTCTGGTCAGGCCAAGTAGGGCCTCTAGCTCATGTTGGTTAGAGCAGCGGACTCATAATCCGTTGGTGCGCGGTTCGACTCCGCGGGGGCCCACCACTCATCTAGGTTAGTAAGCACTTACTTACACACTAAAATTTTGGTTGACTTTTTTGCGCAAACCTGTATAATACAAACACTTAAACAAAACAGCAGGAGCGTAAAATGCGTATTAAAAAAGCAACTAAAGCAGACGTAGCAACTATTGTACAAATTATGCAAGCAGACCTTGCAAAATATGTAAAACTAACTAAAACAGCGTATGCAGACAAAATTGCAGACAGCACTTACATAGCAGAATTGCACTACGACGATATTGTACACAATTACAATGCACTAGTGCAATTTATGCAAGACAAAGACACTGTAAAATTGTGCGACACAATTATGCGACAGGACACTGCACCACGGGAGTACTTTTACAAAACTATACATTTTTGCACAGACAATTATATGTACTATTAATTTTTTGGTTGACAAAGTGTGTGTGCTATGCTATAGTACACACACTTAAACAGTAATTGTAAGGAGCGTAAAATGCAAACAGTTATTAAACAGCAACTTTTTAATAAATTAGCAGAAGTACAAGACCTGCTGAAACAAGCTACCTGCGACAGCGAAAGTTACGCACAAAGTTTACAGGATAACATTGGGTGGGCAGCTGAGCTAGATATTGCGCTGCGTACACTTACAGACAATGTAGATTATTACGTGGATTAATTTTGGTTGACAATGTAGTGTATGTGTGCTATAATGTACACATACACTAACAAAACAGGAGCACACAATGACCGAAGCTAAAATTGAGCGGCTAGAGCGTACACTGTGGGAGCTGGAGCAGCTGGCTAGTGAGCTGTTTGACATGGGCTACATTACACAGGGCAATGCGATTTATGGCGTGGTAGAAACTGTAGACGCTGAGCTTGCGGACATTGTAGAAGGGAGAGAGTAATGTTATTGAAACAACACGTTAACGAACTAGTAAACATGGATGCTGCTGGCCTTAGCAAAATTACAAGGCATACAGGCTACAAGGATGCTAATTTCGCAACCTGCGAGTTTGTGGGCATTACTAACGGCGGTGAGTTTGCGTACAGGGCCAGCTACTACGAGGATGGCAGAGAACAGTTTACAAAATTGTATGTGTGGCGAGACACTGCTGGGAACTTTGTAGCAGACTACTAAAAACGGTTGACATTTTGGACAGTTAGTGTATAATAGCTGCATACGTTAACAAAACAGGAGCTAAAATGTTTGCACAAGCTAAAAACAACACTGCTTACGCTAAATTGTCCTTTTGCAAAAAGCTAAAACTGTTTAAAATGATCGTTGCTTTTAACGTAACACAGCGTAACGCTAAGGGCAAATTGTTGTTTCCTGTACAACAAAAGTGCAACTATGTTAGTGGTCACTTTGCTTTAGAGGAGCTTGCTAAACAGTTAACAGTCGCGGAGCAGCACCTGCGTACAAATAAAATTGTAATTGCAGAATAAAATTGGTTGACAAGCTAGTGTATGTGTGCTATAATGTACACATACACTAACAAAACAGGAGCGAAAAATGTTTAAATTAGATGAGCGTAGTGAAGTGTACTTCCAGGGCAAGACCTACACCACATGGCACGGTAGTCCATTTGATCGTGGTAGCGCAGACAGCTACTATGGTCGTGGTGCTAAGGCACACTGGTATCCCGAGGGTACTGGACGTGGTGAAGCAATTACTGAAGAGCGTATGAGCTTGACAGAGATTGAAGCATACTACGCAGGCTATGATCACAATGAGCGGTTTGGTGACAAGAAGAATTGGTATTAAGATTATGGTGAGGAAGCAAGGTTGGGGTTTGGTCACTGTATAGTGGCTGTGCGCTGAAACAACCCGTAATGCGAATATCCTTGTGGTAAGCAGAGAGTTGGCGTGGCGACCAACCACCATACAAGTTCCGGTTACTACTTTCCTGAAAGTAGCGGGTGGCACCGAGATTGGCCCGGTGAGCTAGGACACCGTTAGAGCAATGCAGAGCTGGGCCCTAGATATGCGGACACAACCGCTAGCGAATATGCTCAAACAAATGTGGACAGGGCAACAACTCCAGCATAGGGGCGATCCGTGGAAAGACGTGGCCTAAGCAATTATACTAAAACACATTTCGAGCGGTGTCCCGGTATCGGCCAGCCCGCCCCAAAGTAGCTGTCTAGGGTAGTGTGTTTTGATATAATTCGGTTGACAACTCAGACTCTTGGTGCTATAATATACACATACTGAAACAACAGGAGCGTGATATGGGATACAAGGTACTGAACACTGTGGACAATATGCGTGACAACTATGGTCCACGCCCTGGGCTAGAAGGTCCGTACAATTTCAACGGTAGGGTTCTGTACTACGATCCAAAGGAAGGCCAGTACTATGACCCACGCACAGACTTCTA